AAAAAAAAATAAGATTGTAGAAACTACCCTACCCATGACGGGTAGGGTAGGAAGTTTACTCTTTATCACTGATGGTGTAAGTCGCACCTAAAGAAGTTAATAGATCTTCGATAGGGTCATTAAACCAAGCTGACCAGTTAGAGATAGTAATTACCTTGGACTGAACGTTCACTACTTTCAATGAGTTCTTTACAATCCATGGTTCGCCAATCGCTTCGACTTTACCATTGAGGTGTTTAACCAAAAGGTATTTGTAGTCAGAAGGATTGATGGCGTTAGGGTAGTCGCCTTTAAAGTACGCACGCAGGTTCTGGTGTTTGATGTTGATGTCTTTGGTTAGCTGTAAAGCTACAGCGTAAGATACAGTCCCTTGATAAGTTACCCCTTCAAAGGAACTGTTCATCAAACCAGATTCAACGATACGGAAACTAATGCGATCTTCATCACCTATGTTGTAGATCACGCTTAAACTCCTATAGTCTGGTTAGGCGGTTATCGCCTATAGAAATGATCGTAATGTGCACGGTGGACCAACATGATCATAGGACAGGAACAAGAAACACCTTCATCGATATCCAGCACCGCAGCGGTGTGATCTTTCATAACCGGGACGAAAGAATTGTACAAAGTTTCGTCTGGGAAAATGATTTGTGTGAGGGTAGGGTCTGGGTCTTCGTTCCCGTTCAAATGATAGAAGTGGTCATTCAGGTGAGTTCCTAGCATGTCAGAACTTAGTACCCACGCATCTGGGTCGTACAATGAATTCACGTAACGAGCCATGAGCGGGTAATCGACATCAGCTAATAGAAATAAATTCATTAGATCTATCCCCGGACACTTTAAATACGATCATGACTGTTAGTCCAGCCATTTTCGCATCGGTCACTTCCACTGAACTGTACTGTGACTTCAAACCACTGATCAGTTCATTCAGACGATATGCTTCCTGCATCAACTGTCGTTTAGATTCCTCGATTGGATGATCTAGCTCAACAGTCTGTAAGGTTTGAATACCGTTTGGTACTTGGTGGGCGTTTAACAAACCACCAACGAACGTCATCAAAGCTTCGATGTCCGTTGCGGGTGGGATGTTGAACGAATGGTTAATGGTGTTAACATTCATGAGTGAGCTCCAGCATCATTGAATTTGGTTTTTCAACATTAGGTAAAGGGTTGTAGGCGGTGAGTTCATGTAATTGTAACATGTCATCAATGTCCTCTACCATGTTCGTCCCGATAGCACTTAACTCCATTTCCGCCAGTATCCAAGGGAAGTCATTAAAACACTCCCCATGAATCAGACCACGGAGCACATTGGTTAACATACCGGATTGTGCTTGTAGGACTGCTTGCTCCCTTCCCCAACACACAACGGTTTCGTATGCTGTGTAGAAAAAGGCGTGCAATAAGTCAGCTTGACTAAGTGTCGTAAAGTCCGTCAAACATCGTCTCTGAATGAAGTCCGCCATCGGTTGCATCTGATATATCGTCAGCATCGCTTTCCTCTAAGTCGTCTTCGTGTACAGTGACTACCAAGAATTCGGTGTGCGGTACGGTTACCGTCACGACATGGTCAAAATAAGTATTCGGGGTCACACTGTACAAAAGTTGTAAGACACCGAATTGTATTTCCGATGTAATCTCATCTAACACTTCACTGGTATAATAACGATTCAAATAAGATATGTCATATTCCGGGTACAGTGTTACTATTTCAAAGTCTTCTTGTTCGGCTGTTTTGTCATAAAAATACAAAGCTTCGTATTTAACTGGTTCAGAGGGCGTACGTTCCAATTTGAATTTTGGATGGTCACATGCCCGCTTTATACCCAAGTACAACAAACCTGCCTGAACATCGGCAGTTTTCTCTAAAGGAATGGGTCTGATGTCATTGTCGTACATCAGCTCCCAAGTTAAAGCTTTAACTTGCTCTAGACTCAGAGCTAGCAATTTCATCTTCGATAACTTTTGCGAGATCGTCCTGGCTAGGGTTATCACTGACAAGTTCTCCTAAAGAAGTGGTTGAATCTGTTTCCACTAACATTTTCTCAAAGGTGGCGTCAAGGTCCATGATAATCAAGATCTGTTGAATGATACCTCTTCGATCTTTGATGCTTTTGTCTTCACAAATCTTAACACGAATGCGTGGATCCCATCCGGCTTGACGAGTGTACTTACGAAGATTATCGAGTTGATCCATATAAATGGTTTCAACCGCCGGGTTATTCCCTAGTATCGTAGTTAGGTGCCCGATGCGATCGTAAGCTTGGTCGAAGTCTTTAGAGTTAAAAACTCGAATCACGTCTTCCACCAGGGCATGGGTATAACCATGGATTAGGACTTCATCAAAATCTAACTTATCGAACGTGAGTAGATCTCGCATAATCTGACCCGTGTTGATAACGTACATAATAACCCCTTATTTGAAAAACATAACAGCGTAGCACCCAGGGTTCGCCGGTCTTACCATAACGTTGACGTTAGTAGGTATTCCATTGGTTTGCCCCTCTAGTGCGGTTTTAATGAAAAGTTTGACTGGATAAAGCGTGGCTTCATCTCCAGTTGTTAAGTGACGATTTGTGACATGGTATCCCAAATCAGTCAGAGTTTCTTGGACGAGTGCAATTCCATTAAAAACGGAATGTTCGCCATTCATGAACTCTGTAAATTCGTTAAGAGCCACGGAAATGACTCGAATACAAGTTTTACTCATCTATCTTCCCGTTTTTAATAAAACTAAAAAATAATAAATATTAAACGTATGGCACCTAGAAGATGCCATACGCAGTTAAGACTTACTTAGGTATTACCAACACATTGAATCGCCATCAGCGTCCTCTGTGAGGTCTTTAGCACGGGTTTTATGGAATTGTGCTTGACGTTCCGCTGCTTGTTGCTCAGAACGCTGTAGGTCTTCGATAAGTTGATCCGTAACACTATCGTACTCTAGCATCATGTGTAGTTCACCCGTTTTGTTAGGGGTAATGGTGTCTGGATGCATGACACCAGTAACGCGATAACCTTTACCGATTTGTACTGAGCGGATATCGTTACGGTGAGAGTATAGAGAGAAACTCGCCACTGCGACACCGGTACGCTGGTCGATAGTTTGACCGTCGTAGTACTCGATGCGAGTTAGTGCAGGCGGGATATCAATTGCACTAGAGTAGTTCAGTAAGTGACGAACGTCTTCGTAGTCCGACTCTTCATGGATGTCAGTTAAGAACAAGCTAAGTAGATTCAAACGCTCTACCGCAAGTTCATTCATTTGACCACGATTCATTCGCTCATTGTTTTCTAGGACATCTAGTACTACCGGTTGGTTAAAGTACTTACGCTGACCATCCAAAGAACGAAGTGTGGCTAGTGTGTTTTCAAACTCGATGTCTGTGGTTTGGTCTAGGACTAAGAAAGAAACCACGGGAACACCTGCTTCCATAAGAGCACGAACCAAGTAAGGACCGATAGTAGAACCCGACGCACCCGCACCACTGTAGATAACAACGTTGAAATCACCTGGACGGTGTTTGATCAACATTTGTTTCACGAAGTCTGGGATAAGGTCGCGGTTAAGCGTACGTTTCTTACCACCACCTCGGGTGTTAGCTGGTGATTCGACAGTGAAAGCGTCATCATCAGGACGGTTGTTCATGGACGTATCTAAGCCAATGAAATCCACTTGTGCTAAAGGTAGATTTCTTAGTGATTTGTTCCATGCCGAGCCAATGTTGATACCCGCACCACCAACACACCATGCACGTAATGTAGACATAATAAACTCCTTTAAAGTTTAGCTAAAATATTTAAAATGCAAAAAAGTACCATCCCGGATTTCGGGATGGTCAAAGCAGTGTTTCACAGTACCTCGCTGAAAGTACCCGAACTGGATTCTCAAAGACATTTGTCTTTTGCGGTCGAAAACCCAGCCGGCTAGCCTCGGCGTAGCATCCCTTTATTGGAGCGTTGGAGCTGGCTGAAAACGCTCTCCTTTTTTATAGCGGTCAAGGGGTTTACCGCTGGGGACCGAGGAGTTAAAGGCAACTCGGTCCAACAAACAGAAGGCTCGGCTTCCGCTTGATCATTTGATCCAATGGTAATGGTTGTGCAGGGCACGGAGAAAAAACCATTTGGAGGCATCAGATCAAATAGGGTTCAGTCCAGAACAAGTAACTAACATCGATGACTAGGGACATGGCTCGTCATTCTGGACTGAAAATAGTGATCGCCATGGGGGTGGCGATCGGCGCTTTATACTCGTAACACGATATGAGTAAGCTGTGAGCGGTTGTAATGAAGGAATAACTTCCTAGGTCGGACTCGCGGTATACACCTTTTCTTTTCGGACACGCTAGTCTAGCTAATCCTAATCTTGTACCGCTCACATACAATGTACACTGAGTTAGGAATTAATTACAACCTTGACAGTTGACGGAATCGCTTTGGACCCATCCCATATTTATTCTCGAACTTAACCACAAAATAGTTAAAGTCACGAAACCCTAATTTAAGTGCAAGTTCTTTAATAGGTTTGAGATGATTAGGGAGTCTACCGTGGGCCTGGTTTAATCGGAAGTTTAACAAGTGAGTTTTGAAATCTTCACCGGTATGGTGTTTGATAATCAACTCAATTTCTTGATGGGTTAAACGAAAGCGGTCCGCAAGGACGTGGACGGATACCTCTGGGTCATTGTAATGTTTCTTGACATAGTCCAACAAATAAGTTTGTCGTTGAACTGTGAGTTTAGGATGCTTTTTAAATAACTTCCAAGCATGGTCTTCCGTCTTAGGTCTATGGCGGTAATCCACAGGAGTTATGCCAAATAACTTAACAAAGTTTTCCCGCAGTGATTTGGGTTTGGTGTAACCGACAGCCCTGGAGATGGCGGTTATCTCCAGGTCCGTAGTGTCGATAAGTTTCTTCGCCTCTAACATCCTCAACAAAGTGATGTAATCATAAAGACTGCCTTCATTTGCATCACGAAGCATTTTAAGGACTTTAGTGCGACTAAACCCAGTCTTCTTCAATACCAACTCGGTCGCATCTGTCTCCAGGCAATATTTCTTAGCCGCGTCTTTGAGCTTCTTAAGTTCTCTGGATTTCTTATCAAACACGAACGCCTCTCAGAGTTTCCCGAAGTTCGACAATGTTAACTCCATAGACTTCCTGATATTGCTTACGTAAATAAGTAGCACTACAAGAACCTACGGTAGTCGCCAGGTCAGTGATTTTAATACTTGGATTTTTGTGGAGTAACTCCTTAGCTAATTTCATCCTAGTATCCTTTCTCCATTCACGATAGGGTTTACCATAATAGTGCTCAAACATTTCACTTAGGCTACGATCTGGTAAACCAAACTTCTTTTCCACATCAGCGTAATTAAGATTCACTTTGATGTTTTTACACAAATAACTCAATATCTTCTCACGCAACTCACTAGGATAATATCGGTCCATAGTTTCTTTAGAATAAGAATCCATGGTCGGTACCTCAAGGGAATCCACGTAGTCTTCACGAGGATGGCGTTTAAAGAAAGCTTTGTACTCTTTGGTGAAAGATTGGTAGTGAGAATAACCAACATGGGCTCCTGCTAACGTTGGTCTGATTCCGGATTCCAATAGAGACTTGGCTTTAACTAAGCGTTTACGTCGAAGGTATTCGCCAGGAGTTGTACTGCGTTGTTCAGCAAACAAACGGTATACATCTGGGATGAAGACTCCCAGTTGGTGACTTAAGTCTTTAACGGTGACTTTTTCCAAGTAATGTTCACTTATCCATTTGTCCAGATCATCCATTAATCGAGTTCTGGATTCTTTATCTACAGGGTACATGGTTCTGTTACCTCTATCTTACCTAAACGTATGTCATCTTCTCTGATGCATAAGTCAGCATTAGTTTTAACGAAACGGATGAATTGTTCAGTATTGTAACGACGCGTAAGGGGACCTTTAAGCTTGCGGATTTCTACTGGAGTTAATCCGTAGTTCTCGGTTAACTGCCTTCTAACATCGTATTCATAATCCGAACCAACTTTTCTCAGGATCTTAGTGAACTTCCAACGAGTGTTTTGTAGAAAGTAAACAATGAGTTCCAGACGGATACACTGACGCACCTTACTTGGAAGCATGCCCGTGTAGAGGGTAAACATTCGTTCCCAAGAGTGTGAATTGAGACCGTAGAACTCTCTTAGTTGATAGAGGTTAAGGCGGTCGTCCAGCAAGTTCTCGGTAACGTTATCTAGAATCTCATCCATAAGAGAAGGCATTACCCAAACGTTTTCACCATGAACCTTGGCCCACGTACCAATCGACAAAGACTCGCCGTAATCACTAGTCGTCATACCGTACTTTGCTTTGAAAGCCTTGTTGAGTCCGGTAGGAGCATTATGCATGGTCATGCCCATTAAACGAGCTTCTTTATAGCCGTGAGTCTTTATTTGGTCTGCAACGTATTCTAGTTGTCGATCCAATAAATGAGCTCGAGGTGTCTTGCCGTACATTTCAATAAACTTACGTTTAATGTAAACGTTGCTGTAACCGTGTTCTTCCATGAGTTCGGTGACGTCTTTGTAAAAGTTTGGATTGAGGTCGATCTTTGTAGCAATAGATTTAGCGATGGCGTCGATCACACCTGAGCTTGGAGTCTTAGACTTAAGACCCATTCGTGCTCGCACCTTAGTAGGACGCTCTCCAAAAACTGACTGGTACCAAACGTAGAAATTCATCGTCTTATCGTAACCGAGAGTTTCTGCGATTTCACTTAGTGAGAGCTTACCTTCGGTGACTAAAGTTTTAGCTAACTCTTTACGTAACTCTTTCAAATAGTGCGTCGGAGTTTCAAAACCTTGGTTTTCAAAACGTTTGGTAATTGCGTTGGGACAGGTCTTTTGTAATTTAGCGATGTCGGTAAACTTTCGCTTTTCTTTATAGTACTTTTCTATGTTCTTAAAAGTTAATGCTGTGATTGGATCTTCAGCGATAGGCAACTCGATGGACATAATTAATCCTTAATGATTTATATTGAGTTTGTAAAAATAACCCTACTTGCCGTTAAGCAAGTAGGGAATGAGATTAGGAAGCCATGCGACCTTCCCAGGGAACAGTTTCAAATCCAGCTCGACGATAAGCTTGTAAGAAAGCTTCAGTAACCGTTTTAGGTTTCACTTCGATTCTGACCAACATGTTGTCTTTGTCAGCTTGCTTCAGTGCGGTAACGTGATGAGGTTCGGAGATGTCCTTAGGATCGATCTCCACCCACCCGTCTTCTAACGCGACTTCTGCTCGACGATTAACCACTCGCTTAGCGTAGTAGTCACTTAGATCGTCTCCAGTGACTACAGATGACTTTAACAAATAAATAATGTCATCGGTACTGACTTCTAACATATCTCCGTCGATACTGTTGATTAAATCATAACACTGGTTTTGGTTAGGATAGATCTCAGCCCAGTACCATTGCTTAGCTCGTTCGTCTACGTACAGTTCGTAGATCTTCCCGTCTTCCGCTACCGCGTTCCCTAAGAACCCTGGTAAGATGTATAAGTTCAATCCTTCCCAGCTAATCACCTTAGTCACGTAAGGAGCGTACACCACGTAATCTTCGTAAGTCGGCAGTAAGATTTCTTTGAAATGAAATTCCTCCGCTTGATCTACTAGATGGATAGGGAACCCTTCTCGTAGTTTAGTTAAATGTTCTAACCAAAATTGAGCTCGAGTTAAACGTACTTGTTTAGTCCCCTTTACCGTGAACGTAATGTTGTTTTGACGATAAGGCTTACCTTTAGCTGTAACGATCATCCCGTGTAGATGATGTAAGCTGGTATTCTTTATCTGTTGAATTCTTTTACTCATGTCCTAATCACTCCTACTAACGTTATTTACTAATAACTTACATGACTCAGTTTTATTTACCCTAAAGTAATATAGAACTAAAATTCTTTTCTACTGAATCATTTCCCTATTACATGGACTCACTGGCATCACTACTCGTTATACGTAGTACACTCCTTTTATCGTGTTTACGTACTTCGTACTACAACACTCACCGTGACTATTCGTACCTCATAGATCACTCTAAGGAGTACTACTATAACTCGTATGCAAAAATAACCCTTTCCCATCCTTTCTAGGGGGTCTTCGACGGTTTTAGTTTAGTACATATAATATATTATCCGTTAGAAAATAACTTTAGAATATGAAATGAGTTTTAAGTCCACTGAGTTCGTTGTAAGTTCCACGTAAAGTAACCACTTCTCGTCTTAGGGGGACACGAGTAATAATCAACTCGGTAGTCATGCAATCAGAATTGACAACTGAAGGGTGGGTGATGATGTGTTCAGATGAAAACCAGTTGAACTTAGCACGAACCTTCACCATGCGCAAGAAAGCTTCAAGTTCCTTATCTGTTTTAGAAGGATCTAACCACATGTGCTGAGTAATGGTTTGTACCATGGCTTTGATACCCGGTTCAGTCAACGTATTGAATTTGAAGTTGAAGTGACGTTTATGAAACCAATCTTCATTTTTACGGTTCTTGAATAAACCCCAAGGAAGTTCCCAGGTGAGTTCATACCCATTACCTTCTCTGAATTCTAACTTGAATAAAAAGTCAGGGTTCAGTTTATTGTAAGATTCCGTTATCGTAATGCTGCTACGTTTACGATTATGGTGTTCGATTGAGAACTGTCGGTTATCATAATTTGCAGGGGATATACGGAAGTGGTTTTTGTAAGCAAGGTCCCAGGATTGAGCACGATCTTGGTGAAGTTGATTAGAGACATCAGTGATCCATTTGAACGCGTCATCGAAACTACGGTAAGCGTACGCCAATTTGGTCATCATCTCTAAACGAGATTCAAAAGTATGGAAGTTTGAAGGTGGGTGAGGAATAGGCATGCCGTGTCGGTTATAACCCATGTGTAAAGTGAAAGGACATTGTTCGTTCATAATACGTTCCTTAAGGCTCTAAGAGCTTAATTAAAAAGAGGTTGGTATGATTTATCAGATGAAGTACTAGGAGGTCCTCAGGGGACCTCCTAGGAGCTTATTAGACCATGAAAGAGATCTCACGAGTACTTTCACTTCCCCACGGCATTAATGACTGATTAATGGTCATCGCCCAAACGTTATCATGGGGTGTTGGTTTGAAAGTTAACAGATCATTGTTCGTGTTATAGTAGTGCTCCTTTAACACACGACAAATTGGAGCATGATCGAAAGATTCTAATTCTTCGTAAACAATCTCCGTGATGTGCTTGTACCACTCTACGCGATCTTCTTGAGATGCAGGAACCAGGTAGGTCAGATCATCACCAGAAGGCAAAGGGATTACAAATCGTAGGGTGGGGTTACCGTATTGTCTTAATCCCATTTGCAAGCGGTCACCTTGGATGTGAGGGAAATCCAGCAGAGGTTTACCTAGTTCATTTAGATGCGCTTGAGTAGCAATCTCATGTTCCACGTATTTCTCTAGATCTCCAAGTGCTACCTTCACCAACAACAAGTAAAGTTTTTCTTTTACAGACACTAACAGTTTGTGGGGTTCATACACCAAGCTTGGATTAGGTTCAAATGACAAACTAGGAACCAAAGGACACGACATCGAATAACGAATGTATTTTCCTTCCGCGTCCTTAGTTAGTCGTGTATCGAAATTGTAAGTTTCCGCCGCTTTTAGGAAATTGCGTATAATCCCACCGGAAACTCGTTTATTCCATGGATACGGGATGAGCTTTTCAAAGTCATGACCGTATTTCGGATTATAGTCAAATGTAAAATCCCTTTGCTTGATGCGAGTCATTCCTTTAGTGGTGATCGTGATCGTATCACCTTCTTTCCAATAAAACGACAGCGACACCCAAATGCCGTCAGGCATCTTTACCGAGTAAAGTTCATGCTCCATGGCTTTCGAGTAGTCACTTTTGATAATGGTAGGGATTGAGTGTAAAGCGTGTTGAAATAAACTCTTTAAACCCAGATTAACCAATTTGGTATTCATGCTGCTTTCCTGTTTACTAAGTAGTTGTGGACGAAGCGTTTGATGGGATCTAACCAAAACGTTCCGCGTTCTAAATCGAATAGAACCTGAGCTTCGTGTTCTAAGTCAGGTTCCTTTAATGTTAAGGTAAGTACTCGTTCGATGGAACCTGCCAGACCCTTACGGTCCAGCAGGCGTAACCCATTATAACGGTGTACGATTTCGTTGACGATGAGGAGGAGGTCGTTACCTTCTAATGTTAGGGTAACTTTACCTTCATGTGTTAATACCTCACCTTTACCTTCGCTAATAGTTTGTTCTACTAACGACAAAGCCATTTCTTGGTAATTATGTTTTTCCATTTTCCTTGGTCCAACTGACGTTTAATTTAGTTTATGTTATTCGCCCGGTACCAGCAGTACTCGGATTTCTTTTGTAAAGATATCTTTATCCAACATCACGTCGATCTCACCTGTTTGAGTATTTTTAGCCATGCGGCCGTAGTGGGTTGGTTGACTTCGAACCGTGTTGTAGAACCCACTAATAAGTTGGAACTCATGCTCGGTAACACGACACATCCCACGAATCCACTCGCTGATCTCATAGAGTTGACTCATACGGTCAGAGTAATTAAGAGAAAGTTTAAATGCTTCACGATAACCATCAACCAGATTAACGTATAGCTTAAACTGAGATCCGTCGTGGTCCACTACGACTGAGAACCCGGAGTTTTGACACACAGGAACATTAACCAAGACCACTGGACGGAAACGATCGTCCCCAAACATGATTTGATTCTTCATCAAAGTTTGCTCAACTTCGTAAGGAAGATAGCGTGCTATTTCAGCAGAGATAATACTAGCGATTGCACTTCGTGTCTCCAAAGCTGCATCGTCGTAAGTCATCTCACGTGGTATAACTTTTGCTTGTTTGGTAATGGTCAGTGGGCGACCAGATCCACTATAATGGACGTTATACTTAAATGAACCTGAGCCATCTAACGTACTACCACTTTCAAAGATACTGATTCCTATTTCTGCTAAACCACCCGGCATAGCCTCGGTCAAACTCAGCAACTCACGTTCACCGAAGGAAGTCGAGGAATCTATAACCTCATTGATCTCTGGGATTCGTTGTGTTGCTAAGCTAACGTGTTTATGGACTTCGACTTCCCAATCCCCGTTCAAGAAGGGGATGTTTTTGGCCTTCATCAAATAATGATCTGGCTTACCCTCGATAGGTTCTATGCCGATCAAGATATCTTGGTTTCTGTAACCACATATGCCGATAGCTAACTTATCATTAAATTTAGATTCTTTAGCGATCCAGTGCGCTTCTAGTATCCAGTGTTTTACCAAAGGACGAACGATGAAGTTAAGTTTACCTTGAGGTAGTTTTTCTGGTGCTTTGTTGAACATGATTGGGTTTCCTTCTATTGGTGTGGTTGGATTAAAGTGCAGGTGCTTCGCCTACGATCTTAGTGGTGAATTCAAAGACACGGTTTTGGTGGTATGGTAGTAAATGCTCGTGTACGTTCACTAGAGCTGCTTTATCTCGTTCATTGACCGATGTACTGCCGTAATCGTTTTTAAGGGTTTCTAGCTCCTTACAGTGACGGTAAGCCTCTTTTAAATCAACGTGATCACTAAGTAGGAAAGTAAGTTTCAAGTGAGTTACTAAATCCCTTGCCCAGCTTTTCCGTACAGTGTATTCTCGTGGAACTAAAAATTCCATTAGACCTTCACCGGTATCGACGACTAAGTAAATTAGATTACCACGGTACTCCAAGTAAAGGGCATACTGAGTAACATTACTTACTGGTAGTTGGATGATGTACTCTCGTTTAGATGTTAATCGAACACCCGGCAACGGTTTTAGTAATAAACGTTCTAAGATGTCTGGGAGCTCACCTAACGCTTTGTTGAACAGAGTCTTACCCAAACATTCTCGTTGTATTAAGACTTGACCATGTACACTATAGTCTTCTCTACCTCGTGTCATGTGTGAATCCAAAGAAGTTCTAAATGTACACTCCCCTCCTTTGGTTCCGATCTTTATTTCATTATCACAATGTTCTAAAGTGATGTCAGCTATCTCCAGTTTATTTTCACTGATTAGCTCCATGAGTGTGTGTCGGTGCAGATCTCCAACCAACTCCATGTTTTCTTGATAAGAGTCATCACAAACAGTAAATGCTGTTTGCTTTTTCCAACCATCATTAAGGTCACTGGATATAGGAGCGTAAACCACTCTACCGGAAACGTTAACGAGATTCAGATGACGCAGACCTTCGGTTACGATCGTACAACCTTCAGTATCTCGATTGATGGCCTTGATGGTAGCGTGATCGTCTCGCCAAGGAAGTTTAAACTTAGCGATGACCAAGTCCTCTCCCAATGGTTTAAGGGCACTGAATTTAGGAGCCAGTTCTAACCAACCTTTTACTAATGACGCTAAAGCTAATTGTAATTTAGATTTTTCTACTAAGTTCATGATTTAAATCTCACCGTATTTGTTAGGAATGAAAGCGACACCCACGTCTGAAATAGAACTATGTTTAACGGTAAAGTGTCTGTGTGTTATATTAAAGGTAAATTCTGGTAATAGTTCTGGTTCTTCCTTAGCTAAGTGATATAGATCGTTAACACGACGATAGGCTTGTCTCCTTAGATCTTCTAAATCTTCGTTGTACTGTACGTCTTCACCCAGTAAGTTTATACAAAGGTCATTTAAACCTAGGTAGTATAATCCACTCACCACTACCGTAAAGTTTACGTCATCCACCGATACCGCTTTTATGCTGATCTGTTTTTCTGCATCCCACGGTAGTGTAAAGGTGATTATATCTTTACGTCCTTGGTGCTTGGTCTTAAGCTCCTTAGCATCCGTAAAGGTAGCGAGTTCTATCCAACCATTGATAACAGGTAGTAGTGCGTTACTTACTTTAGATCTGCTTTTTACATCCATGATCTTTACTCCTAGGTTTTATAACTTAATAGGTTGTACATTGTAGTGTAAGATTAATTCATTGTTATGAATAATAGGTAAATCGATAAAGTCTAACGCTCTTTCACTTATGAAACCAACTAAGCTCTCTTTGGTTAAATCTCCAAAGGTATTTAAGTCCACTCGTTCCCCTAAACCATAGTCTAACGTAAGGTTACTATACCCTAGTTCAACTAACCCTACGGTACGTAACTTATAACGCTCTCCTATTCGCTCTAGGTGAACCTCTAAGTGATAACCTACTGACTTTAACTTATTACGAACCTCGTAAGTCTTAAGTAGTACCTTGTGTTCTCCGTCTTCTAGTACTAACCCTACTCCTACGTGTAACGCTCTACTTACTAACCCTGCTAATACTTCTTTTTCATTCATGGTCTAATAACCTTAATTAACTACTAAATATTCAAAATGCAGTATAAACCCTAGTAGGACTCCTTAACGGACATCCTACTATGTATCTATACCTTTAACGTATGACTCTTTACCTTAACCACTTCACTCGTGATACTCGTTACGTTGTAAGGAAGTCATACTCTATAGTTAGATATATTAATATATTAATATTAATTATCTTGGGCTTTGCCCGAATCTTTTAACTAACTTGAACCAACTAACCTTGACACCCACTCAACCTTGACACCCCTATCACCTTGCCCCTATCACCTTGCCCCTCTTTCTCCCCATCGCCTTTCACTTTTAGGGGTGAAAATAACGATGAAAAAACAGGTAAAATAACAAGATTTTAGAGTACAAAGTAACCGTTCAATAAAAATGGGGTAAAAAGGTTTTGTAACATATAATACATGTCACTTAGTTTTTAATTATCTTTTAGGTTTCTTTAACCAACCTTTGAATCGATTAGATTGGTTTTTAATTAATAACCTATCATCGACTTCACTCTTATCGATTACCTCCACTTTACAGTTATTGCAAGTTTTATTTTCATCTTTAGCCGCTAAATAAGCATGAGTCATCCGGTACTTCTTACAATCAACTTCACCTGAAATGATGAATTTGTGGTTGAGGAATTGACCCCCTTTAACAACTTCACAAAGGTAATAAACCCGAGGAACAGAGAAGCTACCTAGTTCATCTATAGCGTGGTGAGTGTTACCTTTTTGAGTACACCACTCGAGGTTAGCAAAGAAATTATGTTGTTTATCTAGGTCTTTATGATTGACCAGCAACTTAGTTAAAGGTTTGTTTGTATAGTTACCTACAAACATGCATGCGACGGCACGATGGATGCGAATGTTCCTACCTGAAATAGTATCGTTATGTCTCAAGTAATCACCTTTACCTCCTTTCGTCGACCCTTTGAGAAAGTTACCACTCTTTGAGTTATACACTCTACCGTGACTACTTATAAACAGATGAGGGGATTCAAAGAAACCTTGACCTCTTTTACCCTTTTTGATAAAATCCCACTGATAGTGACGCTCCCACAGTTCAAAATCCGGATCTTCCTTTATCTTAGATAGAAGAATTGGATATAGAAACGTGGGCCGACTATAGTGAGGAAGGCTCTGATAAAGATCGAACATATCTTTGTTGAGAAGATCTCCCACCAAATTATGTTGATCAATAAATTCATCTAAGTCCATATAACTCACCCTTTACTTAATCTAAGACTCTAGGACAAGGTAATACTTCTTTGGTTTGTTTACCCAACAATGAAGTTCTCAGTATGTGGTAGTAACACCTACCTTTACCTCTACCTCTTCGTATTAGAACTTGTTCAATACACAAATAAGAGTCTAAGTAAAAGAATCCCACTACTTGTTCTTTACTAAGCCAACTACGACTACGGAACATTCCGGTTTCCTTCATAGCTCCAATTCGAGTGAAGAACAATTCGTTAGCCTTTTCCTGAACTTTACGTGTTAAGTACTTATCAAAGTAAGGACTCAGTAATTCACGTAGCAAGTCTTGGACTTCAGAGACTTCTTCTTTGTTGTTAGCGTTAAAACGATAAACCACACCTTCCTGGACATTATCCTCAAGCAAAGCGTGCAACCCATATAACGTTAACGTTACTTCATCCCCGAAGTTGTAGAACGTACACTGGCACTCTCTATCACCGATTCTCACATTGAATAACGGGTAAGCTTCCGTAGCAACTCCGGTGTCTAGTCGACGTTTTAATACCGCCCCAAGCTTTAAGGTTAACTCCTTCAACAAAGTTAACGCATGGTGCTTGTAAGCAAGTTCCAAGTCTGGACCTCTAGATCGCCCATCACACATTCTGTATACCCTCCTAACGCATTTTGAAAACTAAAGATTAATTCATAAACCACACCACCCAATTCCAGTACACGAGGTTGCACGTATGCTGAGAACGGTGTACCTAGATTCCCCTGGACTGGTTCGTAGTGTTTTAAAGTCCCAGATTCCATTGACCGTTTAATAGCTTCCGGGATGTTGTACTTTACTATGGCAGTGAGTTTACCCTTAGCGTCTTTAACTCGTTTCTTACTTACATGCTCTTTAAATGTATCTTTGAAGAAACCAACCGCTAACGGTTCGTCTTTATGGAAATCAAACACCATTCCGTAAGCTCGGTGTTGTAACCAATCCACGTGAACTCTTACCACACCATGACGAGTGATTTGGTAAGTGACGTCCAATTCATTAAACCGAACGACTTGACCACAAGGTTGTTCGACTAACCCTTCTTCAATAGCTTTAAAACGTAAAGCCAACCATTGATCCAGGTTATCGTAAAACTGTTGAAATAAAAGTGTTTCAATAAAGTGGTTCATAATAAGCTCCTGACGTGATACACAGACATCCTTCCCCTTAGTAATATAGAACTGATTTATTATAAAACTGAAAAAAAAGATGGTGGGTTTCCCCACCACCACAAGACCTACGTTACTTTAGGACTTCCTTCACACCACCAAACAGATGAACATGAATTCCAACTTCACTGGTGCCTTCAAACCACTTCCATTTAGTTTCATGAACCAGTGTCAATCCTGGTAGTCCGGTCTTATCGATTTGACCATTGTAGTTATATTGGTCGGTCCCCAGCATTCGTGAAAACCACCCGGGGATAACGACTTCCACATCTTTACTGGCAAACTCCAATACGTGCCGTGTCAGTAAAGATTTCTTTTTAGCGTAAGTCGAATCACCTAAGAAGGCATTAAGCCGAGCACCCACATCGTTCATAACCCGGTGGTTAACTAGATTCTTGCCCCGACCTAAAGTGACGGTGAAATCCCGTTCCCCTAAAGGGAATGGTACGTTCAAGAAATCTAAATGATATCGAGCCTTAGTGTCCCGACGCATGATCACTTGGAAATTACCTTGTGCTGGACCAAAGTAGATAATGTGTGTTTCCACTCCACCATTTCGAACGAGTTCTCGGTGACCGGCGTGAACGATGGTACTGAAGTTGTCGTAAATCATACGGAGCAATACAAATTGCAACGCGGCTACGACGTCTTTATAAGGAAAAGACATTGTCGTTACTCCTATTATAAGTTATTGAAATCTGACATTAAATATAGAATCCCAGTTAAAGAAACTATACATTAAATCCTAAAACCTATTATATAGCAAGGTAACTCTTAAACGATAGACGCTGTGGTTGGTTGTCTTTCGATGGTCATTTGACTCAGAATGTCTTGCGATTGGGTTTCAATATCTAGGTTGATCTTAAGGTTCGGTAGGGGTCCCATCCCCTACCCCTTATTTTTGCATTTTGGAATTTTATTGAACCACATACCGACCATCCAACTCATAAGGTAACGTATTATGAACTGCGTAGATTATGCAATCAACGAAGTAGTAGAAGGCGGGGACATCTCAAGCTACGTGCTGGAGTTAGCGTTTGCTAACCCTAACCAGAACGTGGTGGATAACTGGTTATCAGAACCGATCAACTATAGTGTTGAGCAGGGTCTACGAGAACGCGTTATCCACGGAGTAGTCCTCAAGCAATGTAACGTCCAAGGCGGCGTAACAGAATTAATCGATCTGACTGGATCTAGTATCATTCAGTTAGGTCACGGTAAAATCCAAGTGCAGGTCCCAGACTTTGTAACTGGTGGACGTAAGATCGTCTCGGTTGCGGAAGTATATCAAGGTTCTATTGGTGCTTCCAGCGGCGCGCTTTCTATGGCCGCTCAAAACGTGGGATGTGGTGAAGGTGCTTTGAATGACATGACCGCAGGGATGTTAAACGGATTACGTTCTAACCGCGCCATTCCTCAAACGTTCACCAACATTCAAGTTATTGGTAATAACACGTTCATCATCAGTAACTGTCCGTCGGGCATCTTCTCGATGACCGCTCGTATGGTGTTAGAGTCTGACGACGCGCTATCCCATATCAATCCGAGAGCTTACCCTTATTTCGCTACGCTAGTCGAACACGCGACCAAAGCCCACATTTACAAAAACGTACGTAACAAAATTAACGAAGGTGTGGTCCGTGGTGGTGTTAACGTGGACTCCGTTCGAGATGAAGTTTACGGATACCAAGATGCGTGGAAAGATTACAAAGAGTACTTTGAAAACGAATGGCTCAAGTTTATGTCTTACTCTGATACTCAGCGTAAAGCAGAGATGATTCGTAAGACTGTTCCTGGGAGAATGTAATGCTTTTAGAACACGATGTGTTTGGTGGGGAAAGTTTCTACGAACCCACCGTATCTTTATTCAACGATCAACCGTACCAGTCCCAGGATGAATTCCTGATCGACGGTATGGAATCCTTGATTCCTAACTTTAACTATAAACGTGACAACGCTATCCTGGACGTTTGTGAGCACTTTGGTCGTGACCTAGTTATCGACGTTAAGTGGGCGACTCGTCTTAAACGTTACATGTTTAACTTCACTACTCGTAAAGTCGGGATTACCGACTACGGGGATTTCTTTGGATCTCCTTATCTCGGATTGCAAAAGATCACATTCACTACTGCTGACCGCAACGAATGGTTTACGGACATTTGGGATGTGGACGAAGAAGAGTTAAAAGAGAGTCTCCATGAATGTAAGTGGGTGAACAAAGACTGGGCCGTAACCGGTGACGTCTTTAACTTAACCATCCCTTATTTGCTTTGGAAGATCCAATACTCTAAACAACTCCCAGCCGGTATGAAACGTGAAGCACAAATCATGGTTCTCTTTATGTACCATTGTAAGTGTATCACTTCTATGATTCATAACGATTATAAGTACCTGGCGAAGCCTGAGATCGTTTATGAGACGTATAACCGCCTTAGCCTGAAGTACGACATTAAAAAGTATGAAAGCTGGCGAGCGTTGTTCCTAGCGCGTGCTGAGTACATCCTCAGTCCAACCACTGGGATACACTACAAAACGTTCATGAACATGAATGACGATAAGAAAATCATTTACATGGTAGGTGATATTCAAGACCGTCTTCGTGGTTTGGTGAACGATATCAACAAAGTGTTCCATGACGTGAAAAACCGAACTAACATCATGCAGCTTGATAAAGCTCAAGTCAACATGGAAGAAGGGATGACCGTCAAGGAGATCACTAAGCAGGTTAACGTTTATAAGAACTACGCCAAAACCGTCCTTACCGCACCTACTGGTTTCTATAAAGAAGAGTTGGCAGACGTCATCACCAAAAAGATCGACAATGCTCCTAAGGATAAGTTAGAACGTATTCTTAAAGAGTTCCCGGGTAACTACCAAGCTCGTAATAAGCGCGGTGAGTATTATCAGGAATTCGTTGACGAAGTACTAACTCACTTATTTGAGTACTTAAACTCCAACCGTATTCGTCAAACAAACCTTCGTGAGGTTATTACTCGTATGGCGGGAACTTACGCTTCACCTCGTAACCAGAATGAATCTATTCTGAAAATGCGAGCCATGGGTGACGACATCGTTCAGGACCTTACAGGCATCCGTACTCGTGTGACTTACTCTGCGTTACGTACTGCTCTGATGTTGTACATCGTACTGCGTGTGTTAACCAAAGACCGTGTTTAATTTTACTATCGTAGGGAGTCTATAGACTCCCTACGTTTTATTAAGGATTTTTTAAGTTGTGAATAAAGTAATTGCATTCGAAGGTTTGGACTACGCTGGCAAATCGACTATGATCGAAAAGATCTTAGGGAAGATGAAGGCGGATGGTCTACATCGCCCTGTGTTGCTCGCAGAGCCTCGTAAAGACTCTGAGGAATGGAAGACTATTCGTAAGATGGTTATCTCTCCTACGATCCCTAAAGTGGCTCAGATCCACATGAGTGTTGCTCAACGTGCTGCTCTGTATCAAGAAGTTGTTAATCCAGCTTTAAAACAAGGTCAGCGTGTCATTACTGATCGTTGCTTGTTAACGTCCATGGTTTACCAGCAAGATGAAAACCATTGTGCTAATGACATTTTGTTTGCTAACGTACAAGCCGGTCGTCACCTAACGAAAAACGTAGTTCCGGACATCATCGTTTATTTAGAAATCGATCACCCGACTTACATGGAACGATTGGGTAAAGACCGTGAAGAAACAGAAGCGATTGAAACACACATCAGTGACCCTCATGTATTCCGTAAGTTCCAAGACGACTACCAAAGTGGTCTACGTCTATTGAGATTAACTTCGAATGTCAAAGTGATCCAGTCTAACGACCCAGACGAAGTTTACAAAGAACTAAAACGTTACGGTATGTAAACTTTTACTCGAGTGTTTCATTATATGTGCGAACAAGGTTTGGAAAGTGTAGCACATGATAACTCCTCTTTTTGGTAAGGTAGTCTTGTGTTAAGTTATTTGGCGGTAACTTAAGCTCCAGCAAGACAACAAAAGTTATAACTCCTACCTCCCTAGGGAGGTAGGAGTTATATTTGCATTTTACTTAACGACGATATCCCTTGCGTTTATTTTCCAGTGTGCGTTTATTGCGTTCTGCCTCGGCTTGACGTTTAATGTCATCGATCGTAATCGATTTACGAACGTCATCTGGCACCATGTCACGTAAACGCTCTAACGCTACCTCAAGACGAGCGACGATAATAGGGTCGTCACACTCCATCAGCTTAGCACTGACCTCATCGATTTTTTGTCGATAGAAGGCGATACGTTTTTGTTTCACTGGATCAGACAGTTCCTTCTTAGTCTCACCAAGACGTAACATATTTACGTTACTCAAAGCAATACCTGGAGGTATGTCGTATTCGTTCTTGTTCTCACCCAACTTAATGAACCAGTAAGTTAGCAACCAGCTGATTACGATATCATCGTGATTACCAGCTTCGTGATCAATACGTCCATTCTTAATCTTCAAGTTAGTTAACTCGTCGATCAGTTTGGTGTAGTTGGTGCAAGACCCTGTCAAACTTACCGCTTCTTCTAAGAACCCGTACATGGTTTCACGTGACTTAGCGCCAGTATTGAAACCAAAGAACTCTTTGTATTTCAAATAGAACACGTCGTTACGGTTACCAAACGCTCGTGCTTTAATATCACGATAGTGGTTTTGGTACTTCATTGGGTCTTGGTAGATACGGTTGTAGATCTTCTTAAATGGATCCAGTCCCATGGCAGGTAATGATTGCAGTAACTGATCGATCATGTGGTGAGCGTAGTTACGTTCTGGTATCAATAACGAGTTAGGAAGCTCCATGAGCAACGTTTGGACCACCATTCCTACCTCGGTTAGGAAAGCACGTTGATAACGCCCTACGCCCGCTACAGAGCCGTCTCGGATGTCTCGCACCACAATAGTACAAGCATCTCGACCTACCGCACCAGAAGTATCCAAACCAATTAAGTAGAAAGTGGAGTTTTTACCACCGCTCATGATCTCGGCATGTTCTTCTTCACTAATGAACCAGTCAAAGAACAAAGATGTTCCGGAGATTTGCTGACTCCAGCTACGACCACGTTTGGCGTCGTTCAGAGCATCTCGAGTTTCATCGTCGAATAGTTTACCTTTGCCGTTATCGTCCCACATCAACAGCAAGTCGATCTTAGCCTCACTGAGTGATAGCTTAAGTTCATCGATGGTTTTCTTAACCCAGTCTTTGTTCTTACCAAGCTGTAGATAGTTGAAGACCATCCCTACTGAAGGACTGGTAGTTGCTTTAGGTGCGTTTTTCAACAACACATCGTACAAGTGAGATTCCCCGTAAGTATCGAAATAGTTTTCACGCCATTCCGTAGACTCCATGAGGATGTTGTACATGTACTGTCCGGACTCTGTTAAGATACTGGCAGGTGTTGTGATAAACCCTGTGGCGTAAGGTTCATTTAATCGTCGAGCATTCTCACGAGCTGTCAACGTAGATGGACCAGCACCGTTGAGGATTTCTTCCATCCACTTAATGTACGCAGGCTCATCTATGAAACGAGACTTGATGGTTAAACCACGACCAACGTTCCGTGCAGCTTCTTGACCAATCTGAGGAACCGAGATAGTCAGTTTGTTTTTAACCTCGTCACCAAACGCCGAATACGTTAACGAGTTACCCGCATCTTTATCTCGGTAAGTGACGTTAGTCATCCAAGCCGGGATGTTGTTTCGGATACCTTTAATCGCATCAACGAATTGTTGTCGGTTATCGTCTTTCAGTGTGATGAGGTGAGACTCGTAAGCACGCCCAGAGATATACGTTAACCAGAAGAAGATACATTGTGCGGTAACGGTATTGTGGGTCACAATGTAATCGTCAGTGACATACAAATGACTCGGGTGATCGATCTCTATACAAAGAGCTTCTTCATCACAAGCGTATTCGATGGAAGTGATCTCTAATTGGGTAGGTCTTGCCACACCTTTAGAGTTGTGTCTCAACATCGTTTTCTTATGTTGAACAGAAACTAACAAATCCAAAGCCGGGTCATTAATCTCTAGACATGTGCCGTCTTCACTCGTATAAACCACACCACCTACTGAACGAATGAGTTCAGTCAGGCGAACGTTGAATTCTACGTCGTCATTTACCCACAACAGATTACCGGTAGGAGTCACTTCCCCGTGAGCGTCCATTAAACCCTGTACAAGCTCCACACGCTGTACATAGGAAGCAGTGAGGTATTCGTCCGGGATTGTTTTGCCGGTCACGATAGGTTTGTCGTGGAGACTCAGGATGTGGTCTAGTTTCTGACGAACTATCGGGTCTTGGTTACCAATCTTAGTTAACGCCCCAGTTATTCCATTACCACCCAAGATCATTCCTAACAACCAAGGATGAACTGGTAGTTTAACGTCGGTCTTATGTTCTGGGTAAGCGATAGGGATACTACATTTACGACCTTTACATAAATCGGCAATCAGTTCCCGAGTACTAACGATCTTCCAACTACTCTTACCCCAATCAAACACTTTCCATAAATGATCGAGCCCTGCTTTAACTTTCCGACCATCTTCCATCGTCACCCAATATAGGGACTTCACCCCTTGAGGATAAACCCCTTTAACTTTTACTGGGTCACCGTTTGAAGCTAAAACGATGTCACCTGGTTTAAGATCACCATTCCTAACCCATCCATCCATGGTTTTTACTTTAGCGTCAACTGATAACTCTTTACCTTGCTGACGAGGAAGGATTAACATAGTGGTCAGATGGTTCAACCAACACCATGCGAAAGAGATGTTAGCACGGTTAGCACGGAAACGAATACCACCGTTTAGGTGACACACCTCTCTCAGGAAATACCAGAAGTTCTCTTGCATTTCTTTCATGATCATCAGACGTTGATCGTCAGTCAAGTCTGGAGAACGAGGATCCACTCCAACCAACATTGGGTTATTAAGCTGTAAGTGGAAAGCACAGTTCTTGATCCCCATACGACGGAATACATCCATGGTACGGATAAAGGATTTATTGGAAGTCGTTAAATCTGGTCTGGCACGGTATCGTTCAAAGTCCTTCATGAATCGCACAGTCTTTAAAGAACTCAAGGAATCTTCTTCCCAGTGTGCCTTCAATAACTCTTCCCAGTTACGTTCTGGTACATCGTCCGAAGGTTCATCCACTAACTGAGTAGGGAGTGTTTCTTTTTCTATACTTAGGTATTTTAAAACTTGTTCTTGTTCGTTGAAATTAAATTCTAATTTGGCACCCATGATAACTCCTTGCTTAATGGCTAGGGTCTATACGATGCATAAATAACCGAGTAGGGCGTGAGCCCTACTCGGTTATAGTTAGTTATAATTAAGTGATAGTGATTTGTTTCACTTCGTACCCAGTCAATGTGAAGAACACAATTTCGTGTGTACCTGGTGATAGATCACCAATGATGTTCAGATAATGGTCACCAGACGCTGAGAACAGATACACGAACTTCTGGTTGGCCTTAACATACACACCACCATGAGGAGCCTTCCAGCTATCCATAGTGTCCGGCGTATCGTCTTGGTTCACAAACGTTGCTGAGAACTCCAACGTAGAACCTGCTGGTAGTGTCGTTGGAACTGTCAATACACTGAACTTACTTGGAGTTGGTTTCTTAGCCCAAACAACAGGAATCTTCAGTTCATGACCGTTCGATTCTGCGTACAACCAAGTGCGGTTAACGCCTTCAGGTTGAGGGATGTCAAACTCAGCAATACCGTAAGTGCCAGTGGTAACTTCGTAATGAGAAGTACCAGACTTCTCACCCAACCACACTTTAACTACGGCACCATTGATCGGAGTAAACGCGTCGTCTGTTAGACCAAACGCCACCTTCAAGTTCTGACCATCCAGACCCTTACCTTGAGCGTAAGCCAAAGTACGTAGTCCAGTAGCATTACCAGAGAAGATGTTAAACGTTTCACCTACCGCACCCGCAGACATACCAATTAAGTGTTTGCCCTTAGTAAAGTAAGCTGGTCTCACATACTCACCGTCGATGTTGTACCAGTAGTTCATTTGAGGATCATCAAAGTCCTTAACCGAAATACCTTCCACACCGTTACTCACTACGTCGCCGTTCTGGTCAATCACTTCAGCCTTGAATGCTTGGTACTCTTCCTCAGTCCATACGGTTGGGAAGAATGTTTCACCAAAGCTTTCGCCTAACACCATATCAGCGGCCACCCAATGGAAGTCGAACGGCACTTGATTACCGTCGTATTCCACTATGTAGTGGTAAACCCCCGGTGTTGTTTGTGCCGGTAAGTCGAACGCAGCTAATCCCTTATCATCAGTGACTAGGGTCTGTTTAACCCCTTCCTTACCAACTTCCCAAACGTTAAGTGTTTTACCAACAGTAGGGGTCATGTTAGCAGCTGAATAACAACCGAACATCGCAACCGCTGTTTGATCTACTCGGTTAACCACAGTAGAGCCCGGTACCAAGTTCAATACATCGTCGCCTTCCACAATGAAGGTTGATACAGTGCCAAGTTCTTTGTAGTTAGCAAACACACGCCAAGTATGTAAACCTGGGTCGAGTGGACGAGATATTTCAACCTGATGTACTTCACCCTCTGTTCTAGTACCGAGTAGTTCTTTATTGGTAGCGTCATAAATAGTTGTCATACCGGTCGCGTTCCAATCACGGTATTGGTCGTCAACCACACGGAGACCCGTTTTAACATTCATGTCTGACGTCACCGCAAGACCACCATTACTCATGGTCGGAGATAGTACTATCTGTGTAGGTACTATCAACTCAAAAGGATCACTTTCGGTCACCTCTACTACCTTAGCAATTTGGTAGTAATCCATGTAAGCGTCAGTGTACTGCATAAAGCGATGTCTGCCAGCTGGCGGGTTAAGGTTATAGATGAAGTTGGTATTATCCAACATACCCGGTTTCAGGTCGTACGTCTCCCTAGTCACGAGGTCGTAGATACCAATCTTCACATTACTAACGTCAGCGATCGGTTGACCGTTAAAGTCAGTTAACTTAACCAAACCATTTATTCCCCGATCGACACTGGTTGAGCTTGGGTAATAGACGTCAGTTAATTTAGCACCCACTGGGTCGCTAGTTCTGACGATGGTATGCTGGGTTGTTAACCCTTCAGCTCTAATACGCAGCTCGATAGTAGTGCTGTTACGAAGCTGAATACGAACATCAACGTGACCATCTGCATCTGTACGATCCAACGAACCATAGTTCCAACGTGTGTCGGCATCTCCCTTGTATTCGAAGTTGATTGACACATTAGGCATCGGGTTACCTTCCTCATCCAACAAGTAGTATAACACTCGTGTATGATTCTGTCCCTCAGGAATGTAATCGTGTGTAGGTGGGGCAAACGCCAAAGTCTTAAACTTAGGAGGACCTGCCCAAAGCGCCACATGATCACAACCGTTACTAAACTCGTCTTCCAGCCAAACATCAAACTTAACTTCTTTATTCGGTGTTGGGATGTCGACTGTCCAAGTGCCATCTGGGGAAACTGTGAACTCTTTCACTCCTATTTCCACACCTTCAGAATGGACACGTGCTTTCAGTTTAACTACCTCGTCGCCTACCACAATCATCTCACCGTAAGTGTCCTTCACAGTACCAGAAAGTGTGATAGTTGAGTCGTAAGGGATTCCCTCAGTGAAGTTAGGTTGATTAAACTTAATGTCACCCGCCTTGAACTTAGTGCCCATGTTCCACTTAGGAGCAATCTCAGTGAACTTACCACGGAACCCAAATAGGTCTTTTCGGTTAGGGTCAAATCGCTCAGGACCACTACCCACTTTAAAGTTACCGAAAGAGTCCGTAAAGGTCTGAGTTCTGAACCCGGTGTTAGGACGGTAGTATGTCACCATTTCCCCTGCGATCGGATTGCCGTGTTGGTCCAACACTTTACCCATAAAGACTGCTTCCATCTCTGGGTGAAGGAACGACGGATAGTTGTGCCACGCGAACGTTGAAACTACTGGTGTCGTATCCCCAGACTCGGCTGGGTAGATCGGGCTAGAGTCTGAAGCGTCAGTGGTAACACAGTAAAGCGAATTGTGCCCACGCGCTTGTTCCCACGTTACTTCAGCCCAAGCATGTCCCTTCTCGTTAGTGACTGCACTATCTATCAGTTCGCCGTCCGCACTGTCAAATCGGAATTCAACAGTCGCACCTTCAACTGGTCTACCGTACATATCAGTGTAGAAAGCCGACATGCGACCACTTTGGTACTCGTGGATTTTCTGGATAGTGAGGTTGCTCATAGACAACAGAGGTGTGGTTTTACACATAACTTCTGCGCTATCAAAACCCGTACCGTTGACTGCAATCAGTTTAACCAAACCTGGGTACAACCAAGGACTTACTGAGAACGTACCATCCGGACCTGTGTCAACGTAATCTTCCTGATAGTACGGACTATTAGGTGTTTGGTAATACACGTAAACCGTCACACCAGGAATGCCGTTCCCTTCACCATCCACAACTTTACCAGTGACAGGATAACCTTCGTCTTCTGTAGCCTCGTTAGTTAATGTGTCCAGAACAACAGTGCCTAGGTTAGCCCTACCGTCATCACTCCAGTCCACGGATTGATTACTACTTACAGCATTACCGCAACTTACTTGGAATTTCAAATAAGTGTCTACCGGCTGCCCAGGAATAACCACTTTACCCACACCATTCGCGTCCGTCTTGTAGACCTCATTGAATTCAAATCCTTCAGTGACACTCTCCACACGGAACTCGATGTTAGGGATAGGACTATCGTTAAAGTCTTGCGCAGTTACCAGCATGATTGCCGAGTCGCCTGACTTAACCCAATCATTGACATGGAATACGTCAACAGACTTAACAGCCACATGTTCGGACGAAGTGGTGTTGATTGCCTTAGACATGTCTTCACTTGCCAAAACATATGACTCCGGACCAACCCCTTTACTAAACCAAGGGACAGTAACCAACCCAGTTGGACCAATTAAGTTGTCACGATGTTGGTAACGTCCGCTTTGAGCAAGTACGTGAACAACTTCACCATCATTAGGTGTGTAGTTGCTACCGTCAGCTTCCTTCAATTGATAAGTGACCTCGGGGCTACCATCAAACGCTAACGTTTCACTGTACCCACTTACAATCTCAGCAGACGCCGGCATCTTCTTGTATTCAACTACATGTTTGGCTAAACCGTTGGCACTGTAAACAATGATCGGGTTCTTGCCAAGTTGGATGTCACTCAACCAAGGTTCAATGCGGCCGTCTGACTTACTGGTTCCACCAACACGCTGACGATTACGAACATCATAAACGTAGTAAGAGACACTATTAGCCGGTGTTCCGTTTTGGTCATACATCATGCCGTTCATGAACACCGAGGCATCGGAATCCACAGTTGCCGGTGGATCGATGAATCTCAGATCGATGTAGCGGGACACTGAGGTATCCACCCAAGGACCAGTATGGTAAGTGGTGCTTTGACCACATCGTGGTCTGACGAATAGGTGTGACTCAGTGCCAACACGCTCATACATCGCATCAAAGAAACCAAACTCATCCGTCTCACCTTCAGCGTAAACATTACCGTGGCCGTCTTCTAAGGTAACGTAGATGCCTGAAACGATTCCATCCTTAGCTTCGTTCTCTACTAACGCGCCAGTTAATACAGGATAGCCGATAACCGGATTACTTAGTGTGTAAGGAGCTACTGAAACTTGAGGGTTGACAACAAGATCAGCCGTCATTGAGAACAACACGTCGCTACCGATACGGAACTCATAAGTTTCAGTCGGTTTAGGTACACCCCAGCTAGTCTCCCAACGAATATTCGCGGTACCATCAATATCAACAAACCCACTACCCACGCTTTGACCACCTGAGTTGTAAACCACGACCTTATGGGATTTGGTAATTTGTGTGATAGGACCATTAGCGTCATTCAAGGACACTGATGAGTAAAGAAGTGCCCCCGCCGGGTATTTCTTAGCTTGGAAGCTATCGTAGTTCAGTTCAGTTGGAACCACTGGTGTGACTGCTCCCCACGTGATGGTGAATTCGTGGCGAGCGTTCTGAGTGTAGATTACTGCGTTATAAGTGCCGTCAGGTAACGCTTCTTCAATCACACCAACTGAACGACCCTTGTAGAAGTCGGACATTGTGTAAAGTGTACGGTTTAACTCTTTAACGTAGATCTCTAAGTATCGGTTACTGTCTGAGATCTCTTCCTCAGTCTCACTGACGTTTTCCCAAACTTCAGTGGAGTAAGCTGAGTATTCACCACTTTCCGTAACAGGTATGGACTTAAAGTCTCTCAGACTAGTTACGATGGCGTCACGCCAATGAACATAGATCTTAGCTTCCCCAACCGCGTCTTTAGGACCCGGGTTAACACGAGTAGCACCCCAACCGTGGGTACCGGTTCCGGCAGGTGTGGTAACTGGATATTCCACAATACCGAATTCATCTGTAACTAATGTTGCGATGACTTCGTCAGACCCACCTTCGTAAACCCTAACCCAGGAGTTACCGATTAGTTTATCGACTTCTAAACCTAAGTAGCGAATCTCAACAGTTTCACCAGGAACACCTAAGTTATTTTCATCGACAACGTTGAAGGCAACCAATGCATCTGATTCAGGGAATGCATTTGAAGAAGAGTAAGGGACTCGTTCTACATTTCGAGTAGGTCGTTTAACCGCGTTTACGGTAAACTCTTTGAAACCAGCTTCAGTGTAGATAACGTAATCTTGCTCACCTTCCTCAACACCCGTAGTGATGTTAAGCTCCCCAGTACGGTCCATCCCAAGCGGGATGATTTCACCGGTACTCTTGCGATAAGCCATGACGTTAAGACCGTATCGTCCCAAAGCATAAAGCTGAGGAGATTCCTCGTTAACTTCATTACCCATCTGATCAAGCGTGCGAACATTAAACGTTGTTTGTTCCTCTGTCGCCACAAAGTCAGGAATTCCGACTGTAATGTCACAACCGGCTTGCTTCTCAGTCCACATTAGTTCTAACACATGCTCCTGGTCACCAGACTGAGCATAAGCTTTACGAACTAAGTTCCCTTCTTCGTAAGGTGCGGTGAAATGCACGATGCCGTATTTGTCAGTGGTTAGGTTGAAATCAGCATTACCTGTTTTATCATCCAGCCAGACCTGAACGATAGAACCAACCACTGGGTTAAGTTCCGCGTCCAGTAAACGCCAGCCACTGACTAAAGAACGACCAGCCACACTAGTACCCTGGGCGTAAGGAAGTGGATTTAACCCTTCTACCTTACCAACGACCACTTCTTTTTCAGTATGGAAGTGGTCACAAGCCAAACCGATAGTGAGTTTCACGTTTTCAGAGGTGGAGTCCGATAAAGCCAAACGGTAGTCGTAAGTTCCATCACTCGCCGAACTGACGTAAGAACGCAGGTACCAGTTCTCTAAACACTGAACCACGATTCCTTCATACATCATGTTGTCGTTTAACGGCAGCGGAGTGCCGTTCTTATCGATACCGTTCAACTTAAACGTCAACGCACGATCAGGTTCAATGAACGCAGGAATAAACGGCGTATTCACTGTCTCAGCTAATGGTACTGTTTCAGGGACCCAGTCGTTGTAATAACCAAGAACCAATTCACCTACTTCAGCACGCCAGTATTGACGTGAAACTTCAGCTTCAGCAGGAATAGTGATTTCAGCCACACCAAGGTTATCGGTTACCGCTTCACCAAACGCAGTGGTTTCATCACCTTTAAAGAACTTGACAGTCACACCCACTTTAGGGTTACCCAAGTCGTCCACTAGACCAACACGGTTAACCGCTTCTCGACCTACATGAACAAAGTTCTTAGTGCCTACGATCAAGTTTAACATGTCACCCAACGTACTGTAGCGTGTGATGTCATCCCCTAACAGTCGACCACGACAAGTCGCAGTACATGACTTAGATCCATCACGACTACCCACCCAGCTTTCAAATGCCCAGTCACTGTTCATGTACACGTCGTCACTGTAAGGTGAGTTGTTGTAGTCATGTAAGACTAGATAGTCAGTTGTAACATTTGGAGTTTCGTAATCCTTGGTGTAGATTCGACCTGTCATTTCCCAAGAACCACTGTAATGTAAGTCTGGGTTATTGATCATAATGCTACGAACGGAAAGACGAAATAAAGCTGGAGCTTTTAAGTCAGTCACTATAGGTGGTGCGATTTCAGTGTAACCGTTGTTTGTCAACAGAGTCACTTTTTGCTCAGGAACCTTAGCTTTAAACTTACCACCCCACTCTAGGTGATCACTTAGATCTTTAGTGTAAAGGGCGTTATCAGAGAAGTACCCAAGATAAGCATCAGTTTCGAAGTTAACGGCACCAGAACCGTATTTAGGGAATACACGACCAACCAGTTGGAGTTCTTCACCTACTGCAAGCTCTTTAGGTGCTAACGTATCTCCAAAGAACGTGGATAAGGATTGAGTGGTAAAATCATAAACGAACTCATCGTTTAGATCACCGTAGCTCACTCGAATGTGTAGTTTCTGTGGGTCGGTCCCATTAGCGCTCCACATGGTACCAGCATAACCACCCTCTTCAGTAGTCACTGTGCTCGAAACCCATTCGGTGACATCATCGTATTTGTATTCGTAAGTGACATCAACACCCACGATTGGGTCCATGTTAGCGTCGACTAAACGAAGGTGGAAACCATTCATGTATTCCGTGTTGAACTTGCCGGAAGCAGGCATGATCTCCAGTTCTTTAACGAAGTCAACTTCATGTGTTCCCAAGGGTTTACTTTTATCAAAGAAAGTAAAGAGCACTTTCTTTTTACTTGCCGATTCGACTGTAACTTCCCAATTACCCTGAGCGTCTGTAACCACTTCGGTATCGGGAAGACCGTCGTCTCGTTTCAAAGTGAGATTGACGGGTCCTTCAGGATTCACCGCAACATCACCGTTTAACAAGTTTCCTCTAATAACACCCGCCATTAGTATCTTCCTTTGTTTGTTTTACATACTAAGTCCTATACTTAGTCACCAGTTTGATTCAATAAAATTCTCATGGTGGTATAGTTCCACTGATTAAAAGTAAAGATAACTCGGGTAGGTTAGACCTACCCGAGTTATTGTCTTTATAGTTTACACGTTAAAATCGTGAACGTATTCATCCGCAACCAACATTAGTGTGGTTAGATCAATTGCTGTTGAAGTTGTAAGTTCGAAACCGGTGGCATCGTTCTTAGTCACTTCAAACGGAATTGGGATGTTCTTACTAGTGTCGTACAAACGATATTTACCGTTCATCACCACTTCACCAGAACCGTCCACTAATTTACCAGTAACAGTAGATGTCGTGTCAATGACCGTAGCCAAATCCACTACATTCGTACCGACCGATGCACTGCTATGGTGGCGTTCCAACTTCCAGCTGAATTCTCTTCCATTCACTACACCAATGACGGTTTCCACGGTTGGGTATTGGTCCGCGGTCAGTTCCGATGTAGCCGCAGGGACAGTAGCTTTCGCCACACCTGCTGCATCAGACGTTACTGTTGCAAACGGTTCACCCGTGGTATCGCCTAGGTAGAAGGTCACTGACTCATTAGCTACGACCTTATGGTTTTCATTCAGTGAAAGCATCGTGACCGGAGCGGTACTTAGAGCGTAAGCACGTTCCAAGCTAGGTTCCCCGATATGAACTCGGTTACCTGTAGCAAACATCACTGTGTGCTCACCCACAACGTTACCATCGTAAGTAAAGGTGTAAGTGACCGCTTCACCATCTGTGCCGTGAATCACGTTAACACTCCAGTAACCCTCAGCGTCCAAAGCAACTTCGTAGTTCGTAGCGTCAGACGTACGAGTAATGCGAAGTACTTCACTACCAACCGGGATGTAAGGACTGCCGTTTTGATCCAAGACTCGACCGTTAAGAGTTAAGATACGACTAGGGTATTCCGTTTGACGTTCAAATACATCAATGCCGGCATCCGTCAGAAACACTGGTTCTTCAATCACGCTGAAGTTCCAAGTTCCAAGGTCGGTACCTGCACTGCTTAACGCATAGGTGAAGTCACCCGTCACACTCGGTGTGAAGTCGTAAGAGAACTTACCGTCCGTTCCAACATCAAAGTTGAATGTGTCACCAGTAGCCGTTGCAGTTACTGTAACAGGTTCAGTAGGAGTAAATAGTGTTCCGTACTGATCATTCAACTGACCTGTAAGGGTCGTGGTTTTGTTTACGTAAACTCCATCAGCATGCGAGTCATCCAATGTCAATTCGGTCATTGTTGGTGCGTCACCAAAACGAACCGTGAATCGGAGTAACTCGGTAGTGTTTCGCATAACCTTGTAAGTCTGCTCACCCACTTCTGTTTCATTTACTACAAACGCCCACTCACCGTCAGGCATCGCCACCATGTTAGATATCGTCGTAGTTTCACCACGCATCGATCTCAAGTTCAAGATAGTCGTTGGTCGGAACTCTTCACCATTTAGATCCAACACCTTACCTTTAATAAGCAGGTCTTGACCAAGTGGATTGTAATCAGGGATTACACTGGTCACCTTAGCACTTACAGGTTCGATCGGATCAATATCACTACTCCATCTGATTGGCATCACGATGCGATCGTTTTCTGTACTAATCATCATCTCAGTGATGACTGTTGATCCCGCATTGCCTTGGAAGACAATCTCATCACCTGGGTAGTCCAGGATAGTAAGTGGGCGTTCAACACGAGACTTAGGATCGTACAGAGCAACACGAGGATTAGTAATCACATCACCGTTTTGGTCATGGACTGTCATGCGACCTAGGAATTTCTCTAAGTACACCACATCCTGCATGTTGTCAAAGTTCACGATCGTTTGACCGATCAATTCACCGTCAACCCATTCCACGTTCCAAGTAGCTGACTTACCACCAACACTCACGTAGACAGTATGAACGCCAATGCGATCGACACCACCATCAGTGCCTGGTAGGGTGTAGGTCACGACGCCTTGGTCATCTGTGTTGAGTTTAGCAATAACCTCACCTGTCGCATTACCCCATCGAGCGGTAACTGGTACGTCTTTGATTCTTGCACCGTTAGACGCTAGTACTGTGAAACTAGCGCTAGCATCAACACCTGTTGGCGCTTTAGTAGAAGACAGTGACATTGTTTCTATCTCACCAATCGGTGGGATTTCCACGTCCCAAGTAATCTCCTCATAACGCTCGGCGTTGCCAACGTAAAGAATCAAACGATGTGTTCCCGTAGGCAGAGGTCCCACATTTAACTCAAACCCAGTTTCATCGTTCTTAACAACTGTAGAGTCTAGGATGGCACTGCCGTTTAAGTGGTACACTTGGAGGTTGCGGCCCGGCAATACGTTACTGTTTTGATCCAACAGTTTACCAGTGATAGTAGCTGGTTGACCGTAGTCAACAGGGTCAGTAGTAACGATATCCGCAAAGGTCCGTCCCACCAATTCATCCACAGGTTTCCAGTTAACTGCCGCATCCAGTACCGATGTGCCGTTCTTGAAGTAAACCGTTGTAATACCAGCCTCAGCAGGAGCAGGGACTAACATAGCGGCAATACCCAGTTCATCGGTTGTTGCCGTAACCACAGCTGGACTGTTAGGATCACCCAAGTGTGCAGTGACTTCAGTACCTGCCACAAACGAGTCGGTTTGATCAGTAACACGGACAGCCATTGTCGCCGGCTGACCAATCGTTGCCACATTCGCTGAGTATGGCATTTCAGCCAAGATGTTATCCGGAGTAACAATCAGTGAATGGGTAGCTAAGTAACCACCATCAGAACCAACAATGTCGATTTCGTACGTTCGGAACTCAGAGAAGTAAACTTCCACAGAGAACGTGCCATTAGTACTGATGGATCCACTGAAGGTGTCACCGTAGTTACTGTAGGCTGTACAAGACGTGTTAGAAGAAGGATTAACTGGGTTGTTGTCGCTATCCAAGAAAGTACCATGGATAGTTACGCGACCACCACCGCGTGTCATTCGCTCCACACTGTCATCGATCACACCACGTTTGATATCACGGTTGCTAACACTCCAAACCAACAACTTAGTAACCACCCCGCCATCAGTAAAGATGTAAGTATTGTAGTTACCGTCTGCGGCTGGACCGTATTCGAACTCAAATGAGCCGTCAGGTTGAAGTGCCGAGATGTAGTCGATGTTATCCAAGTTGTTGCCATTGAACACACCCAACGTCGTCGCCGTTGTAATCGGATCCCCGTTTTGGTCAACCAATTGACCACGAATGGTTGTTGATTTCCCTGAAGCAGGACGAGTGTCGACGTAAAGACGATCAAACCCGGCAGCAAACTTAGTAGTTGATTCCACCCAAGTTAATTCCAGAGTCTCAGTCAGACCCTCGTAAGACGCCACAATAGTGCGGACGTTGTTACCTGCTTCATAAGCCACATAGTGACTTGCCGTGCCACGGCTCCCGGTCTTAATAGTAGCTAGTGTTGCACCACTATCTTGATCGGTTAGTACGATGCTCGCGTTCTCTACACCCAATCCATCTTCATCTTTAACGAACAGTTCAACTCGAGATGAATCACCTTGTGGTTGAACTATCTTAGATGTACCTGCAAAACTCATGGTGTGTGTTACCAAGATTATCCAGTTGATGGTGAGCTCTTTAACAGGAATGTCGTCATTACCGCCGAAGCTGTAAACAACTGGGCCATCCGTGTTGTTAGTTACTTGTACAGAGAACGTGCCATCTCCGGAGGTAGTTAGTGGTGCTTGTATCTCACCACCTATAGACCATTGTAAAGACCCATTAGGGAAGACTTCCCCATATTGGTCATAGCCCGTACCACTCACGGTTAAAACTTCGCTCGAGTTCCCCTCCGTAGGATTACTCTCGTCCAGCTCTACCGTACTAAGCTTTGGGGTAGTGCGCTCCACTACCGTTATCTCGCGTGCTTCACGTTTACCGTTAATACAGAAGTAGAAGCTGTTCACACCAATGTCGAACGGACCAATGTCAAAGCTGAACGTACCGTCTGCTTGAACTTCCGTTGAATGACTGGTGTAAGTCAACATATCACGGTGGTAGACATCAAACTTAGTTGTCGCGATACCTTCACCAGATTGGTTAACAATCTTACCTGTGATAGTTGCTACCTCTAGGTCGTAAATCTCACTCGGAACGGTTAACGTTTCAAATGAAACATCAGACGGTTCGTTACTTGGTTTCCATGCAACAGTTACAGTAGAAGTCACAGAGTTAACCTCAGCAACCACATCTACCGTCGTAACACCTAACACGTGCGGGATGGAGAACAACGCAATACCGTCTTCATCTGCTTTAGTGATACCACGAGGTTCGCTTTCACCAACCACACTCCATGTTACCATCACGCCTGGGATGCTGTTACCGCTACCATCCTTAACAACTACACCTACTTCCGCAGGCTCGTAGACTTTAGGTGCCGTTACACTCAAGACGTCCATATCGCTGAACGTTACCGTATCAACGTGTTTGAAGATCTTAGTTGCTATGACTACATCATCCACTTTAAAGGTATATGTACCTTGACCCTCGACCGTAGGACGAATCATTGCAGAGAACGCACCAGTGTCTTGATCTACCGCTAGGTTAGATTCAACACCATCCACGGTCACTGTCGCTTTAACGTAACTGTTCAGCTTAGTAACCGGAGTACCAGCTACGGTGAATCGACCACTGATTTCAGCCCATTCATTAATTACCACCGCATCAGGAGAATCCGCGTCAAACGTCACCCCGTCTGGAGTGATCTTGGCTGAATCATCCCACGTCACACTGAAGTTCATGCGACCTGCGTCTGTAACCAATACGTAGTCTTTAGCCCCGCTACCAGCGAAGTCCAAGATGAAGGATTTGCTTTCACCTGTACTAACTTTGTTGAATGCAATTTGATCCAGAGTGGTGCGATCAAATATACCAACAGAAGCCAGAGGTAACACCAATCCATCTTTGTTAACGGTTTGAACACTTACTGATGCGCGCTCACCGTTAGGAACTGGAGAAGTTACGCTAAAGTTAGCGAACCCAGTAGCTGTCGCAGTTGCATCATTAGCCCACCATTGACGACGCTCTTTAACCACGCTGTCGTATTTGGCGTAAACCAAACGAGAACTATCTGTGCCTTTCTGAGGAATGTTGAATTCCGCAATACCATCTGCGTCTGTTACTACAGTAGCTAATTCAGGACCATCCGTTGTATCTAGGTGGACTGTGATAGGTACACCCGCAATACCTTGACCTTCAGCATTTACTGCGGCGAACGAAGCAAACGCGTCTTGACCTGGAACTGCGTTAGAGTCAGAATAACGAAGTGACTCAATACTAGAAACAGGAAGTTTCCAAACGACGGTATGACCAATGCGAGGTACACCTGGCTCCCAACCAAATTCGTAAAGTACAGGACCCGCTTCGTTAGAAGTGTAATCCAGACTCCAAGAACCACCAGGAGGGGAACGGAACGCGTTTTGAGGTTCACCGTTAATGAATGGACGTACTGAGACACCTTCAATTGGATCACCGTATTGGTCTAAACTAACCGCAGTTAGTTTCACTGGTTCTCCTACCATGCCTTCCGCAGGTTGCTCACCTACCCACTCAATAGAAGTGAACTGAGGTGGAGCTGCTTCAACGGCAATAGTGATAGAACCCAAGTACTTACCTTCGTAAGTGTGGAAGTCGAACAATACGTCTCCCGCATTACTAAAGGTGTAAGCAAACGACCATGTTCCGTCTGGTGTTACGGTGAACTCGTAAGTACTACTTTCACTACTGTTCACGTAAACCGTAATGCTTTCAGCCGGAGCAATAACACTTCCCAAACTATCTAAGATAGTACCTTGTAAAGTGTGTGTACTTGCCACATTGACCTGAGTAGGAACACTTGCATCCAACTTAACCGTTTTAAGGTCTTCATTAGCTGCGTCCCAAGTCAAACCACCGATCAAACCAACATTACCTTCAGTAACAAGACTGTAGTTGTAGGTCCCGTCTGGTTGAGCCGGAAGTTCAATGTCGAACGTACCGTCTGCTTGAACTTGTGCAGAGTAATCCGTTAGGTCAGATGACCCTTGATCAAAGACCTTCAGCATCTGAGGGCCAGCCAATGGCAATCCATCCTGATCAACTACCGTACCACGTAATGTGGACGTTGTGCCAGATGCAGGTTTCTTATCTACCACGTAACCAACTAGTGTGGTCTTACGACCAAAGCCAGCTGCGATCTTAGGTTCATTGCCAACCCAAGTCAGTGTCATGGTAGTTTCACGTTCACCCAGTTTAGCGATGATAGTGACGTCACCTTCAACTGTAGCTTCCGCAGGCCAGTAACCTATATAAGAGTTGCTGGTAATTTCTTCAGCGTAAAGTGGTGTCCCAGAAGTGTCACCTTCGTAGAACTCAATCTCACGACCTTCAGGTGCAATACCGTTTTCATCCACTACCTTGATGCTTACGTAAGCGTCATCGCCCACTACCGCTTTAGGTTGAGAATCCCCATTAAAGGACAACGTTAGAGTTTCACACCAACGGACGTCCACGGTCTCATAATCCGTTTCCAGATATTCGAACGTGTAAGTCTTAGTTTCCACCACATCATTAGTGACCACCACACTGAATGTACCGTCAGTATGGATGGTGCCTAAGAAGTCAGTTGTTTCATCTAGACGTAGTGTAAACGCTTCTTCACTGATTGGTTTGTACAACTCATTGCTGGTGTTGAACACCTTACCAGTTAAGGTGAAGGTCTCATCAAGCGAAGCGGTTTTAGGACTTGAACCAAAGTCAAAGTTACGCAAAGTACCCGCGCCAACAAAGAACTCAACCGAGTGGGTCGCTAGTGCAGTCTCACCATCTTTAAACGTGTAAGTAATGGTCTCTTCCACATCGTGAGATGCGTTAAAGTTCCAGTTACTCATTCCGTCAATCACCACCGGTAATACTTCGTCGTTCTTGTCGTTAGTTACACTCAAAGCGTAACTACCTTCATCAGGAATGAACGGAGTACCGATTGTGTCAGTTGATGTACCGAAGATAGCTACCGTGTCCCCAAGGAGACCGCGTGTGCCACTTTCCGGATCGATTGTAATGCTAGCCAGGATTCCACTACCACCCCATACGGTCGTACGACGGTCCACGTTACCACGAGTCGCAAAGATTAACTCGTAAGCGTTGAATGGGTAAGGACCTAATTCAGTAGAGAACGTACCATCCGGCTGGATGGCTGTGGTGAGGTCTGTCGACGTCATAGTGATTTTGTTGTAAACCAACAATTCACCGTTAGCGTAAGGATTACCTTCTTGATCTAAGATCTTACCAGTAATCGTCGCTTTGTTATCACCAACTACCTTCTCAGGCACAACCAGTGTTTCGAAACTGTCACCAGTGAGTTCAGGAGATTCGACCCAACGTAATAGTTGTGTTTCCCCGTTACGTTTACCGTTACAACCAGTAATTAACGTAAACTCTGGATAAGCTTCGTCGTACTCCCATGTCATCTCAACAGACCCGTTAAAGTCACTATTGAGGTTGACTAAGTGTTCGTAAGTAATACGTGCCCCCGGAGTAAGAGTCACACACGCATCTGGAACTACTCGACCACTACCATCTTTAACTACCGCAGCCACAGTTGCCGCTTTACCCTTAACTGGGTTAGGGGTGGTGTAAGGTAGTAGTGTCACGTTAAGACTATCGTAGAACGTGATGGTCTTCGTATCCACGACTGCACCATCGACTTTAAAGTCATACGAGTGAACACCTTCAGAACGAGGCTCGCTTAGTTTAGTAACAAAGCGTCCTTTAGGTGTAATCCAAACTGGGTGTTCTTGTGCACCAGCCATTACTGGCTCCACATAACCCGTCAGTTCAAAGGTAGGACCCGACGTAGATTGAACATCACCATCCAACCATTGGTTTGTGTCGTTCTGTACAAACGCCGTTGTAATGCTGTTTGTCAATGTGAAACGATCTGGCTTCGCTAGTTCGGTTTCAGCGTCCCAAGTCATGGTTGCAGTTTCGATTGTGTTGTCTGAGTAAACAACTAGATCATAGAAACCATCTGGGAGTGCGTCGACTGTGTAGATGTCAAACTTCTCACCACCTACATTAACGTCCGCATTCACACGGTTATGTGGAACCGCACTCAACGTAACTTTATCAAAGACGTTAATTGTAGCACCACGGACATGTGACATAGTCTCCCAAGGTGTTAACTTACCATTAGGGTCTTGTGCAAACGAACCTGAGTCGTAAACAAGTTTACTCAAAGGACTCAGTTTGATCACACCCTTGGCACCACTACTAACTAGTCCAGTTGCTTCGAACCCACCTAGAGATTCAATCACAACCCCAGTTTCGCCCCAAGACACAATCGATTGAGCTGAGAACCCACCACTCACAGCAACGTAGGTAACATCGCCAGTATTTGGTGTAGTTTCGTTATCTAGGATAGTGAATTCCGCGATACCGTATTGATCAGTCACCACAGAGTCCAACAGGATGCCTGTATCGCTCGCTAAGCGTAGTTCTACAGTTTCACCCACCATTCCCTTGTCTAGAGAGTTAATAGCAGCAAAGGCAAGCGTAGCGCTTCCAGCAGACTTAACCTTAGTTGTTGAGTAAGGGAGTGTGCGGAGTTCTTTAAGGACGATAGGAGCTTCTGTAACTTCTAACGAAATAGGAGTGGTGTAACTGTTGGTTGCAATAACCAATTGGTTAAGACCCATAGGGTAAGGACCCACTTCGATCTCAAACGTGCCGTCCAGCATGATGTTGTTATTGAACATCTTACTTTCCAGCGTTGTCTTGTTAAAGACTGTTAACCACATCCAAGCGTTATCGTTCGTACCCAATGAACCGATCAACCTACCAGTGATGGTAGCGGTGGTACCTTCGTACACATCCGAGTCCACCACCAAGTCAATGATTTCAATTGCGGAGTTTTCATCATCACCTGCCCAACGAACAGTAACGTCATCAGAGATAGTGTCGCTAATATGAGCAACAACATAATCCTGTTCTACTGTAGGGGAAACGATGGTCTCTAGGTTAAACGGAATAGTGAATTCCGCGATACCAAACTCATCAGTGATTACTGAACCGTAGTGAGTGTCATCGTTCTTGTACTCCACCAACATCCCTGGAATGCCGTTACCATCCACATCCTTAACCACAGTAGCTAACATCGCCTCGTGAGTCTTAGCGACTTTGTCACCAGTGTAGTCGGTGAAAGTAACCGTAGGAGTTTCATGGAAATCGATCTGATGAACATAGAGGTTTGTTCCGCTATGCAGGATGTTGTAAGACTTAGTCTTAGCGATGGTGGAGTTCGCAGCGAATGACCAAGACCCATCAGGTTTAACCCTAACGTGGATTTCTGAGCCAGTTTCATCACGAACAGTTAAACGCATTCCAGCGGTAGGTCGGATCACACTACCGTTCTCATCCACAATCTTACCCGACACAATAGCGTCACTTCCTACTACACCAGAGGTAGGTGATAGGAAGTCAAGTAGTACTGAGGTAGGGTTGATTACCGGATACGCACCCCAAGTCAATGACATGCGTTCCTGAGCGTTTCCTGAATGGAATACAACGTCGTAAGTCCCGTCTTCCATTGTTGGGAATTCCGCAGTGTAGGACCCGTCAGCATTTTCATAAATGGTAGCATTGTAAGCACCAATCTGGAAATGATCTATCGGAGTCACGTAAACGCCACGGTCCGCCATTGGTTGGCCGTCTTGGTTTAAAGGACGGTAGGTGTAAACCAGTTCACCACCAGTATTAATGGTCGGGTTGTAATCCAAGTCACTAAACCCTGATATTACATCAGAACCTTCCAACCAAGTAATGTCAGTTCTAACTACGTTAGGGCCGACCACCATCGTGATGGCGTAGTTGCCGTTTAAGGTAGTTTCATTGACTGAAGCCGGGATGTTGAATTCCGCAATACCGTTAGCGTCAGTTAACTTAGTTTCCAGTTCAACGTCGGTCACACCAGGGCCATTGATGTAAGCTGTCGCAGGAACACCGACAACAGGAACCAGTAACCCGTCTTCTACGATACTTGCACGGACTGCCACAATAGCGTCGTCACCAACATAAGCGTTAGGGTATGTGGAGTAGTTCATGCGTTCGGTGCGAAGACCATCAGGGAAACCAATGGACCAATGTGTGCGTTTCTCAGAGATGATACCTGAAGAACCTAAGACGAGGTCGTGTTGACCTTGTGACAAAGGACCATACTCAAAAGAGAACGTACCGTCACTTCCGATAAGAGAAGCGTCGAATGCTTGATGTGTTAAGCTCTGTTTATCAAACACACCCAATCGAGGTGGTTTAAATGCACTTCCACCTTGGTCGTAGACTTGCCCTGTTACAGTGATAGGAGTCTCAGTATCACCTTGTGTTGGGATATCCAAGTTACGGAACTCAGAAGCCACAGGAGCGCCAGTGAAGGTAACTTTGTGATTCACACTAGCAAACCCACCGATACTACACAACACGAATGTTTCATTCTCACCTGAAGCACGACTTACTTCTACTTCAACGATACCAAATTCGTCAGTAACCTCAACTTGTTCAGATGCATTGGTTCCAGGGTTAACGAGAGTAAACCCGCCAGTCACTGGCTTCTCTTCATCATCAACAATAGCGAACGCAACTGTGCCCTTGCCCAAGGTAGGGAGGGTATCCACTGAGTATTCACAAAGTTTTACACTACCATCAACGACGTAAGCCGGATGCTCTGCCAGAACTTCCGCGTCACCGTTCTTAATGGTGTATTGGTAGACGTCACCGTTTTTACCAGAAACAGGATAACCGAATTTACCATTAGGCCAAACCAAAGATTGTATCGAATCTTCGTTTCTCTCAACGGTCATGTAAACTACGCCGTGAGGCTTATAGTCCACACCATCCACTTGAACTGTCGCTTCCAGCGTTGACCACATGTTTACAAAAAACTTGGTCGCTGTCGGGTAATGGCGCTTTACTGTGTTAATGGTTTCTTCTTGGAAGTCCCCACATTCAACAACAAACTCACGGTATTCGGATTCCATTGCAAACACAAAGTTGTGATTACCTTCAGATAACCCCGCGACTGTTAGGAATACGTTGTTGGTTAAGTCATCAGAGATCTCGGTGTAAGTGACCTCAGTCAGAGTGTCTTTATTAAAAAGAACTTTAGGTGGGTTGTAAATTAACGATCCCCAAGGGTCATTACCACCGCCCATGACTAATAGTTCATTACCCAAACCTAATTGCTCAGTGTAATGGAAGTTAGCCATTGAAATAGCAAACTCTTCTTCCCCATCTTCGTACTGAACACCCCAAAACGCAGTAGTGCCTCCAGACTTAGCCCAGAACCCCACACGTTCATAAACGTTGTGAGGCGGAACCGTATAAGTGACGATACCAAATTGGTCAGTCCTTAGAGTTGTCACTGGTTCAGAAGTTTCTTCACCACGGTGGATAGTGACGTCAGCATAAGGGATGCCATTTCCATCAGGGTCTTTAACGGCAAATGCAATAGAAGCACTCTTGTCCATCAAGACTCTTGAGTTAGAATAAGGAAGTGCTACTGTTTCAGCAGTCTCGTAGAAACGAACCGCATGCGCACCTACATCAACCCCATTGTAAATAAAAGTGAAGTCGACCGTTGAGTCGACTTCAGCGTTAACTTCGAATGACCATTCGCCATCGGCGTTGGTCGTGATAGTCACATCAGGTAGGCCGTCCGATCGGACGGCCTTTAATGTGACGGGTTTACCCGGAACCACTAGATCACCATTGGCATCTAGGAGAGTTCCCTTGATAATACCTGCCATTTAATATTTCCTATTTCGTGATTAAAGCCACACGGTTGGAACTTTCATCGATTCCTACCGAAGTGAAACTAACGAAGTCAGGATCCCAAGTCACGGCGTGCTCGGAGATTTCTGCGCCAGCATACACTACTAAATGATGGACACCTTGGTCAAGAGGACCGAGCTGCACACTAAAAGTACCGTCTGCGTTAACAGCGTTTTGGTGGAAAGTATGAGTGGACTTATCGTAGATACCCACCTCATTGTAATTGGTGAGGGCACCTGATTTGTCGAGTGTATCACCCACAACTTCAACTGCATCCGCTAGAGCTACCTTGTCAGGCACTTCTAGATTACGGAATGTAGTTGCCACTTTAACACCGTCTTCTACCCAAGTCAGGTTGTGTGCCGCAATAGGAACGGTTTCACCCAGTATACCGGTGACTGCATCTTGACTTACCTCTGCACTGTACGGAAGTGTTAGATGAACAATACCAAATTCATCCGTTGTCAACTTCCTAGGTGGGTTATCAAGACCAGGGTTGCCGACACCCACTAACACATCACGATACTGAATAGGTTGATCGCCGTCTTGTTTGTAAACCAACCAAACCTCACCAGATTCACCTTGCGGCACTTCACTGTATGAGTATGGGGTGAATCCCACAGACGCTTGTTCTACCCATTCGATCTCAAGAGAGTCATCGATGGTTGCCGCAGGGTCACGGTACAATGAGTAAGTCAGCACACCTCTTGATGCATTAGTGATCTCTAACATCACTGTACCATCTTGGTAGATGTTTGCATCCGCATGAGGACCTTCATCCGTCGTCACAGAAAGTGTCTCTGGAGCACGCGGTGTATATAGCTCACCATTAGCTTGGTAGATCTTACCTCGGAACGGGAAAGTTTCACCAGCAACTAACACACTAGGTGAACTTGAAAGATCCCACTCAATGTACGCACCGGTAATATCTGGGGCAGCCCATTCGACCGTATGAAGTTCGTTGTTCACTTCGTTGTAAAGCACGATGTCTTTAGTAACGAAAGTCTCGCTGGTCATGTACGCTGTGAACTCGCCCGTAATAGGGTCTAGTCCGCGGATAGAAACAGGGATGTGTTCGAACGTGTTGCGATCGTAACCACCCAGTCTAATGCCCGTGTTAACGTCATCTGGAATTAACGGGTCACCGTTTTCATCCAGCATTACACCAGTGAATAACAACTCTCTTCCGTAGGTAATCGTAGGTACAGACATTTGCGTCATGGTGACACTGATACCAGTCTCATCACTCCAATCCACAACGACTTGAGCTTCTTTCAGACCTAGTGAGGCAAAGAATGCGCCGTGCTTCTCGTCTTCTAAGTAAGGAGCTTCATAAGTCGCAATACCAAACTCATCCGTAACGATGGTTCCTAGTTGACGTTCAGGTGAATAGATGGTTGCCATTTGACGAACATCTAACTCCACGCCCGGTTTACCTTTACCCGCTTCATCCAACACGTACCAACCAATGATGCGGTTCATACCGTAAGGAACACGGAACAGAACGTTATCAGAAGGAAGTGCGGACAATGTAATCTCGCCAGTGAAGTTAATGGTGTAAGAACCCACAGCACGGTTGTTCGCAGAGAACGTGTAAGTAGTGCTACCCGTTTTCTCACCAACAGCACGGTAAGTCCATGTGCCATCGCCTGGAGATTGAGCTTTGTCTGTTTTACCAGCATACTCAACGTCGAACTCAAACGGTACTCCCGGAAGGTAAGCTTCACCATGTTGGTCGACAGTATTACCGCTAAGCGTCAGAGGAATACCCACTTCACCATCTACCGGCAAACCTTCATCGAAAGTCAGCTGAGCTAGTCGAGGTGGTTCACCCATCCAACGAATCATGTGACTGCCTTGGTTGCCGTTTTCTAGACGGAACACAAACGTGGTTTCTTCCCAGTCACCGTAAGGACCTACTTCAGCTTCAAAGCGTCCGTCGAATCCTGCGTAGATGATCGTTTCTTCGGCGTCATTCAACTCTTTCATGTAAACCGGGGTACGGCTTTCACTAGTGAAGTTGTTACCTTCTTCATCAACCAATTGGCCCGCAATACGAACACTAGTGCCGGCTGGTGCCTCTGGTGCGTTATCCGGACTCATGACAATGTCAAAAGCTACCTTAGGCGCTTCAGACCATTCCACTGTACCGAATGAGAAATCGTTCTCAGTCCAGACCACCACTTGGTAACTCATCCCCGGTTCTTTAGGAGAACCCGTTAACTCGTACTTGCCGTTCTCAACCGATAGCGTATCCGCGTAAGCAGCCCACAAAGGACCGTAACCAACTTTAACTGGCACACCAACTACTAAGTCACCGTATTGATCGTAAACACGACCTGTGACCGATAGAGGTTCTTCACCAACGAAAGCCATGTCTTCCACATCAAGCATGACACGGTCACCATACGGTTCCGTCTCTACCCAACGCAGTAGATGTTCTTTACGACCGCCCATGGTTGCGATATGGAACGTAGTACGATCTTGACCTTCCTTACGGATACGAGTAAGTAGGAACTTACCTTGTTCATCCGTAGTTTCACGACGAATGGAATCCAAGTCGTTGTCAACAAAAGAGAAGAACTCAGTGTCTCGCAGTGGAGTGCCTTCTTCATCCAGTAATTGACCGTACGCTCGACCCGCTTTGTTGATGCTCGCCTTAGTTGGTGTATAAGGGAAGAACTCACCAATTTGTTGTTCAGGGTTAGTCGTGATACGAATGTCTTTACTTAGGAAGTATTCTGGTTCCTCACCCGCTACTTCAAAATCAAATTCAAAGGTCTCAGTAGAACCACTAACACGTTCAGACCATGTGAAGAAACGGAACGTACCATCTAAACCAATGTCGACTTTACGAGGTGCTGAATCGTAGATCACACCACCTTTAACCAACATCTTAGTCAGACCGTCTGTTACCAACGCACCTTTCTGGTCGTAGACACGTCCAGAGAACTCGATGATTTGCATTTCACCGATGCTGTTAGGTACCGAACTGTCAAACTCGATAGTAGTTGGAACTGGTGTTTCTGTATCTGGACCTTCGGTGACATCAATAGAGATACCGGTAGTAGCCAGAATCAAACGATCACCCTGAATGGATTCGTGAATCCATCGAACGTAGATGGTACGACCTTGAGGCTCCTGGACATCCAAATACATTTTCTCAGCGTAACGACTGATTTCGTACTCGTACGTTTTACCCGAACTTGCCAATACTTCGAAGTGAGTAGGACGAATAGGACCTTTCTCACGCTGTGGGTTGAAACCCGGTTCGATGGCATTGTACGTTTGCTCTAACCAATCTTCCATGTCATCGTATTCACCACCAAAGATGATTTCTTGACGACCGTCTGCTTGGTTAACCGCTTTAAACGTAGGGTCTGAGTAAGAAGCCTGGTCGTAAGAATAACGAACGTCAAACTTACTACCTGGTTCTGTACCCGGTGTCTTCAACACGAATGTCGTAGACTGACGCATGATCATCGGTTTGAACGTAGGGACTACGTCACTTAAACGACAGTTCAGCTCCAGCGTTTGTTCCACACCATAAGTGGTAGGACGGAAAGCTGGTGACAGTTCGTTAATACGAACGTGATCGGTCGCATCGATCATGAAGTTGCGGTCTAAATCCGTTAGGAAGTGTTTCAGGATGTATTGACCGTTTACCCAAGTCGGATAAGAGTAAAGCTTAGGAGAGTAAGCGCCGTCAAATGGTACTGCCAGCATCCAGTAAGAATCACGGAACTGGTTAGGATTACCCGGTTGTGCTTCGTAGATGTACTCATCCGAATCCAAGTTGTAAACCAAAGTCAACGTACCGCGCTGACTAGGTGTAGATGGTTTGTGTTCGTTCAACCCAAGTAGTTGGATTTTTTGACCATCAATGCTCAACTCGTCTGACTTAGAACCATCACTGTAGTGTACCACTGCACGGAACGCTAAGTTCTGTAACATGGTGTTGACTGGAACGTTCAGCGTTTTAGGGTCACTGGTGTTCAAGAACCAAGGAGCGACAAGTTCCACACGAGTGATGTAACGTTTACCAACTTGGTGGTCACGCATCATCGCGGTGTGCTGAACTGACAGTGTACGGGCTTTAGGAATCACGTTACCGTTGATATCGTGCCAAACCAAAGTACAACGGGCACCGTCTGGCAGTTCATCGGGGTTACGGTTCACAGAGAACGGCTGAGTAATCATGATCTCTTTATTGCTGAGCTCATGGTACGCCGCTAGTGTAACCGGAACACGGTTCGATACCAACTGGTTGTTGTTAGAGTACACAACAGAGATAACTTTACCGTCATCCCCTACGGTGTTACCTTCGTACAACAACGCGTATGCTGCACCCGGAGCCATGACCTGACCATCGATTACAGCACGGTTAGGACGGACTGAATAGTCAATCGCAACAACGGCTTCACCTTGGAATCCAGAAGGAAGTCCAAAGATACCATCCGCACCACCTTCACCTTCACCGTTATCGAAGATAGGTTCCAGTGTAGATTTTAAGTCTGATTCCCAGTTAACGTGAGTGACCACGTAGTTCTTTTCTGCGATAGGATCAATCACGACTTCTTTTTCTCGGGGAACTACATAACGATGCGCTTCACCCGGTTTCACTGTATCTGGATCATAAATCTCCCAGATATAGTGCATACGCCCACGGTCACTATCATTAGGGAGCTGTGGACCAGCTCCCGGAATGACGGATGACTGAGAGGGACTTTTTAAATCTTTCTCAAACATGTTTAACCTCAAAGTGTCCATTTATATTAACGCGGCTTTGCAGGAATACCTCATTAATACGTCGGATGAAGATGAGTTCCTTAGGAGTAACCGAAACCATCGTTTGTTGAACATAAGGGAATACGGCAAAGTACCGTCTATCGTAGTTGCGAGTAACGGGGTCGTGTTCTAACAACCACTGGAACTCCGCTGTTTTACGCAATACATAGTCTTCCGAGTAAGATTCTCCCGGAGGTAGGTCATCCAGTTCGATTAAACCTAAAAGTATCTGGTTAACAATCGCATTCATAAAAGGACTGAATACTCGATACTTGTCCATCAAACTTGGAATTACTTCTGGCTCTGGTTTACGGGCAAACAACGTTAAGTAATCACTCATACGTTTGTCTTGATCCCGGGCTTCTTCCCATCCCGCAGTCAGGTCATAAGGAACCCAATCACGAATTGGTAGATACCAGTGTTTCACACCATAAGGAAGACCATTGTACGGGTTTAATAACTCACTAGGAGCATGTAACTCCGCAGCAGGCACTTTCAGTGGATCCCAAACTCTACCACCTATAGTAGTGCGTGTTACACGGTCCTCTCGGATGTTGTAGCGGGTATTGTGACCAATCACCCCGCCCGTAACGTAGCCAAGCTCAGTTTGCTCTACAGGCTCTGTATCGCTAATAGGACTCCATTCGCTACAATAAAGTACGAAGTCGTTGCCGTCGGATTTCAGGTACTGGTGATTCACAATATAGATGTGAGGGAAACGGACCACGTAATCGACGTTTTCAATTAACGAATGACGATTCATGATCACCATGATGTTAGCCGGAGCCACATCGGTGAGTAACCCGCCTTGCACCCATTCCTCGGTCACACTGAAAGACAACGAGTTATCGATATGGTCTAGAGTGAACTCTTTGTACAACGTTTGATCATTGTACAAGATCATCCCAATAAACATGGAACTAGGTAATCCCCAATTCACCGCACCGGTTTCACGATCAAAGGTGTAGTGTTCACCTTCCACCGCGTAAAAACGTTCCCCAACCAAATTACCTTCAGTGGTTACCTTCTGGTAATAAAAACGAGGGGTTGTGTTTTTATCCACCACCATGGTATCTCGACCGATATCCATGTGGATGCGTAAACCAGGTTTCCCAGGATAGAACTCAACCAAGTGTGCGTCAGGTGAAGGTAACACGTGTCGTATCTTAGAGAAGTCTCGCATTCTTAAGAACAACCCATCCACGTCATATTCAAATAACGTTAAGTGCTCTCGACACGCTGGAGGAACGTCCAGTTCCATACCACTAGCCGGGTCGTAAGAAATAGGAGACCCACACAACACCTGAGTTGCTCGGTTATACCCAATCGCTTCGACCGCTTGTTCGTGAGTCAACTCACCGTAAGGACGGTCTAAGTAAAGGTTAGTTTCAGCGTTCTCTAGGTTAGCTGCCTTCCACTCTTCCATCGTGGAATTAATCCCCACTAATGCCCCGACAATGTTTTGATCGTTCATGCGGTACAAATAACGAACCCCACTGGACTCGTACTGCATTTCTTGGGAATAGTCGTTTTTACGATACACTAATCGCAAGTAACGTACTTCATCCTTTAACATGTCTTCCAAGTTACTCATGTCATCCACTAAAGTAGAATCCACAGCAAAGTCTCGGTGCGTTAACTGACGGAAGTTACTGGCTCGGTTTCTGTGTAAGTAAATCCCACGCCCTTTTCCTTCCACTAAGTAGAACGAAACGTCTGAGACGTAACGGTAAAGGAAATCCCCTTCTTCTTTCTTAGGGTGAACAATTAGTTTACGAGTTTCATCTCGGATGGAATAAAAGTTCTGTAGGGAGTCAATAGCGTAGGTTTCGGTTTTCCAGACACTAGGGTCGTTAGTGATCTCGATGGTTTCTGAACCGAGGAGTTGACTGTCACTAGGGAAACCGTTCCACAAATACCCGTTTAAATAAACAGAGGTCAATCCCGGCAGGTTTTTGTACTCGCTGTAAATGATCTTCATTCGATCTTTTTCTTCAGCACTGTTACCATTGTTAGAAGTAAAGCGAGGCCAATCTTTATTATCGGGATTGGTTACCGGGTCATACAAATCGGTTTGCACGGTATAGCAGTGCAGGTAGCGTGCTTGTTCCCAACCGTATTTGAAAGCCCTTAGTTTTTGGATAGCAAGAATGTGTTGTCCATCATAAGTAGACATCACCCAACATTTATCTCGAGGGTACAAACGACCGTCATCTCCATAGATGTCGATAATCATCCCACGATCTTTACAGACCTTAGCTACGTTTATCCATTTGTTCACCGGGTCTACTCTGGTGAGTAAGTCTTTGAAGTTCCATGTCGAGCCGTCAAAGCCCGCCATGTTAAACATCAAAAAGTATTCTCGTTCGATCGGTGTCTTAATATAACGTCCCATAAACTGGAAGACGTTTATGTACCCAACGTCCGGGGAGACCTGCGTCAGCTGCAATTGAAACTGACGAGCCACCCCAGGGTTAGAGTACATCTCTTTAATGGCGTAACGCGCTAAGGGGCTGCTGTAGTTATTGGCTGTCATAAAGACCCCTTGGACGTGTGATAGTTAAAGAATGATAGGGTAAGAGTTAGTGATGGTCATCAATAACGAACGGTTACCTTTCTCATTGTACTTAGGATCCAGTTGCATTCCTAATGGTGTTTTGCCGTAAGCGTTTTTGTTAGCCACGGTTGCCGCACACATCCCGATTAATAGAGGGGGGTGTTCTAGACCCGCACCAACAATCTGTTTACCTGTTGCCGAATACCAGATGCGTTGACCCAACGCAACCAAGTCTTTCAACTTAAGGTTCTTCAGTTTGAACATACCCGGGTAGTTAACCAAAGTCTCATGCAGCTGAGGAAGTGTATTGATGTAACCAATTTGTTCTAGCACTTCAAGACTGCGGTTACGAGGGATACCCATCGCTTGTTGACACATGTTTTGTGTAACAAAGATTAAGTCACCTTCATCTTTATTAATGAGACAGTTGTAGTAGTGCATTAGGATGACGTAAACGCTCAGTGCTTTCTCTTCTTCTAAACCTGCGGTACGAACGATCTGACTACCCCAAGCTCGGGAGACAGCTCGACCCACTACAGAAGAAGTAGAACGAATGGTACTCAGGTTACCTTCGATGACGTCTTGTTGTACGAAAGCAGTAACCAACAAAGCAGTGCGCTCAGAGTTGTTGGTCACCAGACCGTTTTTGTTTGTGTAGGGGCGATCATCCATTACCGTAATTGGTTTACGGTTTAGACCCACCATAGAGAGAGGGAAGTTAAGGAAAGGGATACCTTGACCATTATTGTGGTTAATAGCGTGCACACCATCGCCCATGTCTACCAAGTCTTTCATTAACGCTAAACGTTTCAGCGTAGAAGGGACGTGGTCTAGGTGTGCTAATGGTTTACCCACGTATGTGTCGTAAGCATTAGAAAACATGATAAACTCCGTATTGAATCCTATGTAGAAACTTACTTTCTACGTTTCAGTTATAAGACAGTGTTTCCTGTCATACGATTGATGGGAAGTGAGTTTTTTGATCAAAAAACTTGTAGTTAACAAACAATAACCAACGGAGTTATTTATGTCCTTTACAGCTATAGTTCCGGGACAAGTCCGTAACCAAGGTATCGGCGATGATTCACGTCCTATCGTGTCTCCTCAGCTCGCTTCCTACCCTTGTAACTTCCCAGTTATTAGTGCGGTTACTCCTAAAGGACCTCTCGGACAAAAGTACATCAACATGGGTGACTTGGGCGATCTCTACGGAGATATCCAAGATACTGATGGTCCGTACTACAACCCAATCGCAGCACTGATCCAAACTCTAGCTAGTGGTGGTCAGGCTTCACTAGGTATTCGTCGTCTAACAGCAAACAACCAAATTGCTCGCGTAGCAGTGGGTGTTAAAGTTACTGCTGGTGACATTCAACAATACCAACGTGATGCAGCTCAACAATTCGTCCTTGACGACAACGGAGCTCGTATTCCGGTAGAGTCGGGTGACGTAACTTTACCAGGTCGTAAAATCACTCCAATGCTACTTGATATCACTGATACTGAGTACAAAGGTCTGAAACCGATCACTGGTGAAGGTGCAGAAGGTGAACCTGGTTTCACTATCTACCCACTTTACGAACTGCCAGCAGGCATCGGTGATATCTACAACCGCATGGGTCACTATGCAGGTATCTCTGGTTCAGCGGACTTCTCTCGTATTGCTGAGTTTGTATCTCAGTTCGGTGTCTTCCCGTTCAACATGAAGTTGTACGAGAAATCAATCTACGGCACACCTGTGATTGCTAAGACATTGATCAACACAGAAGAAGTACAGTTCACTCTGTTTGATACTCGTGCTAACAACGTTCGCTACGGTGTTAAAGAAGCGATCGGTGCTTACACAGGTGCAACGGCTAACCGTCCAATGACTCCACGCGCTGCTCCGTTCTACGAAGCTCACGTTTACCATGAGTCTATCGAAGCGCTTTGTAAAGACCTATTCAGCGTTGAAGAAGTGGCTAAACCTGATAACTTGGTTTACTTGGAAGGTGTTAAGCCTTACAAACAAATCAACCCGCTAACAGCTGTTAACCACGAAGGTATCCCTTACTACGCAATCGAAGTAGATGCGCCTACTCGTTTGTTCAACATGGGTGCTCAGCTAGACGCTACAGGTGGTATCTCTCCATTCCTTACTAAAGATCGCACAGTCCCAGAAGGTGTAACACTTTCTCGTTCTTACAACTTCGATCCAGAACAAGGTCCGGTAGAAGAACTGAACCGTAAGGATGCGTGGCAGGTAACTCAAGCGTTGTATCTTGAAGATATCATGAAGTACCGCAAGTCTCTAGAGCTCTTGGACTGGACGCGTAACCGTCAATCTATCATCTTTGAAGTTGGCTTCAACTCAGAGATTGTTGACGAACTAATCCAACTCCTTGCGTCTCGTAAAGACCACGTTGCGATCTTTGCTTCAGCGGAATGGCTTAAAGAAGCAACCATTGAAGAACACTACTCTCGTCAAACGTACATCACTAACCGTCTTCGTCTGATCCCTGAATCAGAGAAATACGGCACTCCTGCATGTCGTGCGATGATTGCAATGTGGGAAATGGCTAAGATCAACGAAGAGTCTGGTGAGCGTTTCTCTCACGTGTTGGATCTTGCTTACGCCATGGCATTGTTCGGTGGTAACTCTCAAGGTCAGTTGCTAAAAGCGAATTCTCCAGATCACGCTAACAACCGTCTACTACGTACAATGTACGACCCAACAGTAGACCTGGAAGCGGATCCTAACGCAGCAAACAACTTCGACAGTGGTGCGTGTACCTTACGTCCGTACAACCAAGAACAACTTTACCGTCCTGCACTTCCAACTATTTACCCTCACCATGATTCAGTTCTTAAGGACTGGACTACAGTGTTCACTGCGGTAAACGTTGAGAAGATCATCGCAGATACGTGGACGTTGGTTTCTGGTGACACCACCATCACGGCAGAAGAATACGCGGCGATCGTTAAAGATCGTGCTGAAACTAAATGTCGTGAAAACCTAGGAACAATGTTCGAAGATCTAGTGGTTGAACCTACGTACAACGAAGGTGCTGCGGATTCTCGTTCTGTTCTTTACGTAACAGGTTATGTTGCTTTCCGTAAAGGTAAGTACATGATGGATATGTCTCTCGTTGCTCGCAACGAGCAAGACTTGGCAGCTGAGGGGTAATCTAGATGGCAGCTTCTAACCAGCCGCATCGCGGCAATAAGACTATTCTGTCTAACTCGTCTGCCTTCTTTGCCAACACCGACAAAGGCGATCGCGCTACGTTGGACGGCACTCAAGGTGGTCAATACGGTTTTGCACCGGATTCCTACGCTTACGTTAGTGAACATCCACATATTGACCAACAAGGTTGGTGTTTCGTGATGTCCACTCCTGCGCTATTCAGTCGTCTACCTGCGGGTAACTATCTGCATGCGTTGGCTAAAGCGTGGTTTGAAACACGCGCCCGTACATGGCAAGGTCCAACAGACCGTACTGAACTAGAGTTCGGTGACGTTCGTTGGTCTGGTCGTACGTTGAGCGTACCTACTGGTGGTACTCGTACCCTAGGCCCTATCTCATTCCAAGGTAACGACGTCGTAGGTGAGGTCTTCACTAACCTACACTCTATCTGGGTGAAGTGGTGTGGTCACGATACTGACATCGGTGCTCCGCGTGCTGTTGTTCTGAGTGAGCCGGGTGACCTGCTTATCGATGAACGTTCTGCGACACTACTGATGTTCAACACCACAGAAAACATGCGTGACATCGCTCACGCAGCAATGACTCTAGCAGTCATGCCTCGTTCTACTGTAGAAGTGGGCATTCGTCGTAACAAAGACGAAGCTGGTCAAATCCGTGAGATCAACATGGAATACACAGGTTTGACAGAGTTCGATACTTTGGCGGTACGTGAAGTTGCCCGTACTTTCTTGAAGAAACTGCCGTTGTATAACAACATCGGTTCCAGCATTCCGTCTGGCTTTAAAGATCGTACAGCTGTGCTTGAGTCTCTTCGTGATACTGGTATCATGGAACAGATGAAAGACCGCGCTTCTAAAGTGAAGAACAAAAACGTGATGGTTTAATAACCTAAACGAAAAAAAAATAAACTGAAAGGTTCCTCCTACTACCCAATGGGTAGTAGGAGGTTTTCTGCATTCTGTTTATTTTAAGCGAGTCAGTGCTCGTTGTTCTTCAGTGATGTTCGTATAGAAATCGTCCAATGTTTTCACCTGACCGACCTGCTCACCTTTTAGGAATCGAGCTAAATGACGAGCATGTGAATAAATGGTAACTTCTTTACTAAGCTTAGAAGAAAGCTCTTTAGCAATCTCCAGAGCTTGCAAGGAATCAACCACATGAACAATCACACTTGAATAAATAGTCAAGTTAATTTCAATATGGAGTTCTGTGTTGAACTCAGTTGGACGTTCTTCTGTAAGTTGAATAACATCGTTTTTGATCTTCTTTTCTACATCCCATTTACTGATATAGATAGTGTGTTCACCAACGCTTGCTTTCACAAGGTCCATGTAGTTGATCCCATTGTAGATGAAGTTTTCCATGACAGGTTCCTTTTAAAGATTTATGAGAATAGGTTTCCAATGATAGTAGTAAGTGCAACACTACCTACGGTTTCCCAGATAGCGTTTTCACGAGCACTTAGACGACGGGTGTCTCTTTCTGAAGTGTTCATGACTGCCATTGTTGTGCCGGCTGCGGTACAAGCAAGTTTACCTACTGGAAGTTCCTCATTCATCGCAATTGAAACACCACCAATGGCTAGACCAGTGACAGCTTTAATTACACGAAGTTCATTTACGGTAGCTTTTTCTTTTAGAAAGTCCATGGTGATATTCCTTATTAAAGGTTAATGAAAGATAGTTTACTTAACACCTAGGTTATATAGACTTGAGATCAACTGTATGTCAAATACCGATATAGAGACAAGTCCGTTCTCCGGTTGGGTACTCACCATACATAACACTCAAGTGACGCTCCTCCCCAATGATGAGATGTTCTTCTTCCCCAATCCGACATTGGAATAAATCCACTTCCGTTCGAATGAAGTAATCGTACTCAGAACCATCAACTTTAAACACATCGGTAACATAACCTTCCACAATGAATATCTGGTAATTGACCGCACACCAAATTATGAACAACGACAGTGCAGTGATCAGGGAAGCAGAAACAGCTCGACACACCCAACTAGTACTGGTTTTCATTACACGTCCTCAGCAGGTTTCAAATTAATACAACTGTATTCACCGTTATCCATCATCTCATAAGTCATGCTGACGTAATTAGTTCCACCTAACAGCCCGTACTCTTTTTCTCTTAAGACACATGAGACGATCTTTCTGTCCATTAGGACTTCTATCTCGTAACGTACAAAGGAACGGCTTTCTGGCTCGATAAGTTTGGAATCTCCGACGGTTGGGAAGTTGATAGTATCGATCTGATGCACTTCCTCACGGATATTGACAATCTCACCTTCTGATTCATAAGTGCTAGGGATTAGACTCATAATTGCATGATAACCAATCGCTAACAATACCGCTATAACAAGAATCTTCAAGTTTTCCTTTTTAAACATCTTAGTTGTTCCTTCTAACGTAATAATAAAAGTGGTGGATGTTGTTCAGACTATTCGTTCCAACCGCATTAATCTTTAGAGGTGGTCTTCGAACTTCAGTAGGTAGGAAGTCATAATCAAAACATTGTTCCCAATCACACTGTATTGCAAGTGCAGGTGGTGGTGATAAAGTAGCGGCCACCACAGCCGCTATTGCTAGTTTATTCATAGAGTCTCCTTACATACGATGTTATTCCTCGCTGTCGTCCGGAGCTCTGTTTAACCACGCTTCTCGGTCGTTAGTGTAGTTCACGTTACCCTCGTTATCTTCGACAGCAAAGAGCACACGCTTAGGGTCATCTTCCAGCTTATCCGGTGAACCCAATGTAAGCACTCTTTTAGGATCAAAGACTTCCCCGTCCTTTATTCTTTTGCAAGCCTCGTCGATTACCTTCCAGTGATGACATGTCAAGTTCAAAAGACCTGGGGCTTCAGACCGTGCATTCATGTAATGTTGATAACAAGCATCATCGTACATTTTGACGTTAGCAGAACAACCACGAGGGAAACTAGACTGTTGGTGTTTCTCATTCAAGTGCTGTGCTGCGTCTTCCAGTATTTTATCCACTTCCTCCGAAACCTCTAGGGGTCCCACAGGAGACTTCACTTCCATAGAAGCACTTAACTCGAGACCAGTGCTGGCACATACACCCCAAAGGTTGTCCCGCTTAAACCCCACTTCACCACCTGTACAGATGTCACTTAATCGACCCATCGCTTGAACATTAGGGGAGTCAAAGACATCGTCACCAAAGCAGCTCACCATTACTTCTTCGTAAGGTGGGTAAGTGGTTTTAATCACTTTCTTCACCCAATCTTCATATTTGACGACATCCAGTTCTACCGCCCAATCTTCCGGATAGGGAGTGAACTCTGCCATCCAACCTATCATGTATGTCTTCCATTCCACGTTACGGAACTTCCATGCTCGAAGGCGGTAACGTTTAACTTTATGACGGTACTTGCCTAGGGTATGGTGGTAGAACTTACGAGTCGCTTTCTTATCATAAGTGGAACGGTCTTCAAAAGCCTCTATCATCTCCCAGTAAAACTTAGGTTGACTGATTCCTAGACGTTCTGTAACGTACTCTACCCAAGCTATGATAGTTGGGTCAGGGTTCACCATCGCACACTCTCCGAATGCCCAGTCGTCTAAAGAACTGCGACAACGAGCTTCTTCCATCCGCCACACTTTAGACGGATGCATTGGATAACCGACAGGGAACAACGTATCGTAGTAGATGCCATCGTACTCAAAGAAACAATGATGTGGATGAGACTTCAAGTTCACCGTGATGTCATACTTCTCTTTTAAGATATGTTGTGCGAATGTTGCTACTGCGTAACATTGTCCGGTGTTCAGATACTTCACCGCCTTGTGATGTTGTAGATTAGCGACAATTGAAAATGAATCGACCAGTTGGTACATTAATTCTTTAATTTGTTTACTCATTTGTTTTCTCCAGTTCTAAAACTTTAGTTAAATATCCGCTAAGTTTCTTACCACTTGATTTGATCTCTTCAATAGACATCCAATCTTGGTAAGGGTGTTTGGTTGGTTCCATGTTTTGAGGTTCTTCGTTTAATACCACTTCGTATAGAGCTTGATCGACAACACCTAAACCTTCGTAGGTTTGTCGCCACTTAGCTAAACGCGCACCTATCCAGAGTTTACTTACTCCCAGTTCCTCTTTTAATTCCCGGGCCAACCCAACTACGTCACGTTCGTTTTCATCCAGTTTACCACTAGGTATGGTCAGTCCGCCAATCTTTTTATGACCTTGGATTAACAACTTACCTTCCGCATTTTTAATTAACGCACCTACTGTGAACAACATTCTTAATTACCTAGATTCTTATCTTTAACTTTAACAACATGAACATGTTCGGTATCGAAAGCGGCTGAGACTTGATACTCCACATCTATATCCATGACTTCTAAACGATTTTGTTCTTCCACACTACTACTGATGGTAATGGGTTTAGGGTCACCAAAATCACAACCTTCAGTTCCCATAGGTTTTACACCATAGTGTCCACACACATGATGGACGACCATATAGATATCTTCATCCCAAGGTTCCAAACGAAAATAATCCAAAGGTGATACTTCATTTCGATGTTTGCTTGACACACCATAAAACGGTAGACTTAACACATTACCACCATTAAAGTTAAGCGTGTCGTAAACTTTCCCCTCATATATCAAAAACGTGTGATGTGGCGAACTTTGTATTTCTACTGTAAAGTCAAACGCGTGTCTGAGCACATACGCTGTTAATTGAGCTATCCAGATGCAATCCCCGTTATTGGCTTCTAATAAGGTTTCCTCCCATACCTCGTTTCCGAGGTATGAGTGGTACGCCTTAATCACATCCAGTAACACCAACTTAATGGTGTTTTCTTTCATGACTATTCCTCTTCGATTTTCTCTTCCTCGATCTCTTCCGGAAGTTCGTGACCACTTAACCCATAAAGGGTGTGTTTATAACGCTTTACTAAGTTCTCACGGTCTTCTTGCGTAATCTTAGGAAGTTCACTAAAAACCATATCCTTCCCGGCTAATAAATACTGGAAGTTTCCACCTACCGTTTCATCGACCCCAGACAACATCACTAATTTAAAGGTTGTGGCGAGTTCTTGACCCGTCACTCCTTTATCATTAAAGATCATTTTGGTTAAGACACGAAACGGACCCGACCCACTACCTATGACCGCGTAGTTGGTTAACTTGGTGATCTCCAGAGTTCGACCATCGAACATCACAGTAAAGAATTTTTCACCGACACGGAACATGACCTTTAGACTAATGTCGATATTTAAGTTAAAGTTAATCAAAGACATAGTGTATACACCCGGGATGAATTTCTCCAAACCAAATAATGATAACATGTCTGTAGGGTCTAACTTAAGCATCTCTACCGCGTTAGTATTTCCGGCAACTCCCATGAAGTCCGGTAAATGTTCTACTCCTTCGTCGTCCACATAAGGAGGGGTCAGGTTAGGTGCCGGCATGATCTTTAGATGATCTCTTGTGGCGACTTTAGGGCGACGTTCTAATTCATCAGCACAACTCACTGCTTTGGAATCAGCCATCATGTCGCCTAAAAATCCAACAACTAAAGTCATACTAATTCTCCTAGTTTTTCGTCCAGTGCCGCAACCCAACCATCTAACACTTTTGGTTCTGGATTCATGGACATAACAACACTTAAATCTCGGTCAGTAGAATAAACCTTAGCTAACTTAGGTGTTTCTTTTCTGAGACTAGCTAACATTCCCCATTGCAGGCTTTGGGTACTATCTATAACCCCAACAACTTCACTTGCAATTGGTATACCTTTTTCTTCATCACTATCGATTAAAAAGGCACTGCCATCACTGACGTCATAAAACTTGATCTCCAAATTTCGGTCATTGAGTTTTAAGTTAACCAAAGTACCTTTGTCAGTCAATCCAGCCCATTGGTGTTCTCCCATATTGCTGTGAACCATGAGTGGATGGCGAAGTGGGTACATGCCCTCTTCTAATTTGTCGACTTGGTACAACCACATGATGTCGTAAAATTCATTAGAAGAGAAATCCTTCCCTTCGGCATCGTCGTAAGCTGCACCATAGAGAACGTACTCCAGGGTACCTTCTTCACGTTCAATAGGGAAGTCTTTACTCCAAACCGGACGGGCGGCAGAAGTGGTCATGCACCAAAACGAACCGCGTTCAGTAACCGCAGTCACCATCAAGCCACTTCTATCTATGCTAATGATGGACATTACTTAATCCTCTTTCTTTTCTTCAACAGGTAACGTGAGATTAGCCTTGGTGTACAGATTCTTACGATAATCCTCAACGAGTTTCTTTTTAGCCTTATCACTAAGATGAGGTGTTTTAGCTGTTATGTCGGTGGAGCCTTTATTCACCACCCATAAGTCCCCACCGATAGTTTCGTCTATACCCGATAACAATAAAAAGTTTAGCGCAACGAACTTCTTATTTAGCGAAGGATTAACCGTACCGAACAGGACCTTCAACACATAGTCGTACAGACCACACACACTACCGATCATCCCAGTGTCTTTTAATTCCCCGATATGGAGTTTGTTCCCACTGTACTCTACTCGGAAGCATTGTTCTTCCACTCGGAATAAGAACCAACTTTCACGGTTACCGTTGACTTGCAAATTGCAGGTTTGGAGGTCGTAATCGCCAGGGACAAAGTTGGTCAAACCGAACGGAGCTAACAAATCGCTTAAGAATAACGACACCACCTTAATGCCGAAAGTTGAACCTGCGGAACCCATGAGGTCTGGACTCTTCAAAGTCCCACTGCCGTCATCAAACTTAGGTGTGTCGTGAGGGACAGGACAAACTTTTAAATAAGATTTAGAAGAATTTCGGCCTCGGTGGTCGGCCTCCAACTCAGCCCCATGACGACTTAATGAGTCAGCCATGAAGGTCCCTTTATGAAAAACAACAATAGTCATTACAACCCCTCCAATTCTTTTTCAAACTTACCCACCCATTCTTCAATAAGACCTTCGGAGTAACTAACCGTGTGTATCGTGACAGAGTCATTCTCTCGAAAATAAGTTTTCAACATCTTAGGAACCTCGGGACGCATGTTAAGCAACATTCCCCAGACCAAAGTTTCCTCGGCGGAGAAAATACCAAAGGCTTCAGCCACACGAGTACCTTCGTTATTCGCATCAACAAAGTAATTCCCTTCCGTTCCATAGTCCTCTATGGTTAAGGTGGAGTCAGACAGACTTATTGAAATGATACGACCCTTTTCAGTGATACCATACCAATAAGTTAAATCCGCTTGATAGAAATAACACGAGGGAGCACTCATTTTGTACACACCCTCTTTTAGTTCATCCAACCCAAAAGCTTTAGCAACGTCTAACATGTCACTGCTGGCAAGTTCCATAGGGTTTGAATAAAGGATACGGTTACCAAACATGACTCGTTCAGGTTCACCTTCTTCTGGACAGTATTTTAACTTGTCTCTCCATACTGGTTTTCCTCCCCTATTTTCACAGGTCCAAAAATTACCACGGTCAGAAGTAAATTGAACACGGATGTGGTTGGGGTCCGCTTGCAGATAGTAATCTTTCATCATTTAACTCCATGAATAGAAGTGAGTCGGTTCGTCGGCACGGTAAGCTTCAATCCAACTCATGAAAATTTGAGAAACTTTATTAGCACTAGGTTTCGTGTAAATGTCACGACGGACAAAGAAAGTAACCACGTTCAGAGGGTCCTTATTGTTAGCAAGAGATCGCTTTCTCGCAAACTTCATTTCGACCACATTGGGTTCGTCAAAAGTAACCGTGAGCAGTTGATACAACTTAAGAAGTTTTTCAAACGCTTCCAAACCATAAACCATTTGGATGTGGTATACTACATTGTCGTTGGACTCATGTCCCTCACAACAAGACATTGTTCCCAAATAACGACATCGGTTTAATGATTGAATGACTTCACGACACGAAACGTCACAACGCTCCAGAATGGATTTTTCATTTCTTTGATAATGAATCTTTTCTGATTCAAACATCTTTGGTTCAGTTTGCATGGAAATATCCTTAATGAATTTTTAAAGTGCAAAAAGGAGTGAGTCCCGAAGGACTCACCTAATTCAATTAACTACACGGTAAACGGGTAGACGATTTTGTCGTGGTGTTTGTAGTCGATGAGTTTGAAGTCTTTAGGAGTTACCCAAGTACGGACGTCTTCCAGTGTTTTAATGTCTGGGTTAATCCACAACGTAGGAGCTTCTAAAGGTTCACGTTCCATTTCACCACGGAACAGATCAATTTGGTCTTCATACAAATGCACGTTAACCAGTTTATGATAAGACTCTTTGGCATGATGACCTGTAATCTGTGCCATCAGCGCATTGCTCAAGAAAACTTGAATCATGTTGCTAGACATTCCGAGTCCAAGATCACACGATCTTTGCGTTGAGTTCAAGTACATGTTGTCGTTTACCAGTGACCAGTGGTGGGAATACATGCAAGGACGTAAGCATCCTAAGTCAAACATCCCCGGATTCCAGAAGGTAAGAATCTCACCACGGTCATCCAGACCATCGCATAAGTCCGTATAGATCTTGTGCAGAATATCGATCTCACCAGAATGACGTAAGTCCAGAGTACCGTCATCCTTAATGCGTGCAGAACGATTCACAAACTCCATGATCGGCCAATGGTTAGCAACAGCGCCGTACACCACACCCATGTCATCTTCACCAAGACGGTTAGGGTTATTTAACCACGCTTTATTTTCGTTAGCATTAGCATCCCAAGACTTAGTCATCAAAGCACGGAAATCCGCTGCGTTCATTAACCCTTTCCAGTAACCCAACAACTCACCAACGCCTAAGTAGAAAGGTGATTGGCGAAGAGTGTTAGCGGGTACAGCACCTAGGTCGTTGTGATAAGTTAGGTCCGCGTTAATTACAGTAAGACAGTTTTTACCAGTGCGCTGGTTGTGAACCATCTCACCTTCATTAAGTACACGTTGACCCAGTTCTTTGAAGTTTGTATAAATCACTCTTTATCCCTTAAACCGTATCTTACGGTCATTGTTACGTTTACCCCACAACCCCATGTATTGCGTGTCTACATGTTCAACCGGTCGGATTAACCCAGTTCGGTTGTATTGTTCGGTGTAGGTGTTGACTAATGAATTTACGTTCTTACGTAAGAGGAGTCGATCAAACGTACGCCAGTCTTCGGCAAACAGTTCTAATCCACTACTAGGATAGCTATCCCAGTTATAACCTTCCGTACGACCAAATTTTTCTAACAAGTGGTTGTAGATTTCATTGGTCATTTGACGTTGAGTTAGTTCCTCCTTACAACGGAACAAGAAACAACGCATTACGTATAAAGGGAAGTTTGGCTTACCTCGATCAGCTAAAGCCACTAAAGTGCTAAGCTCCGTAGTAGGACCACCCTTATAACTACTACGATGTTCCAAACAACACAATCCTACTTGTGCTATTTGTTCTTCACTTAATTCTTTCCCACCAAACGAAGTCAATAGTTCTTCTGCTAAAATGGCGGACTCCACATGATGTGAAGCTCGATCCCAACGGCAGCCTAAATCGTGCATCAGACATCCGTAGTAGATGATTAGCATTTCTTTAGTGCCGTAGTATCCCTTCTTTATTCCTAGCTCCACCCCGAGCTTTACAACAGCTAACACGTGTTCTAGATTGTGTGCAGCGTCGTTCTTATTAATACTTGATGTGCAAAACCCAACAATAGGTTTATTAACAGTAATTCCAGCTTGTTCAGCTAACCATAAAAACCTGGCTTGATATTTGTCGATGCGTTCTTTCATAGTTGCTTCCTTAAGAAAACTAAGTCTCATAACACTTTGATAATATAGATTTAATAATTTTTAGTAAAAAAATAAAGTGTAAAGAACAGAGAGGTGGATGACCCACCTCCCTACATCAGCCTTTGTTTATAATTATTTATCTAGCACAACCGCACGACATTCTTTTCTGAATGAGAAAAGTTCATTAGCCGCCATCCTGTTGTCGTTGGGGAAAGAAGTAATCTCCTTACCGTCCTTATCAGTAAACCATATGGTTTCGTATTGTGCGAAGAAATGAGCGAAGTCACCGTAGTTCCATTCACCTGGAGTGAAGCCCATGTTCTGGGCTAAGTCGTAGTACGAATCATACCCATACAACTTACCCAGATCTTTCTCTTCATATATACGTCCATCCAGTATTAATTTAAATTTCCCTTCACCCTGGATAGGGTCACAAAAGAAACTCAATTCCAACGAGCGATTAACTTGATAATTGAACTGGTAGGTGAAAGCGTCCTTACCTGGATTGTACTCCCATTTTTGTGTGGAGGTTTGATCCAGTACAACGTAGTCCGCTGACACAGTCATGCTGATGCACATTAACAGTAAACAAGAGTATAGCTTTTTCATTATTGATTCCTTTTTAATACACTAAACACCAGCGCTTATTAAATAGCTAGACGAAGTGAACTCGCAAGATGTTCTTTTGCTGATTCACTGATCGAATAATCTTCATAACAAGTATGACTGATGACGGGTTTCTGGTGAGTCAACACCAACATCAAGTTAAAGAAATGATCACTGACTGAAGAACGTTCCTCTTCATTAAGTGAACTAAGGTGCTTAACTAAGTTCAAAGAGTCGCGTTCGAAGTTGTGAGTCAGGAACACCATTCTGTTCAACGAATCATAAGCCGGTTCAACAGAACTGCCCGGTTCACAACTTTCTTGCACGTCTAGTTGATACTCAGTTTTTAGATTATGATCATAAATACAGAAACTAGTTACACCACGCTTACGAGTGGCAGTAACACGGAAACGACTTTCTTCTTTATTGTCGAGCAGTTTCATAACGCACCATCCTGCTGAAACTACTAAGATCATAATAAGGTAAAGTGATTGGTAATGCTCAGGACCAAATACGAACCCGGCACTTAATAAAACGATAAACATAATTACAAAGATCATAATGTCCTTCCTAAAGCCTTTATACGTCGAGCTGCACGATAACCAACCTTGAAGTTGCTTTTGTCAGTTATACACATTCTCGACTGCTGACGATGGATTAGTGCAAATAGATCGTGAGTTATCAATAAACGTTCTTCTAGAGGTTCCACACCTTTATGTAAGGTGAGTCTCTTTCGAAGTTGTTTCATGATATCTGTGTAGAATTGTTTACCGGAATCGTAACCCAAGTGTATAGTGGATGGGTCACGTTCGGTGTCTAAATTCAAATCTAGTACATTTTCTAATCCGTTAGAAATTAAAACCAGAGTAAAGCTCTTGCTTGAATCCGAACACTCTAGGTTGAGTGTCAGTCTTCCTGCGGCTTCTTCTCTTCCCAAGGTGACGTAATAGAAATCACCGACTCCGTTGTATTGAGTTCCAAGGGCGTGTATTAACGCCCCTATCAACACTACAACGAGTAAACCCATCCACGCTAAAGTCATGCTGCTTGTTGTAACCACTTGTAGCTGACTTTACGAGGCTCGTCTTCTCCTGATCTTAGATTATAACTCAATGCATTGATCTTAGAGAACTCCTTAGTAGCGTTAGCAATAGAGTCATACATTTCAGGAGAATAGACTTGTGTTGCCATTTGAAGTTCTTTGTAATCGAACCCAAATAGCAGATCACGTAATAAACCCATATCAAACTTGACACGGTCTTCAGACATGGTTAGTTGTTGTTGCAAGCACATGTCGATGATTTGCTCACCCAATAAGTTAATGTCCAAGTAATGAGAGTCAGTGTTCACACCTCGGAATGTGTAGACACGTTTCCCGAAGTATTGTTGCATGTGAGGTTTAGCGTAAGCCGGACGTTGACGTCCTTCACGGAAACCAAAGATTTCCATTTCTTCCCCATCGATGCTTTTAACAAACTCTTCTACTTGTTCTCTTTTAGTTGGATAGAAGTGTGCTTCAAACCCCAGCTTAGGATTGACTTGGTTGGTAACTTCCACAAGGATGATACCGCGCTCACTACGGATGTTAAAAGTGAAAGCCTTATTAGGGTCGCGACGCAACCCATTGAAATATGTGTAGAGTGCAATAACGCTTAACGTGAAGATGATAGCCACGGCTGCGTGAAGTGATGTGAATTCCATAATTATCTCTCTTTTATTATCGGTGGTATTACATGCTGTCCAAGAAGTGTGCGTATTGTTTACGTACCGTCTCGAATTGATCTTTAGTTTGTTCGTTGAAGCGAGGGTCCACAGTATCGGTCATGATCATACGGATGATCTCAAGATCTTTGTAAAGGATGTGTTCTTTACCTTCACGTTCGATTTGGTTGTACTGTAAAGCTTCTAGAGCGCGCATGTGAGTCTCGTAAGGCTCACGTGGGTTTGTACCTAATGAAAGTACGTATGATTTGTTGTCGTTGTCATATACTAACTCAGTAGGGCGAGTACGGTCACGTACCACCATAAGAGTTAGTTCGTGGTCGTTTGTTTCAGTATTGTAAACTGCTACTGTAAAACGATCACCAGTATCGAACCAACGCATAAATAGTGATTCAACACCGTCTACGTTGTATTGACGGTAAACTACAATGCAAAGTACTAGAGCAAGAAGAGTGATTGGTAGAATAACTAATAGGTTCATGGACTTAATCCTTATTGAAAAGTTTGTTGAAATTATTTAAAGCTCGCCACCAAGTTCGAATAAACTTAATGAAGTAGTAGGCGACGAATAGAAAGAAAAATAGTTTAATCATGATAACCTCACTTGCTCTAAAAAGATAGGAGGGAGTTCCTCCTATCGAATTACTTTAGCGTTTAACAAGCAAGTTGCTTGGCATGCAAGTGACGTAGTTGTAATGTCATGAAGTTTGAGAGCATGTACTTACGGAGCTTACGCATGCTTGAAGCATGGCGGAACATGAAGTCTTCGTCCTCAAGGTTATCTGTCATGATTTTGTAAAGGAACTCACCAGCCGGACCACTCTCTCGAATGTCTTTAACGGTGAGCGATCGACGAAGATACTCAGTATCCGATAGTGAACGGGTGATTACTAATGTGTCACCGTCATATTGGAATTCTTCGTCATGCTGACTCAGCTTTAAGATAATGTGATGATCACCCTGTTTGGTTTTGAAAGTGAATGATACACGATTACCTAAAATGCTTGAACCGTACTCGTTTGGGTCGATACGGTTATGGTATGAATAAACAACCCATGCTACAAAAAGTAGCGCGATTACTGCGATAGTGATGTACATAAATATTTCCTTAGTAAAGGTTAATTGATAATGAATAACTCATTGCTATTCACTTAGACTATATAGATTTGAAAAAGACTGTATGTAAAAAAAATAATGAATGCAAATAGGACCCCTACTCCCGTGAAGGAGTAGAGGTCAGATGCTTAGCTAAACAACTTACGTGCTAAAGATTCATTTGACTCTCGTTGAGCCGCCAACCAGTCTGAAGCTTCTTCCGTGTGTTGGAAGTCAGTCATGGTTGTACTACCGCCATAAAGTGTGTCGTCACCAACTTCCATGCGGAGGTTATGTTGAGTGTTGAACGTTAGGCCCGGAAGGTTTAATGTACCTTCGGTCATGAAGTGTTCTTCATTCTCTTTATGCAGTTCGCGTGTGATTTCGGCGTTAGTTACTTCCACCGCACCACTTAGCTGGTTAAAGTAGTTAACGTGGTTTTGAATCGTGTCGCTAGTTACGCCCTCTGGCATCTCTAGTTTATCAGCATCAAAAACTACCACATTGGTCGCTTTATTGTATTCGTGATTTTTCTTTAGATTTTCAATAAGCGATTTTTGAAGATCAGAGTAGTTTGGTTGAGTTTCTTTAGACATGAGTAACCTCGATTACGATTAATGATAATAAAAGGGAATCAGTTAATGACCTATCCCTTGACGCTGTGGTCTTTCTTCACCTAAGTTATATAGGTTTAAAAATATTTAGCAATTACTGTAAAGTGGTAGGTTGAGCCACACGCACAGTAATAATGTCTTTAACCATCTCGAACGCATCTAGGTAATCTTTACCAGCTACAGTGTTTAGAGCTTCATTCCAGAACAAGTCACGTTGTTCATGCAGTTGTTCAATGAGTTCAGGTTCTAATGCACCCACCACCATTACATCAGCATATTCAGCGTCTGCTAGGCCGTGTTTACGAATACCATATTGGAATGTTAGTTTAGCAATCTCTTCTTTGGTCTCGTTCATCTCTAGGATGGATTCAACCATAGTTTGATCGTAACCTACTACCGTAGACATAATGGTTGCAAACGCTCGCTCAAAGGTAAGGTTGTTAACTGCCGCCAGACGAGAGATAGTAGAAGTAAAGCGATCATGTTTCTCAACAATCATGTCGTCACTGTAACCGTTCAACACTTTACCTTTGGCATCGAAAGCCAACTTTAATACTGCCGCTGAGAATGACTTCAAAGATTCTGTCTTCAAGTTACTGAATGCCACGCCTTCGATAAGGTGAGAACCTGTAGACTTATCACGGTAGTTGTCCCAAACAACACGACTGCCTTCTTGCAAGCCCTTGATGATCATGACTTCACCACGCACTGATGCCATAGTAGAAATGATAGCCAATTTTTGTGTGTACGATACGTGCATTTACGTGTTCCTTTTTGAATTAGAGTAGTTACCAATATATTAACCACCCAAGTAAAAATTTATTGAAAGCAAAGAAGAGGACGGGAAACCCCGCCCACTTAATAAAGTTTAGAACAGGGACATCGGGTTAACCGACTTAACGAGTTCACGCTTACCACCCACAATGTGATGGTTTTTCTTAAGCGTAGTTAACATGTCATTAAGTTGGTTAAATGATTCCATGCCTTCACGAGTGACGATTTTGTTCTTATCACCCAGAGCCGCTTCCATCATTTCGATAGACTCCGCCGCTGATATGGTAAGACCACGGTTTTCATCACGATGATTTAAGTCTTGCATTAAGGATTCTAAACCACCCACTTGGGAACCCCCAGTGCGATACTTAGTCGCTTCTGCAAAACCAGGTTCAGGCACCCAGTCTAAACCAGTCCAGTATTCAACTTCACGAACCACCGAACCAAATTGTTGAGGGGCAGTCACTGTACGAATACTAACGGCTGTCCCCATTTTTGGTGTGTCCAGGTTCTCTTTGAACAAGTGACCAAAAGGACCATGTGGCATAACTTCGATATCAAACGTCACGGGACCGTTCATAGTGCGTGGGTCGAACTTACTGAAGTCTGGATCGATGTTACCAATGCTCGCACACATGCGATCCATATCGATAGTTTTAAGTCGGTTGATCCACGTCATCAAATCAGTAATTTGAGTGCGAACGACTTTACCATCAATCTTCTCATAGAACCACTGCACAGGGTGGTTCATTTCCATGTAAGCTTCACCACGTTCAATACGGCGACGAAGATCACTACCGCTACCTACCGTATCACCTTGTTCTAAGCAAGACAGTAAGTATTGGTTCATTCGGTACGTAATACCTAAACGGTTTGGGATGTTAAAACCACCACCCGCAATTCGGTAATAACCGTCTGCGTTGGGTGTTAATACCCCTTTGTTTTCGGCCATCGCTAATTCGATGTTACCGTAAGTTAGTGTGTTACTCATCAGCAAAACCACCTTTGATAATTAATTCTTCTGCTGTCACTTTAGTATCTTTTTCCAATACTGCCATGATTAAGTTGTCTTGATCGTAACCACCTATCAAACGGTTGTAAGTGCCGTCAATCAGCAAGCTGCCGTTGTTGAGACCAACGGTAAGCGGAGGACGCCCTTCAACAATAGCCTTAGAGTAACGGTAAGCTTGATTAGGGTCATCCGGGTCTCGTTCATTTAAAGAGGTCAAGACACGGAATACCGATGGGGAGCTACCCACTACTCGTCCGGTGATTGTTTTAGCTCGGTCGAACATACTTCGAACCTTACTAGGGTCGGTGTACCACGGGAGTTTACTCAACCAAGAGAATTCACGATAGAAGAAGAAGTTTAAGTTTGCATCTTGGATACTGCTTAAACTCTTGAAGACCAAATCCCCTTCTTCAAATTCCATGGTTAAGTAACGTTGCCCACCTACATTTTCTTCACCCATGTTGCTCGGCATTAGTGTGAACTTGCTCTGCACAAAAGTGCTGAAGTACTGATCTGTCTTAGGGTCGACGAATCCGATAGCACCAATGGTTTCTACAACGTCAGTGACTGTAGCTAAACTGGACTCCACGAAACGTTGAGGGATGTACCCGACTAAGTGTCGGGTAGCAACAACGGAACCGTCCTCGAGGACTTTAAGGGCCTTACGGTTTAATAGCTGGTTACGGGTAAGTTTATTGGGTTCCATTTATCCCGTCCTTTTATTAAAGGTAACGACCTAGACACAGACGAACAATACACTCAGTCACTGCTTCAGCAAGCTTAGTGCGTTGTTGTTCCAGAGACATGTCTGTACTCACAACAGAACGTTCTAGGATGTCTGCTGCCAGAGCCATACCCAATTTACGAGCCACGGCGATAGCCAGTTGAGGACGTGCTAGGAACTCATCCACAGGAACGTTTTGGTTAACAACACGTTCTTTGTATTGAGCGACCCAAGTGTCAGCAACATCTTTCACCGAATCATACAGACGACGGTAAGGTAGATTACCACCTGTATCTTCAAGACGCTCGCTGAGTTCACCGTGTTTCTTCTGGAAGTTCACCACTGCGTTCTCAACCACTTGCTTAACGCGGGCTTCGGACTCAGAGATGATCTTAGATTTCACCATAGCGATGTATTCACGATAGATCGTTACGTAACCTTGAATGTCAGCTAAAGGAAGAGGAAGAGAACCTGCACCACCTTTATCGTAACAAGCTTTAGCGTAACCCACCAACACTTCAGACAACGTAGTGTCCGTTGATTCGAGTTCAGCGATTGCAGCGTCTGTCAAACCCACAGTCAAGTCACCAGAGATAGTACCGTACTCGTAAGGACGATCACCCATATCTACTTTCAACACAGGGAGCTTAAGTTTCGCTAACTCACGGTTGTTGTCACGAAGACGTTGTAAAGCGTAAGTCGTTACTGACAGAATTTGGTGGATGTAACCACGGTACTGGTCTAGTGTCATACGGTTGACACCTTCCAATACGTTTTCTTCTACGTCAAGACGAGAAGCAATGATGTGCGCTTGTGCTAAGTTGCTTGCATTCTTTCGAACACTACCAAGTTCAAAGACACCTTCGTTGACATCAAACAACAAACCCCAGTTACCACGAACGAAACACTCGTTGTAAATTTCAGTAGCACGTTCTAGCTCTACTTGAGCGTGTAAGTCTTCACTTGCCGTTTGTAGTAACTTAGCAACACCTTCTTCGTTTAGCTCTGGGAAACGGTCTGCCCATTGGTTCAGAGCCTTAGCTTCGAAGTTTTCGTAATCGAAAATAGGGTCCGGTGTTTTAGTTGGGAAGAAGTTAGAATCAAAGAACGGATGATCTAGTTCAACGTAACGGATGTACAGGTTGTTGTGCACAGCAGTAATTGCACTAGTTGGTGTATAGATGCGATGAACACCTTCACGAATCTCCGCATCCATAGGACGCAAGTAAGTACGGATTTGTGTGAACGCACGATTAACACCTTCAGCGATCATGTCGACTGATTGGTTTTGTAGTGGTGTGTGGTCGCTTGTAGTGCCAGTGCCAGCCGGTACTTCTTTGGCTAGGTTATCTGGCGTCAACGGAGTACCACCAGTACTTACTTCCACTAGAGCGTGGATAAAGTCAGCGGTGTTCTCTAAAAGAGACTGACCTTTTTCTTGACGAGCTAAAGCAATCGGAGCTGCTACCAAGACTGAGTTAGTGCTAATCATGATTACGCTTCCTCTTTGATCGCTTTAGAAACAATTTCAACAACCTTGGAATCTTCCACAGGAGGGAGAACTTCCAAACCAATTTTAGTTAACACACCACGTGCTACTTCTTGGATGTTTGCGATGACCAAAACATCCTCAACGTATTGTTCAGGGTTATTCATTAATGATACTCCGGTTCTTAGGTTTCATGCCTTCGTAATACATGCGGTAGATCGTTTCGGCGATCTCACCCACTAGAATATTGCCGTCTTTGTTTTTGTCCAAACCACGGTTTTGACGATAACCAACACTGCCTTCTTGGAATAAAACTTCGTCTAGAGCTTTACCCACGTAAGCCGGATAGAGAACGCTCAAGTAAAAGTCTTCTAGATTACGCATCGGTTTACGACGAGCACGCATGTCGAAGTAAGGCAACACACATTTCTCTAGTTGTTCGATTTGACCCATCTTACGGATTTCGTCTAACTTGAATCCTAGGTCTTGTGCGGCTGGTGCCATGAACTGTATTAGACCAAAGGCTTGACTACCTGCTGCGTTTTGAATAGAAGGGTCGAAAGTACGACCTGATTCAAATGCCATGATCGACATTACGTAGTCACCAACGTGGTGTTCGTAACCACGAGCTTCTACCCACTCTTTAACAATGCGAGTGAATTCAGGACAGACTCGTTCAGACCAAGCCAGATCTAAATCAGGTTGACCGTTAAAGCGACGGCTCGCCAGTACTAGGTTGTCTAGAGCTGCTTGACTACCTTTCCCCCAGATACCGTCCACACGACCGATGTAGAAGCCTGTTAGTTGAGCATTACGTTGGAATCCCTTCACTACGTCAATGGCTTTTGACCATGCCGGGATGTCCACTAGTTCTTCTTTACTTGCAACGACATTAAAAAGACCAAGGGCAGCCATACGGCTACCCTTACCCCAAATGCCGTCAATGCTGCTGTTGTACGTTCCAGCAATTAGACAACCTAACTGGATACGTTTTACAGCGCCAATTAACGCGAATGACATTTTTAATTACCTCGATAGATATCGATCATTTGTTTTGTTGAGTGAGTAACTAACTCGTTAGTTACCAGTTTGTCACGAAGACTAAGTACCATTCGGTTGAACAGAGATTTGAAAGAGAACAGGATTTGAATCTTGCGACCATCTTTCGTAAAGTACTCGTTCGGGAAGATGTTCCCAACCGTACCTTTCATCTGGTTACCAATAACGAACTTATCAACGGTGGAGGTTTCAATGAACTCTTCCACAAAGACTTCGATAGAGACTTGTCCCGGCTCAAGAGATTCACGCATACCACGGCTGCCTGCCACGTTACCTGTAACAATACCGTCACCAGTAATAGCTGCTGCACGTTTACGTAAGCGGTCGTGTTTAGCCACGAACTTACGTAATGGTTCTGACATGTCTTCTAAGTTACCGTTATAGCGAACATCGATCTTCACTACCTTACCATGGTGATTACTTTTCTCTTGACGAGTTCCCATGCGGTCCAGAACACCGAAATCATCTTCAGGATCTTCTTCTACACCAACCAAGGACGCATCCTCGATGTGACATAAAATCGTATCGTAGTCTACTTCATCACCAATATCCACGTGCATCTTCAGACCTTGGTCAAAGGCTAAGTAGAACTTATTACCCAAGATGTAGGATGTTTTGGTTTCTTCTGCAAACTCTTTAGAGATTTCGATTGAGTCTTCGAACGTGAACTGGTTCTCGATAAGTGCAATACGAGTCATCACACCACACTTCCAAACTACTTGGCGTGGGTTAGCGACATCACGTTGGAAGTAGACTTCATCCCAACCGAGAATCTCACCCGCTTTGAAAGTATCTCCAGCGATTAAATCCGTGACACGATTATGTCGGTGGACTTCACCTGCCGCGTCACCTAACTTGATACCCAATGGGTAGGTATCGATAGTCCCATCTTCGTATTCAAGTTTAATGCCTTCCGAAGTTACTTCTAAAACCTTGCCGTCTTGTTTAGCGGGTTTAGAGTAAAGTTCCGAAGTACGGTGAGCAACCACCAAGTCGTAAGGAGAACGCATGATGTTAGGTGTGTAGTTAACCGCACTGGTACCCTGTGAGTGCTGGACTCCTGAGAAGAGGGTTCGTTTAGGGTCATCTTTGTTTGCTCCCGGCATGAGGTTCATAGTAACTGAACCTAAACCAGCGTTACCCACATCACGACTCAAATCCACGTTACCACGGAAATCAGCAATCTTAGGGTTTGACGTAGTGTAAGTTACGTAACCTACTTTACTCGAGTCTTTACCGGCTTCAGAGATCACCCCTTTGTAAGTTGGTAACTGACCGCGAGTACGACGAACCATCGATACATCGTTACGACCGTTATTACCACCAAAGGTAACCGTTTCTTGCTCCTTCAACTCATGGGCAGGGTTAACTTCCTGTACCATGTCAACAGCCGTGTCTTTCAAACACGCTTCCATCATCACTGACTCAGGATTCAGGTCAAACGTAGCACGACCATCCATTGCCTTACTCCAATACTGGCGGGCAGACGATGTCATCTGGTGATAAATAGAACCAGCGAAAGATTCGTAACCAATGAAACGTTGCTCCTTGATCTCGACTTCATGTTCGTGCTGTTCAGTGCGTAGCATCTCCGTCGCTTCAATTAACAAGTAATCAAAACTGGTAGCGTGACCTAAACGTTTCAGTTCATCTCGTGTAATTGGGTCGATGAACATGTCGAACATGTTAGTCATCTCTTGGAAGTGAGATGGTTTGACTTTCGGGTTATCGATGGCGGTTACCCAGATACCTGGGTCGTTCATATCCACGCGGTTAAAGGAGTGTAAGTTATTTAACTTAGTCATCCCACCAAACACCAATGAGGTCATTGGGTCACGTCGATTGAATACCAGGGTTTCGTCAGCACAACGTAAAGCAAACTCATCTGCTTCTAACTTAACTCGAGTCCCACCCGGAATCACCTTAGGTTCAACCTTAAGGATCTTCAACAGTTCATCAAAACCAAAGTAGTAACTCAACACCACACCCATTGGGAAACGGTAACCATTAATGTTAACGTTCGCCGTATCCATCGGTGCTTTCTTAATATCGATACCTAAGTAAGCTTCAATAGGACCTAGGTCTTCTTTACCTGCTTTTAAGTTACCGTATTCGTCAATGGTTACTGGGGTCTTACCTTTGAAACCAATGACTGCTGAAGTTGGAGTGAGTTTCGATTCCAAAGCTGGATCACGTTTAATGATCTCTTTGACATCAAACACAAACTCAACGTCTTTAGTATTGATTCCTTTAAAGCGACGAGATAATGCGGTAAATGTGCGAGGAAGAGCAAACTGGTTACTGTAGGTGTTACCTACGAATAATTCAAAGTCATCCTTCAATGCACGTTTACGGACCTGTTTAGACAACCAGAGGTCATAATCGTCCGCAGCCATTTTAGAACGACTGATGATCAGTTTGCGACCATAGTAAGAGTTCAAACCAACTCGGTAGTCATCCATCTTACGAATAGGTAAGTCCATGCGTTGTAAAGCTTTGGTTCGCTTCTTACCGTCTACGGTAAATGTACCATCCTTATTAACACGAGCAATACGGAAGTAACGTGTAACCGGTTTACCGCCTACTGGATGGAACTGAACCTTAAACACGTCATACGTACCGTCAACGTTGTGCACGGTTTCTTGTTCAAAGTTGGTTACACAAATACCCGCTTGCTGTACTGCGATGATGGCATTCACCATGTCACGCATCATGAAGTGTTCTACGTAACCATTCTTCAAGTGAGTAACGGTAGACTGAAGATAAGACGGGTCTTGAACACCAACCATTTCTGGAGCCACTTTACTTGGCAAGTCGCGCAACAGTTTCTCGTCAATACGCATGAACTCTTCTAAAGTCTGACCATTCGGCATAGCGAGATCTTTATAGCGTTCCGCTTGACGTAGGAAAAAGTCTTGTTGAGACTTAGTCAACTGACCGTCACGCGCCTTTCGTTCAATAGCTCGGCGGATACCCGCCTCTGGGGATTCATCCACCATACGACTATGACTGGTTGGTTGGAGTACTTCTTCCGTCACGAACTCGCCGTCATCTATATCGTCGGTCCAGCTTTCGACAGTTTCTTGAGATCCAGTTGTTTCTGAATCTGATCCTGCACCACTTCCGCGTGGTTCTTCTCCTGACTGTCCAGGAAGTCCATCAACGTCAGTTTTACGTCCATTGAGAAAATCATTGAACAAATCAGAATCATCAGCAGAATCCAGGTCGGTAATCTCCTCACCAAGTTCTTCTTCTTCGGATTCATGTGACCCGATCGGTCCATCCCCGTTTTCTTTTGTACTAGCCTCTTTAGACGTTGTGTCATCGTCATGTTGTTCTACCTCCTCTACGTTAGCTTGAGCGATCATTCGCATGAACACTGCTAAAGTACGTTTCACAGCGTTTTGTCGCTGAGAGGTATTGTAATCGATTTGTTCTTCTCCGTCAACCTTTGTGACCTTGTTTAATTCATCTAACCAAGAACGCAATAAGCCAGGTTTTAAGATTACCGCTTTACCGTGTTTAGTGAACACGATGTTGAGACGTTCTAAGGCGTCGTCACTCAGGCGGTTGAACAAAGAGTATTCGTATTTACCACTCAGCCAAGCAAACCAGTCTAATAACCAGAAAGCCCCTGTGCGTTTTAAATCTCGAATAGCTTGGTCGTTAGGACCGGTGAATTCCAGTTCCCCTTCTTTATTCGTTTCAAAGCACTTTTCGTAATGACGGAAATACTCAGTAAACTTAGTAAAGATAGGGACTTGGTTAGGTAACTCCATACGGAAGAACAGTTGACGTTTATTGCCTTCCGCATTTTGATTAACTACGTCTAACAGACTTGCTAACTGGTTATAGCTCTTATCAAAGGCCAGGAAGCGGTTAGGGACGTAGTTCCACTTTAACACACCCAATGCGTTGTTAACAACAACAAGTTCCTTAGAACGCCCCATAGGGGTCTTAATGTTGCGTGCGTATTTGTAGCGATAGTGTCCGTTACGATATTTCTGAATTTGTTTGCGCTCATCCAGAGGAGCAGGTCTTGCTTTACCTGATTCAATCACGTAATGACTATCGAACCCGATGTTAACCACATCAGGATAGTTATTGATCAAAGGCTCGTGGTTACTAGGACCTAAGTCATTATTGTGTTTAGGGTAATAAAAGAGAATTGAATCACGTGGGAGTTCAATATCACTTAGGGAATGGAACGCAGGATTCGTTAAATCGTTTTTACGACGAAGCACGTACTCTTTGAAAAACAAAGGATACATTGCTTCTAATCCATCTACTACTTCACCTAAGTAAAAAGGTTGTTGGTCTTGCATGTTTACTCCAAGCCGCTAGTTAGAGCGCGTAATAAGAATTCGTGAGGCTCAACAATTGGTTCGTATAAGAACGACCCTGTACCAGTGATGTAGTAACTACGTTCACCCATACGTTTCAACGCTTGCTTAATCGAATCTTCTGCCTCAATACCATTACTGTTCAATTGGTCACCATCATACGGATATGTTCAGTGCGCCTTTGCACCCGGTAATTTAATACCTGCTCTGGGATTTCCCCAGATGCCCAGACTATATCTTCGCCATAGGTCTTAGACCCTTAGGCATCCCACACTTCCCCCAACATCGGCTAGGTGTTGGAGTACAGGCTGGCTAAGCCTTAGTCGTTGAACTTTCCCCGTACCCGAAGGTCCTTAGGGGAGTAGCTGCTAGATCACCCATTATTAGAGCCCTTAGTGTTATTGTTTAACTTAGGCTATCTGCTGTGTTATTTCTGCCTTTCGGCACCGTCAGATCGTTTTGTGAACCCTTTCAGGTCATCTTGTGGTCTCAGCAGCTTTAGGGACTCCCAGCAATTCACGGGAATACGCATTAGGACTTTCGTGCCTAATGGGACTTGAATTAGTTCAAGGTTTTAATTAAATAACGTTGTTTATACTTTCTCTTTTCTCGAACTACGAAGGTAATAGTTCTAGAATTTATATCAGGGATGATTTGGATTAATTCTTTTTTACCATAACAGATGTGGGTTTTATTTTTTGCAAGGTCCTGTATTTCATAGACCTTTGTCGTGGGTTGCAACCCCCTACGATAAATTTCTTTGTCGTAGTCGGTAGGTGTGTTCCATGAGTCACCCGGTTTTCTAAAGATATGCCACTGCACAATTCCGGAAGTCTTGTTCTCCAAAACCTTTCGTATCGTTCCTCTCCCCCCACCGTTATTTTTTATAAACTCGTCGACGTTTCGCCATTTAAAAACTTCACCGGTTTTTAAATTCATGCTTTCAAAGTTAGTGTACTTAACTTTCTTTAAATCTAACAATTCTTCAAAGGTTGTGTTATCGGAAGTCGCCTTGATAACGTACCTCCCTTTATAAGTCTTATTAGGGGTATTGAAAGCGTTTATTACACAAGTGGGATTTACTCCTAACACGTTTGCAAAGTTAGAAAGACTCGGATAAGAAGATGAGTTTTTTGTTAACTTATCATAAACATCAACAGAAATAACCTGTTTATTATTTCCATCCTTATACGCACCTTTCATCATATTCTCATATGGGGTCAACCATTGCAGGTTAAGTTGGGAGAAATCTTGTTTGTCACCATTTTTGTGATCGACGTGCATGTTTGGGTAATCTTCAGGTGGGTCGCAGAATGTCAACCCTATTAAACGGTGTGTCAATAACCTATTATCTTTATTAACAACATCACATCTCGTAAAAGGGTAAAAATTAGAATTATCTTCACCTTCCTTACCAAGATAGGGTAAACGGTACCGATCTTTCTTAAGCTGGTAAACTTCACCTTTAGAGTTAATGACATTTAACTCTTCCCCAGGGATAAAGTAAAAACCCTTTATACTTGGGTGTTCTATTTTTTCTTTATAGTACGGAAAAAGGTTAGTGGGGGTAAAGTTCAGTTTATCTTTGTCTTTAAAGACAACTTTCATCTTATCCCAGTACTCTCTAGGTAAATAACACCTATTCCAATATTCCATGATTGCTTTACCTAAAAACACCTTCACACCTGATTCAATGAAAAAGGTTCCTTCGGAAAGGTCTTCAAATAAAACCACTTCTTTATTTTCACGATATAAATTCAAATCATCTTTTAAAGTATATTCACGCGCATTAAATTTAAAATTCACTTCCATTACCAGCTCCTTATTTTAACGTTTGTTATAAAATAAGTTAGGTAAGGACTTGACACTAATTCCTTAATCGCCACCTAGGCGTTCTAGCCGGGAACCATCGACCGACATTGCATCGAAGTAACTCGGACGACCTGTCAGTATTGGGTAGTTGTTTAGACGTTTGTCTTCTTCCCAGAACTCATCCAGAAGAACACGAGGTTTGGACTGAATCGTAGTACGGAGATTGATCTTAGAAGGATAGATAGAACCCACACCAGTAATCGGGTAACGAGTGATTTGACTCATTCTCGATTCGATCAAGTTACCGCAACTGATGTAGAACAACTCCATGTAAGTTAAAGGACGGAGATGTTTAGGATCGCGATCACCAATTTCGGATTTATCACCAACAATCTTAACCGTTTCACCGTCATCATAAATGAGACCCATGTAGAGTCCTTCAATCATGATCGGTTTAGCTCGCAGGTGACTGTCTTTGAATCCGTTAAATAAACGGGTTAATCCTTCAGGAGTCATCCATTTGTCAACAATCTTAGTGTCGACTTCTTTGTACTCGTATTCGAAGGTTTTCGGGTTAACCAACTTAGCAAGGTTGGAACCAATAGTGAAGACGTTTTGCACCCAACCATTTAACATCCCATAACGACATGTGTACTGGAACTCCAGCATGGCTTGATACAAACCGATGTCCGTGGTATTAACGTCGACGTTATTCGGAGCATCTGCATCTTCCACCGATACGTGGCGAGCTGAGATGACGTTACGAGTACCACCAACCACACCACGAGTTGCGACACGTTTCTGCCAGAAACCCGTCTTACCTTTCATCAACCCTTGGATGTAAGTGTCGATGTCATTGAAGTTGGACTGAGCGCCCCAACGTAAGTTATCGTAAACAGGAGAGTTCTCTTCACCATCCCCGACTACCACAGCTTTGGTACGGAATAACAGTTTACGGTAGTATTCGTTAATCTCTGGCTCGATAGTACGATCATCCGGAGAGAACTGCACGTCACGTAAACCTGCCGGGATAACGATCACTTTATTGCAGAGTGCTTGAGGGCGATAAGTGTGGAACAGTTCGATCTTCTTTTTACGACGGAAAGATTCCGTTAACTTCGGCTCTAACTCATTGAAGTATTGCATGAAGAAACTATAACCGGTCTCTCCGTCCAACAAGTTGGATTTTATGAAGTCTTTAGTCTCGCTATCCCAGACGGCGTATTCCGTCCCTTTGATTATACCCAAGTATAAAGATTTGAGTGTAATCATGGCTTTGAAATACGTAGGGTTAAAGATAGGTAGTTTAACGTCAATGTAAGATAACTTACGATCACGTTCCGCACTACCAACACGTCCGAAGGTTTCTACCGAATATAACCCGTCTGGGTGCAGACTGGTAGAAGAACCCTCGTTTACATCCGCTGAGGACACGGGTCTCATCAGCGACCAAGCGATCTTGCTTGGGTTTAATAAAGAAACGTTAGTCGGTTTCATAATACACCATGAGGTTTCAAAATGGCAAGTGAATCAGATTATGATTGGGGAGATGATTTCCTTGATGGAGATATGGATTTTGACTTTGATTTTGACGGGAATAAAGATCAAGGATTCTTAAAGTCAGTCTCCAAAGGATTTCTCTCTGCCCTAAAATCTAATACCGTCGGAGATACCGACACGAAAATTAAAACATTAAGACGTATCCTTCCTAGTTCTTTTGGTACAACCTTTGACTTCTACCGTGAACTGGATCGTAAGAAGCAAGAAGCATTTAAAGAGTTTAAAGAGAACAGCGCCGATCTCATGGGAGATCTGGCTTTTCTTTCTGGTTCTTTAAGTGAGTCGTTGCGTGATCGTCTACCCAATAAAATCGTTGACGGACTCGAAGAGTTCAGTAAAAAAGATTTTAGTGATTGGGAAAAGACCGGAGAGTTCCGTGAAGAACAACTCCGCATGGAAGATGTCGAAGAAGACGCTCAACAGCGTATGTTGGAGGTGTTAGAACAACAAGCTGTGGTGAACGTAGAATCCACGGACGCCATCACTCGAGTAATGAGTAGCGTTGGTTCTAAGCAATTGTCGGCAGGGTTACAGAACAACGAACAGTTGTTTGAAGTGAATGCTAACCTACAACGTCTGTACCAATACCAGATGAAGGTCCATGGTCAGCGTGAGGCAATGAAGCTAAACTTGATGACACGTCAATACTTAACTAATGCTAAGTATTACAAATTCATGGAAGCTTCTCAACACCGTATTATTAAAGAGATCAAAGACGTTGTTAAAAACACGGCAATGTCTGATTTCGAAAAGACGTCGGTACTGCAAGCCAGTAAAGGTCGTTTACGTGATAACATCCTTAAGTCGACGTTCTCTAGAGCAGGTGGTTTTGGTGAAGCGTTAGGGAACATCATCAGTAAAGATGGTATTAACGACTCTTTGTCTATCATGACACAATTGGTTGGGGATGTGCGTTTCGCTTCTGAGATGTCTGCTGACGCCGGCGTGACCCCAGGGGAGATCATTGGTTCGATGCTTGGTCAGTTTGTTGTAGACCGAGGACCAGAGTTCTTTGAAACAAAAGCAGGTCGTGACTTAATCGCTAAGGTGCGCACCAAGTACCCAGATCAAGCTAAGCTTTTCGACAAGACTCAAAAAGAATTACGTCAGTTCGGTGATTTGCTTTCTTACTCCACTAAAGCGATGGGATCAGTGATGGGTCGTCATTATCAGGAAACTGGTATGATGGACCAACCTCATATGACTTATGAGGAATACTTAGAAGAACTTCCACCTAATGCTAAGCCGATGCCTAAGTTATTATGGCAAGCGGTCCGTAAAGCCACTGGCGCGGCAGGTAGTGCGTTTAACTTAGTTGGGGAGAACTATCAAGAATCTCAAGGTAGTGTTTACCAGATTAAAGAGAAGTCTCTTAAAGACCTTAAGAACAACTCGGTTTGGTCAGTTCATGATTCTCGTAGCTTGACTGAAGAAATCCCTGCACTACTTAGTGAAATCCATCACTCTATTGAGAAGATTCGTACAGGTTCAGATGACGTGCCAAGATTACGTTACGATTACCGTACTTCAAGGGTGACAACCACTGATCGTTTGAATCAACAAATCCAACGCATGATCACTCCTGAATGGGAGTTAAACACTTATGCTGACGCAGCCAAGTCAATAGCAGGGGATATTGATAAGGATAAAGAGTTAAGTGAGAGTGCGAGCAACGCATTAGCGCAACGACTCGCAAGGGAAGCCGATAAAGGGAACGTCTTTAACCCTTACGACTATATCGGTATAGGTACTGATGAATACATGAACGAAGAGCAAGCCGCTGAAATAGAAGCGCTTGTAAGACGTCGTTTTGGCATTACCGATGAAATGATCGAGCGTACCCAAGACAGTACGTTAGATGGCCTTATGGCTCGTTTAACTGCCCCTACCCCAGAAGGGCAAGAGCTATTACATCGTTTATCACTTCGTACTGATTCATTAAAGAACTACACACCTAACATCGCTGACAAAATAGACTTGGTCCGTAGCCTTGGTTTAGATGAAGGATTAAAAGCATCTGGGTTTATTAGTGTTGACCCTGACTCTAATAAAGAGATCGTTAATCAGGAATTGATTTGGAAACAACTCAATAACCGCATCAACGGTAATCCGATTAATGAAGACTTAGGTATTGGTAGTGATGAACCTTATCCTACTAAAGATGATCTATATCAGATATTTCATAAAAGAAATAATAAGTCATCTCCTAATCTATCTAACTTATCTATTCCTTCCCCCCTCCCTTTGCAGGAAGAAGTTAGTGGTGCTCTCAGCAATATCATCGACACCTTAGTTAAAATTCAAGACAACACCAAAACCCTCCCAGCGATTGGAGTTAATGCGGACCCTATGAAAGCATTAACCATGGACCCGCTGTTAGACTTGGTGAAAGGCACTAACACCACCTTAGCTGAAATCAGTCAGTCTCAGTTGGAACAGATCTCTTTGTTGAAGAAACTGAAGTCAGTGTCTACGGTAGGGATCGATGAAGGCCAAGCGTCCAATGAGATCACCGACCAACAGCGTATTGAAGAACGAGAGAAACAATCGTTATTAGAACGTTTACGCGCCCTCGTTCCTGCTGATGTATTTAACCAAGGTGTGGAGGCGTTAATCGCTAACAAACCGATGGTGTTGGGTGGTTTATTGGGTGGTCTCGGCGTTACTGCGATGAGTAACCCTAAAGCAGCCGCTTTACTGGCAGGTGGTGCAGCGGTAGCTACCGCTTACGGTCAGTTAAGTAAGCTAGGTGGTTCAGGTTCCACCCCTGCTGAAGATGAAGACCTTTACGATGAAGACGGTAATGAAGTCTTATACGCAGCTAAGAAAAACGCAGGTGACTACTACGACCAAGCTTCCCGTAAAGTAATCAAGTCTTGGGGTGATATCAAAGGTACAGTCATAGACGTCTCTCAAGGGGCTTCTGAGATCGCTGCCAGCGGTAAACGCCTTGCAGGTCGACTATTCGGTCCTGACGGCAGAGAGATCATCCTAGACGGTTTACATCGATTCAAGTCATTCGTTAGTAAAACGTTCCAAGCAATCGACCCAGTAGGTAAAGCTAAGTCCTTAATCGACAAAGCTAAAACTGGATTGGACCAAATGGACGTTTACATGAAAGGAGACCCAGATCCCGTTCTCACCAGCCGTGGGTTCAAGAACGGTTGGTACTTTGACGAGGAAGGGAATGAGATCCTTGGTTGGCGAGATATCTTAGGCCCAGTTTATGACCAAGAAGGGAATTTGCTGGTTTCTGTGGAAGACCTTAACAGCCTCCAAACCATCGGTGGAGTTTCACTGGGTAAAGCCAGAGATGCCACAGGTACGTTTGGTAAGATGGTGAGTAAAGGTGCGAAGTGGTTACAAGAAAACGGTCGCGAACGTTTAGGGTCAGCCATCTTAGGTTCTGAACACGTTATCGAACGTGCGGGCAATATAGGTGGTGATCGTTACGAACCTATCACCCATCGCTTGGATTCTATCTACGGACTCATAGCCGGACATTGGGGTCACGACACCAAGATGCCGGGCATGGAGAAAGTCAGTCCTAAGGTGAAGTCATTCATTGACGACTTAGGAGCTGGAGATCATGAAGACGAGAAGCCAACTGAAGGTATTCGTTTGAATTCTCTTGCTGACAAAATCCGTCGTAAGAAAGAAGCTAAGCAAGCACAGTTCCAAGATTCTGTTATTGATATTGCCGAGAGTCTTAACCCGGATGATAAAGACGGTAAGAAGAAACAAGACGGTGGCATCTTAGGCAGACTCCTTGGGATGGCCGGCGGTGGTATCTTTGCTCTGATGAAGAAATTCTTCACACTAGGTATCGGTGGTTTTGCTAACTTAATGAAACTGAACGGAACGATCACTAAAGGGTTGTTCAGCTTAGGTAAATTGTTAAGCGGTGCGCTACTGGGTCGTAGAGCAAAAGATGCAGCCCTGGATGGTTTAGGTGGTGTCGACGGTGATGATCGTCGTGGTAAACGTGGTAAACGAGGCAGATTCGGTCGCTTTTCTAAACTTGGTCGTATGAGTAACATGACGAAGTTCGGATTAGGCGGCGCGCTGATGCTTGGTGGAGACATGGCTATCGACGCGGCTAGGGACGGACTTGATGTAGAGGAAGGTTCTACTACAGACAAACTCTTGGACTACGGTTCTGTGGGTCTAGAAGCGGCCGGTTGGTTAGCAACGGGTTCAGCGGTCGCAGGTATGGCGGGGACATCGTTAGGAGGTATTGCAGCGGCTTCTGCACCATTCTTGTTAAACCCAATTACATTGGGGGTAGCAGGTGTCGGTCTAGCAGGTTACGCCGCATACAAGTTCTTCAGTTCCGACGACCTTACCATTCAACAAAAGCTTCGTATGGCACAGTACGGTATTGACGACCAAGATGAAGAACTGATTAACGACGTATTACGTCTTGAGACGCAATTACAGGATTACATTCAGTTATCTGGTAGTAATGCTGGTTTCTCTAGAGAAACGCCGTTAGAACGCTTTATATCGCCATTCTTGAATAACCGCAGGACGCAACAAGGTCAACAAGATACACTGCAATGGTTCAGCCTTCGTTTCAAACCTGTGTATTTGTCTTACTACGCTCAATTCCAAAAACTGGACATTAATAAGTTTGAGGATTACGATAAGCTTAAGAACAACACTGTTCCGCTGATCGCTAAGCAAACACATGACGAGGCAGGGATGATGAACCCATCTCCTTACCGCATCCAACTATGGATTAGTCGTGACACGTATGCATTGAGTGCGGAAGAAACCAAAGCACAAGTTGCTCGTTACTTAAGCGAGATGAAGGAAGAGTACGACACCGTCAATCTTAACTCCAAGAAACTGTCAGAAGACCTCTCCATCGATACCGTGAACTCTAAGATCAAGAAAGTAGAGAAAGCGGGAATGTTGGAAAGTGCTTGGATGCGATTGACTGGAGATCACAACGACGAAGAGAAACAGAAGAAGCTGGATACTTGGTTTAAACAACCAGAAGTAATTAAGGGGATTGACATCTCTGACATGCTTCCTGGGGATAAACCAGTTGAGGTTATCACGGCTTTCCGTTTAGCCGCTTACGGTAACGAAGATAACATGCCTTGGCGTGTGGAAGCGGTACTTAAGTTAGAGCGTTGGATGGAACGTTACACTTCTTACTCTAATAGTCGTTCTGAATTCACCGGTACAGTAGAGGAATTCTGGGCTACCTTCAGTACAGCATTCCGAGTCACCTCTAGAAAAGGACGTGAGCTAGCGATTCGTTGGTTCCAGTACCGATTCTTACCAGTGTGGTTGGCATGGCACCAGGTGTGTCGTAACCAACGTGGTGGTGACCCGTCTAAAGTGTGGCGTACGTTGTCAGCAACGGCGCAGTTCCGTTTTGCTCAGCAAGTTGTGGAACTTAAAGTCTTTGTTGACGAACGCGTGAAGGGATTGTTTAGTGTAGATGAAGCACCGTTTGAAGGTGAACGTTCCGAGGGAATGACCACTCGTATTAAACGCATGCTCCAAGCACTGGAAGTCAAAGCCAACCAAGCTAGACTGAAAGACCCTGAACTAGAGCAAAGCCGTACCGTAAAGGCTCCAGATCGTACCGACCAATCGGTGTACCGTTTGCCGGACAACTTGGAAATCAATAAACCTAAGAATGCTCCAGACATTTCAAACCAGTTCGGTCGTAGACAACCGGGTCCTGTTCCTGAAATGACTAGTGACCTAAGTAAGGTGAAAGTCGACGTTAATCGAGACATCGAAACTGACGTTAAACTTAAGCCAGGTGATGACAAAGGTGTGTCCTTAAATAAAGACCAGATCACAAAAGTTCTTATTCGTGAGATGGTTAAGAAAGGTTACGATGATCCAAGACAGATTGCCGAGATGTTGGCACTCACTGACTACGAAACTGGTGGCTACCGTAATACCGCAGAAAACATGTGTTACACAAACGCAGCACGAGCCCGTAACATCTTCCGTAAACTGAAGCAGTTCAACATTCCACAGATCCAAGAGATCATCCGAAAAGGCCCTGTTGCCTTCGCCAATGCCGTCTATAACGGGTGGTTAGGTAATACGGACTCCCCTAACGATGGTTGGTTGTATCGTGGTCGTGGGTTGGTGCAGCTAACAGGTAAGGATAACTACGAGCGTGCAGCCAGTGACTTGGGTATCGACATTGTCAATAACCCTCGTATGGTTTCTGAGGACCCTGAGACCATGGCTAAGACTGCCATCTGGTTCTTTGAAAACTCACCACAAATGCAGTCCATCAAAGAACACGGTGACTTCAGCTTTGCAGCTCGTGGGTTAAACGGCGGTAAAGCGTTGCCGGGAATGGGTAAACGTGAACGTCTCTACAACGACTACTTGAGCAATTTGTTGAACGGTGAACTCACTAAAGACTTAATGCCAAGTGAGGAACTGGAAGGTGAAGACACTCCAAACACACCTGAAGGTAAAGTGGACCGTGTCCCAGAACACGTTCGTCGTAAGTTAGAAGGCAAACGTTCTAAGTTAGCGAGTAATGTCCCTACGGAAATGTTAAAGAAAGAAGAGCAAGCGTTAACATCAGCTAAGCCTACTACCCCACCGTCTCTTGCAGACAACACGGCAGCAGCAACTAGTGCAGTTAAGCAAACTCGCAATCCTTCTTTATACAGTAACAAACCGATTCCTGATCTAAGTAAAACGCCAGCTCCTGCTAAACCTCAGGCCGATGAGTACAACATTGCTAAGCAAGCGATTGAAGCTCAAGTTCGATCTAAGGTGAAAGAGGTTCCTCAAGAACCACTTAAAGTAGAAGCAGCGATGAAGCCAGAGACGGAAGCAGCGTTGACCTCACAAACTCAAATCCTACAAGGTATCTTGAACGCCATCAATGCCAGCAATGACATTGCAGCACGTAAGCGTCAAGATTCAGTAGCTTTGAACTAACCTGAGGGGATTCGTCCCCTCTATCTTTTTATTCAAGGAGACTCAAGCATGAGTGTTACAGTCACGGACCGCGACCTCATTAAGAAGTCGTTCCGACTGATGGCGGCGGGTGTTGAAAACGTCACCGTCCGAGACCACCTCAACAAAGATTTGTATTACAACTTCTTTTCTTCCGCTCCGGGGGACAACCGATACATAAACCCCTTACCTCAGTTTTCTCCAGCCACTGATCCTCGATTCACCCAGTTCATGGAGTCTAAGGAAGGCGGGATGGGTACTCAGTATAAGCGCGTCTTTGATGAGCACGCTTCCCTAGTTACTATCACGCCAGGCGTTGCCGAGTTTACTGGATTATTAACGTTCATCACGAACATGTTTGATCCAGTCGCAGCAGTAATGGCAAACAAAGGTCGTACACCCGGGTTTATGTTCTACGTAGGTCAAGCAGTTGGTACTATCGCCTTTGCACCTATCCAGTTGGTTTCCATTGGTATGCAGTTTTTGTACTGGTTAACCAACACACCTAAGAACCAGTTTTATTACGTTAAGCCTGCGGTTGGTTTATACATGCAGTCTGCTAACAACGTATTGAACGACATCATGGTTGCATTAGGTGCGATTAAACCAGTACTCCCTATGAAGTACGATGACGTGTCTCCAGTTAATGGTATTGATCCTTCTTACAAAACCGAATACCAAGAAGAAGTTGCAAGACTTTCTAAAACCTTCGGTGATGTGGTAAATGAAGACGGCACCATTGACTTAGCACGGATGATGACTCGCGGGGTAAGAAAGTTCCGTCACTTTGTTAAAGAAATAAAGAAACTGGACGATGCTGCGATCAACTCACCAAATGAGAAGCTGGATGCCATCGAACAAAAGATGAAGGACTTCCGACCTGGGGATGGTGGGACTTACGACACCACCTTACAACAATTCCTGGATAAGGAATTAAACACGGTTGGTAAGATTCGTGGTGACGGTAGTGATGAACCCCATACTCCGGAAAAACACTCAGCTTATCTGGATAAGGATGCTTACGAGAACGCAAGACCTACCCCGAGTAATTCGTACAGCTCTGGTGGTGGAGGTACACTACCTGGCTTATACGGCAACGAAAATAACCAAGGTGGGGCGGCTCCTTCCTCTAATAACTCGGTAAGTGGTCAAGCCCCTGCACACCCAGGTGATTCAAATCGTCCTCCGTCTACCGGTACGACGCCTAACATTTATCAAGGGTTTGAACAACAGGCGACCTACGAGGACAATACTCAAGACCGTAGCTGGATGGGCGATGTAGTCGACCTATTAGAGACCTCTCTTTATGGCGGCTTTGATGCGATCACTTTCCGTCACGATCACCAAGGTGCGGTGTCAGATAGCATCACCAACACCACTACTCAATCACCGATGGCATCTAAGTTCAACTCTGCCGTGAAATCAGTGAACGATTTCCGTTTCGATATGGCGGATGCTCAAACAGGTATTGCACCAATTGATGGTGTGATGAACATGGCTCGTGACGCCATTGCCGGTGTAGCAAGTTCGGCAGCTATCGTTAACATCCCACTAGCATTAACGAACAACGCTCACATCAACATACCAGAACACTGGAGTGAGTCTTCAGCCAACCTTCACCGAGAAACATATAAGTTTGAATTCAAATCGACTTACGCTTCTATGTACTCACAGATCACAACAATGTGGGCTCCGTTCGCTATGTTGTTACCTTTGATCTTCCCTAACTCAGCGGGTGCGTCTGCTCAAACGTCTCCTTTCTTGTGTAAGGTATTTTCTAAAGGTCGTCAAGTCATTCGTACAGGGATGGTTGAGTCAGCTACGATTCGTTTTGGTGACGGTGTTGGTGGTTGGACTAAGGACCGCAAGTGTTTGAACATTACCGTCGAATTAACTTTCGTCGATATGGAGAAATACATCAGTCTTCCGATCTCTCGTACCTCTGGGTTGCTGAACTCCCTAACTAACCCTGCGGCAGCGGTATCTCGTATGCTGACTGACGTTGGTCCGTACAACTCTTACTTGACACGTATTACCGGTACAGACTACCTAGATACCTTACTCCGATGGAGTCAGTTATCCAGACGTCTAACCACACAAGTTACATCTTGGAAACAAAGTGTGGCTCCGGGTAATATTGCAGGTATGGTAGCGGACTCTGTGGTCGGGGATATCTCGAAAGTATTTGTCAGACCTTTAGCTCGATAAAAAAAATAAGCAAATATAACTCCTACTCCCGTTGGGAGTAGGAGTTATTATTATAAAGTAATACGTGGGGTGTCTGGGAAATGTTCAAAGAACACTTCAGCAGCAGGGAACTCAGTGAATGTGTGTTGCAGTGAAACCAGAACACCCAAGTCTTCATTTAAAGAAAGTAAGGTGACAGCGTCTGCGCTACAATTAGATCCAATAAGTACGTTATAAGCTTCACCATGCTCAGTATTAACTTTGTACCAACTTGGACCATAGATGTCTACTAACGTTTGACTCAGTTTGTCTGAGAGTGCTTGATGTTCATGCAAGTAAACTTTTTTGTCTATGTAGCAGTTGCCTAGAAAGTCCTTAGGTAAACTCGGGTAGTTGCGTTTCACCAATGGGTAATTGCTTTCCCCTAGGATGTTCAGCATCTCCACTAAGCTATTGAAGTCCCCATTACGGATGACGTATTCAATCGCATTAACCATCATGTCCCGAGCTTTACTCTTAGGTTTGATTTTCTCATAGATGGGACGATAGGCTTCAACCATCCCGGATTGTGCAGCGGAGTAAAGCTGTGTCGCATCAAACGAGTCTTCTAAAGCAGAGTCTTTAACTTCTTCATAGAGGTCGTATCCGCGCATTGCCAAGGAATAGATTAATCCCTCAGTTGTACCGTCTCGCCAACCATCTTTAAAACTTAACTCATTACCGTTCTTGTCTAAGAGTGCACCGCCGTCAGGGTCAGTCAGTTGAACGAACCGCTTAAAGAGTTCGTCGCCCGCTTCACCCTTAAAGGCTTCAGTGTCTCCCAGGGTATAACCTAACGTGTCTGAGAGTTCACTCATCACGTAATCTTTGTTCAGTCCCAACGACCCTTCTTCTACTTTAGCTAACTGTTCTAAGTCATCTAAGGTAAAGTTGGAAGTTTTCTGTTGGTAACTGTCACTGATATGACCTAATGTATCAGATTTAAAACTGTTAAGGGTTTTATCTAAAGCACCGTTCTCAGGCTTTACGGTCTCCACACCCTTGTTGTTATCTTTGGAACTCGAGTCGATCGGATTCGTGGCTTTCTTACGAATCGACGAAACATCCCCTTGGATTTCACTTGACTTCTTACTGACTGGGTCGGTAGAGGATAAGCCTTCAAAAGGATCGAAAGAGTCGAGTATGTTACTAAATTCACTCATCGTCACACACCGTTACAAAAAAATAAGGAACATAAAATTCGTGGACGACCCCGTAAGGGACCGCCCACGTTCTTTCATTACGTAATGATCGAGTCCGTGTTATTTCGTGTTTCTGGCGTTGTGCACACGTCCAGTTTCGGAAACTTCCACGGTTTTCCCATCCTCCATTTCAACTTTTAGAGTCAGGGTGTATTTCTTGACCTGTAGAATACTTAGGCCAGTTAAAAGTTTAGGAAATGTCATAGTGTCATTCTTAAAGAAAGCCGCTCGAATATTCCCCATGAGGGTATTGCGTTCCGACTTAGCCTTCGCAGGGTCATCCGTCGTCACTTCCCACTTAATGTACTCTTGTAAAAGCAACACTAATTGGGAGACGTTCAATCCTTGCGATTCTAGTTTTCGCAATAAAGCTCTAAATAAGCGTGCCGGTGGATCTTTTAAATCCCGGTCCTCCGTATAGTTTTTAGTGACGACGCCTAAGTCTAACTTATCTTTGTGGTTGGTTGGTTTGCTCAAGGTCCGTACCTCTCGGTTGAGTGCGTAAGATCAGGTCCATTAACTCGACGTAGTCGTTTAATACCTTAACGAACACACTACTGAATACAAAGTCCTTTTGGTTTTGAGTTATAGGTTGATCATAGTTCCCAGGATCCCCTTCCCCGGAACGTTCGAAGTGAGCACGCATCCCTAACTGACACCACTCCATCATGTCATGAGTAATCAGTTCAATCGATCCCATGTTCGAGTACCACGACGGAACTGCACGTTCGACTTTACCAGAAAGATCGATTTCGTACTGTGCCATGACTCTTCGGAAAGGATGATTAAATGCTTCTGAGAGTAGCTGTGCGAGTCCCAGAGAAGTATCGAAATGCGTCTTTATACTTTGTCCTCGTAACGTATAAAAGTCTTCTATGAAACGGAACGGGCTCTCCTGATGGAAATTGTATAGAGTGAACAATACTTCATTGATGGGTGTCAGACTACTTGGTTTCATCATAGTCCTAATGCGCTCTATTTCTTCTTGGGCGGTAATTAGTGTGTAAGGTTCTTTCTTCTTTCTAGTTAAGAACCCTAACCACCGTAAAAACATTTTCATAATTACTCTCCTTTTCTTTTTAATAAGGTAGTTTATCTACCTAAGTAATATAGGTTTAAAAATATTTATGGCCGATGAATACAAACCCTATAGTGCAGACGCCTCTGAAGAAACCGTAAGAAGTGTACTGCAAGCCCTTTTTAAAGCTAACCAGAAAGACGAAGAAGATCCGTCTCAGAAAGCTTTAATCCAAGCTATCCAAAAACACCGTGGTGTAATCCTAGATAATGCCACCGCCGCTTATCTAAAACGACCGAACGACCCTAAGCTGTTAGATGCGTTAAACTCGTTAATTGGTGCTCTTGAGAAATCCGTTCGTGATGACCGCAAAGAGGCAGAACGTGCTAAGGATAAAGAGGAAAACCGAGCCAGCTTTAACCAGTTGATCGAAGCCATGGGTACCATGAACCAAATGAACATCCACATTCCAACTTGGGGTGAAGGTTCGTTCATCGTCAACATGGACGCGAGCATGGATGAGTTGCTAGAAGACCAACCTAAGATTCGTCCTGACGAACTGGAACAAGGTCAAGCCTACCTTGACTTTGACGGTAACCCGGTCTAAAAAAATAGAGAAACCAAAAAAGTACTCCTACTCCTAAGGGAGTAGGAGTATATAATTGCATTACCAAGATTACGCACTATGGGCATCACCTGATCGTGGCATAAAAGAGAGATCTAAGAAACATTCTCCCCAACCCACACTTAGAGTAAAACGCAAACGCCCGTGATGTGAAATATCCGGTTGACCGATCTGAACGAGTGAGAATGTGTCACAAAATCCATTAACCACACACTCAGGGTCATGTGGGGATTCAGTCCAAGGAACACACACCATATCAAAGTCCCGAGCCATACTACCAAGGATGGTTAACGCCCAACCGTGCTGTCTGGCGATCTTAACCAACTCAGGATACATCGCACAATAAGCGGGTGCAAAGGACGGTGGCGGTTTAATACGTTCGCTCATAATTTAGCCTCTAACTTACGCTGTTCCTCTAATGAAACGGCGTCAAAGAATTTAAGCGGTAAAGGAACCACAGTCCAGATCACGGACCACAACAACCCAACACGTTGAATCTGGGTCGTAGGGGAAATACCAATTTCCTCTGGTTCTTTAATGAACACCGCTGGGATGAAGAGTTTAGTATCCGGACTCGGTCTTTGATCGAATGTTTTAGAGAACTCTGGATACGCTTCACCAAGCAAATGGTAGACGAACGTATGGGTGAAGTTAGAAACGTAACTACCTGTCACCTTTGAAGGATCACGACGATCAAAAGTGATCTTACAACGATACCCCAAGTTACCCTCAAGTATTTTCTTAAGGTCAGCAAGGATGTCGTCTGATAAATCATAAGGTTGGGTAAGTACAGTGATCTCGATAGTTTCTACTCGAATAGGTTTCCCCGTCAAAGCTTCAGCATCCACCAATACGTTGAACAGGTTTCTTAGTAAACGAGTCGGTCGTGACTTCACGATGGTATGAATACCCCGGTCTTTAAAAGCAGCTCGGTAGTTATCCATAGTGATACCAAAAGGTTCACGGTCGAACTTATCCAATACCCGCTTATAATACAGATCAGCGTAAACAGTATCAAAGGTTTCTTTAGCCGGTTCCAGTAAAACATCCAACGTACCTTGTCTAGTATCCAAAAGGCTATCTATGTCAGTGAGTACTTTGAAGGTCATTATTTCTCCTCCTTAGGAGGATTAGTTTGGAGACCCAACAACTCTTCCAACATAGGCTGATGTGGACCTAACATCGGGTTGTGTTTTCCTGGTTCGTATGTCTTGACACGAGCTGAGATTTCAACAGCGTAAATACGATGCAGTAAAGAGAAAATGATCAAAGACGTTTCTTCACTCAACCAAGTTAAACCCAGACCTCCGAATTCTTTTTCTAAGTCTTTGTAGAGACTCTTAGTTTCTTTTAGCAACTCAGCAAAATCTATTTTGCTGTTGACGCGGAAACACAACTCCATGAGTTCCGTCACAGCGGTAGAAGCGGCATTACCTACAAACACTTGATCTTTAAATGAATTGAAACTTTCTTCAAAGGAAATTAAAGGTTCGGTTGCAATAACAGAACTCAGGTGGAAGATGGTGTGGTGTTGGTCTTGGTCACTCATCAAGCTCCACTTCAGTATTGCTAGTTCCTGTGACCAGACGTTTAACCAGTGATCGATATGTGGATACTTAACCATTATCGTTCTCCTACGTTATTTTCCAGGTGACGACCCATCATCAACATAGAAGCAGTTTGAAGTGACCGCACACCAGTACCGTGACGTAGTGATTCTTGCACCGTAGCATGTCCAGTCTCCTGAATTCCTTTACGGTATTCATCCAAGGCTCCTAAGTCACCACCTTTAACATCGTAAAGCTCCTTAGCCACGAGATCCAGACCTAAGGTCTTAAGAACGCGTACTTCAGGAATAGAGATACCCGTACCACGAGAATCACCAAAGACTTGACCAGTTAAGTCATCGATCTTGGAGTCGTCCTTCGCTGCACCGAATTTCTTAACCCACATCTGACGTTGCTTACGAGTCTCAGCAGTGCCCACCACAAACGTTTCTGGTGTTTCATAACGAAGTCCAGTATCTTGATCATAAAAGACAAGATGTTGTTCAGGTTCCAAACCACGTTCACGGCTCAACTTAGTGATGACATCAAACACCGGGTATTCTTTTGGATTATTGTTATCCACATGGATACTTAATATCCCACCTGCTTCTAATCGAACCATGAACTCTTCAAACTGATCGTCGTCCATTTTGTCAAACAAGTTTTTGTAGACAGTATAGTTATAACCACCTTCGGTGATTTCCTTCATTAATGTAAGCCAGTAACGCTCGGCGGCCTTACGGTTACGATTCTTCATGTTACTTCCTCTCGTATTTGTAGCGGCGGATAGTGATGCAACGCTCACTCAATGCTGAAGCCAAAGCTTCTATGTGAGCATCATGTTCCGCGATGGAAATAATGATAAGTTCACTGGTTCGATCAACTAAGTTTTCGATAGTTTGTACGAACGAGGTTTTATTACGATCTTCGATACTCAACACTTCAACGTCTTGATCCAAATCTCCGATGCCGTATTTACCGCTTACTGTGTGAAACTTAAAGTCGCTGTTAGTACGGTCGCTAACTACTCCCTTGAGACGACTGAGGTAATCCTGAGGCTCGGCACATAGACTACCAAAACCAGAGTCACAAATGACTAGGATGTTTTTAGTGTTGACTGACATTGTTATTATTCTCCGAATTCTGTAAAAAAAGATGGGGTGGTAGTCCACCCCATAATATTTAAATGTTTATTTCTTAGCAGGACGACCAGTAGCTGTAGATTCACCAGTAGCTAGGCGGAAGATTTGCATTGCGGTGATGGTCGGCTTATCGATATCTGGGTTAGTGTGCCAGAAGTCAACTGAGTCCAGTAGTTCGTCCCAGTCAAAACCTTTCTCTTTAACAGCTTTGTAGATTTCTTCTGGGGTCATGCGGTAATGGTCCGGTAGGCGTAACCACTGGCGTTGCATTACCATGATGTGATACATCAACGTGATTGCTCGGTAGAACTTAGGGTTCTTAGCAATAACACTACGAACTGTAGTACGACCTACTTTAACACCCGGCAGGAAAGTACACTCATGAGAGATCTTAGACCCATCTAAACCGAAGTAACCGTTACTCTTCAGTGCGTGGTACATAGACAGACCTTCTTGAATACCGTCTGACTGAGAACCGATAAACGTACCACTGATGCCAGAAGAACCACCCTTGTTACGGAACATGGTGTAAGCGTAAGATAACAAGTCCGGGTTTTCACGAGCATCTGCATCGATGATTACGTCACGACCTAATGGGTTAGGGTACATCCATTGTTGGTCTGACTTAAGAGCTGAACCACGAATGATTTCGTAACCTTGTGCAGGCAACTGTAGAATTGCTTTAGGACACTTAGCGATTTTCTTACCTTGACGGATAAAGGTCGATTGTTTCTCTTGAGGTTTACCATCCATGTTGATGACGTCGGTGGTTTGACCTACCCACCAAAGTTTAAGACCAGCTACACCGCCCAAGTGGTGAGCATCTTCGAACACGATACGTTTTAAGTTACCGAATTCCATATCACGAGTACGCTTTTTACCACCCTCGTCCACATCGCCTTCTTGGAACTTAACAGATGCTTCATTAAAACGAAGTTCACCCAGTGAGTCGGTAATGACCATGATAGGCGTGTAGATAGAAATCAGTTTACCTGACTTATCATAGAACGGAGTTTCGATGTAACGAGACTTGTCACCTTTAGAGTCTTGGAATTCTTTGTAGGCATCTTTGATGATGTTGTGTAACTGAGTACCATCGTACCCGTCATTAGAACTTAGGTAGATGAAACGTTTACCTAAGATTTCACGGTTAAAGTAACCTGTCTCGCCAAAGCGTGCGTCTACGGCTTCTGATAGACGACCGATGTCCAGAGTCGCCTCCGTGTCACCGTAAATGATAATGCCTTGTGGAATGCGTTGTAGGAAGCTTAAACAGCTTAAGATCAACATACCCGTTTTCTGAGTATTCGAGCCACCTGCGATTGCGTTGTTTGGTGTTACCCCACCGTTACAGTATGCTAAGTCATCTTTACCGACAAAGAAGCGACCGTTATTGATGTCGTAGATTGGAGAGAAGTTTAGACCAATCTGAATCGATTCGGAAGATTCGATTTTGTTAATGAAATTAAAAGCGGTGGACATACTTACCTCTGTTTTTGAATTTTATGTTAGTTAACCTATATAAAGGCATTACAGTCATGGAAAATTATTACTTGGAACGTCTACTGTCAGAAGGTCAAGTAGACGGAAATGAAGCATTCGGCATCCCTAAGTTTTTGACTCCAGTTGAAGGATTCCGTTTACGTCTAAAGAATTTGTCTTTGGATTTAGATCGTAAGATTTCAGCTATCTCTTCATCGATTCATACCGTTGATTACCGTAAAGCGCAAGGTAAAGCGAAAAAGCTTAGCTACCTTTCTAAGGCGGAAAGCGAACTACCTGTTCCAGTTCACTACGACAACCGTAAGATGGCGTGGGACGAATACGTTAAGATGTGTGTTCAGGGCATCTCTTTATTAGATGGGTTCAAAACCGACTCTGCTCGTTTCTACGATTGGTTGAAAGAAATCGCAGCTAAGGGTAAAGTGGCGGGTACTTATCGTCATACGATCTCCAGCACTGCGCGACAGATTGATGACCTAGATAAGTTCATCAAGACACTGGGTGACTCTAAACGTTCAATGACACAACCAATGGAAAACTTGTACCCTTCCTTTGATAAAATGTTCGGTCTGATTAACGACTTTAACCTTCGCGCTAAATTGGTTAAAGCTCGAGACGTAGAGATCGTTGCCCGTCAACTTAAGCTGAACGCAGAACTAGGTGACTTAGTATTAGATCGCATTTTGTCTAATGACATTGTGCTGGATGAACGAGAAATCAATCAGTTCAAACAAACCTTTGATGAGTTTGAACGTTACATGAACGTAACTGGAGCTACCGTTGGTCTATTAAACGAGTTGTCTGCGGTACTTAAAGGCCACTGCGATGCCGTTGAATCTTGGTAAGAAATAAACAGTAAGCAAAAAAGAAGAGGTAGGGGAAACCCTACCTCCGTCTTATTTGGTTTCACCCAATTCTTTCTTGTTCAATACACGAACGTTAGCCGACGCTGAAGTAAAGACGTAAATCCAATCAGAAGTCTCAATGATGGTGCGGTAGATCAAACAACGCTCGTTGCTGTAATCCAAGTTTAACCACACCTTTACATCAGGGTCAGTGATTGAGTTGAAACAGTTACGTTCCGGCACGTCATAACCAATACTCAACATGATAGGGACCGGACACACTGCTTTAGGGTGTTGTGCGGTATGTCGAATGATGGCCTCGCTAGGCTTAAACGCAGGATTGAGTTTAAGTTTGATGTCGCCTTTTTTGTTTGGTTCTTTAACGAAGAACTTATCGGTGATGTCAAAGTATTCCTGATACTCCCCGTAACGGTTGTTCTCGTCTCGGTTCTTCCAACAGCGGAACGTTAAGTCGATACGGTCCATGGATTCAACGATCATAAAAGACAACCCCGGTGGGTCAATCAATTCAACTAAGGTCGGGTCCTCTTTAGTCCCTACTACAAACGGAACGACTAAGTCCTTACCTTTACGAACACCCGGATAACTGTCGATGAGTCGAGCCACGCCTTTACTGGTTACGTACTGCATGTTACCAGTGCACATTAACTCACGAGGGTTGTCTGTACGCTCCTCAGTGAAGTTAAACAACTTATCAAAGTATGGGATAGGTTCTTTAACAAACAACGCACTGTAGGTCACGTCAGGTGTTAATTTACCGTAGTAATGTTTACCTTTCTCTACCTTACCGAACTGGTAACGACGATAACCCTCAATCTCATCCCAGTAGTCCGTGCCTTTACCAGTACGGAAGTACCAGCGGTTACCACTGATAATCTTAGGCAAACCAGTTTCTGGGTTCTCGTATTCTTTCAGCGGAGTGGCGGTAACGTAACACTCAGGTTGGTCACCCCATAGGGTCATGACATCCGCTAAGCCCATCTCTTCACCCAGACGCTTCGCGCCCAAACCGCCTTTCACAAACGCTACTTTAACATCAACGTTTTTAGTAACTGGCATGTAAGGTTTGAAGAACTCCTGAACCGCTTTGATGCGTTTGAAGAGAGCGTCTTCGCATTTACCCTTGCGTCCCTCAGTCAACTCCATAACACGGTAAAAGAAAGGAGAATCTGGAATGAACAAAATACGTGTCCACTCTACATCGTATTCCACTTCCTCTTTCTTCTCAATTACAATTTCTTTAGTGATGGAGCTGATGTAATTTTGAAGTTGTTCCAATAAACTCACCCAAGCTTCATATTCGTCGTCTCTCGAAGAAGAGTAGCCGGCGATGATATCTTGTTGGTTAACAACAATCCCTGATGAAGTGGTAGAGCTCGTCCAATAACCCATAGTAGCTGGGACGTTTTTCTTGAGCTGCTTTTTACCTTCGACTTCCGGGTTGTATGTGTACCCGTGTAACGCCGTATAGAACTGTTTACGTTCTGGTGTACGACGCGTCTTTTTGAAGGTGGTGGTTCCAGCTCCGATATATACCACCATGTTCTTTTTAAGTGTTGTCATTCTGATACCACTAGTTTATATTGATAACCTATAGATCTGCACCTGTGTGGAAATATACTAACCCGCCCCCTAAGGAACGGGTTAGTATCGTCTTATTGTTTTTCATTCTGAATAGAACACTGTTTCGAATCGATTAAACGTTTAAGCTGAATATTTTCACGAGTTAACCTTTCATTATCTCTAGCCAATACTGCACGTTCTTTTAAAATTGCGATGTGTTCGTCCTGGATAGTTTCTAAGCGAGCGGTCAACCCCCGGTTAATGGTCACGAATGACTTTAACGGGTTGTCCTCCACTGCAAAGATTTGCTGGATAACCGCACTGGTTTCCTTCCATTCTTGCTTCTTCAACAACGTGTGAGTATACTGAATGCCTAAGCCAAACAGTAGCCACGTCACGATGGTTGCGTAGAAGATTGTCCACCTTAGAACTACCCTTATCTTTTCTCCGTATGTCTCTCCTTGAACCTTCGGGACCACAGATTCTATGATACGGTCCGCCAGTTCTTGTAGAACTATCTGCATCGCTAACACACCTTATTGTTTTTATTAGTGGGAAACTATTATGCCTGTTAATTTCTTATCGTTCGGAAGTATTCCGGAACTCCATGATCGACACCCTTTGGTGACGTCCCCGATTGGTGAACTCACCTCTCAGGAAATGACCTTTAGTAAAGACCCGAACTTTTACCCAAGTAAAGATGGGGTTACTAGTCTGGTCAACTTCTATTCCAAAAACCAACTAGGCGAAGAAGTCTATTTAGACGAAGCCTTAATTGATCGTCAAAACGAAATTACCGCGTGGTTATTAGACCAAGGTAAGAAAGGCAACTTGAACCAAAACGCCCAAGAGTGCCTGCAACAGCTCCGAGCCACGTTCACAAAAGATATTGAAATTGTTAGCGTCGGTGAGATGGTAACGAATAGCGCTATTTACCTACCGTCTTTTGTAGAGATGACTTTCCCTACTACGGATCCAGTAACGGCTCGAGTATGGTACGCAACCGGTCACTTTGAATCCGGCTACCCATATCGTGAGGTCCTGGTAGCATTACCTCTACCCCCTGAAGAGATGGACTTCTTATTGGTTCACAACCATCTAGAAATAGAAGAACGTTTGCAACAAGAAACTGCCGATCGCATTCAGGGACGCGTTAACGAACTGACCGCAGATCAGAAATACCCGTATACTGCACGTAAGCCAGTGAAGTTTGAGTTCTTGGACACCACGAATGGTGTTACCGTCCCTCTCTTCTTCACCGTCATCATTTATGGCAATGCCACTGACGCTGATGAGCAAATATACGAAGTCATTAAAGACACCATCCTAGCGAACTCGGATAGCGGCGAAACGACTTGGGAACCTCACTTACCTGATTTGTTCAATCCACTAGAGTTTACTTGCGTTCCATATTGGAACACGGTCGGTGTAACGAACGAGACTAAGAGAGCGTCGACGTACTCCCCTATTGGTGATTACGAAACTATGCTCGCCTTACCTACCAAGTATTGTCCTTCTGTTAATAACGAGGACCTCATAAAATCCTTGCAAACTGTACCGTTCATGTATAATAACACTTTAGTGGCGTTTGTAGCTAAGCCAAACAACTACGGTGAGAAAATTAAGATCAAGCAAGTCGTCCCAGATTATCAGATCTTAAGTACAATTGACGTGGACAACGGGCGTGTTGAACCAGACACCTACCACTTCGTAAAACAAATGGAAAGCCTTTTGTCTGCGGCGGAAGTAGTGCGTCCTGACGGCATCCCTCCAGCGGGGATTAAACGTTTGGAACGTCATGGTTTGTTGTATGTCACTAAACGTATCGGCAAAGTAAACTACTTGTGCCCTACCATGTGGCAAATGAAACAAGATGGGGTAATTAATGAATAACGTCATCCCACAAATTGGAGCTAGTGGGTCTTTCGTTGCTTTAGAACCTTTTGATCAAATATGTGATCCCAAATACATGTATACGGTGGAAGCGATTCGTACCGTAGACGAACTGAACATTGCTAAGGTTAATACTCACTTGTTGGTGGGTGAACCCGTAGGAATGACTTCAGAAGAATCCGCATCGTTAATGGATCAACTCGATCAAGCCGATGGTGCTGTAGTTACACTGATTGCTCCCGGACTCCCAACTTTACACATCCCTTCTATCTACTTTAAATCATTCCCTCTTATCGATGGCGTCATCTATGAGCGACTTTGTTTTATTGTAGATCTGGGTGCTGTACCTCCTACCCTAAAAGACGAACTAAAGACTTTCCAGACCTTCTTGAAAGATCAAACGTCTGCCATTACTGGTATCGAGGAACCTGAAGTTCACTTAGGAACCGTCCCTACTAAGACTTACGTTTCTAAAGAACAAAACGAAGTATTTGAAAACACTCGACGAGCGGCTATTACTAAGAACCCCTCTGATGCTATTCGTGTTAAGCAATTAGAGGCGGAACAAATTGCTGACCGTAAATACATCGCAGTGTTAGAAGAACAACTCCGTAATCTTCAGAGTTAAGAAAAAAAAAAACAGGTATAATAGTACCCTCCTCCCATTACGGGAGGAGGGTACTTACCTTTATTATTCACCGGATGCCGGTTTTACTTCATAACCGTGAGCTGCCAGTGTGTCTAGCATCTCTTGGTATTGCGGGACAAACACGATGATGCGATTGCGGTCTAGCGTCTCCAACTTACGAATGTGAGATAACAACACCTCACCACTCAACTGTCGTAAGACGATGACCGGAACATGATGATCAAACGTATCCCCAAAGAAATGACTTTCTTCAGAATGTGTGTCGTATTCAATCTGACAATAAACATAGTGTCGATTATCAAGATCTCTTACGGCACGATAGTCTTCAGGATTCAGTTCATCGTAAGCCCATAGATTTAACTCAATAGACATAGTGAACCATACCTTTTTCGGTCATTAATTTAGAAAGCCCGTTACCACACTGGAGATAGACGCTAGCTTTCTTCACTCGAGTCGAGATAAGTTTAAGTACGTTCATCAACTCTTCAATGGTGTTGATAGGTTCGATACTAACTAACACCGCATCCACCGTGTCGTTTTCCGGTTCCGACTGCTGGTACGTTAAACGCCCGTTATCCATAAACACGGTTCCGACTCTGATGTGTTCTTGGAACTCTAACTCGTCCACATCGTCAACTCGATACAGACTTAAGTTTTTAATGTCTTTAAACACCGGGCAAGGGATCAAGTTAACGTAGTAATTATGTTTACGTAGGTGAACGACAACCTCCGGAGAGAAATTCCCGTAAACTTCAGCTCGGCGAAAGTCACGATCGATTTCCGTTAATTGAATCAACGCTTCTTTAGGGTCATTACAGACTAGGTCACTTAAATGGAAGAACGGTCTACCTTTACCCGCCACCATGGTGATGGTAAGGAAGGTCTCTCCTTCTTCTTCATGACGCATTACCATACCTCGACGGTAACCATCGCAAACCTTAGGTAGGTCGTTAGTACTATCAATCTTTTTAATTAACACGCGGGACTCCTTTAATTAGTGTAAAGTGTTAATGTTCTCGGGAATAAACTGGTGAGGCGATGGGCATCGACTTCCAGGTCGTACTTAAGCTGACCCAGTTCGGATAAGTGAGTACGAAGGTCTTTCGCACTTTCCATTGGAATCACTTCATCTAAATTGCGGTAATGAACTGAGAGCATGCGACACAAAGTCTCAAAGCCTTTATCAAACTCTTCGACCTTAAGGTTAACCAATCCCGTCTTTTTAGTTAAACTCACACCCAGCGTATTTTCTTCAGCATCTGGTAAGAAGTCCAGCTCATGAAGCTTAACCGGTAAAGAATAGATGTTAATAGACTCCAACCATTTCCAAAGTATCCAGTGGAACGTTTTGATCTGTGCTTGGAGTGAATGATCTTGGATCGCTTCTTCGGCTATGGAGAATTTAGCTTCGGCACGATTCCCGTAGTTACCTCGCTGCCAAATGACGATATCATAATCACCGAGCTCCAATCCCTTAGTGTCAAGGAACGACACGTACCCATCATCAACTCGATAGTTAGCAATGTAAACCGCTCGGGTAGTCCCAGTGTTCAAGTTAGTTAGGTCCGCGTTTAAGGTAACGTTAGGGCGGTGTTTAAAGTGAGTGGTTTCGATACGAATGTAATCCCCGAGCAACACCCGGGGTTTATTAATCTTTATTAACATTACTTCACCTTTCTAGCCATGTTGGTGATAACACGAATCCCTGTAGGTAAGTTAGCGATAGGGTTGTGTGCACTCGCTAGCGCCATAAGGAACGTGTAGTGGTACATCAGGTCGTTACCTAGAGGTTCTTCGATAACCGCTTTACGGAAGCTAGGATGAACCACCCACGCTTTCACAGGAGAATCTAACAGAGGTAATAGAGACGCACCAATAGCTACGTGTTCAGAAGACTTTATTTCGATGGCAGTGATGTTCTCGATGTCGTTCGATGGACAGTACGTAAAGTCGTAAGCCTTACGCTCGACGTCCCAATAAAGTTCAAAGAACCACGGGCCGACTTCCCAAGCAAACAGTTTATAACGTTCACTAGGGTGTTCAGCACCACGATCTAAACGAAGTGCCATTAATGCTAAGGCTTGGAAGAATGTAGCAAAGAAATCCATACCACGAGTCTTCAAGTTCATGTCAGAGATCTCAGTACTCAATCGCGTTTCAACACGCAACCACGCTTCATGGGATTCGAACAACACCTCATGGTTTCGGTAAATCACCACTTTGATACGATAGTCTTCATTTTTAAGATTGAGTTCTTCAGGGATCGTGTAAGTCACTTCGTCAATATTAAACCCTGCTGCCACTACTTCGTCATTAAGGAACAAAGTGGCGTGCAGTTCGTGACGATCTTCCAAAGGTCCTAGGTCACGCCAAGAAGGGTGAACCGTGATGCTTTCACTAGCGTGGTGAATTTGTTTGTTCAATTCAATATTAAATTTTTTCATGTCGATTACTCGTTATCTAAAAGTGGTGTGGTTAGGGAGATGTAAAGTTCTTGTAAAGATTCTTTGAAACGGTGTTTGCCACCTAATAAGTAAATCTCACCTAAAGTGAAGTTTTCTAAGATGTCGTTACCAGACTCAGCAATGCGCGTTAAAGTATCTGGGTAACGGAACGCTAAGATGTGGAGTAAATTGCACCACAGTGTCTCTAGGGTGACGTTAGGGTCGGAGATATCCAGAGAAATAGTATTTATGTGATTACCCTGACCTTCATCACGAATGGTGATCAAAGCGATCTCTTTATCCAGTTCGGCATGGAACCAGTAATCCAGAGTGATGTCGAACACACTGAATCGGTAAGAAGCTGGATCAAAACAATTAACCAGCTCTTTGCAGAAACGATTGTCCTTGTATTCTCGGGACAACTCTTTCATCGACGACTCTTGATCACGCAGACGTTTTAATGCTCCGTATAAAGTTAAGAACAAACCAATAGCTGGTTTAATGTCAGGTTGTTGCATGGTATTAACCCTTAATAAAAGTTGGAGGTCCTATCAATGGACCCCCGGATTACAATTTACATGTGTGTCTTTCTAGAAGAATTGAGGAACTCCCAAACGAGTTCATTGAACCCCCACTTCCCACTCACCTTTCTCCCCTCGTTTAAACGTTAGACCGTAGGCGTCGTGCAACCAACGACTATCAACGTTTTCGTAAGAACGGAGGTGTTTAAGCATGGCTTCCCCAAAAGGTTTAGAGTAGTGTTCCATTAACGTTGGATATCTTTCGTGTTTAGATGGTTCCGGGTTTGTTGCAAACCAACCATCCAACCAACGTTTGAAACTCACCATATCGAAGTAAGGCTTATGAAACATGTTCCAGTAACTCCTTCACGTTCTGGTTACCTTCGTACTCCCATTTTCCTTCACGAAGGTGGAACGATAAGTAATAGTCACGCTCTAACCACTCTGGTTCGATGTCGAACGTTTTCAAGTGTTTAACGAAGTTAGACGAGAACAGATTTAAGAACAAGCGACGATCGATGGTTTGCCCGAACCCTTCTTCGAATCGACCTTCTAACTCACCCACGAAATTCAGGTATTCTAAGATAGAAAACTTAGGACTGGTCTGTGTGATCGCTTCGTCGATAAACTTATCGAGATCTTCTTTTGTTTCAATCTCAGATGGAACTTGCGCGGTAACCACCATTCGAACTTCTTTGGTGTGTTCGTCAATGTTCTTAAAGACAAAGTCTTCCATTAACTTGACACGAGTCCCGAAAGCCTTTGAGTGTTTATTGAAAGTAACCGGACCCATGAAACGTTCGAATAAACGACAAGAATCCACAAGCTCTCTTAAATCCCCATCCCCTTTAATACGCATAAACAGTTCTTGGAATGTCGGCGCACTGATTGCCAACTCAATTTCATCCAGTTCTTGATATAACGTCAACATCCAACGTCCTACCACCGAACGGATTTCTAAACGTTTGCCAGCAATATAAGAATCAAACAGTGTGACGTCTTCACCACCCCAGTAGTTCAGGCCGGACGTGATTACTTCAAAACGATCCAACACTAATTGTGCATTAGTTTTCAAGTTTGCCTTCATATCGAAGCTGTTCGAATGATGAACCATGAGATCTTTGACCTCGGCTACTGACTCATCGTTGTCATCCAGCACATGAACGTTCACTTCGTAAGTATGGCCGTTAGGTAAACTACGGTTTGGAATAATCACCGTAGTGATATCGGATTCCAACAATTCATGATAAACCGTCGTACCACGGTCTAACACAGAAAGATCTTGGTCGTGTTCTTCCAGTTCATTAATGGTGGTGGTGAGGTAAACCAATAACGTTTTACCAAACAAGTCTTGATCCGCATAAACGTAAATGGTGTTATCCATTGTTGTTGGGTGTGTGCGGTGGGCTAATTCTGCATGCAGCTTTTTCATTGGAATGATCCTTATAAGAAATGAGGGGTGTTTCCACCCCTTTGTAAGTTTAGATAATTTCGTTTACAGCGTTGTAAATCCAACCGTCGTTTAGGTTACCGGTTGTGCTAAGTTTAACGATGATACAATCAAGTAGATGTGTGTCAGGGTATTCCGCGTCGTTGACTTTAACTAGGACCGTGGCATATTTTGGATCCATGAGTTTGTAATGCTCAAACCTTGCTTTATCTTCCTCAGAAAGCTCTGAGAACGGTTTTAGTTCAACACCGCATAGTTTATGCATGAAGTCGATAAACGCCGGTGTAGAGTCTTTACGGGACTCAAATGAGTAAGTACGTTTATCACTAACATGAATTAAGGTCTGATGACGACGAGCGGTTTCTAACTCGACTCCATTGGATAGTGCAAACCCCTCAACAAAGTTAATGAGGTGGCGTTCCACGTGATTGCAGTTTTCAGTGGTTGCCGACAACAACCCCGTTTCTTTAGAAACGAACTCTCGGGTTTGTTTGCTCAACTTCCCTAAAACCGAATCCTCCAATGGTTCCTTAGAATGAATAAACAAATCGCGACTGATTTGTTCACCTGACATGTCTTTGATTCGGATGGACGCCACATGCACTGGAACAAACCCGTAAGCAGGACGATTGTTTCGAACAGCTCTGAGATTCTCCCAACGAACATGACCGGTAGTAGGTGGAATGAGTACACCATCCATCATTTCGTTTAAATCATTAACAACACTCGGTGTGAATTCTTCCGGAGATTCAATGTTAATGTCTTTTACTTTACTACCGCTAACATTACCCAGTTTCACACCATCACTGGTGACCACTAATCGACGTCCCTTATAACTCAAAGACAACATAAGTTCTTTAGTGTCATCGAGACTAATAGGAGTGTGCATATGCACCGGCAATAGTTTGTCAAAATGACCCCAACTGATTTGTACCTTTCGGTAATTGTTAAAGAACGGTAATAGTCCGCGCTCCACTAAGGTTTCACGTAACTGCATGGCACGAGCCAAGACACCGGAAGCTGCATTAGTGAATAACTTCTGATCTTCATCACGGTCGCCATACACGTCATTAAGTAATGCCAAGACTTGTCGATTTAACTCATCATTTAACAACGCGTTTGGTCTTAAGATGGTTTTCATGATATTGAATTCACTTAATCCCTTAAACGTATAAGTCCACTCTAAGGTCTTATAGTTCATCCGTGCGTTAGCCCAATCTAAGTCGATAATAAGACCGTCAGATAACGTGACGCATTTCTTTAACTCTGGATCCACTTTCTCTAATAAAGCTTCCCAACCCTCTTTATCACTAGGGATGAACTCACCTCCCCAAGAATCCGCTTCACGAACCAATCGGTACTTAGGGTCTGGTTTAACGTCATCAGAACCCGCATAGCCAAAATCGTTCACTCGGTACTTCTCGGGGAGTAAGGCGTCGGCAATGATGCCGTGTAATACCTCACGGCTACCGCTACGGATTTGAAGCTTGCGTTCTTGCATTTCTAAAGAAGTTGCTAAAACGTCTAATGCAGCTAAAATACTTTTGTTCATCTTAATTCCCTTATTTTTCGTGACGGGTTACAGTTAGGAGGGTGTTGGTTAATACTTCTTTGTATTGCTCATCATCGGCTAAGCGAAGTAAGGTCTTAGTGCCTGATGGTTTAGATAAATCAATTAATGCTTTCATCACCGCAGGTTCAGCAACAGAGTCTAAGATTTTGTCGCGAGTTACCTGCCAGCCCATTAAGCGGAAGTTAGTTTCGTACTGCGCACCATCCAAGTCCGTACAGTACATAGTTAAAATCGGCATTCCGCCATATCGAGTGTTGCGTACAAAGAACGTGTAATCTAACTCAGGCGTAGCAAACTCTAAAAACTTAATACCGACCCGACTCTCTTCCATAGAGGGATCTTCTTTATTGAAATTCACTCTGGCATTGAACGCCATGTGGGTGATGATGTCTAGGTTACGTTTCAACGCCTTTAAGTTCTCTCCCATCGAAATGATGTTTTTCGATGCAAAGACACGTTCTGGAACTACATCGTATTCGTAACCTTTAAGTTCGATATATTGTCTGTCTTCATGCACTAATATTTTTAATGTGAAATGTGTGAGGTCAAAGTGTTCTAGATCAATGCCAACTCGGTGTTCTGAACGATCACTCTTAATCCAGTTACGATGAACTTCGTCGTCGTTTATAAGTAAGGACACTTCTTTACCTTTACAACCGATGACAGTGAAAGTGATGCCGAACTTACCTTTCTCTGGAACATAGCGACCTGAGGTGATTACGTTTTTAATGTGTTTATTGGACATGATGTTTATCCTTTTAAGTTAATGAAATAAATAGTGTATGGATTCACACACCATAGTAATATAGATCTGTTAAAATTTACAGAAAGCAAATAACTCCCTACTCCCGTTAAGGAGTAGGGAGTTAATAAGGGTTTACTTAGTCACACGGACTTTGATATCACCTGTGTGTTCTTGACCTGCTTCTGTGTTCTCTTCTAGGAAGTAGGACACCGTATGAGCACCAACACTCAAGCCTTTAGAATCAAGCTCAGCTTTGAAGTAACCTTGTTGGTCTGTGTAGATTTGCTCTACTACTTTACCGTCCAAAGACAAAGTCACTAAATGTGGTTGTGCTAGACCATCGAACTTACCGTTAACCTGAATAGCTTGACCGCGACCAACTTTACCTGAAGCTACCGCATGATTAATAATCGCTGACATGATTGTCTCCTGTAATTAAATGATAAGGGGGCTGGGTCCCCATAACATTATTAATGGATAGTAGGTGAGTTCAACAAGTCTTGTTCAGTAATCACGTTAGTAGACTCTAAATCTGCCGGCTTCACGTTAGTGTACGGTGCAAACAGTTCAGTTTCTACATCGAACAGGTGTTGGTGTAACGCGTCGTAGAACGTACCTGAGTAAGTTTGACAACGTTTTGCAATTAGCTGTTCTTCGTGTGGTAAGATAAAGGTTTCACCTTCTTGTGTAGTGTGCAGGTACATATTAGAAATATCCAGCTTCACTTCACGCGACATGTTAGTTGAGATGTCGTTGATGGTTTCCAGCATCCAAGAAATCTCTTCATCAATCTTAGCACGACCTGCTTCGCAAACATCGTCGAATCCCCAAACACGAACCGTGTGTTTAGCGATAGGGTGGTGGATAGCACGGATGTACAATTGCTCGATTTCTTTGTTCAACACTTCGTAACCAGTATTGTAGTTCAGCAAGTTACCGATAATGATGTTCATGTGATCAATGTGTTCTTGAATCTTAGACAAAATCTCACGGTCGGTATTATCTTCACCCCATACTGCTAGATCGACTGGGGAGCGTTCGATAACGAAATCTGACTCAGAACGGTAAGGTTGGAAGTCCAAGCCAAGAGTGATTTTATGATCTTCGATGTTGAGCGAGAACCATAAGTCGTTGTCTTTAACTTGTTCAGTTTTACCTGACCAATCATTGACCAGATCACCGATTTTACCCAAGCTGTCCGCAATACGTTTAGCGTTACGGTTAACCACAGTTTCAACGTGTTGTACGTCGCCAGCTGTCATGTCGCCAAAGTGTTTATCGATCCATTCATCAGATGGCTCCGGAACTACAGCGTTAGGCACACGGTTCACTACCATTGGGTAATGTTTGTTACGGTGTTTGCTGATGTCTTCCGCTACGTCTTCCATGCTTAAGTTGGCTAGGAACTTAATCAGTTCTTTTAACTTAGATTGATCTTCATAAGTAGTCGCTTCACCCATCCCTTTACGGATCTCAGTGAGTTGCTCTAGGATGGTCTTCACCATCACGTTGTAGATCAAGTATTCTACAGGACCACGTTCGTCGAACCACTTCTTGAGTTCTTTCGCTCCAGCTGGCATTGTTGGGTCGTCAGACTTCAGGTACTCATCTAACTCGACTGGTAGATTAAAGTCTACACGAATGCGAGTCATAGGTAAGTAGGCGTGCTCACTGATGGTAATCTCCATATCTTCAGGATCAACACCAGTGTGTGATAAAGCCATCGTCCCATTTTGTACAACCGGCATGACGAATGTACGATCACTGAGTCCTTCAATAACGTAGACAAACAGTTTCCAAAGTTCGTGGTTAGGTTTTGACTTAGTCATGTCAGTTTCCTTTTTCTTTTTGATTTAAACTATAATAAGAGGTTAATATGTTTAGTGGTTTATTTGGACCTAGTATCGAGGTTGATGATAACCGTGCTATTATTAGCGGGTTATCTTGGCGACCTTTCGAACAGGACATAATTAGACTTTACGGAACCACGACCGTAACGAAGTATATGATGAATCGAATTAACTCACGTAAATTCGAAGTCAAGTCATTTTTCCTTTTGGAGCTTAATCACCTAATAACTAAACTATTGCAGTTAAAAAGTACCCGGGTGAATCGTCGTGATCTGAAGAAAGTTCAAGAGCTCATTCAAACCGAAACGTGGATACAGGACACCATGGTCCCTAAACCATCTACGTTTGATTACAATAAGTTAAAGCGCACAGTTAAACTAAAACCACTGGACCCTCAACTCCGATTCTTGGAAACGTATACTTCCCGCAAAGAATCGTACCACCTAAAGGGTTTGTTATTAGATGGTAAGGCGGGTAGCGGTAAAGCTCAACCACTGAGCGCTAAAATTAAAGTCCCGGGTGGTTGGTCTACCATGGGTGAAATGTACCGTGGTAAAGTCGTAGAGACACCAGACGGAGGTTACACTACAGTACTAGGTGTCTACCCTCAAGGTCTTACTGAAGTCGTTGAAGTAGAGCTAGAGGATGGTCGTAAGACTCAGTGTAACCCGGAGCACTTGTGGAAAGTCTACGTCGATGGCGAATGGGTAGTTAAAGAAACCCAAGACATCATGGAAGATTACACTGAGAAAAACTATTACATTCCTTTAGTTGACTCCATTATCCCAGAAGAACTTATTCCTAGCTGGTTTAACCAAGGCATGTCGTTGCGAGTGGGCGCTAAGAACGGTTATGAACGTGACTTGATTCATAAGACCACCAACGACGAACGTTACTCTTGGTTACGTGGTGTCTTAGAGCCAGGTCAAGCCCATGGTCGCTTTGATGACGAATACCTAGCCAACCTCGTAGTAGAAGTTGCTCGCAGTCTAGGTCACCATGCTAAGTTGTGTCCTGAAGACAACGGTTGGTTGGTGGAGACTCATTTAGGGTTTGATCGCATCCGTATTAAACACATCACCCGTAAAGAAGACCAACTGACGCAATGCATCATGGTAGAAGGTCCAGATCACCTTTACATTACCGATGACTATATCGTTACCCACAATACCGCTTTGTCGTTGATGTGGGCTGAGTCACTCCCTAAAGGTAAGACCGTGGGGTTTGTTCCCCTTAACGTGATTGATGAAGTGTGGGCTAACCACATGACCAATAACATCAAACACGAAGTCTGGGTTAAACCACCGAAGTTCTGGCACTCTAAGATGGGACGTCCTCCTCAAAAAGATGACGAGTATTACTTTATCCATTACGAGTTTATGCTGGATCCATTGTGTGACAAATACATGCGAATGATCAATCAATTCAATGCTGGTAATCCGGCGTTTAAAATGATCGTCGATGAATGTCACAACTTCAACGACCCTAACTCTAAGCGCACTAAGAAACTTATCGAATATAACGAAGTCTATAAGTTCACAGATGCGTTACCAATGTCCGGTACGCCTATTAAAGGGATCGGTAAAGAGTCGTACGCAGTCTTTTGTCTTATCGATGGGTTCTTTAAGGGTAATGTTCGTAAAGCCTTCCAGGATGGTTATGGGCGTTCTCGTGATAAACTTAACGAGTTGCTGGCTCACCGTATTGGTGCGGAGAAATACACCATCGCAGTATTGGACGGTATGGATGATGCGCCTCCAGCGGAACGAGTTAAAGTCAAAGTCCCTAATGCGGAACACTTTACTTTGGATTCTATCCGTAACCAGATGCAAACTTACATCCAAGACCGCTACAAGTATTACTCCAACAACATGGATAAATACGTTAACTACTTTAACCAAGTCATCTCTGATTACCGACATTACTGTGCGAAACGTAACGACTTACAAGCTTTGTCCGAACTAGATGAATACCTCACTATTGTAAACAAATTCCGTAAAGAAGGTTACAACAACTTTACTGATGCGGATTTGTCTAAGCGAGCGAAGGCTATCGAGTTAGACATCGAAGCTTGGATGGCACCAACGGACCGTAAACACTTCCGTAATGCTAAGTCTATCGTTAAGTATGTTGGGTTGAAGATTCAAGGTGAAGCCCTAGGTAACGTTTTAGGTAAGGCTCGCATCGAAGCGGTTAAAGCTTTAGTAGAGTACGCTGATCTACCTAAGTACATCGACCATGTAGAAAAGAAAACGTTGATCTTTACTGACCACGTTGACGTAGTCTACGAATGTGACGAACGCTTAAGCCGACAAGGTTACGACACCATCTTTGTTTACGGAGAGAACACCAACGACCGAGATCGTCTCGTCAAAGAGTTTGAACAAAAAGACACTAAGAACCCTTTGATCACGACATTCAAATCTCTATCGACTGGTTATCCGTTACTCATGGCTAACCAAGTGTTGTGTATGAACGCACCTTGGCGTGAGTACATCATGACACAAACTATTGCTCGTGTGCACCGTCAAGGTCAAACCGCTCCAACCTTCGCCTACATCTTTGAGTTAGACACCAATGGTCGTGAGAACGTCACTGGTCGTAACTTGGATATCATGGAGTGGAGTAAACAACAAGTAGCACAAATCATGTCAGTACAACACGGTGATGATGTCACTTTAGTTGGTGTCGCTGGTATGGAAGATTTGTTTGATTCTGATCGTACGTTGTGGAACGAACCATTATCTATGCCAAAGGTTATCACTTCAGCTAACCCTATGGATTTGTTTTAAAAAATAAAAGCAACTATAACCTCCTACCCTGTTCGGGTAGGAGGTTATTTACGTTTATCGCTTTTTAGAGTGGCGTTCTGAAGCATTCATGATCTCAGTTAACATAGTGGTGGTGAGCTCACGGATGTTAGGGGTTTCGATCATAATGTCTTCTTCAATTTGAGAAGAGATGCGAACGTAATCCATACTGAAGTCCAGCTTGGTATAGAAGAAGCAACCTTGGATACAGAACTCTTCACGATAAATGTTAATGAGTATGGACAGACATGTGCGAGGAGTGCGGGTTAATGTGATCACACCATTAGGTTCAATTAAGAATAAACCCAGTAGAATTTGAGTTAGGTTTTGTGGACCCCATTCCTCACTTCCATAAAAGCCGTCTATGAAGCTTTTCGGATAAGTGCGTCTAACGGTAGTGGTGTCTTGACCATTGTTGAGTGAAATAACCAACACCCCATAATTACCGTTCATGGACGATTCGATTGAAGAACTGGTTTGTGTGCTAAAGGTAAATCGACGACCTTCAAAAATAGTTTCTTTGTGCATGGAAAGATTCCTTAATTAAGTAGTGACGCTGGAAGACGTGACGGTCTAGTATAGTTGGTTTCCAGTCATCTATGTTTAAAATGAGATTGCGTTCACCGACTACCTTTAATCCGATCTTACGACCTTCCTTTAAGTAGAGTGAAGCGTTGCGTGTACGATAACTTACCTTCCACTCTGATTCATCCAGAGCGTCGAGTAATTGTTTTAAAGTCGCTAATACGAACTTGTACGTTCGACGACTGACTTGATCAAATAGATATTGGTTAGTTAAAAATTCAAATAACACACTAACTAAATCGTTAGGGTGAACCGGTCGGAATATAGTAAAAGCGGCATACTTGGTACGTTGGTTCCCCTTACCGGAGGAACCAACGTAACCTAACCACTTACCATCCCGTTTTTCTACCACACACCAGTATTGTTGATGGCGGTGTAACACTGCCCTGGAGACGTCTATGTCATCAGGGAGGTCTGGGAGGTCAGTATCCATGTCATTCTACCAAATCCGTTAACACTAGGTTAAAAGACGCGCTAGGAGTGTGTGGGTTGAATATCGTTCCACTTAATCCTAAACGACTGTCTTCAGGTAAATGATTATTGAGTTGGTCTACAAAGCGTTCTTGTAAATCTTCACCAGTAAAGTACTTACCGTTTTCCTCTTTAGCGAGACGATAAGACTCAACACAAATATGACGGAAGAACTCTTCCGGCAATACTCGCTTCAAATCATTGGTGACTGGGAACTCTTTGTACTTGAGTCCGTTCTTAAGACCGAGCTTGGTGTTCAACGTAGAAGTGAACCCTTTAGGCAGAACCGTCATTTGAATGCAGTTAGAAACAGTGAGTGTTCCCGGTTTAGCCCCCAGGTGAGTTACTTCACGATGCACTTGGCGACGAGCATCATTAAGCCGAGTGGAGATTCCACGCAAACAAGCAGACTCACTGCTCTTACGTAGAGAGACAACTGAACTAGCAAAATCCTCTGCCATTTTTATAAAAATTATTTCCTTGCTCATGGTTATAAAACCTTAATCTATTAGCTTGCTTTAGGTAACAAGACATTGGTGAAAATGCGACCGTAATAACATGGGTGTTGTAATACCCAACGGCCTTCAAAACCTTCCGGTTTAAAAATGAGTTGGTCTTCTGTGAAAGAAGAACCTAGCAAGCGGTTGATATCTTCCAGCTTATGGTTAGGACGAACAGCGACGTAATGATGCATGGCACCTTCATCGTAGTACAACCCTTCTTCTCCTTCTTTGAGTCCACCTTGAGTGTTACAAAGATCATTGAGTTTAGGTGTAATACTTATACGCTTCCAAGACAATGGAATGCGTCTGCCGTTGTTAAACCCCTCTGCTGTGAAACGATCTGGGTAATCTGGGTTTTGCTTGATGGTGTCTAGATTGACTTCGAATTCTCCATCTAACGCAATACCGTGTTGTGAGATTACCAAACGTTTAATCATTTCCGCTAATGACGCTTTCATAGACTGTACCTTATTATTTTTACTGAGTTTTCACTTTGTGAGAGAGTGAAGTTTTTTGATCAATAAAATTCAAAGGTACAGTCTAAAGTTACTTATCGAATTTTGTTAAAGGTAAATCCGAATATGTAATCGCCCACTACCCAAGCATGACGGAATGGAATTCCTTCAGGTAACAGACTTGCTGCGTCCAAGTAAGGACCTTCGAATACACTCGTGATAGCACTGAGTAGTTCTCGTTCCATTGGTTGTAAATCATCCATCTCCAGTTCAGGGAGATCGTCCTTACCAGTGACCGAGATTTTAGTGGCTGTAATAAGAACCTCGTAATCCAATACTTGGAAGTATTTACCGGTTGGGGTGTGCTCGGAGAACTGGTTGGCTTCTTCGATTGTCTTTTTGTAAAGCTCTAATTGGGTTTCTAACATAATTTAGATCTCGGTAAGTTGGTTGATTTTCTCGTCGATCATGTCACAGAACATCACGCGTCCACATGGTTCGGCGTCATGGTTACCAAAGTAGTTGTAAATGTACGTGATAAGCACCACATTCAATTTTAGATAATCACTTGGGAGAATGTCTTCAGGGAGATCTAAGACCGCTCCTGATTCGATAGAGACACAAAAATGATTGCCTTCGATTTCCACTTCTAAGATGCGTCCGTGTTCTTCACTTGGTCGCATGCTAAGGGTTACATTGCTGGAATCACCTGTGATGTTAGGAGCAGGAAGATGCCCGTAAGTGGCAAGGTATTTAGGGTGGTCCATCAGTTCTGCTAGAATGGTGAGGCTGATTGGGACGTCGTAATAGAACTCCACACCGAAGCGTGCTTTTGCTTCTTCTCGGAGTTGTTGAATCAGTTCATCCACGACTGATTTATTACGACCACACCACATCGCTAAAGATTCACTCGCCATACAGTGACGAGGTTCTGGGTCATCTAACACCGTTAAAACTTTACTACCTTCTAGGCGGTACGACCAAAGTATTTTCTCAGGTTCTGATGCCCAACGTCCTATGGACATAGGTAATACGGTTTCTTCGCCCAGTTCAACAGGAAAGGGGAATTTTTCTTCATTGGCCTTAAGGTGACGTAAGATGGTTCGCACGGTCACCAGTAGGTTAAAATACCCACGAGTCATGTCACGATCAACAATCTTAGGAATCCAACGGTTAATATCTCGGTGATCCAAGTAAGCCAGGTTCACCGCATCTCCCAAACGCCCAATCAAGAAATTGAACTTATTAGGAGATTCTTTAAAGGCCACGTCCACGGTACCACGACTACAAGTCAAGATGTCTTCTTGTTCAGTCGTCCGCAACTTCCAATCTTCAGGAGATTGACATTCCAAAACAACACAACGGTCTCCGTCTAGTTCTGTTGCAAAAGGAACAAAGTTTACATCTAGTCCACCTAAGGTAGTTTTTATAGCTTGTATTAATTTTTTCATACTGACTCCGGTAAGTAACTAAAGGTGTCCGAAGACACCCTTAGCCGTTAACCTTGATATAAATGTTGGATGAGTTCAAATGAATCCAGACGATCATCGTCCCAGAACGTTGGATCCAAATGCTTGTACACGATGGCACTGTTGTTGGTGTTGATCGTTTCAAAGTGTAAAGTGATGTAAAAGTTATCCAGCTCAGTATGAACCATCTGCACTTTCGTTTCACAATACTCTCTAGAACGAGGACGAATCATACAATAAGTCAGCGTGATCGATTCATCTAGCTTTAAATCGAACTCTGCTGCGATATGAGGGAGGCTAAAGAACCACATCCATAAAGACATCCAATTACTGCTAAAGTCCTTTAGATCTTCATCCAAGAGCTTTTGGTAATTACTCAATCCATATCGTAGTAACTTATTGGCAAGGTCGTCGTGATGGAGTTTCATTAATTCTCCACCGACTTTAGTGACCAACGAATTAAGTGATTCTGCGTTCTCTGCAAACAAACGGAATAATTCCGAATGATTTAAGATAAGCGTTCGTAGTTCTTGAACCACTTTCACCGCAGGTACACGACCTTTATCGTTTAAGGTGACTTCATGATACTTCCCATCTTGATCTACGAAAAAGAATGAGGCGTATTGGTTTTCATGGTGTATCCCGAAAGACACTTCATCGGTACTAATCAGTTTACGATCTCGGTATTCATCGAATACTTCAACGTAACCCAGTATTTGACCTAGCCATGACAAAGAGACCATTAACTGTTGGAAGTCATGACAATAACGTTGGTGTTGCATAGACATTTCCTTACTCATAAAAGCTTAATTAAGTTTCCCTTACACTCTTATGATATAGACTCGAAATAATATAAAGCGGACTAAACGTCCGCTTTATACTTCTTATTTTAATTATTTTGGTTTAGAGCTTAGCTCCAAGTTACGGTGTATTCTTTACGATCGTCTCCGCCAAGGAATGCGTAGGTTACGCTCTTAGCTTCAGCTTCCGTAAACTCAAACACTACCACACCATCTAGGTCCGAAGTGCGAGCCGGCCAAGTCATGTTACCATCGTACATCACTACTTGCTCTTGATCCATCGGTTGTCCGTTTTGGTCAAGAGTAGTGACGGTGAAGGTTACTGTCTCGCCTACTGCGACATCTAGATTACCGTGCTGAACGTCGATGCTTGTGTAAACCGGAGTAGGTTCAGACCACGTGATAGTGTGACTGAATCCAGTGACCCCACCACCTGCGAAGAAGTTGTAGGTGACATCACCTGCTGCATCCGCGCTTAGGTTGTAAGTGAGTGTACCGTCTGGAGCAGATGTGCGTTGAGGGAATGGAATACCACCATCATCCCAAACTACTGGTTGTAAGCCCATTGGTTCACCGTATTGGTCCAGAGTACGAACCACGACTTCAACTGGAGTACCCACGGTACCTGTAGTCGAACCAGACACTAGTTCAATAGAACTGTATACTGGCGCTGGTTTAGACCAAGTAATGGTGTGGGATGCACCTGTCACACCACCGCCGCCGTTGAAGTTGTACGTTACCGCACCTTCGTCGTCAGAGCTGAAGCTAAAGGTCTTCTCACCATTCTCATCGGTGTAAACTACTGGGAATGGAATACCGCCTGTATCCCAAGTTACAGCCTGGTTACCCATTGGGTTTCCGTCCTGGTCTTTGGTCACGATCTTAACAGGAACCGTCTCTCCGGTTGTACCAGTCGTTTCACCTGAAACTACTTCGATGGTACTGTAAACCGCAGGAGGCGCTGCCCAAGTCAATGCGATTGGTAGATCTACACCATCCGCGCTCACGGTTAGGGTTGCGTTAGCAGCGTCAGCTTCAGTGATGGTGAGCGTCTTACCGTCTTGAGTTGGAGTCGCCGTACCAGTGTAAGTAAAGGTTGGTACCTTACCTACTACATCAACGCCAGATGCATTTAGTGTCTCAACATTAACGGTGATGGTTTCACCCGCCACAACATCGTTATCAATTGGAGCCACCTGGTTGATAGTAGTAACCACGTTTGGATCCACCCAAGTAACTTGGATGTCTTCAGATAGATCACCAACTTGTACAGTGTAGGTTTTAACACCCGCATCCGCAGAAGTTTGAGCGAAGCTGAATCGACCATTGAACAATGTGTCTTGAGATTGAAGTACAGAACCACCTTCTTTAAGATCAACGTTAACACCAACCATGATGTTACCTTTCTGATCTTTAACCAGACCGGCGAACGTGACGTCTTGATTGATGTCAGAAGTCTTAGGATCTGTGTTGATAGACAGTGTAGTAGGAACCATGATCTCACGAATGATAACAGTGTAAGTACCACCTTGTACTGTGCCGTAACGGAAGGTAACTGGTAGGGCTCCCGGAGTGTTGGTTGCGTAAGTGCCTGAGAACGTACCATCTGCTTCAGTAGTCACTGTGGTCAGTAGTGTGTCGGTACTGCTGTTAAGTACCTCGATTGTCTTACCACTAACGTCACCACCGCCTTCACTGTACAACGTACCTTGGAAACCAAACGGTTCATTTTGAAGTACAGATTCATGCAGCATCTTAATGTTAGTGAACTCGTAAGTTACTGCTTTCCAAGTAATAGTTACGTCACGAGTCACATCACCAGCCGTGATAGTCATTACTTCAGAACCCACACCTTCATGTGTTGCCGAGAATTCGAAGTGACCTGCATCAACCGCTGTGTTAGTCAACGGAACACCGCCTAATGTAGCAGTTACAGCCACGTCGATCAACTCACTTTCTTGGTCCAGAATCGTACCTGTGATTACCGCGGACTGTCCTTCAAACACACTTGCGCTATCTGGAAGGTCCACTACGTTGATCGAAGTAGGAACACGAGGTTCACGAACTGTCAACGTGATAGTTTCTTCAGGTGTCACTACGTCTACCGCATCAGCGATAATAGTAAAGGTGCCTTGAGCTACAGCCGTACCAGTGTAAGTGAATGAACCATCTGCTGCACACGTTACGTTAACTACCTCGCTTGCATCGTTAGTGATGGCTACACGGGTGGTTGACCAGTCGTATGGATAGTTGACTGAGATCTCACCAGTGACGGTGTAATTATCACCAATGTCTACCGTGTTAGGTACTACGGTTAGATTTGCAATAACCGGGTCACTCTTAACTTCCCATGTCACATTAACCGTTGCAGTGAATGCGCCAGCTTTAACAGTGAGTGTGTGGTTCAGTGAACCGTTATCACGGTAATCCGCTACGAAGTCAAATCCTGATTCAGTAGTCACTTGATTCACTGTATGACCATCTGGGTATTCCAGTGTCACGGTTTCACCTACCATGTTCTCCGAGTACTGATCTAACAGATTACCGGTGATGTGGAAGGTTTCGTCAGTGAAGAGTGTTTGGGTCGTCGGACTGGTTAGATCGATCGAACTTAACACATGGGTCTTAGCCCACGTTACCGCGATAGACGCACCGATGTCGTTCTCACCAATAAACGAATACAAGTGTTCAGCTTCGTCGGTCTCAGAAACATCAACACTAAACACACCTTGTGCGTTGGATGTGATGTCAGAGACTTTAAGACCGTCTGCTTTAAACACTAGTGGGACATTACCAACTGGGTCATCGATTTGGTCCAGTGTTTTACCGGTTAAAGTGATAGTGTCGTCAGTCACACCAGTTGTAGGGTTTTCTGGTTCTAAGAACACTTCATCGAAACGACGCACTAGGTTCCAAGTAAAGTCTACCGGAGTTTCCAGTGATTGACATTTCAATGTGATAGATTCAACTACGGTGTTCTCTACGTCAACTGGAGAGTCCAACGTTGCAACGTATTCTTCACCATCGACAGTGTAAGCTTTAGGTGCACCGCCTTCACGGAACCACGTACCGCTCGTTCCCACCATAGGACGATCAACCGTATCGTAAATACGGAAGCGCAACTCACCTTCTTTAAACAACTCACCTTCGTCATTAATGATCTCAAAACGACCAGGGACTTGATCAGATGGTTGAACAGTAATAGTGATGACATTACTTTCGTCAGTACCAAGTCGCAGCTTAACGGCGTAGGTTACTGGGTCTAGCGTATCGTTCTCCACATCGTAAATGTGTTCCAACACACCTTCTGGTGTAGCGAACAGTTGATTCGTGACTTGGTCGTCTACAAGAAACTCAACCGGCACATCCGTAAGCGTTAAACCATCTGAAGAACGTAACGTACTCGTTAGCGTAACTAGTTCGTCAGCACGGACTTCAGTCTTATCCGCAGACAAAGGACCTAGGATAAGGTCGTCAACAGATAGCGCTGCAAGAATCTGGTGGGTTTCAGAGAAAACGTTCAGATCTTGAGGAAGACCACAAACAAACTTAATGGTCATGTCACCCGCCACCACTGGAGTGTGTTGGATGTCAAACATGCCGTTTGTGTCGAATTGAACCACGACAGGTCCTTGACCAACTTCTTCAATAATGATCTTAGGTTCACGGAGTTCATCACCCCAAGGTGTGCGACCAAAGTCACCGACCACATGTCCGGCAATACGGAAAGGTTGACCTACACGAGTTAAATCCACTGGAGTGGTGACTTCACCGATCGTCCAATGTTCATCGATGTAAGTGACTGAATAAACATCAGTAAGTTTATCACGGTCTAAACCAACAGAAACGATCATCTGTAAATCGTCAGTTTGCTGGTTCTTAAGATCTAGGTCTAGGTTGAAAGTGTTATCTTCACCTAACGTACCTTCAATGATATCACCTTGACGGTAAGTACCCACGAACTCAGCTTTAAAAGCTTTATCGATTTCTGCTGACATCACAGGTTCCGTACCTACACGTTCTACCGTGATGTACTGTGTTGGAGCGTATGGGTTGGCTGGAAGGATATTACCTTCAACTGAAGAGTCTGTGATATTAATCCCAGTGCCATCCGTCATTGTACCGTCTGGATTAGGTGTTACGGTCTTAAGTGGTAACGTACCGTCTACGATTGGAGACTGTACCTTTAAGTGACTCAAGCGAACTTCTAGTTCACCTGGGTCAAATTCAAAACCTAACAGTTTCTGAATATCCAAGATCGACATGGATTCTTTTACCACCAAATACAGTTCAGCGATATCTTCCACGTAATAAAGACCAGGAATAACAATGTTGCGGAACACTTCTAAGTTAGGTACTTTGATGCGTTCTTTCTTACTCAATACTGGAACGGTGTCACCCGGCGACCATTCTTGAACGAATTCAAAACCGTCGCGCCCAGTTAACTTGATTTCACCGATGAAGGTACCTGCACCTTCATAACGTTCTTTGATACTTAGAAACTGGACCTCGTCGTCCATCAGACCGTCGAAGCGGGATTTAGCTAAAGCGATCTCCGCCGGGTCACCTTGGGACTCAGCATAACTGATGCGAATCAGTGCTGTTTTGTCCAACAGGATTTGTCGAATATGTTTCATCATGTTTCCTTAGCATGCGTCAAAAATGAGCAGGGACGGACCCCCGCTCATAAAATGACAAAAAAATAAGGAGTTATTCTGGGGCGTTAACCGTCAAAAGTCCTCCAAAGGTATTCGTGTAAGTACCTGGTGAACGAAAGTACATCCCGTACTTACCAGGTTCGAGTAAAGGTAACTCAAAGTCGTTTAGTGTGGTATCGTCCATAGGAACGAAGTGCACGAAACGTCCACGGTCGTAAAGATACATACCAGGCGGTTGGTCATCCTCAGGAACATACCAAGTTTGTTCAGGCTTGCCCTTAAACACCAAGCTACCGGTGATAACCCCAGGGTAAGTGACTTCAATATCGATACGTCCATCCGGGATATAAGAGTAGGCGTGAGCGATCACCACAACACCACTCACCATACAGTTAAGTCCATTAGCACCAGTAATGGTAAACTGAATGATCTGACCCGGCACCATACGTTCGTCAGTAGGGATCTCTAGGGGTAAACCTTGTTGGTAAGTGATCGTATCTTTTTCAAGAGGGCGGTAGTCCCCGCTATAAGAAACCGTAAAGGTGTCACCGTCTTGAAGGTCTGGTGAGTCTTCCAGGTAAATACGGAACTTGGCATCTACGTTATGTCCTACCGGGAAGTGGTTCATATCACCTAACACCACTTCCTTATCTCCGTTCTCATCTTCCGTCCAAATGCGAACATCCACTGGATCATGGGTTCCACCCAATAACCCTTCTTTACCATCACGCACTATCATGCGACCACTGATGAAAGGACCGTCAAAATTGATGTAGTCGCCGAAGTTTTCTACACGTACGTCTTGAGGATCAAAAGGGAAAAGGGTTTCAAGTTCAGTTTGAGACAAATAACCGGTTGTGGTCAGGGCCATCAAATCATGAGTATTAAAGTAATGCAAGAACGCAGCTTTACTACTCAGACGTATTTTGGTCACGTTATCCCCGTTCTGAGAGTATTCCCCCGTTTCCAATAATTCGATTAAAGCCTCGGTAGGGTTGGCTGGTGACCAGTATTGTTTGATCACCGAACCACCACGTTGACTAAGATCGATATCTGCACGGTAACGTTGGGTGCCACGACCGACTTCTTCGATGTTACTGATAGTTACTTCACTCACTAATAAGTCTTTAAACAACGTATTAGCTTGTTCTATTTTAGTTGGATCTCCTGTTTCCATTGCATTACGGATGTGGACTTCACTCATTCGGTTAATGAGCATTTGTCTTACGTCTTTCATGGCATCTCCTTGATTAACTAAAGAGGTTCCTCATGAACCTCCATAGCATTCCGGAGCATTAAGACTTTTTGTGTACACCTAACTGGAAATGAGTGAAACACACCGCATGATAGGTTTCATTACCACCCACCAATACCGCTGATTCGCCAGGAGCTCCGTAGTATGGTTTACCGTCCACCACCATTAGGTTGTGTGTTGCATTCTTCCCACACCAACACATGCCCTTTACAATGTTAATACTGGAAGCGTTTCTTAACAACCAATCACTCGCAGGGAATCCACCACCTTGGAAGTTGTTACGTAGGCCGTAACACAACAAAGGAATATTAAGTTCTCGAGTTAACTCAGCCAAAGATGCAATTTGTTCTTCGCTGATAAACTGAACCTCATCAATAATCAGGACATCAGGTTGACGTTCGTGATTACGCAACCACAACTCTAATTCACCGAGCCCTTCTTTAGGGAAAGGGATGCAGTTATCCCACTTAGCACCGCTACGACTGGTCAGTGTACGTGGGCAACCGTCTCGAGTATCCACCACGGGTTTAAGTACGAAAGGAATCATTCCACGTTCTTGATAGTTGTACGCCGTCTGGATAGCTGTAGTTGTCTTACCGCTAGACATTGCGCTTGTATAGAAATAAATTTTAGACATGTGTTGCCTTTTTCGTTTTAGTTAGTTGTCGATAAATAAAAAAGAAAGGAGCGATGATGAGACCCATCACCACCACTCCAACAAAGACGAAGGCCCCGATACAATTCAGGGCCCAATAAGTTGTTTTGTTCAATATAACACCCAATCCAAGAAATGCCAAATACCTAGACCTGCTATAAAGGACCCGATGATTCTTCCCATGGTAAACCAATTGCTATCTGGTTCGTAAGGTCGAGTCACAAAAGAAGCAACTGCCAAGCCGTACAGTATTCCTATTGCCAAACCTCCTTTCACTGAAGGAAGTCCACAAACATGAAAGACATTACCAACGGTAATGATTATTACTATTCGGAATAAGTCACGATCGTTATTGAGTACATCATAAGCACCCTTTAACCCTAACCTATTAAAAACCATTTCCATGTTAATCATAAGACGTGTCCATACTTGATTGGTTGTTACAAGACCCAGATGGTTCATCACGAACAGGAGTTGGTTCAGGTGAACGATCACACTCACTTCGAGTATTGGAGTGGCAAGTACTCTCATCGTGGTAGTGATGATGTTGGTGCTGAGTTACTACGGTTCCGAGGTGGTCTTGGTCGTGTCTTGTACGGGATGGGTTGTTTCTTAGCGTTTGGCTTGGCGTACTACGCTTAGGGGAGTTTGCTTGTTGTCTATGTTGTACCGTGCGATTGCTACCAAACTCTGCTTCAAACTGAGTTCGGAAGTCTGAGATCGATTTCGGGTTATCTTTTTCCTTTAACCACTCAGCGGCACGCACTAACTTAGGTTCCGTAGATAGCCAAGCTTCCATATCTCGGATACGTTGTTCCAAAACCCATAAACGTTGGATTTCTTTTTTCGCTACTTTAAGTTTAATAAAACGTTTAAACCAGTTCATGTTTATTCCTTTCTTTTTTATTTATAACTCAATCCCTTGGGAACGGGACGACATTGGATGAACCGAGTTCATCGTTGATAGTCAGGCTAGGTGACCCGGAAGTTAATTCAGAGGTATCGCGTGTTCGGTAATACTTGGGTTGAGACTTGATCAGTTCTTCCCGGGAGTATTTTAAATTAGGTAACGAACGAGCTATGGCGGTGTATTTAAAACGATAGTGGTCACGGAAGCCTCGGATGTCGGATTTGTTCTTACCACTTATCCAATCAACCGTGTCGACCACTCTTGGGTCTTCCCGCATATAGGAACGTGCCTCACCAAGTCTTTTCTTCAACTCAGCTAATTCTCTTAGTTCCTCACCCGCCACCTTTTCACGTAACCATAAGTAAAGTTTCTTTAACATAGATTACCTTAAAAAAATAATTATCTAAAGTATGTGGACTCCCGTAGGAGTCCACATATCTTTTATTTAGAATCGAAGTTCGCTAAGGCGAGAGTTAAGAATCATGGAGTCAGTGTCAATCAGCATGATCGCCATAGAAGTCGCAGCTTCTAGTGCAGTGATCGTTGCTAACGACGCATCCCAGATTCCGATTTCACCCGGTTCTTTACCTTCTTCACCTGTTGCTAGGTTAGTGAAAGTCATGTCGTCAGAGTAATCGGTACTCATCAGGTATTGGGTTTGTTGTTTCAGAATAGCAACAAAGTCTTCCGCGATTTCACACTTAGGGTATTTAGCTTCTAAGATCTTAGACGCCATAACTAGTGAGTAACCACAACCTTGTAGAACACCGTTACGTAGAGCCGACTTACAAACACGAGCCACGTCTTCAAAACGGTCTTTGCGTTCACGGATATCAGACTCAGTCAGACCACCCACATACAACGTTACTGAACCACCAGATAAAATACGTAGACGAGATTCCACGATACGACCTAATGCAGAGTGACGTTGATCTACGTTCAGATCGTTTAGTGCACGGTTAACTTCTTTGATTGCTGTATCCAGTTGAGCTTCATGTTTATCAGAGAACCCTACGATAGTTAACGCCGCGCTACTGATGTGTGCGATAGGGTACTCTTTAGGTTCACGGAACTCAGGATGGTCAGCAAGCAACTCAGTATACATCTTAGAACCCATCACCGTGGCGATATCATTCATTAACGATACGCCAGAAGAACCCGCTGCACGGATAGTGACGATTTTGTAAGCCACTCGTCCAATGTGTGAGTTCAATGCTTTAATCGCGTTCTCACTCACACTCTCGGTACTACGACACAACAACAAATACGTACCACCGGCACTCACGTAGTCTTTGGTGTACGCCATGAATTTATCAAGGTTTTCTTTACTTGATAACCCATTCAGTTCACCTGACAACACGATTGGTCGGTATTGGTCTTTTTGATCAAAGTGTTCCGGAGCACCAGTGCCCAGATCAGAGAACTCAGGAGAAGCAAAGCCACCCGGCCAGCTACAACCCGTATTGGATTGAACTTGGTCTTTATCGTCGTTAGCTTCACGCAAATCTAGATCAGGGAGATGTGGATGTTCTTCATAGATCTCCAACACTTTGTTAACGATGCGTTCGTCGTTGTTACTCGTGGTCATCATTACTTGACGCAGTAAATCAGAGTCGATCTTAACTTGGACGGAAAGTTGTTTCAAAATGTCTACGATTTCTTGAGAGTACTTGTTGATCAACTTCTTATTACGGAAGTTACACTTGTATTTAAAGCGGTTGTAGATCTCACGGAGTAAGAAGGCAGTCGTAGTAGTACCATCACCACAGATCTTGTCTGTACGCAAACAACACTCAGCGATCATCGATGCGATCAAATCCTTTTCTGGTTCATCAAAACGCATGGCTTTCGCAGCGGTTACGCCATCTTTAGTAGGATGCGGGATACCGCTTTTATCACATAACACAAACTTACCATCCGGACCCATGGTCGCGATAACGGTTCCGGTGACTTTACGAACTACTTCATCTTTGATGTTGTTAGTTTCAGAAGTTTGGTATAACATATTTCTTTCCTCATGAAAGGTTTTATTAATGGGGTGGTAAGTACACTCAAGTAATATAGAGTTGAATTCTTTTTAGAGACCAATGTAATCGAAGGTTTTAACTTCTTCTTTAGTCAAAGGTACTTCAACGATACTTAGGTTGCTAGGTCGCTGTAGTTGAACCTTACCAACTTTGGTGTAGTCGAGTTCAGACTCTTTGATCTTAATTAACATACCTTTGGTTTCTTTATCCAACAACAAGTAATCTACGTCCAACGTGAACGACGTATTGATCATGTTTGTTTTAAGTGCAACTTGTTCAGCGTAAAGCATGTAAGGTAACACTTCAGTCGAGTACTCTTTTAAAGGAGACAGTACCGATAACATTAAACGAGTGTGGAGTTCAAAGCGAGGAACGTGAACAGTGCTTAACATCTCTGTAATGACGTTACTGCGATCTACTAAGTCGTAGTCTTCTTCACTCATGTCCAGCCCGAGCTCCACTAAGTCTTTGTAAGGCAAGTCCTTAGCGACTCCAAGGATGAGTTTGGTAACTTGGTTCTCACCACGAGATTGCATAATCGCAATACGGCGCTCCACCGGGATTTCCGTTTGCAGGAAACTCATTTGGATTTGTTTAGGAGTATTGATGTAACGACCTTCACCAGCCGCTTCCGATACCGTGTGGTTTGGTTCCGGTAGTAGATCGGGTGAGTGGAACAAAATTACTCCAGTGGTGGTCGGTGTTTGAAATGCTTTACCTGCACTCAATCCAATCTCACCTTTCTTCACCACCACTTCTTCTGCGGCTTCAGGGAGACCCATGGCAGTCATGCATCCCTCTAAAGTAAGGTGTTTGTCCATCATGCCGTTATCTAAGAAAGCAGACTTAAGTGCGTCAACGTCTTCTAAGATGACACCGGCTTCAAAGAAGCGTTCTTTAGCCTTTTCCACACGCTCATTAAACGTATAGTTACGAACGTAGGTAACGTCTTCTTCTACCGCCATATAGTCACGGTGGTTCAGACCAGCATCGTGCAAGATGTCCAGTGAGGACTCTTGACTCAGTACCCACTCTAACTCTTTGATCGCAACATCAACCCCAGGTGTGTTGGTTACCGCCGACCATTGTGGTAGGTACCCTTCTTTGGTAATGTCAAATTTGTGTTTCCAGTGCAGTGCGTAATGGTCACCGTTAGCTTCATTGCCTTCATTCACTACTTGCTCTAGTGCATCGATAAAATGTTTCATGATTAACCCTTAATGGTTCTGAGTTCTTGTCGAGTAAACAACTCGGTGAAATGGTGTCGTTTGATGGTCAAGTAATCGTCTTCATCAAACGGAGTATTAAACACTCCTGTTTCGTACAGCGAGTCCGCAATAGAGTCTTCTGCTGCATCGAGGTTGTATTCGTCCGAGTTAAATAAGTAATAACCAAAACCACATATCTGGTCACCGGACTTTAATTGTGTACCTTTATATTCGGCTTCGTTGACGATGTTACGTTTAAGTTCTCGCAGACAGTCTTCAACGAATTCGTTCCATGGAGTAGCAATCCCTACGTGGGTTTGTTTCTTAAACTCTTGTAGGTAAGAGAACACTTCTACCGTTTCTCCAGTATCTACCCCGACAAATAAAAACAGTTGCCACGGCGACGGTTCACTCAACAACGTGATCAATGCTTTTATTGCTACCTGTCTATCTTTGGATTGCTTCAGTCGCATTAACTTAGGGGCCCAATCAACCGTATCCAGTTGATGCGCATGACTACCAAAGAAATAAAAGTGATCACTGATCTCCTTTACCGTGTTAGCGATGGTGTATTGGTTTAACTTAGTTAGGCGTTGTTGACGACCTTTGATTTGGACACCTCGACGTGTGCCCTTATTTTTCTTACTCATGACGTTGTCTTATTTATGCTAATGTTTATTCTAATGGTTCGGCTGTTAGATTATTGAAGTAGAAAGTCTGACCTACAAAAGGTTGCAGGATGTCTACCAGACGTTCGGCTTCTTCGACTGGAACATCGTAAGCCACACTCATATGTGGTTTGTATTCCGGCCAGCTGTGATCGTAACCTAAAGATAACCAACTGTAGTGTTCTTCAGTCAAGTCATTAGAACTCAACGTTAGCGCTACCGCAGCTTGAACGCCATCTTTGACTTCACCTAAGAGTTCGACACCAATGACCTCAGCTTCAAACACCTTACTTGGGTCGATCTTAGGTTCTAAAGCGCTGTCGATTAAATCGCGGTCAAAGGCTATCGTGCAATGAAACTTACCTTGGTCGATAGGGGTGATGTTTTGACTCACCAACATATCACGAATAGCGCCACATTGATGGTACGCTAAATCTACACTGACATAACCTTTGGTCTTACTAGCTTCAGTGGTCATAACTAATCCTTAAATATTCAATAAGCAAATAAAAGAGGAGCCGAAGCTCCTACGTTAATCGAGACTCCAGTGTGTTCGATAGATCTTCATGAAAGGTTCTGGGAAGCTGCTTCTCCAACGACACGCAGGACACTCGAACTGCCCATCTACGTAGTTGGTTCTCGGCATGCTATCACACTCACCTAGTCTCCCACAGTACGGTGAGTAATTAGGTCTCGTCATAAGGTTATTACGGACGATACTGTTGATCAGAGGATGTTGTGAGATATTAGTGTTGAACTCACTCACTTCCAAAGGCGTCATGTCTTTGTAGGCTTTTTGTGAAGCTTCCTTAATCTTGTTCAGAATCTCTTTGGATTCGGTCATGTCGATCATCGTTTGTATCTCCACCATTGTTTGGATTTGTCTGGTGTGAATTTTGGAAGGTTTTCATTGAAAGTGAAATACCCTTCATCTTCTAATGTTGCATTATTACGAGCAGCGTTTTGTGCTAATGTGTCGCAACGTTCGTTATCTGGATCCCCGGAGTGACCCTTTACCCAATTCCACGTCACATCATGGTAACGTGTCATATCGTAAAGTCGTTTCCAGAGGTCTACGTTTTTAACAGGACCGCCATCCGCACGCTTCCAGCCTCTTCTACGCCAACCGTGAATCCATTGTTCGATTCCTTGTTTGACATACTGAGAATCAGTGGTAACCGATACCTTACGTCTTTCAGGCAGTCCCTCTAGGGCTACAATTGTGGCAAGCATCTCCATACGGTTGTTAGTGGAGCGTCGATAACCCGCACTTAACTCTATGGTGACTTCTCCATCACGAATAACAATCCCGTACCCCGAAGGGCCAGCACCGGATTCTCCCACAGAGGAACCGTCGGTGTTGATAATGAGCATGATAAGTTTCCTTTTGAATTATCGTCATACATACGACCTGACAGTTAGATTTGATTGACGACCAGTGAGTACGTCGTGTTTAAATTGGAAATACGTTTGTTTAGCATAGTAAGTGATGACCTTACGTATTGCTTGTTGAGGTAAGTCAATTTTCTCCGCAATTGCTTCAATACGCACTTCCCAATCGATAATGTTTTCTTTGATAGTCTCCAACCACTCTTTACCTAAGAGTTCATCGTACCCATCTTTACGGCGACGTGGGACACCCTCTATCTGCTTCCGAGCCCAAGAACGGAAAGTGACTCCGTAGTGTGATCTGTGTAGGGAATCCACAAAGTTGGAAGTGAGATCATTTTTTAAGAAGTACTCTTTAGGGGTCATATTACTCTTCAGGAAGTCTCTTCTAATGCAAGAAATGCGGGTATAGGAAATGAACTCGTAAGGAGTTTCTGGACCGTTGTGTTGGTACCAAATGCGGTAAAACCAACAATGACTGCCTCTAAAGAAGTTCACTAAGTCTTCTCTAACTTTAAGTTTGCCTTTAGCTTTTTGGATGATACGAATCATTACAAACGCCAGGTATTCCTCAACGTTGTCAAATTCACTATCAATGTAATCTTTGGCAAGACCAAGTGAGCGCAAGTATGTTATCTCGGAAACGGTGAACTTGAATTTCTCACGGAAATAAACACAAAGGTTGCGTGGGTCCCCATAACCCATCTTCACATGCAACTGATTCAGATCAAAGTTGGGGTCTCTGAGTAAGTCGAGTACTGCTTTTTCTCTTTGGATCACAAACCATTGGACAGAGCCCATGTCTGTCGCTTTAACAATCAATTTAGAGATGATGGACTTATCTATGCCGAAAAGTTGAGATAAGTGTTTTAAAGTGACTCTGTGTGCTTTACCCTGGACCTCTTGGTTAATCCTTTCCCATAATTCTTTTTCTTTATTGGAAAGATGATCTAGGGTTTTGTTGTTTGCTTGTTCCATGTTATTCCTTAGTAAAGGTTAATTATTTGCTGGTGTATAGATTAAAGGAACTTAATACATTTGCTGTTATATTAAGTATATAAATATATTAAAAATAATAAATAGACAACGTTTTTTCTTTTTTCTTTCTCCCCCTCCCCAAAAAGATAGAAATAGTAGTTAGAAAATAATTAATTATCCCTCTTCCTTTATCGGGAAGAGGGATAGTGTTTAAGTGATGTGCACGTTACGGGTGTTGCCTTCCAACTTAATGAGTGTGGTGTTGTATAGTGTGATGCCCGGACTAAGTGCGTATTGGTTAAACAAGAACGAATCTTTCATTACCACGCCGGATGCGGGGATGTGTGAGTTAAACATACCACAGACACCCTCAACGCGTAATCGCCCTTGCCAAGAGCTATCAAACGTCCAGAACGCCACACGCTGTCCAGGAGTGACTTCGATGTCCAAGTGACACTCTGGCTGGAACTCAATCGTAATAAGCTCGTCATCGCTCACATAGGTGTAAATAACGCCATCTTCAGGGAAGTTAGCCACCCACTCGTTAATCGCTAGTTTGATGAACGGGTCATCATTCATTACCGCATTAACAGCCATAGGAACCAATAACGGTTTATTGCTGATGGTGACAGTTAGCGTTTCTTCCACCCCATTAATGGTGATGGGAACTTCAGTAGTTGGTAGATTATCCATAGGAACTCCTAATAACCCTCAGAGGCCCGGTAAGGCTCTCTGAGGACTAATTGCGACTTACAGTAGTGAAGCTGTACGTACTTGTTTAATGATGCGCAGACGGTTGTATAGAACCGATACTGCTTCGTTAATCACGGAACCTTCAATAGTACCAATCGTACCCAGAACATCTTCAGTAGACTGTTTAGGGAACAACAACGCAGTAACATGTTTACGAAGCTCTTGCTTGGACATGTCCCACGTCACTTTGGTGGTTGGGGTAGCGTAGTCCTCACCTTCTTTCTTCGGTGCAAACAACAAGAACTCAACTTTGTCACCCGTGCGTTCAAGCGGTACGAATGTTAGCGTGTTGTACACGTAGCCAGAACCGATAGTATCGAATTCAAATCCACGGAAGATCTCGATGCTCACATCAGATTGATAGATGTGGAATTCATTGATGTTTAGTCGAGGTGCGTAAAGACTACGGTCTGACGGTGCAAAGCGACCAACTCGTAGCGAGTTACACACAATGTGGCTATTTTTGATCATCGCGTTGCTAATATGAGAGTATTTATCAACGCTAACATGAGAGTCGTTGATAAACGTTTCTTCGATATTACCAGGGATTCTGACGTAAGAATTTTCAATGTGAGTTTTGTTAACACGGCTGGCTTCAAACTTAAACCCGTTGAAACTTACTTCAGAGTCAAAGATGGAATAAAGTTCTACTTCTCCACGACGATAATCAGGACCAATCAAAACCGAGTTTTGGATATGATCAATTTTACCTTCAACTGAAACAAGTATTGAAGTGCCTTCATCATACGTGTCAGAGTAGTCGATACGATCTAATTCCACTTCAGAGTTGTAGACGATCAAAGTGCGAGGTCTAGCGTCCACAGGATTATCAATAGTGCTTAGGTAAGCCGGACGAGGTCGCTCCATTTCAAACTTGATGCTAGAAGATTTATCCAGCCAAATAACAAGACCTGCACCCATCTCGATTGGATAAAAATCAACCTCTTCTAACTTAGGTTCAGGTAAGTCATGGTCAAAGAACCCACGACTTTGTGAGGTACCATTTAACTTGCGTTTTAAGTCGCTGTAACGGTATGAGCCACGACTCATTAGTAGGTCGGATAATTTCTTTGAAGGGCCGGTTTCGTCGATCATGATGACGTTACCTTTCTTATCCACGACGCCGCCTTTGAGTGTACTGACGTGCATTTTTGCTTCTTCTTTCACTACCGGAGCTTCTGCTGCCGCTGGAACTTCAGGAGTTTCTACTTTGGTAGCTTTCTTGTTGTTAGCCATTATGTTGTCTTCCTTTTTCTTTAGATGGAGGGATTAGTTGTTAAAAAGATGACCAGCGAGTTGATGATCTTTCTTATTAAAATTGATGTCACCGTTAGGTTTTAAACAAACAACAAAATGGTGATCGTTTAGTTTCAACATTTCGGTGTTGCTCGTCGAGATAGAAGTTACGTCTTCCAGCTCAGACAGCACAACTTGTTCGTTGTTCAACTTAGTGTAGTAAGTCACTTGATATTTCTCAACGGAGTGGATGCGAGACTTAGGGAAAGCCTTTAGCTTGTCTTCAATCTCCTTTCCGGTTAATTCACCGATGTGGACAGTCACTAAGTAAATTTGTTCCATTGTGTTTTCCTCTTGATGGTAAGGAGGGCGCTATAAACGCCCTTGTAGCTCTTTTAAAATATCACTGACTGTGAGTTCCGGATGAACGCTAATGTTCAACACAGGGATCCCCAGTTCGTTTGCGGTGGTCTCTTTATGTTTGGTAGGAAACTCACCTAACACCACTGCTTTAGTTTTGGAAGTGACTCGATCACCTACATCAAACCCGTGGGTTAATAACCCTTCCTCAATCGCTTTACGACGGATAGGGAACTTACCGGTCACCACAATTGGGATTAAGGTATCTGGAACTTCCGTAACTTCAAATTCCAACAGCTCTAATAGTGTCTCGATAGTAGCACGGTTCTCCTTAACGTAACTCGCTACGTTCATAGCAATACCCCAACCGATATCAGGGATTTCCATCAACCCGTCAGAGTCCTCCATGAACTGAATGAACTCCTCTTTAGACTTAATGTGTGCAGCTAAGTCTCGCGCAGTGCCTTTACCAACTCCATTGATACCTAAAGCGGTAATAAAGCGAGCAAAGGAAGTCTTACGACACTTATCAATTTCGTCTAAGAGTTTCAACTCATTCTTACTCAACGGAGTGTTTTGAGTTAAATCACGAAGATGGAAGAAATCTACAAACGTGTTTAACAAACCCAGTTGGTTAAAACGACTAATAGAAGCTGGCCCCAATCCACGGATATTCATCGCGTGTGTGCTACCAAAGTTATACAAACGACCTAAAGTCTGTGCGGGACACTTAGCGTGGTTAGTGCAAGTCAGGAAGATTTGTTCTTGATCACCACCTTCATAACGCAACGGTTCGTCACACGCAGGACAGTTCTTAGGCGGTTTACACTGACGACCTTTTCCTACTTTCTCTACTTCAAAGAACTGAGGGATGATGTCGCCCGCCATACCGACTTTGATTATAGAACCTACTCGAAGACCTTCTGCTTCTCTTTGGAAAGTACGGTAGTTATGTAAAGTAGCGCGACGCACCGTCACTCCCGCGATAGGTACAGGTGAGAACGTAGCCACAGGTGTTATTGTTCCAGTACGACCTGTTTCCCAAATTACATCTTCTAACTTAGGAGACTCGAATAACGTAGGGAATTTGTAAGCAGTTGCCCAACGAGGATGGTGATTGGTTTCCCCTAATTCTTTACGGCGCTCATGATTACGCACTTTAGCGACGATACCATCTACGGCAAAGGGAAGGTGTGTAGGACGTTCTACGGTAATGCCGTCGACACGATAATCTTGGCTGGTACTAAATCCTAACTTGCGCAACGCCATCATGGTGTCATCATAACCGCTCTTAATAGCACGAGGGAACGAATGCGCGACGAACGTTAAGGAACCCTTAACTAACTCTTTCAGGCTACGGTTACGGGTGATTCCAGAAGCTGCGTGACGAGGAGTCACATAAGGGGTAGGAACCAAGTCATTCAGTTCTTCGAACAACTTAGTTTCTATTACACCTTCGCCGTCAATGATGATCTTTTTGCCTTCTGTGAAATCTTCCGGTAACTCTTCAGGGATGTTGGCATAGTTATCAACGTTCTCAGTCACGTCTTCACCAATCAAGCCAGTCCCGCGGGTGAGTAGTTGAGACAACTTACCGTCTTCATAAACCAAGCGCAATGCAATGCCGTCGAACTTCCATTCCAACGCAATATCGTCTTGGTCTTGTTCAGGGAGTTTAGCTTTCCATTCCTCATAAGCTTCTGGAGTAAACACGTTATCCAGCGATAACATTGGAGGTTCATGCGGTACCTTCTGGAATTCCGTACCAGTGGTGTCGATAGGAACCGCTTTGCCTTTAAACACGTCTGTTTCTTCTGTAAGCAACTCAGGGTGTTCATTTACGATCTGGTTGTATTCTTGAACCAGTAAGTCATAATCAGCGTCACTGATCTCACTACGGTCTTCTCGGTAATATACACCGGCATGGTACCGGATTTGTTTTACCAAGGTTTCCAGTCTAGTTTTAAATAGACTCATGTTTAGCTCCTAACAATAAGGTTAATAAATGTTCTTTAAATTCAGGGAAGCTGGCAAAGGTACGGAAGTGTATGTACTCCGGTACGGTGTGTTCCCCTACACACTGAATAACGTTTTGGTTAAAACTTAGTTCCTTAGCACGATCGATTCCGTGATAAGGATTATCGTCTACTATAATGAAGTCACGCGCATATAGGTTTTCTAAGTAAGTTAACTTACAAGGATGAACTCCAGAATCCAAACAATGGATCTCTTCGAATAAATCCAGTGCTTTGGTATTCAACCACTCTGCGGTCAGAGACTCACCTCGGTCCGACCAACCACGGTGGGTACATATGCTGAACGTGTGACCAAGTTCCTTCAAGGACATGATCAATGCACAAAATTCTTCATAGTGGTTCTTAATCCACTCCGCCACACCAGACTTCAACATAAACTGTTCACCCTTTAGGATTTGTTCATAGATGTCGTCTTGCAACTCGCTGGAAGCGTTGATGTAAGCATGACCAAGCTGGTCACATTCAATCATGGCTTGGAGGTTCGCTTCAGTCGTGGGGTTTAAGTTATCTCGGATGAAAGCGTGGGTTGCTGTTAGTGTGTCGTCCATATCAAAGGCAATGTGTTTATGCATTGGTGATGTTCCTAATTAGTTAGTTTTAAATGTTCTACGTCGTTGTTAAAACGGTAAAGGTCTCCACGTAACCATGAGTTCCCTTCTTTGTTTCCTTGTTCCCTAAAAGCTTCCATTAACTCTTTGGTCATCTCAATGAATTTTTCAAGGTAACTGGGATCAAGGTTTTCTATTTCCGTGTTCGGTTTCTGTATTGTGGTGAGTAATTCATCGATAGCATAATCTACCGGTGAGTCTGGTAAATTATCCTTCCAGTCAGTTTGGTGGACTAGCTGGATATAACCTTGGTTAAATATACAACCGTCTAACGCAAACTCGAATTCATCCCCCACTACCAATACGGCTTGAAAGGGATCGTAACGTAAAGACAACTTAGATTTAAGTCGATAGCCTTCATTGGAGAAAAACCCTTCAGTGTCTAATAAAGGGATGGCGTTTTCTAAAAGCTCTTTATTATTCATGGACTTTCTCTTAAATAAAGAAGGTCTGTGAGATGGACAACCACCCCACAGACCGTTACTTAATTAGTGTATAACCGAAATGATGTTGTGAATCGATTCCGCAACTCGGTTATCGTCCCAACATCCACCTTGGGCAAAGGTGCTGATGGCGCGCTCGTTACTCAACCCGAAGGTTACAAATCCTTGGTTGATTTCGTTAACGTACACCGATGCTTGCAAGTGGTTATGTGTTTTAGTGAATTCCACACGGATGTTTTCGTTACCGTTAGGATCACAATGAATGACACCATTGGCGTCGTATGTGCCTGTTAGACACACTGGTTCTCTCGTGTTCGACATGATTAAACTTCCTTTAAAAACTGAGTGTCTATAAAAGTGCATTAGTTGTTACGAATCACTAAGGACACCCAGATAATATAGATTTAAATTTATTTGAACTTGGCGTTACGGTTCGCGTCTTCCGGAACGGTAATGCCTTCTGAATTTAACGCCACGACGTTAGCACCTTTGAACATACTGATGTGAGTGAAGAAGTGTGACACCATGAGTATTTGGTTCACATCACCGTTAGTCGATATGCTTAAGATGTAGTCAAACAAACGTTGTTGGTGGTACGTATCAAGTTTCACGCCAACTTCATCCAAAACTAATGGGAATCGGTTGCGGGACTGATAACGCATCAGCACCATACGGAAAGCGAGGTTGATGATGTCTTGTTCCCCACCCGAGCAATCACTAACGTCCTTAGAAGGTTTTCCATCTATGGAGTTAATGACTGGGAAACGGTACGACAACTCCCCTTTGTTATTGACACACGGCAATACATAAAGCGGGGTGGTAAATACCTCACGTATGACGGCATTCATATTTCCCACTAATGCCTTAATAAAGTCTTCCATCAATTTAGCGATCATACCCTTATTAGGACAAATCGAATCTTGTAATAATTGGAGTTTCTCTCGACGATCTTCCAAACGAACGATATCTTGTTCGATGGACTCAATCACGGACTCCGTACTACGACCCCGAATCAACATCTGCATGTGTTGATCTTTTGCGGGGATCCACTCATTGATTGCATTATTAGTAGCTTGCTGTAAAATGAACTTACCTTGTTCTCTGAACGAATCCATAATGTGTTCGCCCAATGCACTCAGTAAATCTATTTTGGTGTCTCTAGTTCGCATCTCCTCCAGTTTATATTCAACTTGCTCGAGCTTTTCGTTGAAGCGACGTAGCGATTCTTGTTCACTTGCCAACAACGATTCGTGCTCTGTTAATTGACGCCCCAGTTCAGAAATATCATTTCTTCTTAGAGTGTCTATTCGAATAGACAACGATTGAATCTCAGATTCATGCTGTTTTATAAGGTCACGCTTCTCACGATACAGTACCGTCATTTTGATACCATTGATCACTGGGTCTGCGTCAACGTAACCTACTTTGTGTTCTTTAAGGATGTTTAACAACGTATGGTTGTCATCATCCAAATAGCGGGTGGTGGACACTACCTTAGACAAAGAGCTGTAGAATTCTTCATCTAAAGAGAGTTTTTGTTTCAAACGGTTACGTTCTTCCACTACACGTTTTAGTTGTTCTGTTAATCGAACTAGTTCAGCTCGCTTGTGTTCTACGTCCTTGACATCAAACCCTGGCTTAAACTCGTGCTCACACTCAGGACACTTCATATCTTCAGTCATGTCAAAGTGTTTCAAAGCGTGACGGAGTTCTTCGACTTGGTATTTAAGATTACGACCTTGAGAATTGATTTCTTCTAATCGTTCTTCCCAAAGACGATAATCCATTAATGTAACTTGAGGGTTACTCGCCAAAGTGACGTGTTCCAGTACACTCACCAATTGACCAGAGCTACGAGCTATTAAGTCCACTACGTCGTCGCTGATTTCACCAAAGGTTTGATAAACAATACGTTGAGCATCGTTTGCACTGACACTATCTTGTTGATGCAGCGATTGTAGTTGTTGTCGCTGTTCCTCCAATACTTCTGGAGTTTCAGTGATGTAGTTAACACCACTTAGAGTTTCCATTAAGTCAGCGATCTTAGAACGACGCACGGTGATCTGCGTGTTCATTTTGGTCATGATGCGTTTGTACTGTAGTGTTTGCTGTTCTAGTTCTTCTGACGTTTGTATGGAAGTAACTGAACCTACTACGAGCTCTTTAGTGGTTTTAACGAAGCGGCGGATATCTCGGTTAAGTTCTTCGTCCATAGGAACTACATTAGATAACGCACCGGACAACACCATGGCTTCTTTGATACGTCCATCGAGTTGTTCGATTTCTTGTTCGAGTTGCTCAACACTTTTACCCATCAATTGTTCTTTGCGCTGATTTTCTTCAGCTAAGCGATGGTGTTGGTTTTTAATAGCACCTATGCAGTTACGTAACTCGGCTTTGATTTTATTGTAGACACCGACCGCGTAACGAGTATCGTTAGGGTACATATCCATGATGATTTGCTTTCTTGCCGCAGTAGATAAAGCAGTGAACAAATCATTTACCTTGAGTCCCGTGAGGTATTTGACTAATGATGGAGTTAAACCAAAGTACTCTTTACACAAATCTTTTTGTACGGTTAGTGTACCGCCTGTGTTGAGTTCTTCCACACCGTTCTTTTTAAAGGAATGTTTGGAACTTGAACCGGTGTGAGATTCTAAGATATAGAACTCTTGTTCACTGACCACCCACTTAACGTATTTGTACCCACCTTTGGCGTAGTCCGCATTATCTGGTGGGAGTGGGTGGCACTCTTTTAATATACTGGTTTTACCGAAACCATTTCTTCCCATGAAGATGTTTACAAGGTCGCTGAACACTAACTCGACAGAACGCGTGCCTTTGGTCAGCAACCCTGTATTATTCTTTAAACGTAATTCTGTGATCATAATTAACTCAATTAATTTACCCTACTTATCTATAGGACACCATGTATGAATTTACTTAATTTCATCGGTGTGGGGACAGTTTTAGAAAACAAACCTGAGAATTCATATTTCATTAAGGTCACTAACAAAGCTGAATTTCCACAAAGTGATGGTGCCGGGCTAGCTAACGCCCAAGCCGTCAGTAGCTCCAACCCCACAGGTGAAAGCGGTTACCAGACCAGCAAAGGTTTACGCGCTAACTTTTACACCGCTAAGTGGATGCCGTTTACCCCTAACCGTTTAACCGCACCTGACGTTCGCGTGGGGTCTAAGGTTGCACTCTACAAGTTTAATGATGACGACCAACTTTATTGGACTACGTGGGGGATAGGGAATGAAAGCTTCCGATTAGAACACGTACTGTACGCTTGGAATGCGAACCCCCATACTGACCGTAATGCACCGTTCAGTTTCGAGGACTACTACACATTGGTTTTCTCTACTCGTCACCAAGAAGTCGTGTTCAAGACCACTCAGGCTAACAAAGAACCGGTTGCATACCGATTAGGATTCAATACCCGCAACGGCACATGGGCTTTAACCGATACTGAGAAAAACGCCTTTGCTTTAGATTCATTGAAACATTCCTGGGTGATGCGTAACCGTGAAGGTTCTATCTTTAACATCAACCGCAAAGACATTTCTTTGATCAACAAGGGGACTCAATTATTTGATGCCGCTAAATCGATCAACATGAAGACAGACAAGTTCTTTGTGAAGTGTAATGACTTTGTCATGAACTCAGGTACGATGCAAGTCACTACCGACTCCCTAACTATGGAAGCTAAGACAACCGATTGGAAAGGTGACGCTATTAACATAGTGTGTCCTACAACCTCTATCAAAGGTAACGTGGGCATTCAGGGTAACCTAGGTGTAGCGGGTGGTATGAGTTGTAAAGCAGGTCCTGGGGGTAGCGGTGGCACGTTAGCGACCTCTGGTGGTATTAAAGCAGAAGACGTCGTAGAGTCCGATGTGGATGTCGTTGCTGCGGGTGTTTCGTTAAAGAACCACAAACACACAGGTAATAAGGGAGCTCCAACTTCCCCACCAATCTAAAAGTAAATATAACTCCTACTCCTTTGCGGGAGTAGGAGTTATTATTCGTTTCTTAATTCGGGTAAGACAAATTAGAATCAATTACGCTGTCTGAGGTCTCTGGGTTGAGTTCCCCATCTTTGATGTTGAAGCTAATCTCTTTACCGTAGGGATCCAGCCATTTGAACCCAGGTGGGATAGAGTAAGGTCGACCTTTAATTACAACACGGTCACTGGTGTTAGCGTAAACATCATCACTATAAGCAACTCGACTTCCGGTCATACTCTTATTACCCAAACGATAAAACCCGTCCAACCCACCTAATACCGGCATGAAGATACCGTAGGTAGTTGGGAACGGGAAGTAGAACAACGTGAGTCCAACTTCGTTAGGTTCGGGGGCAAACGTTTCTTCTACGGTGATGGCTTCACCTATGTCCAGTCTAAGGATTAGTGTGCGGTCCATCACTGGATGTTTGATCGTCACCTTAGGTGTTTGACCGTCAGCTAGATAAACATAGAAGTCTCGCTTAAGGAAACGGCGCAGGTTGTCAGGTGCACCCACTACTGGACCTTCGCTTTGGTAGACGTTTTGGTAATCTCCCTTGCGAGTGACCTGGAATCGGTTTCCAGATTTAACCACTTCGTATTTAACTACTTCCACATTACCTTGTGAGTCACAACGCATTCCCAAACCTTGGAATAGTTCCCCGACAGGATAAACCATCACACAAGCGTAAGCGTCATAACTGTTCTCAATCAAATAAGTTTGGTGTTCTTCTTTGATCACAGCTAATGACTGATCGGTTAAGTGTACTGCTTTAGATAACATCCCCTTACCGACTACCCCTCGGATTTCTCCTTTACCTTGATGCAGGTTGTCAGTGGACCACACCATGCCAGTTAAGTTAACCTTACCATTATCAGTAATCGTGTTAACACACTCTTGGTTGAAGTCTTCTAGTTCCGAGATGAGTCGAGTGGACGTACTAGGAATCCAAGAAAGTCCACCAAACCCACCGTCATCCAAAATACCATCTTGGAATTCTTGTCGGTAGAAGTCCCATTCGCCATTGGCTTTGAATTGACCGTTAATCAACGTATGGTCGTTCTGAAGGAAGAATCGTCCTTGGTTGTTACCCAACATGGTCGGTGACATACCAAAGTGTAGCTTGAGATTGGTGCTGACCGGGATAGAAGGTATCTCCTTGCAACGATCAAAGAGCTCTTTCAAACTACCTAGTTCATGCACGTGGTCTCGCACTAAGTACTTAAGGTTGTAGGTGTAAACCGAAGCATGACCCCCACGGCGACGCATAGCACCTGACCCATGGTAAGGATGGAAGGGATGGGTGTTGTCCAACTGAGGGGTCGCAGAATCACTCCAGTCGAACGGAGTACGTAACCTAGTGATTGTTACTGACCCAGGAGTTCGAACGTTAGCCGTCCAACCAAAGAACGCGGTGTGTTTATTCCCATCAGCATCCGTTAAGTTAGCACTCAAGAAAATAAACAGTTCACGATTATGTTCGATCCATTCAAACCCACCATGAACTTCGAAGTCATGATTGAAAACAATCCCAGTCTTACCAGTTAGTGTCGTCCAGTCTACATCAATCAAGGTATCGGTGGCTTGCTGACCTTCAAACGTGTACTGGAATACTAACGGGTCACTAATGACCTTACTACCCCAGCCAAAGAATGGGTCTCCATTGATCCCGTTGTGGAAATCAAAGGTGGCTTTCTCACAGTGGATAAGTCCAAAGCGAATACCGTCAGCATTAGCTGAGATGGTTCCCCCAAAATGGTTGTCGATGTTGTCTGTGTCTAACCAAGTGACGTGATTAGCCGTAAGTTGATCATTGGATTGATCGTAACCGGTTGGTGCGTAGAGGGCATCGTAGGCGAAACCGCTCGTACCCAGGAAAGTCAGTGGGTGGGAAGCACGACGTTCTCGTAAAGCAATTGCATTCCAACCTAAGACGTCACCCGTCCCGGATCCGTATCGAACACCCACTTGACGTAACCCGTGGATTTGCTTAGCACCAGGAGTTTCATCGACAACCATCGCTGTAGACTTACCGCGGATAGGGAAACCTACGTAAGCATGTCCATCTAAGTGATGGATTGAACCACCGCGCTCCCATTGTTGTGTCCCGCCGCTTTCTCCGGTATCTCGGACCCAACCGTTTAACTCCGGAGCTAGATCAACCATACAGTAATGCGTGCGACCAATACTCATGAGCTCTGGTTCAGGGTTATGGATAACTTGGTGCAACGCATCATTCAAAGCACTAGGGGTGATGTATTCGTCGTATACACCACCTTCTAAGATGTGTTGAGCATGTGTTAAGGTGAAATCCCCAACCATGTTCAACCCTAGCGTCTTTAAGTTTTCACCGTGCTGAGGACCTTCTTTAGCCATGTGCTCGGTCAACTTAAGGTTAAGTGACTCGTAGTTAGCATTGAGGGTATCTGTTATCACTCCACCTAACTGACTGGTTTGTCGTTCGGTTTCGTTGAGTTGTTCACCACGAGCAAAAGCGATGCGATGCAGTTGTGCATAAACATCACCAACTTTGGTCGTGTACTGTGGTCTTCCAGGAATACCACCACTTATTACTTTCATGTTAAACCTCGGTGAGTTTGTTAACCTTTACTATGCCTGAGGAGTCGATGTCTACCATAGCGATATCGAAAACGTCTCTGAACGGCTGACCGTTAGCATCAGCTGTTAAACGTAGTCCGCTCGGAGTGGAGTAAACCCCTACCGTAATAGTCCCTTCAAAACCCGGTGAAACTCTAGGGTTGGTGCGGACGTCGATCATACCCTTCTTAAGGGTCATCGGTTGACCACGGTAGACGATAGGACAATCATTAGGAACAACCAACATCCAGTTAAAACTATCCGGTTGCGGATCAACGATCAAACCCACGTTAAGTTCTTTAGACTCCATCCCTAAGTTCAAACGGGACTCGATAGGGGTACGATAGAACTCAATCAAGTTATCTAAGGTCACTTTACCCACGGTGTACTTAGACCCACCAAAGTAGTTAAAGATATCACCTTTATGACCGATGGCTAAAGTAGGGTAACGCGTACCTCCTCTGGTTAACTTAATTAGTGATTCCCCAAAAGTTACACTTCCGGACAGGTTATCCACTGGTCGACTGTTTGACCCAGAAGACAGACGAGTGAACTCACGCTTAAAGTGATCGAACTCCCAAGCCATTTCAATCGGATATTGATTGCCGTCTAAGGTTGCTGTGGTAAAAAGTTTAATCATCACTTTATTCCCACCATTGACGTCAACATCTGAAACGAGGGAAATCCCGTAACCACTTAAATCAAACACTTTGATTGGGTCGGTGAACGTATGATGAAAACGGTCGTACGTTCCAGCTATTGTTCCTTCTACCATATCCACCATAGATAGGGAATTGGAGTCTTGTACCTTAGTTCCAGTTATCGTCTCGTAGTCAAACGTAAAGTAAGTCGGTGACAATATCGGGTAAGGACCAATGCCGTGTGCAACGTTAAACATACGGAACTCAAAGGTGTAAGGTCGGTTTGGGTTCGCAGTGTTGTGGTGTGCGACCATCAAACCTTTAGGGGTAGGGATAAACCAAGAACGTTCTTCCCAACCTGAACCTAGTTGAGCTTCTAAGTCCTCAAAATCTAATTGACAATAATCAGAAGAATTTGGGTCTAAGAAATCGTTAGGTTTGGGGTAGTAACGACCTAGGTGAGTGGTGGATTGTTTTAAGACCACGCCTTGTCCGGCGGTTCTTAATACCACATCGAATTTAGGTACGTCGTTCATCAGCGTGTTAAACTTACCAGTTAAAGTAAGTTCACCACCTTTACCGTATAACGAAGTACTCACCTGACCAGTCGCATCACCCACATAGAAGTTAAGTCCACCATCACGGTCACGAGTTACCGAAGCCTTGGTCATTTGATCGATCTGGAACGTTCTTCCCGGTGCCAAGGTACTCAACCCACCCAGTTCATGGAATGCACTCACTTTGAGTTCACCAGAACGAACCATGTTGGGGGACAAACGTTGTTGGTAGTTGACCGCATGCGCTAAACCTTTAGGTGTAGTAAAACGGTTAGGTTTGTTACCACGGTGGTCTTCTGACAAACTCGCTAACGGCAAGTTAGGTATGTGTTCTAACTCGAAGTGTTCTCGCTTCAACTTATGCGGGTTGTTGTAGTCTTGGTCGTGAGCTTTTAATCGAGCACGGTAATCACGGTGTTCTTTGCTGAACAACCCTTCCACTTTGTTGATCATCACCATAACACGGTCGTAATGTGAACGCTTGGTTTCCATTACGTAGTTTAAGTGTTGAGTGGCAAAGCGGGTGAATTGATCCCAGTTAGCAACTTCTGTTTCAATATCGTGCCAATGTTGGTAGGCAGGGAGCGTTGGTGGTTTTCCTAAGACTTGAGTATCCCAATCAACCCAGTAATCACTGTTGATCAAATCGTTCACCATCTTCGAGATCAATGAACGTGGGAACCCAGTATTACCCACACTACGATATTTAATGCGGTAAGACTTTTTGTAGTTTAACGTTGTGTCCAGGATTCGGAAGAAGTGGTAAACCGGACGACCGGTCTTTTTAACTAACTCCGAGTTCATGGACTCTAGGGTGTAATGCTTGTTACGCTTTAGCAACATCCCGTCGCCATCAAATAACTCAAAGTCATCGATAAAGAAAGGACTGTAATCAGGACGATACCAGTCTCTTGACAAAATAGTTACAGGCTGTGTCTCTTCCAAATAGTTGGACTCTAACTCAGCACGTAAATCTAAAGGCAGAACCTTAACAATTTCCATAAGTCCTCGTTATGAAAGTAAAGGGAGGTTAACCTCCCTTAAGTTTAATTTAATTTCACACCGGCATCCGTGACATCGATAAACCAACCGTCATCCAGGGCGTGGTGCGAGTCCACTTCAAAGCAAGGTCCGGTCAACCCATTAATGAGATTTAGCATATAACTTGCAGTATCCCCAGGAGAAATCAAATGCTTGGTATTGTAAGCTGTGGCATCGAGTCGGTGAAGGACGTTCCCTTCCAAGACCAATAGTGGGACCGGGAAGTAAACTTGGTGTTCATTCTCAGGTACCATATTGAACATACCCACAGGACCATCGTAATTAGGAACGTAGGAAGGTCGAGCTTGATAACCTGAGTTTAATTGCTCACCTGCGTTAACTAACCCACCAAACTTAGTTTGTTCACTAAGACTGGTGCGTACCCAACCTAGGTCAGGAGAAAGTCCAATGCAGCCTTCAAAGCGGGTTTCATCAAATAACACGATAGAGTCGTCGGATTGATTGAAGTTTAAAACTGTAGGGAACGTTTGACTGTAAGAGTCATTACCGTAGCGGTTATTAGGACACAACAAAATAGTCGTGCGTCCAGAATCGCTGATCAACACGTTAATAACATTCGTGTCTAAGGTAGGTTCTGGGATGTCCACTTTGGTAAGGTTCAAGTGCTTAGGTACACTGTGTGTTACCACACGCCCGCCACTTACTGTTGCCTTATCTGTCGCAGTTAAACGAGTAGTAGGAACCCGTGAACTCATCCCATCTATTCTCGTTAGCACGGAAGAGTTTAAACGGAATACTTGAACTTTGGTCTTCAGTTCACCCGCTTCTACGTAAGTATTGTAGAGTATGTCAGGAAGTCCATAGCGTCCACCTAAGACTAAAGTCCAATGTCCGTCTAGATTAACATTCATCGCAGTTAAGAACTCGTCTGTGACCTCTACGTAACTCAATGGGTTGAAACTACCTCCACCAAAACCAACTCGGTTAGGAATGAGTCTTGAAGGCGAATCTGAACCACCTACGGACCACACGAACTCACTTTCTTGTTCTTCCACATCTAAGGAAGTACCGATCCAGTGATCAGGTGTTAGGTGGTGAACGAAATCGATGTTATCCAGCGGAAGACTAGTATGGACGTCAGTGTTACCTATTCGGACCTTATTCACCCCACCGTACAAGTTCTTATAAAAGAAACCCATGCCATGCACGGAGTGAATACCTTTGACCAATCCATAGCGGTTACGTTCGTTAGATTCCGCCCAAACCCCCATGTAAGGATTCATTGGACTAACGTGACCTACATCCACTCGACTGTAGACTTTAGGGATGCAACCACCAGCACGAGTTACTGACCATTCATCGGTGTCCGCCAAATGCCAAAGGCGTCCGCGTTCATTTAAGGTGTAATCACCAGGAGTGAGACGAACCACGAACATTTCACCTTGCCCACCTGCTTTAAACCCAAACCCGAAGAAACCTTCTTGGGACATAGAGACCAAAGAAGCACGACGACTGGTCAACTCGAATGGGAAAGGAACCGCTACTTGCTCAAAGTAGTTGTTTGCTTCCGGGTTAGCTGAGAACAAACGTTCCGTAACAATGTAAGGTCTTGCGCGAGTATCAGTCCATGTCAATGACACGGTCTTGTTAGCGTGGTTCATCGTAGCTTCAGCCATATGAGAATGAACGTAACTCCGTTCTTCTCCTTTATAACTGAATGTTTCTGGGAGTAAGAACTCAAAATAGAGCTTGCCTTTAAAGACCGTAGGGAGTACTAAGATCTGACAGTCACGTTCAACCAAGTCCACGGGATCAGAGAACACCAAATCACCGTTCGAGTACTTACCTGCACTAAAGCCACGGTGGAACATAATGACTCGACCTTTCTCATTATAAGCGGTGTTGTCATTGATGGTGTTATAACTAAATGTGTATTCAGTCACTGACTCAGCAGTACCTGCGGCTTTATCGTACTTAATCGTTTTCCAGATCACCGTTGGTTTGGATGCGTGACCGATGGTTCGAATCAGATGCACTGCACTATCGGTGTGGATCAAACGGTACTCGCGGTAGTTAGCCAAGACATCCGACATATCCCCAGAGATCGTTAAACGTTGACTAGGGAGTTGGTTATATTCGGTAAGTTCCGCGTTATCGATCACTAAGTACCAACGGTCCTTATAAAAGACTCTGGCTTCCGAGTTACCACCCGCTATCATGATGTCATAATCAGTGGGTTGTTGGTCACAATACCAAATATTTGATTCTGGATTACGGGACTGCCCAACTGGGTTAGGGTTGGTAAAGCTTAACACTTTATTTCCCTTGACGCCCGATACGGTAATTTCTCCTCGACCCACCCCGCTACGATCAACATAAGCATTGACGAGTAAATCTTTGATACCTACGGTAAGTTCAGTTACGGGTGAGATCTTGGCGTTATCGATTACACTTGCTGTTTTGTACCCATCTTCGTTCAAAAAGATGTTAGGAATGTAACCGTCGTGGTCAGGACCTTGCTGAGCAATATGGTTAGTGGCTTGAGCACTTACCGTACGAAGACGTTCACTTAAACCTAAGTAAGCTTCTTCATTAGTTGCCGTCTGGACTTCATCGATTTGATCTAGTCCGGGAATGTCCCTAGAACGCGTGCCATGAGGATCTTGGTCATGATTGATGTGATTATCAGTGTAACGGTCTAAAAGCAGTCTGAACGGCTCTACGTAGGTTTTAAGGTTATTAAGTTGTCCTAGGAACCATTCACGATAAGGGATTAGAGCTTGGTCACCGAATAAAGTTTCGTAACGGTCTTCGTAGACTTCGATTAAGCGCTGGAAGTTAAAGAAACCTTGAGCCAAATCATGACCGTGTAGCATTGGGATAAAGTGCTTCGGTTTGTTCAGCAATTGGTCAAACCAAACTGGACGTTGGTCTAGAGCTGCGGCTTCATACCAGTATTTTGTGGTTTCTGTTAGGGCCGGGATAGTACCTAAAGTTTGGTAAGTGACCTCTAGATCAGGTAAGTCATTCTTTAACTTACGGATGACCCAGGATACACGATTACCACAGTACTCTGATAAGTCGTGGTCGATACTTACGAAATCGTAGTGTTCACCTAACGTTAGTGGGATGGTGTGTCCTGCACGATAGACGTGGACCGACTCAATAAAGAAAGGTGCGTGTCTAGGGACCACGATCTTTGCATTACGTTCGTCGCTTGCAGGAATCAGTTCACGAGGTATTAGGTTTTCTTTTACTGTACCTGATACATCGAACCGATATTGTTTAATCTCGGGGAGGTTCATAATCCGTCCTTTAATAAGTTCCGGGCATTCACCCTAGAAGTTAATGAATCATAAAATTCTTCACACAGTAATATAATCCAGGAGCCCGTTAGGACCCCTGGATTATAGTTAAGGAAGTGTTATTTCCATTCGTACAGTTCGTAGTTACTGATCTTACCGGATGAGATATACGCACCTGAGCCATAGAACTTGATCCAGATTTGATGTCCTTTGTTCCAGTATTGTTTCAGAACCACTTCATAGTCAACACCCCACCAACAGGCGTTAGCGTTACTAGAGGTAATGTTACCTAAGGTTTCTGGGATGACACGGAAACGACCTTTGTCGAAACGACGACCATCTTCATAAGGAAGACGTAGACCGGTATCGACCTCACCAGTATAAACACGGTAACCGTTACGCAAGTTGAAACTAACCGAAGCGTCTTTTACTTTAACCCAACGTTTGTTTTCAACTCGGCTTAGTCCCACATCTGACGCTGTCAAAGTAATGTTTGAGCTTAACGCTTTACCATTGACCGTGCGTGATGTTGGAACACGCTTGTTTAGGTTGTCCGTCACGGCTTTCTGAGACATCACGTAAAGCGAGTTGTTACCGGTACCTTGAGAAATGTAAGATTTGTCAAACTTACCGTTCAATCGAGTATCGGTCTCCGATTTAGTATAAGCACCAACGTTAGCCGCAGACAAACTGATGTTAGAGCTTAGTGGTTTACCGTTAATGGTTCTGGACGTGGGAACCTTGGCATTTAACTGGTCAGTCACCGCTTTCTGGGTCATGACGTAAGTTGTGCTACCGCCTGTACTACCGGTTAGTCGACCTTTGTCGAACTTTTCGTCTAGACGAGTGTTAACTTCAGACTTGGTGTAAGCACCCACATCCCCTGCACTTAAAGAAATGTTAGAGCTTAGCGGTTTGCCGTTAACAGTACGACCGTTAGGTACACGACCATTAACCAAATCATTGACTTGGGTCTTAGTGTACGCACCAACGTCTCCAGGAGATAAATTAACATCCGAACTTAACGGTTTCCCATTCACCTTACGAGTATTAGGAACTTTGGCGTTAAGAGCGTCTGTAGTCGCTTTCTGAGACATAACCGCCGACGTGTTAGAACCCGCACTCTGAGAGACCGCTGACTTATCGAACTTCTTAGCAAGCAAGTTATCAGTTTCTGTTCGAGAGTACGAGTCGTTATCGTTAACGTCAATGATGATGTCTTTGTCTAACGGCATGCCGTTAATGGTACGAGTTTGAGGCACCAATAAGTTTAAGGCATCGGTGATTGCTTTTTGTGACATCAAGGCTTTAAGACCTTGACCTACCGTTTGCTCAATAGTTGCCGTTGCCGCATCACCTAGTCCCAGGTTATTACGAGCATTACGACGCGCTATTTTACCTCGCCCGTCGATTTCAGCCAGGTCGCTGTCTTTTGATGTGAAGAGTTTTAAAGCTTCTCGCAAAGTAAGCGGTTGATCTAGCTCATCGTCAGAACCAGGAGCAGTTGGTTCGTCATCAGGGTAAATCCCTAATTCCTTTAAGATAACTTCAGTTAACTTACGACCTTTGGCTAAGGTCAAGTAAAGTTGGTCCGAGTTACCCTGAAGGTCAGCTTCCGTTGCTACACCAAAGTCTTCTACGTTGCCGAGATTAAAATCTTCCGCGGTAGCATTAGGGTGAGCAAGCTTGAATGCTTGGGTGACGTGCTCCGCTAATTGAGAAGCAACGGTCGGGTTGTTGAACTCCGTGCGTTGACCTTGGTCTATCGCTTTCATCACTTCGATGAATTTGTGATAGTTGTAAGTCAAGTCCGGTTCATGTTCATGGGGGTCCGCAGGGAAACCCTCCATAGGTAGGTTAACTACCTGACTCCAATCCGCAATACGTTCGGAGTGGATAATCGTAGAACAAAGACGAATAAAGTCTTGGTCGTTCTGAGTGAACGGTTCACCGATCGTTTTGTATTGCTCTAATACCAGCTGGCGGTTGCGACCACTCTCTAATAGAGTGATGCCACCGTAAATCGTACGACTGTAGTACTTAATGAATTCATCGAATGGGTAACTGAAAACGAAATCTCGACCCGGCTTTAGTTCGACACCCGTTTGCGCATCTTTGAGAATTAAATCCTTCTCAAAGAACGGGCCGTAACGAGGGACTAATAGACTCCGCTCCTCACCTAACGCACTGATCGATTCGTTATATACCACACTCTTTTCGTTGTCCCCAAAGGGGTTCCAAGGGTGGATAATGTAACTCATAACAAAGGGCCTTATGTTAGTGTCAAATCGTACAAGTATCGTAACGATTCTATAGAATTCACCAAGGAGATTCACATAATGTATCTTTACCGACGCTCTATCGGGGCTTATAAGGGAAGTCTGGCCGGTCTACAACCGCTTAAAATAGAGAACGCTAAGTTAAGCTCGGTTATGGAGAAAACACGAGCGTTGTTTATTACCGTGTGGGATGGTCTCTTGCTTAGAGAAATTACCATCGACATGACAGTCTATCGCTCTGAGGCGCTTTACTTTACCGGTACCATTCAGGACTGGTTAGATACCAAGGAACGCCAACCCTTAGAAGTCTATCTGGGTAAGATGGGTGAGACCTATCACTATGCTCGCATGGAAGACATGCAGATGGCGGGTTACACCTTATTACCAGGTCGTGCAGATTTTGCTGCTGGACGACAAGAAAAGATAACCTCTTCAGGTGCCGTGGATTTACTAGTGAAACATCGCACTGCAAGTTCGCCGGATTACCGAAAGTTTAACAAGACGACGTTATTCACCTACAACGGTTATTTCATCCGCTCTATCGCAAGACCGGATGGGTTCTACCTATTGGGTGGTGGTCGCAACTTCCATATCGACGATTCCGGTCATGTGGGGGCTATCGATTTCAAAGGGATTACTTCTGTGGAAACCGAACCTTTTGAAATTGAACAACTGGACGTGGATGAGAAAGGACGATCGGTTCTGGTTACTGTGGACCGAGAAATCCTAGAAGAAACGGTCTGGTTCGTGATAGCGGGTAAACTAGTATGTGGTAGCCCTGCGATAACTAAAGTGGGACATAATAGCCTACGCTTGGATTTACGTGTTTTAGACTTAGGACGTTTACTAGTTAAAGGTGCTAAGCATATCGACTTGGACAATATCGCAAATTGCCGTAGCGGTGTTGTCGAAGCGGAGCTCTTAGAGCGACCTGACGTGATAAAGGATCTGTTAACTAACATTAACAGTTTCATTATCTATATGTCAAACCCGTACATGGGAGTGGATGTAGTTCCTTTGGAAAAATACACCTTCCCTACGACGTTTGCTACCAAGGATAAATTCCACCATCCAGTTATGTTATCGGATGGACGTTTTCCTACCTACCGACACCGTTTAGGTGCAGGTAGACGGTTGCTGGACTTTGACGTAAGGTATATCGAAATCTCGACAGATTACTCTACTGGCTCTGATAACGGCGGTGGGTTGTTCCATGATAAGATCAACCAGTATGACCGCCACCGTAGTGTTGAAGCTTACCACTTCAAAATTTATTCGATATTTAAGGACATGTAAATTATGCCTGACGCAGATAAAAGAATGACGTCGAGAACGATTCAGTTCGGCACGATCGTTGGATTGTTGCTGCTGCTGATTGTTATTAGTTTGATGGAAACCTTCTCTAATAAGAACGATGGGATGTCAGAAGAGAGTATTGCTCAACTTGAAAACATCCTGGAAACCTTTAAACAGATCAACAAGGAATCCCGTCTTATTTTAGAAGAGAACCGTAAAAGTAATCTCGAGTTATCTCGATTCTTAGAGGAAAAGAAAGGCGTACGTCGAGAGACATACCAATCGATGATGGATGAATATCAACAAGAAATGAAAGGAGTGATACCTAGTGGGTCTATTGATGAAAGTCTTCAAGTGGATCCAGATATTAAAGAGCCTGGGCCTGAAGGTTAATATAGGTTTACTGACCGTAGTTGTATTCGCGGTCTTACTTTTATCTGGGTGTTCAAGTAAACCTTCTTTTGAAGAAGGGAGTGCACAACTACGAGTCAATGCCGAAGTTGCAAAGATGGATGTGGTTCGCGCAAACATTGGTGCTTTAAGGAGTAGTGTCACGGACATCCCTCCGTACCTAAAAGAAAATCCGCCCAAACTCTCTCCAAGTGAATTGGGGATGTTACAAGCGTATTTGAGTTCAAACAAATGCGAAGGTGAGTTGATCGAGAAACGATGTCATTACGCTAGTGTGATCTATGCTATTGAACTCGCCAATCGTTCAGACACAAGATCTGAAGAACTCTATGGAGCTAAGGTTACGATTCAGTCATTGCTTAAAACGTTAGATCGTATTTACGCAATACTGCAACCCCCTCCACCAGACAGCGTAGAAGAATAAAGCGATAATAACTCCCTACCCCGTTTGGGGTAGGGAGTTATATTTACTTATGGTTTTTGTGAGGGTGATGGATCAAGAAACCCACGTAAACGATCTTTGATGTTTACAGCGTTCTGACTATCCGATGAGAATAGTAAGGACAACAGTTTGTTTACACTCATGTATTGCCAGGCAATGGCTACAGGACCAAAGACAAACAAAAAGATTGTCATGTCACTAGGCCAACCTTTACCGGCATTTACAGAGGCAACAATAGAACTCATACCAGAGTATGAAACCCAACAGGTAGTGAGCACCGCAACGATACCACAAAATGTTCGGATACGAGTTCCCCACTTACCTAAAACCACGCCTTCCGCAGTATCTAAATGATCATTGCGTTCAGGTATTTTTTGTGTCATGGAATTTACCTCGGTCTTTAGCGATACGTTCACACACATTTAAGTTTATCGCTATAGCATCGATCGAGTGTTCATCCAACACATCTAAGTCGTGTCCGTTAAGGTCGATGTTCTCGTATTTCTTAATGCCTTTGGTCACGTCTTCTTTTTGAGTGCCCTTGAAGTTAGCTCCAACGGTTTCCTTAGCCGCTCGAGGTGGGACGTTTACCATGTAAAGTCCGTTACCATAACTTTCAGTTTCGGTACGCAGCAATGAGACCGCTTCGATAAGTCGCTTAAAGGTGTCTGGGGACGCCCCTAAGAAGTTATCTTCACACGCTGCTATCGTAGGGTTAAAGAAGTCTAATAGTTTACGGTACGCTTTAGACAGTCCCAGAATACGGGATTGTACTGCACCGTCATCGTCATAGTTCGTTGAACCGAAGTGTTCTTGTTTGTCACCATGGATGGTTTCCACCCATTGTAACTTGAAACGCTCAGGTTGTTGAAGGTTGACGTCGATAATAGACATACCCATCCGAGATGTGGATGGGTCTATCGCTATGGAACGGATCCACCCATCGGGTAGAGGGAGTGTTTCCATTATTCCTCAAGTAACATTGGGTAAGCGGCACCCAAGTCATATTTAAGGACGATGTCGCCGTTAGAGTTAGCATCACGAGCGTGACGTTCTGATACCACGTATTGAGTTACAGCAGAGATCAACTCTTTGTGACGGAATGTTGTACCGCCAGGACCTTGACCTTCAGTAGTAGACTCGATGCCCCAAACGATTTGGTATTCTGATACCGCGGCTAGAGAAGGGTCACCAAACATCAAACGACATACGTTACGGAGTTCTTCTAATGCTGTGCCGTTTAATGACAAGTCCATAAGACCAGAAGACAACAAATACGTGTTGGCTAGCGGAACGGTGCCATCTGAAGACAAAGCAATCGGAGACGGGTTTAGAGACTCTGGACGATACACGTAATCGATTGGTACTTCGTTGCCAGTAGATGGATTGCGGTAAGCACGTTTAGTCTTAGGATTAAACTCACTCATCCCAGTCTTCATTAACCAGTATAGTGCGGTAGGGACACCATCCAGGATTTGAACTGTACGTAGACGGTATTTGTCACGTTCTTGTTCTGTTAAGTCATCATCCAGAGGTCGAGCACACAAAGGAATAGAGTAGAACAAGTTTTGGTCAAACGGTTGGTGTTGGTTAGTGTAGTTCACTGGTACGTTAGTAACCGGGTGATTACCAACAACCTGATAACCTTTAATACCCACACCAAAATAACCTAACACGAAGTCTTGACCGTTTTTAACACCTAGTGAATTATTTACTTCTATTTCGTGGTGTTCGTTCAAAGTTGTGTTAGGTGGAATGTTAAGTGATTTGTTAGTCGCCTTAGCGATCATGATGTTCGTACCCATAGGTTGAGTAGACACCATCTGTGCCGGAACGCGAGAGTTATCTGATTCTCGGATCAGGTCGTTTTGGTTAGCCATGTGTAGAGATCCTTTTTGATCAAATTGTAATGGTTATCATACCATTAGGGATTTAGTAAATTAGTACGCCCAGGTTGCTTCTCTGATACCGACATGATGAGGGATCTTGAGGTTGGCAACATTGTCACGCGGAATTTCTTGGATATTGATATCTATCTCACCTTTAACGTAATCCGAACAACTGGACACCAGGGTTTCGTGATGGTTACGGTTATCGATCTGAATGAGGTATTCATTGAGACCAGCTAACGGTACCGCATGGATATCTACAGGAACTATTGGGTTGACTAAATAGTCCCCCACGTTACTCATGTAGTTATCTCCGGTCAGACCTAAGTGTACTGCATCTTTGTTTTCGGCAGTAGTGTTACCATCATCAATATCTTTCAATATCTGAATGGTGTAAGAACTTAAGTCGGTCATTAACGAAACTAAGTTGGATTGGATTTGTCTAAGTGAGACCACGCCTTTGATGTCCCAACCCGTTGCCTTAGTGAAGATCTCCCAACACAACTCAATCAGTTCAGACTTAGAATAATGAGCTAAGTGGAGTTCTTTATCATCCAACCACGATTGTGTTGTAGGGTAAACCTCAGGATCGTGTAACCAGTAAACACCGTGATCGTACAAACGACGAACACACTCTTTAGTGTAGGCGTGTTGGTAAAGCTCATCGTGTTGAGAGTAGATCTTCTTAGCTTTCCACTTTGCTTGATGGATTTCAAAGCATTGATCGAAGAAAGTGTCAGGAGAGATTACTTTGAGTGTAGGTACCCATTGCTTACGAATATCCGTCACCACGAAATCATGGAGCTGAGGAGCTGGACCAGCCGCTCGGAAGGTTTCCCAGTCACGAAGTTTCTTAGTCATCACCCACTGGAACCAGAAAGGATCAATGGCGTCCACTGGTGTACCTAGGTAAGACCTGAGCAACAACTGCCAGTAGATCAAAGCGTCGGTGGTGTTGAGTCGAATATGGTTACCGTTTAGAGGATCCACGAAATCCACAATCGATTCATACAGTTTGTGCTTCGACATGTAAATCCATTCATGGAACAATGTCTTCATCAACGTGTCATCGTGACGGTTGGTGTAGTCTTCCATGGTAGAGTCTAACACTTTAGTGCTAAGATCGTTAAATATCGCTTCTTTGGATTCAGGTTCCACTAACACTTCATGGTAAGCACGAAGTGTGGAGTTATCCCTCGCCATAGGTTCTTCTAAGGTGAGAAGTTGTTTGTTGGTGAAACGCTCTCCGGTGTCGTATTCGAGCTCTTTGAAGTTGAGACGTTCTTTGGTGAACAACCCTTCAGGTTGACCTTGTTCTTCTTCCATTTTCTCTGTATTAATAAGAGAGCGGTAATGGAAGATAGGGATTGACTCAGGTGTCAACAAGTTATCGATGAGTTGTTCAAGGGTAAAGTTCTTACCCAAGTTATTACGCAAGTATTCAATGTTGCGGTATAACCACATCTTTTGTTTATCACCGAGTCCAGCTCGATAAGTCCGGAAGTCCCCATAAGAGTTCAGACGGTTCCAAACATGGTAGTCTGACACGTTACGTGTACCGAATGCTTCCAATCGTAGTATCAATACCAGAGGAATCATAAGTCCGTACATCGTTGCTAAATCTATAGGGAGTTGTAAGTTTTCAGTATGGATGTAATCACTTTTAAAGTGACGCTGAGTATAAGCGTTAATCCATCTTTGCAGTCCAGGAATCAACTGATCTTCATTCGATTCGATAAGATCTTTATTGTATCGTAAGATCTTATAGTCTTCGGCTGTGATGGCGGTTTCCATATCAATGGGGTCCATAATCCCGTTGATTAGATCGATTTGACCAGGGAACTGTTCAGTCAATCGTTTATACCAGTAAGTTCCAGGTTGGTAAGCTCGACGAGTTGCCAAGTGAATATCCAAGCTCGACTTACTAAATAGTATTTGGTCTCCATTATCAATAGAGACCACGTACATGGGTTCATCAGTCTCATGGTATTCCCCGGTCATATTTAGATAATAACGCCACTTGCGCTTATCTTCAGACACCGGGTACCCCGCTTCTGCGAGGAGACGGTTATCGGTGACGCCGATGGCTTCACATTTGATAACCAAGGTACGCATTAAACTGAGTACGCTCTCCACGTGGGCGTTAAATTCAATATTTTCCATAGTTTATCCAAGAGGGTGTTATGACAGGAACGAGAGGTAATACTCGAACCGATCTTACGAAACTTCGTAAATCGCTAACGCACGTCCCTAAACCTTTAGAAGCTATTCTTAACGTTCGAGTAGCGGAAACAAGATCTACTGGTACCGGGACAGAAGAAGAACAATTACGTCGTGTAGAAGGTCGTAAGCTAAAGAGCTTAGGCGATATCATTGCTAATACGATCAACGCTACGGTAGATTTAAAGAAAATCACGCCGTACATCACTAAAGCTGAGGTGATTTGGAAGACGTTGATACTGCATCCTAACGGCGCAACCAAAAACATCCTTACCTACGATTCTAACTCGAGTCAGTTTAAGAACACCAAACTTCATGAAAGTTTGTTAAAAGTCTTAAGTGAGTACTACACCAACGACTATAAAATCGAGGACGAATTACCTCAAATGGTTTCGGACTTGCTTGTAGGTAGTGGTAGTTACGTTAAGCTTAACATCACACGACCTGCGCTCGATAACATCATCAACGGCAATCAACTCGTTGAAGGTAATGAGTCGTTCTCTAAACAGACCTACCGTCAAGAAATTGAATCGGAGATGGATAAGGTGTTTAAAGAATCTACGGTTGGTAGTCGCAAGATGCGTCTGGCTCGCAATATCGGGTTTGTATCGGATCCAAGCAAGAAGGACGTAGGTGGTTTAGAATCTATCTGGGGCGAAGAAAAAACTGAGGAATACGAGTTCCCTATCGTCTCTCCAGAGTTTGGCATTACGGTAACGGATAACGTTAGCGTACTGGCAATGCAAAACATGCGCCAGCGTATCAAAGAACGTTTGTCGAACATCGAAGGCAATGAGTCAATCAGTAACTATATCAATAACCGACTCAATAAGACTGATGAACTCAACGCTGGAGCTAAGAAGAAAAAGACTAAGCAACCTAATCCGGGAGCTAAGACTAAGAACCTTAACTTAGCCCAACAAGAAGCTTTACAACAAGTCATGCCGGGTGAACGCAGTTACCCAACTAAAGCTGCTCAGTCGATTCGTAACCCTAGGGTTTATTCTCAAGCTCCATGGGGAACGCCGTTAGGTTATCATTTACCAAGTGAATGTTTCATTCCTATTCACGTACATGGTGATGTTAAACGTCTACGTGGTGGCTACGCGCTGATTGATGAGAATGGTGAATTCCTGAAAATGAGTAAGGATTACCAGTTCTACCAATCACTGAGTGCACAAGCCAATAAGATCGACGATAAACCTTCTGGTACAGACACTAACACTTTGATTGCTAACTTACGTAAGGTACAGCAAGGTGGTGAGTGTGATTTCGATATGAGTCAGTTCGCGATGATTGCGAAAAACCAAATCGAGAAAGAACTGTATCAAGCGGTGTGGTCTGGTGGTGATGGTGAAGATCTTTCTATTGACTTAGAAGAAGACGTACTGAAACTATTCTTGGAGCGTGCATTCCAACAACAACGCACTCGGGTACTGTACATCCCTGAATGTTACTTTACTTACATGGCGTTCCAATATAACCGATTAGGTATTGGTGAATCTTTAACAACACAAGCTAAAGACTTCATCGCACGTTTGGCGGCTTTGGATGTTGCGGATGCTTTGGCTCAGTTGGATAACGCTCAAACTCGTAATGAGTTGGTAGTAGCACTAGAATCTCAAGACACTGACCCTGATCTAACGATCTCTATGGCTCGTTATGAGTTCTTTAAGTCTAACCCTACCGTTCATAACCTGATCTCCACAGGTACACTCTCCATGCCGATGATTGTGGATGCTCTTAAAGAACAATCCCTTCTTATCCGTGTGGAAGCAGGTGATAACAAATTCGTTACTGCTCCGCAGATGCAGTTAAACCAAATTGATCGTACTGGGTTTAAACGTGTTGATGAAGACTCACGTCAGTATTTGTTGGCTTCTATCGCTAACACCTTTGGTTTACCTCGTAGCTGGTTGGACGAACGTGATGAGAACGGTAACAACTTCCAGATTGAAGCTCTGGCTGAGCAAGAAACGTTATGTAACCAAACGATCATGTATCAGTCTCAATTAGCGAAGATGTTGAGTGACGTTATTCGTAAAAACCTAATGGTTAACGAACAGGTCATGAACCGTTTGATTGACGTTATTCTAGAAGCTCCTCGTAAGATCTGGACACCAGATTCTAAGGAACAGATCAAAGGTAACGAGAAAGAGAAAGCGATGATCATTCTGAATGACTTTATTCAGAACTTCTACGTGGAACTTCCTCGTCCTACTACCATGGAATCGGTAACTAAGATCAAAGAGAAAATGGAGTTGGCGGAAGAGTGGTCTCTTAAAGTAGTGGAGATGTCTGCGGCTAAAGGTATCATGGGTCCACTATTGAGTCGCATGAATATCGATACCGAACGTTTAGCTCCAGACGAACTAGAAGCTCAGTTCGCTGCGGTTATTCGTTTCCGTGCATTCAAACTGTTTAACGTTCCTACCCCGTTCGATGACATCATGAACAAAGGTAAAGAAGGTGGTATGTACTCATTGCTCAACGAACTCGATTACTTTAACGAGAACTTGGGCCACTTCATGATCGAGTACATGAAACAATTTGATGACCGAATCGAGCGCTTGATGAAAGCCATGCCAAAACCCGAGACCGAATTCCAGGAAGGTGAGGGGGATGACCCTCTAGCTGTCCCAGGAGAAGGGGAAGGTGAAGAGTTAGAAGAAGCTACAGACGGTGAAGAATTCACCGATGATTTTGAAGAAGAGTCATTTGATGACGAACTTTCAGAAGAAACTGAGGAAACTGAACTCGACGAAGAGTCAGAAGAACTTTCAGAAGAAGAGGAAGGTTTAGAAGAATCTGAAGATCTCGAAGGAGAGACTGAAGAGGAAGAAGAACCTGACGAACTGGAAGATCCAAAAGACTAAAAAATAAAGCAACCTTTAATACCTACCATCCCGTTGGGGATGGTAGGTATTATTTACTTTTTCATTGAAACGTAAGCAGTGTATAACGCATCCAAGTGACCGAAGAACTTGAAGTTATGATCACCTAGGAGATGGAAGTGGTCATAAGCGCGTTTCAGTAATCGCTCTCGATTACCACACAGATGAAACCACCATAGAAAAACCACGCTGACGTTATGAGTGAGTTCCGCGTCTCCACGGTACCAGCCTTTATCGTAAAGCACGTTTTTACACATCACTAACGAAGGATGACAATAATCGTCAGGAATGTTTTCCTCAACCAACAACTTATTTAGTCGGGGTTTAAAGTCTTGAATGTCACCCAAAGTAAACGCTTCTTTAAGAAACGGGATTGAGTGTGGTACGACTTCAATGCTCATTGGACTCGACCTTATTAGAATAGACAAAAAAATTAATTAGTAAGATGTTACGGGCTTTCACCCATAACATCTTTATCTATTTATTTCTCTACTTCATCAGAATCATCACCAGACCCAAATATAGAGTTAGCGAGAGCTCCAGTGATGGTAGCTGTAGCGGCACCCATAAGGAGACCTTTAATGGTGTCTCGGACCGGCGTGATTTCTTCATCTTCTGGACGAGGTTCCGAAGACGTAGAGTAAATGATTGAGTTGATTGCACCGCTCACCACACCAGTTCCAGAATTGGTGATTAGACCACCAATTGCTGAACCGATTAACCCACCACTTAAAGTAGAGGTATTGATGTAATAAGTTTTTGAAAACTCTTTGCTTGTTTCTTCCATGTTACTCTTCACTCTCAGTTACTGTTTCTGTTACAGTCTTAATTACGTCGTCAGAATCATGTGATTCATCTGACCCGATGTTAGCGTAAGCGAGCGCTTCGCTAACAAGTGCGCTAGAAGCAAATCCAGCAAGTAAACCTTTTGCCACATCTTTAAGTGGTTCTGGTTCACCTTTAGCTGCCATCCAGCTAGCCGCTACTGAAGCACCTGCACCAGTGCAAAAACCGCCGATAGATTTAGTGCGGGCTGCGCCTACACCAGCACCAATAAGACCACCTGCTAGGGTGTAAAGATTAAAGCCAGTTTTGGTTTCTTCATTAGCTTCGGCTTCTTTAACTTCAGGTTCGTCTTTGACATGTTCCGGAGCTGGATTAACTACCGCTTCATTCTTACCAATTACCGGTTTTTCGAAATCGTCAGTAATGATAGGTTGGCTTTGAGTTTCTTGAGCTTTGTTAGAGTTAGACATAATGTTTTCCTTCTTAAGGTTAATGATTAGGTTTTGTATATACTCATGTTTATACACCTAGGTTATATAGGTCTGAAAAGAACTGTATGTTAAAAAATAAAGAAAGTAAACATAACCCTACCTCCTTAACGGGAGGTAGGGTTAGGGTGTTTATTAAAGGTCCATGACTTTACGCATGTAGTCAAGGTATTCTTGACGCTCACGGAATTGACGAGTGGTCTTTACGATGTATAAACCGTCTTCACCTATGCCACCTTCCATGTGTTCAGCCAAAGGTGGTTCTTTTACCTCCTGTATGGCTTCCTGTAAAGAGTTTCCCACTTCTTGGAACATCTCATCAGATGAATTACTAGGACCGTTCTCGAAACGCTCATTGAGGGTTTTACGGTTATAAACAGTTAAGTCTTGGTAATCGACATAACGAGCAGTCCACTCCGAAGGATTCATATGAAGTGCGTTCTCAGTCAACATGCTCAAAGTAAGCTTTTCATCCTCCGTCACTATCTCATAAATGAAGGGATAAGAGTTCTGCTTGTTTTGAGCCATGACCAGGAATTCACGCATAGCGCTCGAAACCACACCATGTGACTTGTAATCACTCAGGATTATGGAGTCGGCTATTTCGTGGTATTCTAACTTAGTCTTAGCCACCGCCACCGGATAAAACGGAAGGTTCGAGATACAAGCGTATTCCGGGGTATTCATTGGTACAATGACGTTATAGAATTTACCGTCGATTTCGATGTTCAGAGTCATAGGTAGTGAATCTAATTCACCCATCTCCGATTTTACACTCAGCCAATCACGTAGCAACTTTTCATCGAAGTGCTGCCTCTCAATCATGGTTTCCGTTAATTGTTGTGACGACAATTCACTTAATTTTACTTGCATGGTTCTTCCTCGATATCAATGATATCACCGTTAGGGGACCAACGAGCTTTTAATCGTGGCATTTCTAATTTGTCACGAAGGGCGTTGATCTCTTTAAGTAAGAGAAGTTGAGGAACCTTTTTAGCCACCCACTCTGACTGGGTGTCAGGTGACGTGCTGACGCTTTGTGTTGGTTCTTCAGGTTGGATAGGTCCGCCATTGAATTTAACATTGAGTTCAGCAAAATAATTTGTCTTGTGGTTAGCTCTAATACTTCTCAACTGATTTTCACAGAATGGGTATTCTAAAGACACCCCACCAATTTTGGTTACTGTCCCTGGTGCTACTAGGAAACGGGGATCTTTAAACCATTCAGTCACTAACTTCCTACAACCGTCTTGTGTCATATCCAAAATAAGCAATGACACAAATCGAACAGATTCCAAGTAACCTAGAATGTGTCGATCTGGATTATTCTCATCAGGTTTTAATAGTGATGGCGCACCCAGGTTTTTGTGTTCTAACTTGAAATCATCAAGTCGGTAGGTGTACAGTGCATACGTCACATCATCCAACCCACCGTCTTTAGGAACAAAGCGAACCGGACCTAATAGGGGGAATGCGACTTCTGTGTAAGAGCTGGTCGGATAACCTACGTTCTCTTCACCTAAGTAGATGCGAGTAAACACTTTGTTATCTGAGGTTTGTTCCACCGGTGCTTGTTTAATGCCAACAATCGGGTTTTCATGAAACAGTATGTTGTTATCCAATCCAGGACGGAAGTACAACTCAGGCATTTGGTTGAAAATATGAAGGTCACCCTTATCAGCAGGGTAAGTTACCGACACATAACCTTCTTTCAACTTGTAACTGGTTTTAGGTACCACCACTAAATCTGAAGTAAAGGGGTAAAGAGCCCAAACCAATTTCTTGATCTTTTCAGCATCGTATTCCAGGGTAAGGTTTTTTAGATGTTCTTGTGTGCGAACTTGGATAGCTGAGACGATCTCTTCGTAATCAAAATGTGTTTCTGTGTTCATTTTAAAATACCTCTCGGTAACTTAAGTAAATTGTTGTGGTTGCTCCACGGTAAATGACTACCCCACATGCGTAGGCGGTCTATTTTGCGCTGTAAGCCTGTATTGGGTCTTACTAAGGCAAAACCTGCTGCATCATAGAAACGATGAGCATGGAGCATTCTGGACGCATGGAATGGGGTTTCTTCATAACCGAACTGAAGAGGTGAATTGTTTTTCAAGTTATTCATTTTCTCTTCAGTATAACCACGGCAATAGTAGTTACGGATTTTGGCCTCTGGTTTATCAAGCTTAGTTCCACCTACCACTGGTAGACGGAAGAACAAACGCTCACCATTACGGTTATTGGTTTTAATGCAAACATTAACAAAGCGAACAGTTTGGCGTGTCTTTTTGATCTTAGGTAAAGTCCTTAGTTCTACCCATGCTTCGTATTCTTCACGAATGACACCAAACATGGTATCGTAATAAGACGTAGGTTTAGAATGATTAAGGGCTACGATTTTCTCTTCCAGTTGATCTAAGAATGCGTCAATGGTACGAGGGTATAATAGTTTCTTAATAAACATATTAAAAATATTCCAATGAATAAGAGGGACCCCGAAGGACCCCTCTTACAAAGTTAAATGAATTAATAAGTTTTCATCAATTCCAATAGAGCAAGATGCTCACCGTCTTTCAGTTTACGTAGAGTACCTACGTTACTGCGATCATAACGGTTAGTTTGGAAAGTCCAACGTTGGTCACTTGCATCCGTAAACACGATAACTTGCTCCGCCCCAGGTTTAAGTTTAGAAGATGCTGTCCCGTAGGCTGCCGCAACTAACTTAAATAGGTTAGGTAGTTCGCTTCGTTTCACGATAGAGATGGTGTCCCCTGCGCTATTGACTGGTGGAACCATGTTAGAGATGCGAGTGATGATAACTTCACGTACAAAGACTACACGCATTGCTGCGTCGTATTCTTCTACCGCACGAGTGCGGGACTTAGGACGAATGTTCGCTGTCAGTAGACGTAACGCTTCGGTACGGTCTAGGAAACATTGAGACTTCGCAATAAGGGTTTGAGATGTCACAGACTTAGAAAGCTCGTCATAAGCTTCTGGACAAACTTTAGCGATGTAATCTGCTAGTTCATCTGAACAGTCTGTTAACGTGTGAACTTCAAAACAGAAGTCACTGTTCGGTGTGTTGTCAAAACCGTAACGCTCGATCATGTGGCGTTCTAGTTCTGTTTTCAAGTAAGTGTCAACTAGTCGAACCAATTCACCTTCTTGAAGGAACTGACGACCTAACGTTGAGTATACTTGTTTGATGAAGTCAAAGTACGAAGTGTTAACTGTGTGGTCTTTGATCAACATCGGCAGACAACGGTAAACTTCACCTACCGCAGTAGGAGAGTTCATCAATGTAGTTTCGTAATGAACTTCTACATTGCTTGTTGCATGCATGGTGCCTTCACGACGACCCATGGTGTGAACATGGAATGCTTCACGATCATGTTGTTCTAGATCGTTAACCGCTACTTCATCGATAAAGGTGTTGCGAATTTGAGTGTCTTCTAGTGCAGCTTCGCGGACTGCGTCTAGGTCGTATTGTTCCTCTTCGTCTACAGTTAGTTCAACTTCACGAACTTCGACGATGCCGTCTTCGGTCTCTTTCAATTCCGGTAACAGCAATTCAGGGTTGGTTAAGAAAGTTTCCACTTTTCTACCTCTTGTAGAGATCAGACGATCATCAGGATTAGGAATGCCTTCGTGATCTAACGTGAACACAGTAACAAAACCTGGAATAGAGCGCATGTAACGATAGTCACAACGGAAGAACGCATTACGCATTACTTCCAGCATTTCTTCGTCTGCGGTAAACAGGTTAGTGTGAGGGATAGCGATTAAGCGTTCCTTCCAATTGTACTGAGTGTGGTTGTCACGATTCATTCGTTCGTAGTCAGAGTAACCACCAGTAGGTTCCCCGAATACGATTGGTTGATCATCATCGAATCCCCAATCGTTACCTTCGTGCGGAGTTAGTTCCTCACGGTAGTAAGTTTGTTCCACTTGACCACTACGTTTTAGTTCTTCTTGCTCTCTCTTCTTATTTTCTTCCATACGACGATTGAGTTCGAATAACATGTCTGTAACGGGTGTTGTGGACTCAGGGTTAACTGAAAGGTTAACACCTGCATGAGGTGTGTGGTATGGTTCAGGAGCCACACCGTATAGACCTGGGTTCTCTACCGCATAGTTAGCAGGGTTGCTAGCGTGGTCGAGTTGTTCTTCTAACTTAGGTTCAAAACCATCGTAAGGAGAAGGGATGCCCATGAATGCAAACGACTCTGAAATAGACGGAGCACGTTCACGGTATTGGTCCATAAGACGTTGACGGAATCTTGTGCCTGCCGGACCGTCTTCTAATAATAGTTGACGGGCTGAAGGTGATACACTCAACCAACGACATAACTCCATTGCTATGGTGTTATCTAAACAGCCTTGGAAAAGCAATTCAGATTGTCGTGCATCAGGTGGAGCGTCCGCCATGATACCTGTTGCCATTTGGTGAGCAAACAAAGTACCTGCGTTCATACCTATGGTCTGACGGATAGTAGAGTTGTTACAAATCATTTCCCAGTATTTCTTAACGACTTTAACTGGGTATCCATCAGTGAACTTAACCGAAAAGTTCTTCGCAACGATTTCCAGTGATTTAAACCGGGCGTTACGCATAACTAGTTCGTTAACGATATGCATGATTAGAGGTGCGACAGTGTTCTTAGCTTCTTCACGACGCAATGCGATGATGTCAGATTGAGACTGTCCATCTGCGCTACCGCCGTTGATGAAGTTGTCGATCGAAGAGTAATCCATGTTAGTAGGACTTTTTCTCTCTTCGTAAGAAACACTGTTGTTTAACTGACCAGAACGCATCATTGCCTGGATCTGATCAAGTGGACTCATTTGACGTCCACCCTGAGTTCCAGGCATGCCATTGTTCGGCATTGCGTTGCTCACACCCGGCATCATGCCAGAGGTTTGTTGTTGTGGTTGATTCCAAGTAGGTCCGGTGCCGATTTCTCGGCCCGGTAACGTACCCGGGCGGCTAGGAAAGTTTGGGTTTTGATGACTCATTTTTGGTTGTCTCTCGGCTGACGTGTCGTCAAACGAGCAGTGGTAGCGTTATACAAATCCCGAAGTTTTGGATCAAGCACGATACAATTAGACAGATTCAAATGAACGGTTGGGCTAAGATACCCACGACCATCTGGATCCGGTTTAGTAATGCGCTCAGGAGACATAGTGAACGGCAACGACGGATGAATGCTGTTAGCCGGGTCGCTGACGTTAAAGCCAGCTCGTTTGCTACCTCGCGTCGAACACACCTTAGCCTGAGTCATGACACCTAACACGTAATCTGCTAATGGGCAGTCGGTTGGCGTTGACTCTTGGATTAGGTTGGATTCTCGGGCAGCGGGTTCTATATCTCTTAGACCAAACCAGCGGACGATAGTGTGACCTACCTTGCTCGTGTTCAGATCAGTGATATTCTTAATATCGTGTTTAAAACGATTAGCTCGGACGATGAGACGATCCATCGTGTACTCTAGTGAACAGACTTCTTTATGGAGCATATCAGCTCGGTCGACAGTTTTAACGATTTCAGTACGGTTTGCGATGATGTAGTTGAACAAATCGAACATATCATTCACAACAATTCGTTGCGCTGCAAAGCGCTTGATTGAACTCTCATCCATGTATTCATAGATGCTTTGAAAATGGTCTTTCATTTGACGCAATATGTTATCCGCACCGCCTCGAGAGGACATGGACGACATACCAATAATCAAACGCCAGAACATTCGGTCATCTAATCGATCTAGATCGACTAGCGTGGAACCGCAATCAAACAAGAATATTAAACTTGCTACGTATTGTAATGCCACTGTTGGAATCTCTCCCCGTTTACGATTCAACGGACGAACCGCAATCGCAAAGGAGTTGAAAATAGAAGTCTTCGTCAACTGTCTTTCTGAACGTCGACCACTGTTTGCGTAGATCTCCCAACCTTCGCTTTCAGGGTAGCTGTCACTAATGACATCACTTTCCCCTACGGCAATTTCGCATTCACCATATTTTTCCATCGTTTTGGTTACACCGTATTCCGCGAACATGTACCAAGCCAATAAAGGTTCAGGCACTTTCTTTGGATTAACTCGCCACGCTTCTTTTGGAGTATAGAAGCGGTTGGCGGGCAAGTTAAGCTGCATAGGTGCAGTACGGTTGCCATTTAAGCTCGGATACAATCGATCGAAACCGATATTCTCCGTACCTATCTTGAACTTGTAACCAAGAATTCTCACAAAGATTTGCTCATCTTTGGTAACACTTAGACCACGGTCTGCGAGAACGATCTGCAATGAGTATAAAGAGTCACGTAAATACATATCGCCATACTCGTCGGTAAACGGGAGCATAACGTAGATGTTAGGGAAGACACGCTCCACACCTTGGTTATCGGTGTACGTGATGTCTAGCCGTGTTGGATACAATGATTCTTTGTTGGTCTCAAAGGTTTTGTTCTGAGTCGTTTCGCTAATAACCTTGAACATCTCATCAGGGCGCACGGGTCTCAATCCGTGAAATTTCACCCCTTTGGATTCTAACGACTTTAGGATCATGCGTAATTGCCGCTCGTACCATTTTTCGATATCTTCGAACTGACGTGCATGGAATCCCTTTGTTAGCTCCGTATTCATACGGGGCATGGTTTCGTCGATAGCATCAAGTAACCTCGGGTCCATTTGTGTTTCCTCTTATTATTTTAGCGAGGTAACACATAGGTAAGATTACAAAATAGCTGACATTAACTTGGGTGCTAAGACCTGGGTTAATTTAGCTTCTAGCAAGTGTCCGATTATGTTGAATGGCACTTTGATTACCGATTCAAATAATTTACCCCAAACCGAAGTTTGTTCATGTTTGAGTTGTTGCTTGCTATTCGTTTCTTTAAGCTTACCATGTGCTTCCCTCAGTGTAAGGGTTTCCTTCTCTAGCGCCTTCACTTTAGTTTGCAGTGAGGACACCATAGATGTGGCTTGCTGTAAAGATTTACTATTAATGGACTCTAAGGCTTCGGAGGACGACAAATATAGATTGTTATCTTCTAATGCTTTAAAGAACTTTTCCCGATTAACAACCGGATCAGGTATTGGTGAAAATATCTCTTTCATACCTAATATAGAAGTCACGGTAAGTTTTAATCCATCTTCTTGATTTGGATCTTGTTTAGGGACGAGTTTCAACACCTGACCATTCACAGGCGTGTAAATGACTGCGTCCGGGTTGGTGTTGTTTACGTACTCATAAAGAACTTGTGTTGGTGAGTTACGATCTACGCGATTACCGTTAGGGTCAACAGTGACCCCAGAGTAAAATGGAGATGGAACTTTAACAAAGTCCTTTTCAAGTTGTTGGAAGGGATAAAAAGACATACTTAAAAGCCGAGAGTGTATTCCACCATCGCTTCCTACGTATTCCCCTAAATTGGTTCGGGATATCCCGATAACCAGTCGTCCATTGATTTGACCACCAAATGCGATTAACTCTTCCTCCGACTTATTACGGTACGCTTCTCTGATCTTAAACATGATGTATAAGTCCAGCGGAGTTTCCGGTTCAAAGAAAGAAGGAATGTTTTCGAAGTTAAAAGAATAAGTCACGATGACTTCTACACAACATCTTGGTTCATCCATAATAGTGAGCGGTTGACATATAGTGTTATACGAACTACGTTTTATGAACAAATCTTCCGTTGTGTAGTTTAAGACTTCGACGTTAATAAACTCGCGATGAGCTGGCTTCTCACGTCCATAAATCTGTGGACGTTCAAGAAAGTTAGAAGGGATCTTTACAGACATAATATATTTCCTCATGAGGTAATGTACAACAAACTTAATTAAGTAATTAAACGATACATCGTCATGCATCAGGAAGATAATATAGATTTGTAAAAATTTAACGAAAGCAGTATACTCCCTCCTACCTTCTGGTAGGAGGGAGTATTAATGAAAGTTAACGGTTTAGTTAACTAGTTCACTCTATGGCAGTTTACCAGCATCAGCGTCAGCTGATGTAGTAGTTGTACTACCTTCAGGGAACTCGTCTGGGTTAGTTACTTTAACGCGTTGAGCGTTTAGGTAACGGATCAGACCTTCTTCGTCGATCGCGTGTTTCGCATCTTCGATTTCTAGCACACCGATGATTGGACATACAGAGTGGTGCTTGTATGCTGGTTGAGTGATCACGATACCGAAGTCCGCGTTGTTACGAGTTAGGTTCGCTTGGATCACTTGGTGTTCTTTAGAAACCATCACCCCCATGCCGCCGATAACGTCGATGTTTTCGCCGTTAGTGTCAGATTCTGGGAAGATGTAGAACTTGCCGATCATGTCGTCTAGGTTAGACTCGATCGCTTGGAAAGAGATACCAGCACCGATAGTACGCGCATCACCTTGACGGATCATGTAGCGTGCTAGGTTTTGGTGACCAACGATTACCCACTTCTTGTCGATACGACGGTACTCAGAGATAGCCGCTAGACCAGACACTGTGCTTAGTGCTGCACATAGCTCAGTGATGTTCATAGTTAGCGTTTTCTCTACAGCTTCTAGAACTGTAGTAGAGTCAAGAGCAGATACAGCGTCCGCTAGCTTCATCTTACGGTTTAGGTAAGAAGCGTTAACGAAGTGCATACCAGCCATTACAGAAGCAGACTGTTCGTTACCTACGATCGCGTGACCGTTTAGAGATGCTACGCGTGCAATGTGACCTTCAGCAGCTTGGTAAGCTTTAGCTGTAGTTTGCGCTTGTAGGATTGTGTTCATCTCTTCGATTGCGAAGCTTAGAGACTCTTCGTTTACGTCGTTCTTATCAACTGGGTATTTCACAGAGATAGGAGTTTCGCGACGAACGTTCATCACTTTGTGTGCATCGAACACTTCAACGCGGTAACCGAAGTTAGTACGGTTAACGTTGTTGTGGTTGTACGAAGGCAACCAACCGATTACTTGGCCGTTTTCGAACTTGCTGAATAGCGCTTTCACAGTAGTAGACTTAGTAGCCTGGTTGTGTTTAACGTCATCTAGTTCGATGTAGTCAAGGTTCAGATCAGACGCGTTAGTCGTGATCGAGTTAGTTTGACGTTGGTAAGTACCGCCAAGTGTAAAGCTGAAGTAAGCTTTAGCGCCGCCAGCTTGTACTGGATCGAATGCAGTAGTTTCGCTACCGTCTTTCGCTTGGAATGCAGTAACAGGTAGAGCTTTTACAACCATGTTTAGAAGACGGTCGTCAGAGCTGTGGCCGTTAGAAGTCACACCGAAAGAAGAGTTTGTGAAGTTGTTCGTTGGAAGTACTAGAACGTGGTCAGTACCACCGATAGTTACTTTGAATAGAACTTTCTGAACAGTGATAGAGTTCGCTTCGATTTCGTCAGTTGAGTTATCGAAAGGAGTCTGTCCAGGTACTTCAGCGATACCTAGTAGGTTGGTGATCGTTTTACCAGTCTTAAGGAAAGACGTTAGGTGGTTTGTACGGCGTAGAGCGTCCGCGTTAGAGTAAGACTTTTCCCAAGGAGTGAAGTCTGCTTCGTCTACGAATAGCTTGCGAACTGGAGAATCAGTTGTGCCTGGGTAAACCGGAGTTAGCTCTAGTGTGTCGTCTAGGAAGTATTTAGACTGACGCAGTAGGCTTGTAACAGGTTGTAGTTGAGACGCCGAATCAAACGCAGATGCGCCGTAGATGTAACGACCTAGACCTGAAGTACGAACTGTGTATTCAAGTTGCTCTGATTCGTAAGGAACAGAAACAGTTTTGAACATCGCTTCTGCTGCGTCAGTTTGACGGTGAGCTAGAGCGTTAAGCGTGATAGATGCCGCTTTGCCTTCAACAGAATGACCAGGAGACTGAGCCCAAGAGAAACCTTCCATACCAGCGACTTTCTTTTCTTCGCTTAGTAGAGATTCCATGCCGGCAACAGAGTTCTTGTTTAGTGCATGCTGAATTGAGTTGATAACAGCGAACTTCTGTTCACCAGTTAGAGACTTAAGTGTTTCACCAGCAGAACCACCGAACGCCTCGTTGCCAGTAACTAGACCTAGTTGCTCAGTTGCTGTTTGTAGAGATTCAACACCAGCAAAAGACTGGAAAGCGCCTTGGTTAAGACCCGATTTGATAGCTGTGTAAACGCCAGCAGAACTAGGGGTCAGCTGAGCTACGATATTTCTTTTCATTACTCTTTTCCTTTATCGAAAAAATGTATTAATTTTAATGATAAACATAAACAAATATTTGTTTGTGCTTTTCTGTTGCACATAGAATGTTACAACACACTAGACCAATGCTTGGTAAACCTTAGCCAAGTTGAACTCTCCATCTATCAAATTGCGGCAACACTCTTTATGATGAAGGTAAGTGTAACCGTAAGTTTGATACAACGCTTTCAACATGCTTTCGGTAAACGACTGCACATGTAGCTCAGTGAACGAAGCACATAGTCCACTAATATAATTCATAGACACTTCAGCGTCTGTGATGACCAACACCAATAATTCATTAGTGTTATGTACATAGAATTTACTGTAGTTCTTCAATTCCGTAAGATGTTGTACCTTAGAAAGACGTTTCTGTTCAGTTTTAATTTTACTGAGCAGGATATCTTTATAGTCATCATTAAATTGTTCGAACACGTTTCCAACGTCTACACCAAACTTCAAACCGGCGCGGTATTGAGTTAATGCAATGTCGATAACATCTTGCTCAGGTAGTTTATCAAGTAACTGAGGAAGTTCTGACAAACGGTCAAATCCTATACCTGCTGCATCTAAACTTAGTAACTGTTGGTCGGTTAACACCCAAACCTTTTTAGGTGCGGACAGACCACTATTCACAAATTTCATATTCAACCTTTAACCTTTAAAGATATACATTAAATTGGAGCATTTATGAGTCCGCTGTTACAATTAGTCAAGATACTAACGTCTCTCTATCAAGCGAGCAAGCTGACCGACGAATCTTTGACACAAGAATTACTCGATACCTTGGCGCTCATACCAGAAGCAAAAGGCGACGTATTTACCCAAGACAAAAAGATAGAGGTTTCAATCAGGGACACCATTAAGTGGGTTCTGGACCAGCCAAAAGACGAACCGGTCATAAAATCAAACTTAATGCAGCGTGTCCTTGATTTCTCTAAAGAAGCTCCAGAATTAAAATCCAGTATCGAATACGGTCTGGAAGATTATCCATCAGAAGAACGTACCCGACAAGTCATCTACCAACACATCAAAGAAATCCGTAAAGCACGAGCTGATGAAAAGTTTGGCATGGATTTTAAAGAAGCAATCAAAGAACCTTTCTTTGGTGATCCGTCTAAGATGACCAAAGAGAAGTGGGCGGCATTAGCTGACATGATTGAAGATCAATTGACTCAAAAGATGTTGGGGGACAAAGACCCTTCATTGGTAGAATCTGTTGATACCGATGACCCGGACTCCTTTACTAAGATCATCGAACGAGCCAAAGAAGAATCCTCCGCAGAGGGTGTTCTTAAATTAGGCTTGCAAGGTATGAACCGAGCGCTGTATCCAGACTGTGGTTTACGTCGTGGTAAGTTCTACCTGATTAACGCCTTGACTAACCGTGGTAAATCCTTTGGTCTGGGTCACGTGGTAGCGTCTGTTGGTTTATACAACAAACCGATGCTGCGAGACCGTAGTCGCATCCCTACGGTTCTTCTGGACTCAGCAGAAGATGCGTTAGACGTAATCATTGAGCGTATCTACAAACTCATCATGGTGAACAAAACGGGTGAGGTTGGAGACTTTGCTTCTACTCCTGCTGCGGACATCGCTAAAGTTATCATCGACGCATTCGCTGAGAATGGTTGGGTATTGAAGATCAACCGTGTTAACCCAACAGAAGATAACTACTACAACATCACGGACCGTATCCGTAAGTTAGAGATGAAAGGTCATGAGATCATTTTCTACGCTTACGACTACTTGGCGATGGCTGACTTGAAAGGTATGACTGGTGAAACCAAAGGTGATAAGTTACAAGACTTGTATCGTCGTACACGTGCTTTCATGGTAAACCGTGGTATTGCGTTTGTGACACCTCACCAGTTATCGCCAGAAGCGAAGAAACACTTGCGTGAAGCAGATGATGAATCTGAGCTTTACTTTGCTCGTGAGGTTGGTGGTAAGTCCATGACTGAGACTTCCACGAAGATTACCAACGAAGTGGATTATGAGTTTACTTTCCACGTTGCTAAACCGGGTGGTGATAAAGCCTACTTCACTTGGTCCTTGGGTAAAGCACGTGGTGGTGAGGGTTCTCCGATGAGTGACCGCTTTGGCATTTATGACCTCGACCCAACTAAAGGGTTAGTTCACGACATTAATGGTAAGAACCAATGTCGTCGTTCGTTTAAAGTTCAGCTTGATGATGACGGTAACGAGTTCGACGATTTCGATGCATAAAAAAATAAGTGAGTAAGTAACTCCTACCTCCCATTTGGGAGGTAGGAGTTATAATTGTTAATGATCAAATGTTATTGGCATATCTAAGATATCGTCACCCGTAAATTGTTCATCTTCTTCAAAATAGTAAGGAATGTATTCCTGAGGTTTTTCGTAAATCAACACGGGCCAAATAGAAGCACATGCTGATGTACAAAAATCTCTAGTCCCTAATGAAGGTTGGTCTTCATTACGAGTAGAGTCCAATATACCCACGGTGATTGCTCCCGTAGCCGCACCTAGTAAAGTCATTTTCAGGTCTTCTGTTGTAGCCCCAGTAATAGCGGTACCAAACATAGCACCTAAGACAGCAGGTACGTTCAAATTACCCTCCTTATAATTACACTACCCAGTCTTTCGACCAGGTAGTGTATTCGTTAAATGTTAAAATGGTAGTTTGTCCGACGGTATCGGGTTCTCTACGGGCTCTGGTAAGGTTTCTTCCATTAAGTCCCACGCTAGGTCCACCACAACTGGTTTTACACAGTAGCGAACCTCATAGGGTGTTAGAAACAGATGTACCTTTAAATCAGCATGCCTGTATTTCTCCCGGATGTCAGGACGAGATATAACGTATGGTCTCAGTATACGAAAGAGTTCACGCGTTAATTCTTGTTGAAGGTTTTGATAAAGATAGGGATCTTCAAAATCATCCAACGTGTAGTTAAGTTGGTTAAGGAATTTATACACCTCCCTAAAGAAGGGAGGTTGTATTTCATCTACGAGGGACATTTTACCATCCAACAAATTCCAGAGGTGATAGGGCCAAGTACAACGCTTCTGCGATAGATTGTCCTAAAGTAGGAAAGCTTTCTATTTGCATTGTTCCTTTGTTAGCGATTAAAGTTTCATAAGTTGTTTTGATCTCTTCAGTCAATCCTAGCGTATCTTCGGATTTAGGGAGTAGAACTAAACAACGAATAATCGTGTCGATGGAAATTGGGCGCGCGCTAAAGTACTGATTTAGTACGTTATCCAAATCACCACCTTGGTATTTAAGTTTGTCACCTAAGCGGTCTAGGACATACTTCACCACTTTAACTTCATCTGTGGAACTTTGCAATTTAACTTGAAACGTGGCTTCTGGGGCTTCTGACTGAGATAAGATGGGTTGTTCAGCCGGAGTGTTGTTAACGATTGGGATCTTGATCTCGTTAACGTCATCGAAAACTCCTTCCAAGTTAATCTGATTTTCTAACGCCAATAAAGCTAGAAGATAGACTTCATCTTTTGCATGTTCAATCACCGTTTGAATTTCTTCAGAAGTGTACTGACGATCTTCAAATAAGAAAGGTGTTGTGCCGGCGATGAATTCCTCTGCTTGTAAACGCGACTTAGTCATCAATTTAGCAAGTGGGGTGTCTTCTTTTGCTTTCTCTTCCACGTCCTTCTTCGCTTGTAACTTGACACGGATGTTGTGCCAAGCAGTCACCCCTTTCAACACACCACCAAATGTACCGTGGTATTTTTGGAGCAGAGAACGGATGTAACAGTCTAGCTTCATGAAATCTTCCAATTCGTAATGAGTAACGATGTACTCTGGTTCACGAGTGTGGAAGTCGGAGTAAAGTCTTGACAACAGTCTTGCTTCCTTACGAGAGAACTTTTCCTCCGCAACTGTGTTGAAAGCATGTTCTATACTTTGCAAACAGAACGACGGTCTATTTGACGTTCCCGCACATCCTAATAGCTGAGCGATGTTTGGAGAAGTACTAGCCGGTCTTACGTAGGTTTGGATTAAAGCGTAAGTCTCCATGTTCGAATACTGCGCACCAAAATTAGAAAGTAACTTTTGGTAATTTTTCGGTTCTAGGAGGATAGGTTCTTTAGGTATTTCGCCAAGCAACAATAAGTTGGTTAAACTAATCAACTTAGGTTCGTACTTAACTCCACTTAATTTACCTAGATGCTTTAGAACCAATTCGTACAACGGTGTTGGATCACTTAAGTCCAAAGCACGAGTCCCAAATGGAATTGGGGCACTTATTAAGTTCGTGACTCTCATTCCAAATTCAGCTAATTGAGCAGCTTGCACGGAACCATGACTCACTGACGTTTGATTGAGACAATTAGTGAGGTCAAGTGCTGTAATTTTCTTCGCATCAAATGATGAATTAGTAACATCAGGAGTGAAGACAGCTTTGAAACTTTCCCCTAACCCAATGGATGAACATGCATACTCAAAATTAGAGTAGACGTTGCTCGGCAACGTTTTGTTAACTGTTTCACCTAACACCAACCAATGCATGAAGGTTTCTGATACCGGCGGTGGTACCTGGGTTAAAGTGGATAAAGTACGAACACACTTGTTGTAGTAAGTCTCGCCAAACGCAAGTGGTGCAGAGATGATGTTGTGGTTGAAATTTCTATTGAAGAAGCCGGTACTGTTTTGCAACAAGTTAAGTGCGTCAACCATTTCCAACTCTAAAGATACAGTGTAGTTGCAGAGACTCTTTAAGATATCATTTCTCTTCTTAAGGAGTTGTAATGCTAGGTTAGGACAAATTTTAGACATGAAGTCTTTCACATTGGTCTCAGGAAGTTCAAAGTCAAGTACGATACCAACTTCAACTAATAGTTTGTTAACGTTTTTCATGGTGATTCCTCTATAAAGGTTTATTAAATAATAAGGGTGATCTTACACCCAGGTAATATGGGTGTAAGATATTTTAAGTGTTAAAAAGTGACTGAGATGATCTGATCTTTCAGTTCTTCTATTTCTGATACGTCGACGTAGCCATAGAGTGTAGTCTCATGGAGGTAGTCGATATAATACAAGACATTACGAATATTGGCTTCACACTGGGTGAGTGCCTTTAACGCAACCAGCTGTCCAGAGAGTGCACAAGCCATCAAGTTAAGGAAATTACCATTTGGGTGTAAACACTCGTGCGGCAGTGTGGTTTGAAGTCCTAGGACTAGGATGGTGTCGTCTTGGTGTTGCTTTGGATCGATTGGTCCGGACTCTTCCATTTTGTCAGAGAAAGCTTGGATGATTTCCTTTAGCATAATAGTTCCTGTTCAGTAAGTTAAGATTTTGTCGATAGCCTTATTGAGCGCTCTTGAGAGTTTCACAGTTTCAGTCACTCCCATTCGTTCTAAGGATTCGGCAATCACTACGCTCCTTGGTTTTTCTTCAAACTGATGACGGTGATTAAAAACGTCCGACAACGTCTGACCAAATGCCAAGCACTGATGATGGTGTTTAAAGCCAAGGTTAAACTCAGCATAACAACACCCAGCAATGAACACAGCTCCCTGGTAGTTCTGTTTATAATTATGGTAGTTTAAGAACTCAGTTTGACGTTGAATACGCTCGTTGTTTAAAAACAAGTGAACGTTGTCAAAACCGAGCCTGGAAAGGTAGTGGGTTAAATAACCTACAAACACTTCTTGTTCTGGGTTGATACGATAGAAGATGTTGTAAAACAATCCAACAAAGTACAGATAAGCCTTATTCAAGATCTTCATGCCATGACTCGCTCTTTTAATGCTTCTTCCACAGAACCGATCATTCGTTCCAAGTAGTCCAGTGCAACGTCCGCTACGTTAACAATGATTTCTTCATTATCGTAGAACTTACTCGGCATAGCGATCATCTCCATCGTAACTGTTTCTTTGTCATATCCCGAACCCAGTAGTCGTACACCTTCGGATAAAGTGTATGCAGTGACTTGAGATTTTCTGTCATCGAAACGAGTGTGGATCTTGAGGTGGAAATAGGCGACGGTAAATAACGCTTTCGTCTCTTGGTCTTTAATACCCAAGTTGGTAATGTGGAGGGAGGAGCGGTTAATGTCAACGGGTTTAAGTTTTTGACTTAAACCCAACACACCTCGGTAGTGGTCTATGAGAGTGCGATATTTAGTCATGGTGGAGTCCTTGTTTATTTTAGTGCTTTCTGTGTTATTGTCTTCGCATCGTTTAAGTGACACCATAAGTGTCCGATGAGTGTTGTCAGTAGTTCTATTGTAGGTTCTCGATCCAAAGTAGTTCTTAGCTTCTTTTCACAACTGGTTAAACTAAAAACGACTTGTTCCCCATTAGCCCATAAATGGACTGTGCTGGTTTCTCCTACGTAATCTCCGGTATCAGGTTCAACTAATAGCCCGACCGGGCGGTGATCATTTACAACACCACCGTCTTGTAAGTGTTTTACATACTCCTGCAAGGTTTTGATGAGACGTTCTATTTTGTTGAACGCCGACTCGATGTTAAGTTCTCGAAGGGGGTATTCTTTCAATGACACTTCACGATGTAATGTAACATCCGTTTTATTTAGATAGATGGTGAAATACATCTTCAGCAAATTGTTGTCATTGACCGAACAACTGTAAGCGACCATGCTCAACCCTTTGTCACTCAAGAACTCTCTTCTTCCGATCTTTTTCATGACACCACCAATTTAGCCAATGCCTTGTTGTGTTGTTTCGCCAAGTCCGTCAATGTTAAAAGTACATCCACCATCTCTTCATCTCCCATAGAGAAATACGTGGTAGAGGTTCCTATTTGTATGATCATTTTAAAAGAGTCCTTAAAATGATGTTGAATGGAAATGGTGACTTGGTCGTGGATGTCTCGATGTGGGACCACCCAAGATCGCTGCCGACTTCCTTCACTGTCCGAAGTGGTAATAAACTCATGGACTTTATCCAACACACCAATAAGTTCGGTAACGTGTTGGATGTGACGGTTCAGTTCTTGGTTCAGGGTATTATCAACGTCCAACATACAAAACACGGAGGCGGTGTTTCGGTTCTTGATGGAATAACCCACATTAATGAATCTTCCTTTGTACGACTCACTAATAAAGAATTCAGCACAACACAGTGCACCTTCATCGTTAGTTAACCAATCTCGAACGTAATGGTTTCTTAGATCACTCATACACGCTCCAGGTCCTTAGGAGTGTAAAGCGATTGAACTGACATCTTTCCTCTTAACACCTCGGTTAGATCTTTCAGGTCACGCAGTTCAATACGACGGATTTTAACCAGTAGTTTGTCTTTAAGGATGTACGCCGACTTGAAGTGATACCCTTTGATGTAAGCCAAGTGTTCTTCGGTTTCCGACTCAGGATCAAACCGAACTGTATCAAACGTCCCGACATGAGAAGTGAGTAACCCTAAGCAGTCAAAGTCATACATTTCTACCCGAGTTGTCATTAACTCTGTGAAACGCTGGAGTTTTCTAGGGAGTTGAACTTTATCCACGTAACGTTTACCAATCGACTTAGGACCCAGGTGCTTTGTGTAAACCAGTTTAGGGAAGTAATCAACGACCTTAGACTCTACCGCAGACTCTTCAATCAAGAACTTACTTACTCGACGCATTGCTCTGACCGCCCTAGCAATTTTCTCATCATCCATTTGAAGACGATCAAGTCGCTCTAAGAAGCGATACATGTCCATAGATTCATCTCGGTATTTTTCTAACCACTCTTCGAACACATTCACACCATCGATCGATTTCTTATCTCCTTTATTACACCAGATACGTTGCAGTGTAGGATAGTATTTGTGTTCTTTATTTTCATCCAACAGCTTAATGATTTCTCGTTCGTTCTCTAGACCTGCTCTCCAACCCGGTAATGAGTCACAAGCATCATACCAGTAGTCGTGATTACAAATGCGCTGGTATAGTTTTAACAACTCAGGTTGTTGTGACATAATGTTCTTTTCAAAGCGAGTAGCGAAACGTTGGGTGTAAGTTAGTTTAGTCATAATGTGTTCTCTTTGTTATCAGTTGTTATCGTGACCTAACGGTCGTTAGTCTAGTATACGTTAAATAACCTTTATACGTATTACTTCGTAATACTCACCGTATATACTCCCATCACTTCGTAATGTCGTATATACTCTAAGGTATATTTAACTTAGTATATTAATTAAATTATCTTCGATGTTTTTCAAGTCTTTGCCCCTCCCCCATTAGGATAACTTTCACAGTAAGAAAATATTTTACTTAGATTCAAAATAATCAAGTAATAGGGTTCCGTGAACTAAGTTATTAAACTCAGATACTACGAAGTCACACTTTAATGACTTTAAAGCAGAGATCAGGAATTTATCTGATGCTTGATCAACGTACTGGTTATACCAAGTTCCATTGCTCCATCGGAAAATGTCGTAAGCATTAACGAAGTACAAGTCCTTGTATCGAGTTATCCTTAAAGTGAGTTCTTCTTCCGGACTGGTCCGTATTAATAGTCTGGCGACGTTCTCATAAGGAAAGTCTTTGGGTTTCTTTTTGAAACAGTTAAATAAACGCATCTTAACGCTCCCTGGTAACCGTTTTGTTGAGTTCTCTAATCAATACAGCCTGAAAGTCTTTATCACTGTCTCTGTCCGTTTTACGGCGTTTTGTTTGATTCTGGATAACTGGTTTAGAGTGATGACCGAAATAAGGTGAGACAGGATTAACTTTTAAAAACATAATAAACTCCTATACTCAGAGACCCCGAAGGATCCCTGAGTATTTAGGTGGATTAAAGGTGTACGACGTTATTTAAACCAGTTTCGTTTAACTGATGGTGACTACGAAGTTGGTTGTACTCTTCTTGGTAGCTGATCTCTGGTTCTCTTGTATCAGACTTACGAACATTATACACGTCCATCTGGAACGAGTAGCTGGTGATCCCTCTACGGCGCACCATTTGGAAAGTGTAGTTGATGTTCAAGTTATCCATAATGGCAAAGATGCGATTAAGTGAGATACTTTTAACACTACCGTTCTTAATAGAACTTAACGTTGAAGGGTTCACTTTAGCCATCTCCGCCATCGCTTTAATACTCTTCACTTTATGGTGACGGTAAATCCAGCTGCTTAGTTGAACTAGTGCGAAGATACGAATTTGGTTTAGTGAACCGTCTTTCTTGATAGTCATGGTATAAATCCTTAATTAATGTATTGGTAAAATCGGTTGTTATCGGTTGATGAATTAAAGGCGCTTCATCATGCGCTTCATTAGTGGTGACATCTCTTTACGAGACTGTTTAAGCTTCACGCCTTTGATGGTCGCTTCGATAGGGTTTATGGGACTCTCGAATGTCATTCTTGTTTCCCAGTTAGGTAGGATCAGATCTTTATTGACCAACATGTTGGTGATCTCTTTAACCAACATGTTGTTCGATAGAGCAGTTCCTTCACCATCTAGGTGTGGGAAGTGAATCGTGCAATTTACAAACAATTTAGATTCTGAGTAATCTTCTTTGTCTGCACGCTCGCAATTTATTGCTGATGACACACCCAGTGAATGTGAAACTAGAGTGTCACCTTTGTTTAGGTAGTTAATGAAGATCGAGGGTTGCACGGATTTAGGACCAAGGTAAGTTTTAGGTGCACTTAATGTATAAGGTCTCCCGTAAGCACCAAAGGTCGAGTTAGTCAACATGGACTTTGCACGTTTCAGTATAGCTAATTTGCTTTCGTCCGTCTCGTCTTTAATTGGATGCTGAAAGACTGCAACAGCTTGGTTAATGACCAGACGAACTTTATTAGTGAATATCTGCAACATTAAAATGTCGTCCGGTTCCAGTATGTGAAGAAACTCTTCCACATCACACTTAGTACTCCCCACGTAACACTCTAGATTTTCAGCCAACTCACGAAGTTGATTGACTCGCTCCTCAGTCATGAATCCTTCCACGATACGAGTAGAGAACTCGATGTGAGGTCGATAGATCGTTTGTCGTGACAGGTACTGTGAGTCACCATCACGTTGTAAGTTCATTCTTCGCATAGAAAAATCCGGCTTAGATTCATCGATATCTTTTATGGTCTCTAACCACAAAGATTTTAAACAAACGAATGCATCCGACCGCATGTGAGGATTTAGTTTAGGTCGTTTTTCACCATCCAGCAATGAGATGTTAATACGCCCACCAAACGCTTCCACCATGAAACTATCTTCCACTTCTATTTGTTCAGAAATGGTGATTAAGTCTGTTTCATGATTACCTTGATAGAAACGGATCTCCTTTGGTTTTAATTGAGTTTTCAAGTTATCTATCAAACCAGTAGGGTCACCTACGATAGCGTAGTTGCAACGACCTAAGCATTTGACCAACTCCATCGTGACCGAATCTTCTTTTAAATTTACTCGGAGTAAGTCTCCCGGCATCCCCATTTCTTTTAGCACTTCGCGTGTGGTAGGACGACCATCGATGAGACAATAAATGTTCTCAGGATTTTTATCTTTGATGAAGGGCTGGAGGTCGATAGGAGTGGTAAGTCGAACTTCTCCTTGACCTTCTGGACAAGGCTTGTAAACCGTCTCCACTAGGGATTTTAAATTTTCATGTTGGTTTTCTTCAAAAAGACCTAACATTGCGCTTTTACGTGATTGGTATTCGTTATTATCAGACATGATTTGGTTCCTATTAAGGTTAATGAAAGTGAAACTGTTCTTAGCTTCATGTAGGTGATATAGATTTGAAAAAATCTAAATGCAAAGGTAACTACGGTGGACTAAGTCCACCGTAGTTATTAAACGTATTGTTCTTCCAGACCCATAAACAGAGTTAAGTTTACGTTGCAATAAAACATGTACTGAGGAGACGCATCTTTAGGTACGTAATCGAATGCCATTCCAATGACGGTTCCTGTACGTTGTTTCACTAAACCTTCCGATGTTAAGTAGTAATAACGGAAAGGCATGCCGGGACGCACCAAACGAGGGTCCGCGTTCTTCCAAGGAATGGTGAGGATTTCACCATTGTTCACTCGAGACTTAGATAACTCACGAGCGACGTTATTAGTGGGAACGGGATTAACGTTAATGCGTTCTTCTCCAGACTTACGCTCTACGGTACGGTATTGGGTTAACGAGTCTTGACGTGTCAATAAGACTTGTCCTTTCTCATAGTGACTACCTACCATGCCGTTAGCGGCTTTACTCGAGATGATCTGTTGACCAGTGCCTTTGTTCTGAAGTTGTATATCGACTGAGTTACGTAACTCACCACGTCCACTGGAAACGATACTTAAGTTAGTGTCGTTTAAATAGTACGAAGCTTCAATGGTCGGCATGACATCTTCAGGCACACGGATAATATCCAACGTATAGTCACTGCGGTCATATTTTACAGTGTCCCATAACGTGTAGACACGCCACTCTCCTTTAGCATAGTACGAACCCACCCCTCGAGAGTAAACCCCGTAGTCAGTCTCTTGCAAGAACTGTACGACGTTGATTAAGTTAGTCTTACCTTGAGGGAAAGTAATTTGTCGGTAAACCACCGTGTTGTCCACAGGCTCTTCTATAAAGACACCTTTGAATTTATCTTGACCACTTAACTCAAGGTCGATGGTTTCCGAACTTAACGCATAGTGGATGACGTCTTTTACATTCGCAGACAAAAACACATCGGAGTAAGGAATGGTCCGTAGTTTAGAAAACCCTAAGTCCATTAGCTGGAAGTCTAAGCTAATGAAGTTTTGATCATCGTAAAGGCTGAGGTCCATTTCCTTAGTTGTATTGCCCAAGGACTCCGTATCATTTACTGACAACGGAATGCAACGATAATAGCGAACTTCAGAACCAGCATCAGTAGTCGTGATGAGTTCAAATTGCAAATCGTCTTTGTAGGGCAATACCTCACGCTGATAAACACCGGGTTGAATACGAACTCTTACCCGAATGTCATCACTCCTTGCTCCAACGTAATTAGCTAAACCTGTAATGCGTTCCACACCAATAATGCTCACGTAACCTTCCGGGAGCACAAACATCCCTTCCAACTCATAAACGATCGGTGCAGGTTTGGTTGCGTTGAGCTGAGCTTGCTCCATGAGGTTACTGAGTTCTAAAGGTATCATAGTAACTCCTAAGCAATAAGGTCGGCGATATCAGCCATGTTAATGCGCCATTCTTCTTCAACATCCATCGTAGCTGCTGCGCGTTTACTTTGGGTGTAGTAGTCTCTCAATCGAGCAGGGAGACGATCGTCGAGTATACTGTTGAAGCTAATTTCCTCCGGGATCTCATCTACAGACTCAGAAGCCCCCATTCTCAGTAATAGTAAGAATGGATTGACGCTTAGGTCTTCTCCTTCTGCACGGCGCTTAGCGAGCTTCATATTAGCTCTATGGATCATGACGGGACGATAAGTATGGAACACCCACAAAGCGACGTCTTCTAACTCGTACAGTTCCGGGACATGCGGAATGTAGTATTGAGGGGCCTCATTCGCAATTTCCATCCACAAGTCTAAGTATTCAGTGATGTGAGTGAAAAGTCTTATGGAATCGTCCGCATCATAAAACCCGATGGTTGACTCTTTGTTGATACCTTTGATTAAATCCTTGAGCATCGATACGGTAATCAAGAACGGTTGATGAGCACGGATGCTGTCTCCCCAACCAAAGGAATCTTGATAACTGACGTGTTCGTGGTTTTGTATCTGATCTTTCGTCATGAACATTTGAGCTGGAACAAACATACGAAACCCTTCATAAGAAAGCTCTCGCCATAAATCAATCAAACGTTTACGAACATAAGTGTAACGGACGATGTCCACATTAACCTCCAAATACGCGTTTAGACGTCATGATCGCTGAGACCAATATACCCGCTCGGTAGATTTGATCTTTCGGCGTCCATGTGTTATACGCTTCACAGAATTTTAAAATCTTTTCTCGATCGACAGTTCGATCACCAAAGAACTCCTTACACCATTGTTCAAACTCACCTTTGTACCCTCCGTTGTAAAACTCTTCGGAGAAATAGTTAGGGACTTTGGTACCTTCTTCCATAGGAGGACGTGGAGCAAACCCGTTGTCTCTTGAAATATAAAGAGAGTTAAGTTCATTGAACTCCAGTTTACTCGGGAGTAAGATGTAGTCAAACTTGGTGGCAAGGAAACCAGTGTAACCTCGAGATGACATCATTGAGGTTCGGTTGTACTTGTAGAGTTCTTTACTTACCATTGGTAAGAAGTCAAACGAACCTTGAATAAAACAATCCCAAATAGTGAGTTCTTTATCGTAATTGAAATTACGACCCACCTTAAAGTTAAGCGATTCAATCGGAGAAGCACCCGGGATGTATTTGTGGGGAATAACACGTTGTAGGTAACGTACCAAGAAGGCGTCGTAGTAATACAACTTATCATCTTCCACAATAGCGATCGTACGCTCTGGGTTCCAATAATGATTCGTCAACAAATGTTGCGAGATCATGTAAGCCCAACGATCTAGCTTCTGGTTTAACTGACGGTTTTCTTCAGTGATGATCGCTTGACCACCCTTAAGTGCCGACTCTGCTGAGAACCATGAAGTTTCCACCACCTTACTGCGGATGTTTGCTTCGATCGTTTCATTCATCTCCGCCAACAAAGTACACTCACACATGTAAACTTTGTCTTTAGCGATTGACATAGGTTCTGGGGTTTTGGTGAGCTGAATTAGACCAGCACGCCCGTCGCCAATATCTTGAACAAAGATGTCCGCTTTCAAAGGTTGTAGATCAAAAACGAAGTGCCCTACCCAAGTTTGGTTAACTTCGTAACGTTCTTCATTCCAGTTACGAGAAGGGTCACCATCCCGTTTGTAGACCAGATTCTTGATCTCGGTGTACGACTGGTACGTTGCAATATCGTTTAACTGTAAACCAACGACTTCTTCGTCTTGCCCTAAGTACTGACGGTAGTAATCACAACGAATAGGTTGACCGCTAACGTTGTGTAACAGACTGGTGTGTGGAATGTACTCAGAATCTACAATAGAGTGACGGTACTCTTTGGCGTAGACCGTAGGTTTATTTAAATCCGGTTTATCATTGATACCCGGAGCTTGTTCTAAAAAGGACATTTTGTTACCTCACTACTAAGGACATGTCTAGCATGAATGAAGGAGTGTCTGGGAACTCAGGTAAAGCACCGATCATGTCGATTGCTTTTTCTAACTCTTCCAAAGTCACCACAACGTGATCGTCGTAATAATCCTTACCACCTGTTTCCCAACCCGGGATAGGTGTTCCGGTCGTTCCCCATGGTCCTGCTTCTTCCGCTTCTTTAAGCGTATTCCAGTTCCACCAAGGGAATACTTCAGGAAGCACTTTGAGTCGGTAGTTATCATCCTCAATAATAAGACGCTTGCCTTGATCAGTAAGTAGACCTAACATACCATCGATGTTTAACACAAAACGGTAGTTGTTCTCTATCACTGGATCTCTCAATAAAAACAGGTTACCTTCTGCATCCAGTTCGATGTCCTCCTGCAATACCGGGAGATCATCAGAATAAAGCTGAATCCAAAGCACTAGGTTGTTTCTAACGGTAATCAAATCATGGTACTTCAGGATAAACTGAAGAATGATAGGATTCCATTGCATGCCTGGGATTTCTTTGATGTTGAACAAGAACTGTTTGGTGGTCTCATTCTTAACCGTAAAGTTAACGATGACCTTAGGTTCTACACGATCATAGTTCGGTGGCGGGAACCAAGGGTCGTATAACGGATAACGAGCGTGGTAGTAATGCTTAGTCCCGTCAAACCCTTTGATAGAATCACCCGCCTGCAATTCGAAGAACTTAAACGGACTGTGTGGATTCCCTGGTTCAACTAATGGAGAATTGACAAAGTCTGAACTGATCGGAAGCTGATTAACCATTAGTGGGTAAGTGACCTTCCAGTTAGTGAGTTCTTGCCAATAGAAAGAGTAACGGAAGCTGACTTCGTATTTACCTAAGACTTCTTGGTTGCGTTGTACCAATGCAATCGTAGGTTCCTCTAATATCAACTCAGAGTTCTCTATACGACGTTTAATCCCAAAGATGGGATGTTCACCCGCTGCGTTAGTTAAAATGCTTGTAGGAGCCGTACAGTGACGAATAAACCAATCTGGGTACTCTTCTTCTGTAGAACTGAGCCCTGCTGCTTCACTCAGTTGTTTTAAGTGACTGGTTAGCAACATGAACTCGTAAGGAACTGGATAGTGGATATGAGCACGGAACCAAGGCTGTGCGCCTTGCAGGTCATAAATACGTTGAAGTCGGTTGCGGAAGTTCTTAGCTTGCTGTCGGGTATTGAAATGAACGTTACAATCCACGTTCACCTTACGACCCTCAAAAATAGGAACCATGTTGGTACGAACAAAAGAGTTGTACCATAGCGGGAAGTTGTTCAGTTGTCTCCCCATGTTACCGTAGCCTGAGTTGAACTCCGTGGTGACCACTTCTGCTACGGCGAACAGTTTATTACGAAATATGAAATCAGTGTACTGACCTGACCTTGGTCCGTCTTCCGGGCTGGAGTACATAGGTCGAGCGTCTTGTGCTTCGCCATTCAGGTACACCGTCAGGTCTTTTTCTCGAACTTGGTAGTACTCCAATACAGAGTAGATGCTGTCGAGAATAGCGGGACGTGTCGCATTACGATACGTCTCACCTGCATCAAAAAGAGCAGTGAGCATAAACTCCCCCTTCAGTGAATAATCATAAAATCGAATAAAGGGGTGAGTCCCGAAGGACCCACCCGTTCAGTTTAGAGCATCCACGATTCTTGACCGTCGACTTTTTTCTTTTCTTTGTTGGATTCCGTAACACGATCCAGTGTTGCTTTGATACCACGAAGCATAGCCATCGACTTCATGGATTCACCGATTGAGTCAGACGCTGCTTTCATCAACTCTTTAGCAGTTTTCTGAGCTTCAGACATTTGAGTCTTGATTTGACCTTTGGTGTTCTCATCAGCATCATCGCTAGTGCCAGCCGGAGGAGTAGAAGCTTCTTTAACTTTCGCTTCTGCTTCACGCAGTTTGGCTTCTGCTTCTTTCATCTCTGAAATCATGGAACCGAATTCACCTGAGATAGTTGACAAAGCTTGACTTAATTGAGTATAGGTCGTAACACCGTTTAGTTTAGCGGCTTGGTCTTTAAAGCCAGCTTTCTCTAAACGTTGTTGTAATTGCTTAACATGACCTGAATCAGGTTCACCCGCCATACCCTTTAGCTTATCGATAGATTCATCGATCGCTTTCTTGATAGACTCGGCTTCTTTAGAACCTTCTTTCTTACGTTCTTCAAAACGAGCTTTCAAAGACTTCATACCGGCAGTCAACATTTCTGCTGCTTTACCCGCCATGCGTTTTACGTCTTCTTTAAAGTCTTCGTTGCCAGTTAACTTAAGTAAGTGAAGTGAATGAGATTGATCTAGTTCCTTCCAGAAACCTTCCATGCCACTCACATCCAACGTTTCCATGTTTTTATCCACAGACTCACGTTGTTCTTTAGTCATCGACTCAGGAGATTCCAACAGATCACTGTCAAGGACTTGATCCATTGCAGCCACACCATCGCGGAACTTTTTGTACCAGATGTCTTCAGGTGTTTTGTCTTCTAAGAACAAATCCAGTCCTTTACTTTGGACGTGCTCAAAGATAGCAAAGACAAACATCAACTCACGAGTACAACGTTCGATCAAGTCGAAGTCCTTAGAGTACTCTTTACTGATCTCCTCCTCCAATACTTCTAAGTTGATTTGGAAGTTGGCGAGGTGGAGTTTCATCATCCCGGAATCCACCAAGTTATCACTTGACTCCTTCGGAGTAATGCGGTACAAGAAACCCGCATGATCAAACTTAGTATCTGGACAGTAGTCACGCATGTCGTAATAGTTGAAGTTGTTTAGCAACGCTTCAAACTTCTCAGGAACTAGGGTGTCCACTCCATCCATGAAAGAATGTAGTTCATGAACTTTTTGGATTAACTCCTGACGAATGGCAGCAAGCAACCCCCAAGGTTCGTTGATTGTGAAAGTCCCTACGATATCTTTATCGATACCGAGGTCTTTAGCAACCTTTTCCAACATGATCACATCACGGTGATCTTTAATCATTGAGTCCTTTTCCACAACTCGGTAAGCGCGGGCTAGGAACAACATGTGTTTCAAAGGAGTAATCATTACTTATCCCTTATTTGTTAGTGACAGGGTGAATCTGTGAACCTACCAAATCCACAGCCGCCGATAGAACACTTAGATAATAGTTCAACGGAATGGTAACCGACTTATGTTGGTAGTTCACCAACCAGCGATAGTACTTCAGAATCTCTTCTTTGGACTTCTCTGGGTATAACTTCACGCCGTCCGCCAAAGGCTGGATGGAGCGTTTAAAGTTATTAGCAAAGCTTCGCTGTGACTTGTGTGCTTTCTCAACGTCCATTAAACACACATCCATTTTGAGGATGAGTCGTTGAACGGTGTCCGCACTAGGGACAAACGATTCTGGGATGATCGGGGAGACTTTAGTTTGGAAGTATTCCGTTAAGGTGAAGCCATTAAAACCACGAGCAGGATTACTCACTGCTTTCATGGTTTGGAAGCCTGACGGGAAAGCGATTTCGTAAACGTTGTCTTTAATACGTTTACCACCCATACCAGAAACGTAACTGGTCACTAGGGAGTCCGAGAAATTCAACAACTGAGCACGAGTAACGTCTGAAGGGAAAGCACGGGTCAGACTTGCAATTTGAGTTTGCTGAGACATCATGGAGGCATAGAACTTCTGTGCCGCTTCTACTGACTTAACTGCAAAGTCTGGGGAACTTGGAATGTTCGGTCTTGTTGCGAGTTTCACTACACTGCGTGGATAACGACAGTCTTTCAGTTTAATCCCGTTGTCGTTGAACGAGTACTTCATTCTGGTGATTCGTCGTCGTAACGTGGATACTCGGTTAAAGACGTAGTCCGCAATCCAGTTGAATATATCCATGGCTTTACGAAGTAACCACTGGACGCCGGCTTTCACAGAATCCATGAAGTTCTCTAAACCTTCCATAGGTAATTCGAGACTGTTCATTCCGGATAAGGTGTGGAAAGCCTTGACCTTGTTTAGACTTTTCTCTAAGTCTTCACCACTCACTGGGAGATCTGGTTCCAGCGTCCCTTGGTCTTTAGGATCCAACGGTTTGTCCGCTTCCCTTAAAGCTGCATCCGTACCACTTTTAGTCTCATCATATTTAGACTTGACTGTGGATAATTGGGCTGGAGCTTCACTGGTTTTGTTCATTATGTTAACCTCTAAATTAAGGAGAACGTGAAGAAATCGGAGAGAGCCTAAGCCCTCCCCGATTATCAGTATCTAACCCACTCGGGAGTTGGATTATAGGTAAGCTTTAACCGCTGCTAGTTTAGCATCAGCTACGTTACCTAGGATACGAGCACCAACTGTGAAGATCTTGTTAGTCATCGCTGTAGAAGCTTTAACAGCATTGATTGCAGGTTTCACCCACTCTTCTTCTTTGCCGTCAAGTTTCTTGATAGCTGCAACTAGTTCGTCACGGCCTTTCTCGTTACCAGACTTAGACTCTTTAAGTTCTGATAGACGTTTGCCAGCTTTACCAGCTTCAGTTAGGTAAGCGCTTGCTTTAGATTTGTCTAGAGCTTCGAACTTAACGTCACCAGACTTGTCAGCAGAGAAGCTTAGAGAAGTCGCTTTAGCTGCTTTAGATACGTCAGCTTGCTCTTTGATCTCACCAGTGTAAACGCTTGCTGTGATCATCACTGCACCAACTTTGATTTGGTGAGTTTCTTTGTCGCCAGACTTAGACTTGTTAGAGTCGCCAGTAGACGCCAGACCTTCAACTGCTGACTTAAGGTTGCCGTAAGCTGAAGCGTAACCAGCAACGTCGTTAGTAGACAGTTTCTGAGCCGCAGATACAACAGCGTCAGCTGAAGTGATCAGACGTTCGATCTTAGAAGTGTCAGTGATCTTAGCTAGAGAAGCCCACTTACCAGGTTTCACGTCTTTCTTCAACTCTTCTGCTTTATCCAGACGAGCTTTAGTCGCTTTAACTTGGTTTTCGATCGCTACAGACTTGTCAAGTAGACCTTTAACAAAGTTCTTAGCTGCTTCGTACATGCTCATGATGAACTTAACTGCTGAGTCTTTGTATTGCTTCATTGTTTCTGTGAAGCCTTCTAGACCTGAGCGTGCCGCAAGACCTGCTGAAGTTGCGTCACCTAGTGCTTCTGCGCCAACTACTGCGCCAGTGTCTTTACCACCAAGTTTGCGGTGAATTTTTTCTGCGCGGTTGTAAAGGATGCCGAACGCTGCTGCATTGTAAGAACCAGCTTGTAGTAGAGATTCAAGACCTTCTACACACTCTTCTAGTTCTTCAACGTCTTCTTCGATCTCTTCAATCGCTTCAGAAACTTCTTCAACTTCGTCAGCTAGATCGTTGACTTCTTCTTTTACTTCTTCCGCAGCTTTGTCTGCAACCAGCTCAGCTACTTCTTCTGCTGTCTTTTCAGCGATTTCTTCAACTTGCGAAGCATCAGCTGCGCTAAGAGATTCCATGCCGGCTACTTGAGACATAAGCATATTACGAATGTGAGACATAACAATGTTCCTTTAATATATTTAGTCGTTTTGACTAGAAGATTTAATTAAATTTTCTAAACACTACAGTTTAAACTGTAATGAAAGTGTGGTACTACAGTACTATAGTATCCCACATATAATTACGGCAATACCACGTTAGAAGAGACGAGCTCACATACAATACTTAGATATGCGCTTTCAATAAATCACACTTAGCTTCAACTAAATTGAAAATTAAACGCTCTGTATGAGTGATGATTTTACGCTTCGTAGAAAGTGCACTCGTTAACTTAGTTTTGTTCATACCACCTGTGCCCGAGTTAATGACACCGATTAAACGGTCACGTTCACTGCGTAGGCCGGAATGCATTTTCTCGAAATTGTTTTTGGTGTTTTCAACAAACTTAAGAAGGGAGCGTAATTCGGTGACCAAATTACGAGGATCTTTGTAAATCGCTTTAGTCGTAGTTTCTTTACCGTCGGCATTTTGTTCAGAGTACATACCAAAGGCTTTGAAGACATCTAACGATTCATTCTGAGCATGAGGGACTGTGTAAGTCACTTTGACGTTAGCAATATCAAACTGGTAAGATTCGATCTGTTTAGATGCATCAGGACTAAGCTTCTTCATAGGTAATTGAGTGATTGCCTCAGTTAACGCTTTAACACTGCCTAGGTCGATGGTTTTAGCGTTAGGGTCTTGTTCCATTACAACATCAACAAGTGAGACAGGTGCAACATTTAATGCCACACCCAACAGACGGAATAACGACACCGTATCAAAAACCGGTTTGTTAGCAACGTCTAACCAACGGTCCCATTTACCCAACTTAATCTCATCTTTAAGATCAGTTGCTTTATCAGCTTTAACGATAGCGTGTTTGATTTTTTCTGACAGGCTACTGAACTGACCAATCCAACCTGTTACCAACTCCATCAGGTAACGGAAGACAGAGATAACCACATCCTTGGCTTTGGTACTGGCTTCTTTCACAGAATCCATGAAACCTTCTAGACCATTACGAGTCTCGAGGTAGATCGACGCTGTAGTCATCGATTCCATACCATCGAGCTTAACCGGCAACTCAACGCCCGCACGTTTTGCACAACGCTCTGCATGACGCATGAGGTGGTTATAAGCAGTTTGAGAGAACTCACCTTCGAATAAAGCTTCAACACCCGCCACAGCTTCACCTAGGTCGGTTAACGCTTGTTCTTGCTTTTCTTCTTGCTCGATGTAAGTTTCAGCGAGTTTAGAAGACTCTTCAACATCACTGGTTGCTTCAGCTAATGCTTGATTAATTTTTTGTCCAACGACTGCTTCATCTGGAGTTAATTCAGAGTCACCAGTAAAGACGTTTTCAATGATGTGGTTTTGGAGATCAGTGGTCATCTCCTCAGCAGACATGGATTCTAGTCCAGCCAGAGCTGCTAATTTAAAACGTGTGTTCATTATAGTTTCCTTCATGAAGTTTACTAAGATCACGTCTGACCTTATCTTAGAACATTCGTAAACATCCTAAGATAAGGTAGGTGAGAACACCTACCTTAGAGTACACTTACTTAATGCAAGCGGAAATGTAGTCCGCCGCCGCTTTGGCGTATTTTAAACGCTGACCGGTAACGTAAGTCAGAATGGTTGTCACAAATCTTGACTGTGCTCGCAAAAGATCACGTATGTTAGGTTCTAGGTCTTTTGAAGTCTTAGCAACTTCACGTTCACCTTTTTTAGCAATAGACTCTTGCTCGAAAACCTCTTCAGTGATGCTTTTAACATGTTTGGCTAGCGATAAGAAACCTGATTTTGGCATGGCCGGGCGGAACGTTTCTTGGTTAGAAGCGTAGTCCACTTTGAAGTCGTGTTTTCGGAAGCTACGGTAGAATTCCAGGGCTTCCTTTACGGTCTCTGGTCTTGCGCTTAGGTACTCCAAATCCAAACCTTCTTTAGAGAAGACACGAACCATCTTACCTTTTTCAGTCTTGGTGGTTTCGGACAGTTTAGAAGTGAAACTCGTAAGAGTATCATGAATGTGTTTGGCGTTTGCGACTAGACCGTCCTCTGTTTCTTTTGGGACGATGGAAGAAACCAGCCTTTTACTGATTTCTTGAATAGGAGTGGTGCGACCATTAGAGAACATAGTCATGTAACCTGTCCACGAACCGTATTTAACTTCTTCTTTGATTTCAGTTTCGTCAGCCTCTAGCTTTCTAACCAATTTATCCATGCGAGTGCTTAGTCGTTTAGCTGAGTTAGTCTTCTCAATAAAGAAAGCAACCAGACGCTCCCACAAAGCCTTTAAAAATTTCCAAGTATCATCCGCACCTTTCTTTAAGGTGTCCATGAATGATTCACATCCAACGATCATGTGGGCTTCTAAAGTGCGAGCGTCCACTGACTCCATTCCTGCTCGAGGTTGGGTAGATGTCCCGCCTAACTTAACATGAATGCGGTCCGCAAGATTGTAGAGTAAGACCATAGCTTGAGGGTTCGGGTGTTGTTTAAGGAACTCCAAACCTTCAACGTGCTCTGAGAGTTCTTGACGAAGTTCATCTTCAACTATCGCGCGCTCTCCCATCTCTTGAATTTCTTTTTCAAGTTCTTTTGCTTCGTTTTCGACTTTTTGTTCAGCCACTTCTTCAACTAGATCGACAATCTCTTCTTTAGTCATGTCCAGTGCTTCAGTACCCATTACTTGTGCTCTTAGGCGAGCCGCCTTATCAAATTTCATTATTAAACCTTAATGACTTTACAAATAAAAAATAAACTGTGGTTCTAGGAACCACAGTTTAATAGAAGAGATTAGAAGTGAGCTTTAACCGCTTGTAACTTAGCACTATCTACGCTAGAAACAATACGACAGAAGTTGTTCACTAGCTGACTGTGCTTCGCTACCAGACGCTTAAGTGCGGAGATAAAGACTTTAGTCGCTTTATCGTCTGAACCTTCTTTAGGGCCCTGTTTGAGTTTGTTGATGATGCTGTCAACTGTAGATTTAAGACCTTCTACATCAACCTTCAATTTCTTGATAATTTCTGCATGTTTAACAACAGAATCAAGAATACCACCAACTTCACCTTTGGAGAACATAGCGGGAGCTTCACCTGATAACTTAGTGCCTTCAAGGGTGTTCATGTGAGAACCTGCTTCCACGTTAAATTGGAACGCTGCGATTGCTTTATCAACAGTCTCGCCTTTGAAGTCATCTTTATTAGGTACAATCCACTGAACGAAGTTAGTACCGTTTGTAGTACGACCCTTACCAGCAGTCCAAGGGGAGCCAGACTTCTTGATAGCTGCTTCGAATTTGTCTGCTAGACTCGTTACTTTACCAAGTAGTTTATCGTTATCTTCAGCCGAAACAGATGTGACGTCTGTCATTTCTTTTAGTAAGTTACCAAACTCAGGGATAACACCACTGACATCAGCGATTACCTTATCCATGCTATCGACCTTACCATTGAACCAACGGTTCCAACCACCTAGTTTGATTGGTGTGCGAAGTTCTTTACCATCCACTTCGGCTTTAAGTTTCTTGGCTTTTTCAGATTGATCCGTTGCAAAACTGAAGAGTTTCTTAACAGCATCAACTAACGCATAGAAAATGTTCTTAACAAAAGAGGATGTTGTATCGTAAGCTTTCTTCATGGTTTCCATGAAACCTTCACAGCCTGTAACAACTGCTGCGCGGTAAGCGTCGTCACTAGCAAGACTTTCGTTACCTGCAACTTGCTCAGGCTCTGCACCACCAAGACCAGCGTTTAGACGCTGTGCACGACGGTAAAGAACGTTCATAGTAGCACGGTTCAGTTCAGGTAGCTTAGCAAGCATTTCCAGACCTTCAACTACTTCTTCTAGTTCTTCAACTTCGTCTTGAACTTCTTCAACAACTTCAGCGATCTCATTGATCTCTTTCGAGTTCTCATTGATCTCGTTGGTCATTTGTTGGTGTGCTACTTCGTTAGCAAGCTCGTGAGCTTCTTCAGCAGTCATTTCGACTGGAGCTGGTGTACCTAGGTCTTCCATTCCCGCTTGAAGCGCTAACATTTCTTTGATTCGAAGAGACATACTAATGTTTCCTTTGTTTATGAAAGTAGGGGAGTCGACTGACTCCCTAATATTAAATTTATTTCAGGACAACGGTCACTAAATCGTTACCTTGATTTACGTAATGATTTAAATAGGCAATCAGTCGAGGAAGGAACGTCGTATAAAATTCCACCTGGGATGAATTGAGTGCCATGTGACTCACTAATTGGTTGTTAACCGATTTACTCACGCCTTCAGTTTTATCCAGATGACTTTGGACATCTTTAACCGTACCACTCCATTCTTTCAAGAACTTAGCGTAGCGGTTAATCATCTCACTCAAAGATTTCTGCTGAGTATTCACCCAACGCATCTGAGTCAAGAATTTGTTTAACTGATCTTTACTGAACTCAAAGGTCTGTTCACCTTCAGAATCACCCGTTCCGTCCAAGATGAACTTCACTGGGTTCTCAGTACAACGAATGCGTTTACCGCCTGGGAGTAGTTCAGAGTGATAACCGTCTTCATCTTTAGCGCGCAGTTTTAAAACAGGGAATTTAACCATGCCAAGCTTAGTGGTGATCTCGGTCAGCTTAGCATTATCTTTAGCAGACTTGCTAGCTTTTAGAAGTGTATTAATTTCACTTCCGTAACTCTCCAGCTCGCTTTGATAACGCATTACCGTTGAGATTGTATCACTTAATGTCTTTTGATCACTAAGTAAGTGAGAAAGCTCGTTGTCGATGGTGAGGTCTGAAATCAGTTTACCTGAGACCTTGACCTCATGAAGTTCAGCTGATTTAGCTCGAGACATCAGTGAACTGATCACCCCATCGTTAGAACCTAACGCTTTAGCCGTTAAACGTGCTACAGTATTAGCGCCCAACATGAAACGGTTAGCGAGCTTGCCATCAGACAACCCATCCACCTGCTCGGCTTTAGAACCACCTAGACCGATGGCGTCACGGATGTCACTGAATAACGACTCTTCACCTGCTAGCCCGCGGAACGCCAATTGCAGTTGTTCTGGTGTGTACTCAGTTTCATCCATTATGGTTGCTCCATCGATTGTTCACAAACGTTCAAGATCGCATTCATAACTAGTGTGGTGTATTTCACCACATCTGAACGCATGCGGACCTGTTCGTTATTACGAGCTAGGATCAAAGCAATAAACGCGTCACCAATTGAAGCCTTCACTGATTCTGACCAACTAACGTCACTCAGCATGGCGAGCATTTTCTTATACTCACTGCCGTCCACTAAGTAGCGATCACCTTCCTTGAACAAACCTTCTACATCTTTCAACGTAGAGAACACGCTACGGATAGCTTTATCGGTTTGTGCTTGGTCGAACGCTGGTAGGGTCACTTCACCGTCTTGTCGAGTTTGGACTTCCAACTTGATGGTTTCGTGTTTGCGGTAAAGTTCAATCCACGACTTAACACCTTCTAAGTCAATACGTTCTTTACGGTCCACAAGGAAAGTATTGATGTATTGACGATCACCTAACAATTTAACGCTACCACGAGTCTGGTAGATGTCGTTAGACTGCTCGCGGATGTTAAACATGGCTTCTTTAAACTGATACTTAGATAAAGTGCCAGGGAGCATTAGGAGGCGTTTAATCGCAGCTTCTTCATCCAGTCCAGCAAACCCACCAAAGTAAGAGATCATCTCATTTGTGTTGGCTTGGTTAGCTCGATAGAAGTTACTCGTAATAGCACGAGTAGTGGCAACGAAACGGGTGATCTGGTTTTGAAGATCTTCGGGTACTTTGTTGTTTAACAACAATACTCGGTTAGCGCCACCTAGGGTGATCTCACCTTCTTTGAAAACCGTCTTACGATCGTTCACCAAAGTTTGGAGTAACTTAGCACGCTTAGTGAGTGTGTCGTGTCCGTCTTTCATTAAGACTAGCTGTTCCAACACTTCGTTATAGAAACGTTTAGTGATGTTACGGCTCCAGTCCATGAATTCAGTCAAGAAAGATTCACACGCTGCAATACGGGTTTCTAGGTAACGCTTAGGTGTTAACCCCATACCTAGAGACTCAACACCCGCAACTTCATCTTTATCACCAAAGCTACGGACACCCACGCGTTCTAGCTGACGGTCCATGATGTTACCAAACAACTGAGTAACATCTTTAGGTTCTGTTTCACCTAGCACAGTCTTTACCGCTTCTACACGATCGATCGCATTCGTGATCTCGTCTTGCAGTTTAACTAGGTCACGACCTTCACGGGCTTGTTCGGCCAGCTCAGACGAGCTGACCACACTTAGTGCTGCTAATTCATTGTTCACATCTTCACTAGGCATATGCTGATTCTCCATTAAAGGTGATCAACATACGAGCGAACATCTGAGGACCAATACCTTCGATCAAACGGTAAACGTCTTCATGGTGAAGGTGACGGATTACATCTTCTATTTCATCCAAGTTACGACGATCCACATTAGGGATCGCGGCTTTGATGTATTTGAGTTCCGTAGTGGTAACCAGTTGTTCGTCCGCAGTGATTGCTTGCTCTAGAGTACGAGCAGAGATCTTACCGTTAAGGAAGAACACGATGTTACGCATTAGACGAGCACGACGACCTGCACCGCGTTCGTAGTTAGCCATCACCCAATGCTTGAAGTCTTTACCAGTGATCTTATCACCCATCTCTAAGACTTCCTGGATTGACGCTGGATCAATCATCATCTCCATGTCTTGCGAACTTTGTACGTAAGCACGAAGGATACCATTGATCACCGTTAGCGTCGGGTCCAGTAAACGACTATCCACGTAGCCGTATGCAACTTTACGAAAGTCACTCATTACTTACCCCTTAAGCGTAGCGTTGTTCGATTTCTTCCATCTTAGCTTGCGCCTTGATGATGCGTTCTTCAAGCAACTCGATCATTTTCTCGTTGGCAGGAGACGGTTCTTGGTTTTGAAGATCTTGGTAGTAACTGATCTTTTGTGCGTTCGACTCAATGGAGTTTTGTTGTGACTCATACTGATGTAGAGCAAATTCCATTTTAAGTAGCGAGTACCAGTAACCCGGGTTTAGTGAGTGAGGACCAAAGTTACGCGTTTGCATAACTAGTACTGAATCTTTACCCTTAGTTTCAGTCAGTACGTCAACAGTTTGTTCGTCTGCCACGATCTTAGGTGCTGAACGGTAACGCTTGTGAATGATACCGCCACGTTCAAATAGTAAGTAAGTCAGCTCACCAAACTTAGCCATGTTCTTACTTAAGAACTCTAGATCAGGTTTTTGAGCAACTTGTTCTGCTTTCTTACCTTTAACCATCATTGATGTAAACATGTTCATCAAACGAGATAGGTAGTCTACCCAGAACGCAATGTAAGTATCTAGCATCAACGCGTTAAGTTCGCGGATAGTCGCTGTTTCTTTACCAATCACACCAGGACCTGCATTGAAGTCTTTTTCTAGTGTTTCAAGGATAGCCAGTGAGTTACGAATAGCGCCTTCAACGATACTTTCCATTGCGATAGATTTGTTAACCGGACCACGCATCTCTTTGAAAAGAGCAGGAGCCAGTTTCCAACCTTCCATTGCCTTGCTTAATGGAATGCCTTCGCTTTGTAGTAGACGTAAGTTGTCGTGAGCACCTTCGATGTAATCGCGGTGACCTTTAACCACTTTAACGATGTCGGCTTTCTTTACCGGCTTTAGGTTATTTTTAAATTCTAGGATTTCCATTACATACCGCCATTAAGAAGTTTCATGATGTCTGTTAAAGAACCTACACTAGACTCTTTAGCTGCTTTTTGTTTGATGTCGTTGCGAGTGTATTGCTCAGGTAGTTTCTCACCCATGGTGTAGAAAGTGAACAAGCCACGAGACTCATTACAAATTACGATGGTGTTGGCTTTAAGACCTTGCCACAAAGATTCACGCTGACTTACGTTATCAAAACGTTTGCCAGTCACTAACTCGATCTGACGAGCCGTACTATCGGTGATAACGAACGTGTTCGCCATGTTGTTCATGGACATCTCGCCAGTCGCAAACGCTTTTTGGATGTGGTTACGTTGGTTGGCGATAGAGTCGTTGATGTACTTCGTTTTAGACTTAAGATCGTCTAAACGTACACGGAACTTCTCTTTAACGATATCACTACCGGTCAACAGTTCAGGTGTGGTGATCATGTTAACGCTTAGTTTATCAAAGCGTGTTTTCCATTTATCTTCACCTTTGGCATTACTGAATACACGTTCTAAGTCTTTTACATCCATAGGAACAGGAATCTGACGGAACGTAAGAGGGAAGTTAACAGGTTTGTCGTCAATGTTAACTTGCGCTTCTACTGTGCGGCCTAACGCCAGTGGTGCGTATTCAGTCAAAACGGTTTGAGCAGATTTGCTATCAACGGATACTGGGTGTGCTTCTTGACCAGCAACTTCACCTTCAATAGGTTTTAAGATGTCTGTGCCACCGAAAGACTCCAAGCCACCGAAACTACCTAGACGACGACTCATGTTACGAGTAGGACGAATAGGGTCAATGTACTTGTCAATCTGCACACCACCGATTGTACCTTGGAGACGTAAATGGCTCAAAGTAGCCTGAATATCTCGCAATTGTATGATCGTCATCAGGTCAGTCGCGTAGTCCTGATGCACTACAGATTGTTCGATGACGACCATTGGTCGAATCATCGTTTTTTGTGCTGAAGCAACTAGACTGTTGCCTTTATGGGTGTCGTACACAGCACCACCCTGCGTAGTGACAGTCTCTGTCAAATTGGCAATCCATTCCGGACTAAGTGCGTTCAGAAGGGCGGAGCCAAGAGTGATCATTGGGTTCATAATGAATTCTCTTCAAGTTAAGTTATTAGGAAATAAAAATGGATGAAATTGACAAACAGCAAAAGCCGCTCAACCCATTTACTGGGGAAGTCGATCCAAATTTGAAGGTTTGGTTGAATGACATTTTTAAAGAAAATGGCGGCGGTAGCTACCTTAGCCCGTTAGGTAATATTCTTCATGGCATAAAAATATTGGGTAACGGCATACAACTAGCACCTTTGGCTGATGACACCATAGGATTAATGTTCATGCCTCGTCCCATCTTGAACCTCAGTGACGAGAACGTATCAAAGTCACCTCGATTTGCTAAACTGTATAAAGCTGACGCTAACACATTAGGTGGTTACATTCGTGGATTATTGGATTATCGTGTCGGTAGGACTTATAATCACCCCGCTTTAGATAACAAAAATGCCTGGCTCCCGCTATTAACTAACCTACTAAGGAAGTCGGACGGGTTCCCTGATCTAGAACTAGAATCGAATGCTGGTCAACCTGGTATCCGTCAAGAGGTCTACCAGTGGATAGAAGGCATCTTAGAAACAAACGGACTGTTAACCATTAACCAAACCTATAAAAATGTTAAGGGCGGTATTCTCCCTTACTTATTTTCGGTTTGGGAACATTACATCCCTGAAGTTCGTTTGGGTGACCATGGCATGGAACCTTACTTCGAAGCTCAGCATCAAAACTATTGGGATTTCGATACTCGTATCTTCCACTTATTCATGAACCCAAACATGGTGAACATCGAATCTATCTACATGACGATTCAATCGGTTCCCTCCACACACCCTCAAGGTAGTTTGGCTTCTATCGACTACGAACAAAACAGTCGACGTGGACCGGGTCAGGATACATACGATATTCAATTCAAATCCATAGGTGCTCGTGCTGATACCTTTGAGTGTGTTGACGCCTTCAATGGTTCTACAACGTTCTTTAATTCTGACATGAGAGATGGTCGTCGTGAGAAAGTCTATCGTAAACTGGATCCGTCAGAATTCTTAGATCACAACTTTAAAGCTTATCCGTGGATTAACATTAATACCATGGAACTAGAATGGTGGGTAACTAAATAATGAGTGGTGAATTAACCTTCGATGAACTAAACCGCATCGCTAACAACCCGGGTCGTGCCATCTCCTTGGTACTCGACCGTACAGCAGAAGCCTTTGAAGGTAAACGAGTGGCCTTTGAAAGCACAAGTCATCCTTTCGTTCGTGCACTAGATACGATCGTTTCTGAATCAGCGGGTTTGATTAACCGCATCGGAGATGTGGAGTCTCGTCTTTATCGAGAACATGCTCGCAAACCGTCAGACTTATTCCGTCACATGAGCGACTATGAGTTCTTTGGATTGTTTGGTTATCCTAGTGAGACCACAATGCGTTTCTCACTCCCTATGAACGAGATCCGTCGTTTAGCCATTCCTTACGAAGAACAGTCCGGTACGGTGATTAATAGCTACCGTAAGCTGGTGATGCCGAAAGATACCATCGTGGAAGTCTACGGTGTTCCTTTCAGTATCGTGCATGCGATTGAATTCCGTTTAATGGAAGCAGGGCACGTTCAGGTCGTTTACGATAGTAAGAGCGATCATCCTTTTTACAACATCACTACGAACTCCCTAGATCGTCGTACAGTCAACATGCTGGGCGAAGAATACCTGTATGTCGATATTCCAGTGAAGCAGCTTAAGGGTGAGACTAAGCGTAAGATCGCTATCACACCAACTGCCGGTCTCCGTGAAACCTATACGTTCAAAGATAAACTCTTTGGTATTCGTGCTTTCCTAAGTCCGGCCAACGGCGAACCAACTCGTGAAATTCGTATTGCGTATAACAACCAGGTCTTCAACCAAAACGAAGTGACCCTAACGGTGGATGTTGATCAGAACAACCAACAGTTTGTTTACGCTATTCCAGAAGTCTACATCAATAACAAACGTGGTGTGGGTACTTTAACATTAGTCGTCTATACGACCAAAGGTGCGTACGAACAAGATTTGAAAACACTTCGTACTCAAACACATACTGCAACGTATCTAGACTTTGATTACGGAACGAACCAACTTGGTCGTTATGAAGCACCAATGCGAGAAGTTAACAACTCAGCGTGGGAAATCCAGGCTGCGGTTAGTGGGGGTGCTAATCCTCGTAACTTCTTGCAAATGAAACACGAAGCGATCAATAACAGTCGTCGTCAATCCATCCCTATTTCGGAAAACCAGATCAGCAACTACCTTAATGCCTACGGTTACAGTGCGACGAAACTGATCGACATGTACACCAACCGTCTGTATCAGTTAACCCGAGACCTACCAACGTACTCTGACGCTGAGAAGCGCTCAGTATCGGTTAACGCTTATATCGCTAGTGTGATGTATTCATTAGACGAACTGCGTGACTCTGGCGTGGTTTACGATAACGATTTGCGTGTCACTATTCCACCGGGTACAGTCTTTGAAGTAACGGATACCGGCACACGTGTATTACCTAAGACTCAGGTTAATGCAATCGGCTTAATGACTACGGATGAGTTGTTGGATTATGTTAACGGTCGCATGTTGGTCTACACACCTTTCCATAATGTGTTGGACACCACCAGTGGTACTGTTAAGATTCGTCCTTATCTGTTGGATGTTCCTAAGTACGACAACCAGAACTTCCTTTATGAGAAAGAAACTCTGGGCGTGGAATTGAGTGTTGAGTCTATCTTAGTTGAACACTTAGAAAACGGTTACCGTATTGTTATGCGAACTCGTGGGGATGAAGTTTACAACTCCATGCCGGATGACAAAGTCGCTGCTCAACTTTACTTTACTCCGGCGGACTCTAGTGAGATCGCTACAATGAAAGGTAATGTGTTGGGTCGTGATCAAGACAACAACCGCATCTGGGAATTCATCTTAGAAACCAACTTTGACGTAGACGTTCGTGACATGCTGAGTTTTACTAACCTTCATATGTTCGGTCGTCCTGCTAAAAGCGTGAACGCAGAACTGAAAACTGACATCAAGGTCATGTTCTTAGTAGGTGCGTCTGAAGGTGAGAAACCAACGGAACAAGACTTGCGTATTGACGCTGTACTGTTTGGTTCTGGCATGACGTGTTTGATCGAGGTAGGTTATGACGTGATCTTTGGTAAGACGTTGAATAACCTCTACCACCGTGCTCACCCAGTATTGGGCGAAGAACAATATCAACGTTATTCGGAAGACGTTCCTGAAGTATGGCCTGAGGACACCTTCAAACGAGACGAGAACAACCGTTACGTATTTGAAGACGGCAAGATGGTGATCGAACACCGCGCTGGAGATCCAATGTATAACGAGAATGGCGAACCCGTCATCTTGCATTACAAGAACTCTTTGGTTTATGACGATAACGGTAATCCCGTGAAGTTAAGTGGTGGTGAACTTAAATACTACATGGACTTTGTTTGTTTCGATGGCAACTTCTGGTTCTCTAATGACCAGTATGATCTGAACTTCGCTAAACAGACTAAAGCGTACATCAGTGATGTGGTTATGCAGGACATGGCTAACTTTGATAGTCAAATGCGTGATAAAACAGAATTGATGTTCTCACCTAAGGTGAAACTTGGTTTGATCAATGTAGTGATTAACTCTCAGTTTGAAACTAAAGTTCGTGCTGATCTATCATTTAACGTAGTTTACTACTTAACGCCAGCTGGCATCCGTAGTGACACCATTCGTCCAGCGCTTAAGACCTTGACCTCTAATGTCATTAATGAGATGCTGAAAAACACCACGGTATCTAATAACGACATCTTGAGAGCATTGAAAGATGTTTTACCGACTGACGTGGTAGACGTCCGACTTAATGCTTTAGCTGACGACCAAGAGATCGATGTGGTGTCTAACATGGATACTACAACTTCGTTCTCAGTTCGTAAACGTCTAGAGAACACCGGTGATGGTGTAGCGAGTGTTAAAGAGGCAATCTCTTTTGCGTTCCTCCCACACTACAAAAATAAATAAAAGCAACTATACTCCCTCTCCCTTATCGGGAGAGGGAGTATATATTGTTTACTTGTTTTCTAAAGCATCAAGTTGTTCTGGTGTAAGTTCCAAACGAGCAATGCCGAATTCAGTAATACGTTCTACTAGAGATTGTAACGCGTTAACTGCGTACATTAAACGTTCAGCATCCCAACTTAGACTCCAGAAATAGACACCACTGTGGTGAGGACGAACAGAGACATTGTACAATGCTTCTTTAGCCGACTCCAAGGAATACATGTCCGTTAGGTAATCACCTTCTGGCTCTAACTTAGACCATTCAATCGGCTCATAGATACCACGGTTAATGTAAGCATGGAAGCGAGAAACATCACGACTCAAACACACCGCTTTATGACAATTAACCTCAGTACGTTCTCGGTTTAATTCTTCCAACGTGTATTTGATCATCTTGGTTGCTAGTTCGTAGTAACGGTGAATCAACTCACGTCCTTTGTTTAGAGGACTTAATTCAATATATCCGTTATTGCTACGAATAGCCACACACTGACGGAAAGCATCACCATTAACGTGTGAGGGACCGCGGGTAGCGACCAAGTTCAACTCACGAATCTCCGACGGTAAAGCTTCAGCGAACTTAGCCATTTCCATTAGAGTTGCTTTGTCGATTGGGTTGTCTAACGCTTCTTTGAGTTCTACGACTTTCACGTTAAACTCAGCGATGTCATCTCCCCACTTACGAACAGCTTGACGAACAGCTTTGTATTCGCTATTAATCTCACGAATCATTTTACAGTCACCCCTACGTTAAGTTTACGAGACAACGTGTTCATCGTCTTCTTCATCCCAGGTAAGAGACGGTCGTACAGTGCACGCCATTGGCGTTCAGTTGCATCAAGTGCATGCTCAGGAACGTCTCTTAAGTTAGCTGTATCAAGTTGTACGCCGGTTGCATCATAGTGTGCTTGACGAGCATCCTTGCGTTGCTTAACCGTTTCCAGAGAATAGATGCCTAAGATCGCATCGTAACGCTGCGACCATTCTGCCAAGTAACGTACTTCATTACTGTAACGCACAGAAGCTTCTACACACATCTGAAGCGTCGTTGCGTAGTTAGCGCAGCGAGCTACAAACTCACGATACACTGCTACTGGGCGAGGGTTACCAGTTTCCTGAGCAAGTGTTTCGAAGAACTCCAAATCACTCATGCTGACCAGTTTATCAAAGTCTTTAAGATCGGAGAGATCCACTTCAATATCCCAGTCACCAGGGTTTTCACTGATCTGCTTGCGTAGTTGGTTACCAAAGTCAGATAGTTGAGCGAACTCTTCTACTGAGACGTTGTCTTTGGTTGCCTCTTGGGTACGCTTCATCATATCCGAGAATTCACGGAACTGTTTATCCACATCAATGATGTTTTGATCTTTCTCATCAACGGTTGTTGCCGCCGCTAACTTAACGTACGCTGCCTTCAACGTATGTGTTTGTAGGTGCTGGGCAACTAGGTCAGTGATCTGCGCTTCCCAAAGACCCAAGTCTTCCATAGTCAAAGACTTTTCATTTGCACGCTTACGCAGATGTTTGATGCTCTTGTCGAAAGTATCTTTGGTCTTGTTAACACTTGCTTTGTGGCGAGACAGTTCAGAGATCAGTTTCTTAATGTGGAAAGAGTTCTCTGTCAAACGTTTTGCGGCTTCAATAACCTTAACGTTACGAGCTTTCAGTAAACGTACCATTTCCAAACGACGCATTACAGGACGATGGGACTCCGTCAACTCCTTAACATCGATGATGTTAAAAGACGGACCGCCTAGTTGCATCAGTTTGTCTTCAATGTCGCGAAGCATTTCTTCAGACTTTTGAATCTCACGGTTATCACTGAAGAAGTGCGTAAACTCACGAGCTTTAGTCAGAATCCATTTAAGTGCACCTGAGATAATCTTAATAGCCCAAGTAACGAATTTCTTAGCACCTTCTTTGATGCTGTTTAAGAAAGACTCACCACCAAGGATGCCGTTAAGTTCTGTACAACCAGGTTCAAAACGCTCAGTACCAGAAACTTTTTGTTGCTCCAAAGCACGCTTGCTTAGTTTACCGTTACGTAGGTATTCTGCGATCGCTTCTGTTTCTTCATGGCTGGTTTTATCATCGTAGTGTTCATCCAGATCGATGAGTTGTTCACCGTCACTCAACTTAACACCAGAGCCCGATGCCGTTCCCATGGAAACAAAGTTAGGAGTTTTACTCATGACTAACCCCTTATTTGTTGTGTGCGATGATTTCGTTTAGCAGAGCGCGATGCAGTGCTGTGAACTCAGGGACTTTCAGTAAGTCAACTTCCAGACCTTCGATGTCAAGTTCAATAGGTTGGAAATTGCCGCCAGCGACTGCTTGGTTGTAAAGGCGTTGTAGAATAGCTCGAACGTCTTCGAAGATCTTACGATGGTTAACAGGAGATACTTCGTTCCAGTATTCCACGGTGTTGCGCATGGCTTCACTAGCATGGTCTGTTAGGTTAGGACCTTCTACACCACCAGTGATGTAAGCGTAAGAAATGATTGCGCGAGTAATCGCAGAATCTACGATCTTAGCCTGATCTTCAGGATTCGACGTGATGTTCTCTTCGATCAACTTGGCGTTGAGTTTCACGATGTGATTTAGGTGTGACATTTTAAGCTCCCTTACCTAAAAGTTGAATTTTGTTATTGACCAATGTCATCTCATTGTTCAACATGATTTTGGTGTAATGCTCTAAAGCATCGTAACGTGGTGAACCTTCACTGAACATCCAAGTTAACAAACGTTGCATACCAGTGTCTTCAAAGAAAGGTTTAGCTTCTTGAACGATCTTGAGGTTTTTCTCTAGATCACGGATAGCTTTACGTTTGTCACTGTCAGATAGGTTCTTAGCTTGCTTAAGGCGCTGGATTTGTTCTTGGAACATGTTCAGGATTCGACGATACGGAGTATCATAGATGTCCGCCACCATAGTCATGCTAAAGTACATGAAGCTGGTTAGCGCCATACCCAGTAAGAAAGCACCGACAATAAACCCTAGGATAGGAATGCAGCTCGCAGTAATCATTGCGGTCACCACACCACTCATAAGGGTACCCATGAAGAGTTCCATGCCAGAAACATCATTAAGACCTTTAGTGCCTTCAATCAATGCTTTATCACAACCCATGCGGATAGCGTAGACGTCAGCTAAAACTTCAGCATTCATCAGATCCACACCTAATGAACGGGAGTTCATCTGGGTGCGTTGTTGGGACAACTTAGTCAAGCTAGTAACGATCACTTCGCTATCACCAGACTCCGCAATTTTCTTCAGGTCTTTAACTTGCTTCTCGTCGATCTCCATCAGACGCAAAGCATCTTTATAGATCGCAACTTCTGTTTGACCGTGACTTTGGTTACTCATGAAATGAACTGCCGAAGTGATGGCATACGAGTCCATTAGGAAACGGTGGATGGAGAACACACCCGAGAACGCATGGCCGAGTTCATGGGTAATAAAGGCGATCAGTTGTTCAGCCATGTCTAGGTCAGTTTCCTTATTCATGAAACTGGTTAAGTCATGGTTGATGTAAATTTCAAAAGGCATGGTAGCGTAAGCGCCACCCACTTTACCTGTTTTGAAATCGATGGTACCGCGCATCAAGTTAGATTGGTTTTGGGTAAACCAACGATAAAGATTAGTTTGACCTTTAGGTAGGAAATACTCGATGTCTTTGGAATTCAGGATGTTACCAGGAGATACGTAACCAGCATCAATAGCCAAGTTGCCGTAATCGATAAGGTTAAAGTTGAGGTTCTCAAACCCAGTGTACTTTTTAATGACCTCGTGAACACCCATAGGAAGTTCAGTCAATTGACCGTCCTGAACAACGGGTTCGAATAAAGCCACCATTTCATTAAAGAAATCACGGGATTGGAAATCCATAAACTCTAGGCCCGCGATCTTTAGTTGCGGGTTTAGAAATTTGTTGCTGATCATGTGGATTACCTTTTTAAATTTACTACAATGCGCATTATACTAGACCTAATTAAATCCAGTCATAAAATGAGGAAGGCTGAAATGAATTATAGTTACACGCCGCCTTCGAGCGAATCCCCAGTTGTAGGGAAAGTGTGTAAACACGCTGTGTATGTTCCGTCTAAGCGAGATAAGCTTAAAGACATGACGTTTATTAAACAAACGACCATACACGAGAACGGTGACCGTACTAACCAATTTCTTAAAGTCCCAGACTACGTTCGACCTTTCTATATCGTTAAAGAAAAATACCGTAAATTCGAACAGAAAAAAGATTACATTGATAAAAGACTGGTAAAACAATACAAGTCCACTCAAGCTAGATTGGCAATGAACATCAAGCGCGTCCTATACGGCATCAATGACCGCAATGCTGACTTGATGGCAGTAAAAGCAAATCCTTATGTGTTTGGTTGTGAGACTTCCGTTCCGGTACTGGTTAAACGCCGTTACTTTGAACGTTACCCTGACTATCAAGAAACAGAACCAGCTACGTTGGCAGCATACGACGTTGAGACTGACATGGTGAATGGTGAGGGCGAAGATGTTATCATGGCTTCGACCACCATGAAAGAGAAAATCTATTTTGCTGTGGTCCGTAGTTTCTTTGAGGGAATGTCAGATGAAGACATTTTAGATGGACTTAAGAAATCTGAAGAGGAATTAATCGGAGAACGTCTACGTAAACGTGGAGCGACAGTAGTTTACGAGATAGTAGATAATCAAACTCAATGTGTTGAAAATAACATTAAATGTTGGCATATGTGGGAACCTGATTTCATCTCATCTTGGAACGCCTCTTACGATATGGTTCGAAATGAACACGCCCTTAATCTAGGTGGACGTGATTTAGAAGAAGTCTATACTGACCCATCTATACCTCGAGAATTCCGTTACTATCAATACCACGAGGGACGCACCCATAAGCGTAAAGAGAATGGCGACTCTCAACCGCTTGAGTGGCAGGAACGTTATCCTACAGTTCGTGCTGCTGCTAGATGGCAGTGGTTGGATGGTGCGAGTTTCTATGCGATTAAAAACGCCCCTAAAGGTAAGAAAGAATCTTACTCACTGGAGTTTACTGCGCAAGACAACGGCATCGAGGGTAAGCTTTACACGGACAAAGGTTCACACCTAACTCAAGGTAAAGCGGCATGGCACCGTTGGATGCAGAAAAACGCTAAGTTCGAATACTGCATGTACAACATCTCTGATAACTTGGTTATTGAAGAGATGGATGAGAAAACCAACGACATCGCACTGAACCTACCTTTGCTATTGAAGTCTACTGAGTTCTTTGATTACCCGTCTCAACCTAAATGTATTTCTAACGAACTATCGTTTATCGCAGAAGAACATGGTTACATTTGGGGAACCAAAGGTCGTGGTGGTAAGAAAGATGAACTGGATCAACACAAACCAACACTGGGAGATTGGATTGCGTTATTAGAGACAGAGAAAAACGCAGACAACGGTAAAGCGGTATTTATCGGGATGCCGGGGATACGTTCTCGTGGTCGTGGTCTGACAGATGACATCGACGTAGAGGGTGCATACCCAACTGCAACAGTAGCATTAAACATCTCTAATAAGACAACTAAGATAGAAGCTTGTGCGATACAAGGGTTGAATCCAATTCAGTTCCGCGAAGTAGGTGTTAACTATGCTTCTTCTCCTAAAGCTAACGCTGTATCATTGTGTGCTACTTTGCACCGTTTCCCTGGCTACGAGGAAATGGATGAGATATTCCCTGAACTATACGAAGAAGAGTTTGGTGAACCACTAGCACTCGCTGCTTAAACAAAAAAAAATAAAGAGAGTTTAGTACCTGTCTCCCACATGGGAGACAGGTACTTATTATTATGCGTCTGGGTTTTGTAGGCCAGTTACTTCAGTGATCATTTGGTTGATCTCATCAGTGTCTTCTTCTGTTTCGTCAGAATCACCTGAGAACAGACGACCAATACCTTTGAATACAGCAGAAGCGATTGTGCCACCTGCAATCATGCTCGCGCCGTAGATTACTGCATCGGTAGTAGAGAAGTCTTGTTCTTCATCAATCTGTATTGTAGCTGTATGTAGGCCACCAGTCACTGCGTGGTAACCAGCGATGGCATGAGAGTCAAATACTTTCTCAGCGATTACTGTGTTAGTTACTGTAGCTAGACCAGATGCGATGCGTGCTTTGTTAGTTTTAGAAATTTCCATGATAGTGTTCCTTATTAAAGGTTAATTAAATTTAAGTGTGATGTATATACCTATGTCTATACACCTAGACTATATAGATCTGAAATTAACTGTATGTTAAAAAATAACTAAATAAACTCCATCACCCGTTAAGGTGATGGAGTTTAACTTACTGACGTTGTTATTAGCTGTACGTGCGGCTGAAGTAGTTCTGTAGGTTTTGCGCTACCTTAGGGTGATAACCTTTGGTTAGCATTACAATGTCTACTTGACGGCCCACGCGATGACGATCTTTTAAGTTACGACCTAACGTAACAATGGCAGAAAGTAAAGCCATGTGTTTTTGCAAGTACTGTTCTTTCTTAGCACGCTTCACTTCCGGATGCTGAGTGTGAACAAACAGACGGTCCATAGCAAAGGCTTTAGGTTCACGACGAACAGAGTTGACCATGTAATCCATTACCGTAGTAAAGATTGCGTAGTCTTCTTTAAGCGTGTCGTCTAAAGCTTGCATGAAGTTAAGTTGTTCTTCACCGTACTTCTCAGAAGGCACGTTGCGACGACCTGCAAGTAAAGTGATAAACTTATCTACTTTCTCTAGCAAGATTTTAGCACCCGGTTCTTCGATAGCTTTAAACTTCTCTGATTCCGTTGCTTTAGGAAGTTCTTCTTCCACGGCTGTAACTTCTTTTGTTTCGACTTGCTCGAATACTTGTTCTTCTACTGGGGGTGTATACTTACCCATGATGATACCTCGTGGTTGTTTACGATTAGCATAGAATTGTGGAAATAACGCCTGCCCTCGTAAGGACAGACGTTAGTTTATATTACCCGCTGGATAGATCTACTCGACTGAGTTCAGCCAGTTGTTGTTCCAGATCGTGCTGCTCTCCGGATTTAGGTTGAGAGTTGTTTTGTCGCTGTCTGAGTTGGTTTAACTCTTCAGCGCCTTTTCTCATCCCTTTGACAATCTCTGAAGCTACTTTAGGGGACATATTCAAATACGTATTAAGGTCACCAAAGATTTCCTTTAGTTCGTAAAACGCATAAGTTCTAGCTCTAGACTGAATTGACCACGGATGTTCAAAGTCATAACTGTCGTCATAGAGTTTAATGTCATCCCCAGGTTCTGGACAATTCTCCAACTGACCGTAACCTGCACGGTACAACATCAGTGCTATGGTTTGATGTTGTACCTCACCTATACCTGAGGGATCAATATTAGAGATTCTCTCACGGTATACGTGGTACAGGTTATCGGTTAACACCCCTGGTATTAAAGGGTGTCTGGTGCGATTATCCCGCGGTTCACCGCTCGGACGGAAATCGTTTGGCGGGTCAGGATGAAAAAACTCATGAATGGGTCAATAGGAGTAATCCCATGTGAAGTGTGACCACCGTGAGTATCTTTACCACACTTAGGACACACCGAGTTACTCATACCCACTACAGTTGAACTCATCTCAGGACCGTGTTCCACACACCAATGGATCAGCTTACGGGTTACGTCGTCTGACTCATCAATGATAGGTAGTAAGCCGTTAAAGAAACCGACTGGGTCTTCACGTCGAGTAAAGACTTCTGGTTCTTCATCCGAACCTGCTTCAGGGAAGATGGTGAGTTTAGAACACCAGTGCATGTACTCTAGACCACGAACCGTGTCAATCAATACCGTGAGTTTCTTTTCGTACTCTTGGTCGTTCATGGTATCCGTACGGATATCACGTAGTGTAGGTTGGATGTAATCCATAAACACGTCAAACGCACAGAAGTATTCACTCAGTGACGGTTGGGCAAACTCTAGGCGGTGTGTATCGTCGTGGAAGTCAATGTGATCTTTCTCCACAAACTTAGATTGATCTTGTAACGCCAGTACTTCTTCAAAAGTGTGCTTAACGGCAAAGTTCTTCAGACTACCTAACGCTGCGGCCTGTTCATCACTAAGCAACGTCTTATCATGCCAGAGCATGGTAACAGGATCCGCCTTAACGTAATCTACCCAGTCACAACCATTCTGGTTACAGTAAAGTTGGATCGGCAATCCGTCTTCTGCTAGCTCCGCCATCATATCAACAAACAGTGCTCGGATGTCAGACAGTTTTATTAGACGAGCTAAGTCGCGTGGATCATCAACATCAGAGACTGAATGACTGGTGATTTTCTCACTGATGTAATTCCAGAACACACGGTAAATAGAAGCACGAATCAGAGTCATGGAGTTACCATTGAAGCTAGAAACGTAACCGTGAATCTCTTTGTTGATTTTGTCGATCACCTGACCTAACTCAATAATAGAGCTAGGTTCTAAACGAACTTGAATGAACGAGTCACGCATAAGTACGTCGTAACCATTTGGAGTACGACTCTTACGCTGAGAACTACGCTGCATGCGTTCCGCCAATGCAGTGGCTTCATTCTTAGCACCTGGGTAACGTGGAACAATATCCCCTTCTTCTTTACCGTCAGCAAAGACAGATAGGTTTTCCCATGGGCGGTCTTTCAGCATTGGGTTGCGGAAGTAAGACAACTCTACTAGGTTACGATGGAAGCTCAAGAAATTAGACATCATTACTTCTAATTCTTCTTCCGTTTTACCTGGGTGTTGTTCCTTAGCTAATTCTTCGTATTGTTTCTTATAACGAGTGATCTCAGCTTTGGTCGCTTTGCCTTCTGACAACGCTGACTGGTAACGAGCCCAAGATAACGCTAAACGCATAGTAGGTTCGAAGTTAGCTTTACTTGTACCTAGTAGGATGTTGAAAATTGCACTGCCTTCTTCAAGCTCCGCTGTATTTGGAAGAGCCGGATTAACCGACTCCTTCATCGTGGTGTTCTCTGGTGTGTGTTTTTCACGCAAAGAAGGGCGTTTAATTTCTTTTGACTCTTCAGTCATCTTATTCACCTTTTACTTTCACTAGTTCTCCTACACGCTCCAAGTGGATTTCACGAGAAACGTCGTAGAGGTTACTTTTACCTAAGATTTCACCAACGAACTTGATGTCGTCGTTAATAAGCTCGGTGTGTGGTTCAGCTAACTCGATTAACGGTGTGATGATTTCTTCACTGTCTTCTTGGTAGCTCAACAGCGTAGGGATTAAACGCTCACCTAAGACTTCGTTATCCAGAATTGCTTGGTGTTGTTTCTCTTCATCGAGTCCACGGATGCTTTCGAAAGCATCCAGTACCGCAGTTGCGTTATTGATGTATTTCAATACCGCTGCATCTAACGCGTCCATCTTAGCGGTAAGCGCTTCAGTCAACACAAGTTTTTCTTGTTCTACCAAAGAGTGTAAGGTTGCTACCAGTGCGTGCGGACGGATGTAGTGGTTTAGACCTTCACAAAGCAGGTTAGTCATGCCATCTAGGTCCAGTGGTGTAACTGTGTTACCTTCTTTCTCAAAAGACTTCATAGCGTCTTTCTGCAACTGGCGGGGCAATGTACTGAACACTTTCCAGAATTTCTCTTTTGCTTCTTTCTTCATCTCATCACTCATAGCGTGTTCGCCACCGAGTGTGTCATTGAGTTCTTGAAGTAGCATTTGGTCTTTTAATAAGCGTCTTTCTTGAGCGTCTTTTAAACGCTGCTTGCTTTTAGACGCCTGCACATTACGTTGACGCTGTTTACGTTTTGCCTGTTTATGTTTGCTAATTTTTGGCATTTTATGTTCCTTCTGATTAAGAGGTTATTATGAACGATACTATCCCTGCGGTGGACTTAACCAACGTGGATTTATTAACTAAAGACTTGGGTGAACCTTGGATTAATTTCACTAAAGTAATCACCCCAGAAAACGCGGAGCTCATTCAACGAGTCTACACACTGTTAGTTTTAGCAGATGAAGAGAATGTACTGGTCTCAACCATCGCTAACATTTTGAGTGATGACGACTCAGCAGTCGTTGAACAAAAAGCAGTCATACTTGAGCTCCTGCTAAACAATATAATTGAACAACTGGTTAAGTTTGGCATCACAATCGATTTAGAATACGTTGAGGCTAATAAGTTGGACACGCTGTACCAAATTACAGATGTGATCTACTTGCTTAACGGTTATGAGGATTTACAGAGTCTGAGTGAAGTTTTAGAACAACGAGACCTTGCTCCTAAAGATCGCTTTATTGAAGTCTTCCGTAAACTCTACGACTACGAGCCAAGCACACCTATTATTGAAGACTTGGAATACTTGATTTTAGAGTGTAGCGAATACTTGATGGAAACTTTACGCATCAGCCTAATCGTGTCTGATGGTACTCCGGATGTCCCTGAGTTCGTTAAACTGCGCATTAAGACCAACGTAGCATTCCTAGAAGGTACCGTCGCCGCTAAACACGTTCGTAACAACGGTCAGCTTGGGATGGGCTTTTTAACGCTCCTAGGGTTCTACGCTTTGGAATTAGACGCTGCCATGAAAACGTCTCCAGAACATTACATTAAGGAGTTGTTTGGGTTCTCTTTGATCAGTGAAACTCCTAACGATAAGTTCTGGGATCAAATTAAACAAGTGATTGAAGAAAACGTAGAAGAAGTTACGTTACTTTACCGAGCGGAACGTTTGGCTGAAGAAATCATGTTACCCGAAGGAGTGAAAGATGATCACCAAGCATGAGTACCTTAAACTCTGTTTTCAATCTCGATGTTATCAGAAAAAAGCATGGTTGCTGAGTGTCTTTACAAAGTTGTCAGATGATGAAGCCACCGACCGTATCCTGAGTAAGATCAAGTACGCACTTTATCGAGACGGGGATGGATTCTACTTCTATAAAGACGATGGCACCACAGAACGCGTAGAAGGTGATTTAAGCACTCCTTTCTGTTATAAGGACGAACGCATCACTATCGACTCTGATTTTGATCCTAGGGTCGATGGGGAGCTAGAAACCACTATGGGTTTGTTATTGGTAAACCGTGTGGTGTTTTATGAGTCACTAAAAGACGCAGTACCTTATCATAACAAAGTGATGGGTGCGGGTGACGTAAAACGAATCATCAGCGAGGTGATGGTGGATAACCCGGAAGAAGGTGAAACGGTTCCTCCGGGTAAGTGCAGTGTTGACGATTGCCATAAGGTTACTAAGCAGTTCAACTACCTCATGGGTTTGAACAACGTCTTCTGTAAGGCAGCATCGATCCAAGCACTGACCGTTGATAAAGAACTGTTGGAGCTGAAGGCGAAGCTCCTTAAGGAAAACCCTGACGCCATCCACGATCCAATTAAAGCCGCATGGATTATCGATCAGTTAGTTGCCAAGGACATGGAGATTCAGCTTAACGGTGATTCCAAAGACTTCTTCATCAATAAGAAGTTTATTGATAACGCCCGTAAACGTATGTTTATTGCCTTTGGTGCTGAACAAGACTGGAATACAGGTGAGTGGACGTTCTTACATAAGTCATTGGATGACGGTTGGGATATGGAACATCTCCACCAATACATCAACACTGCGATCGCGGGTTCTTACGACCGTGGTAAGGCAACCGGTGAAGGTGGTGCGGCGGTTAAGGACATCCAGCGTTTGACTTCCCGTATTACCATCCCTGAAGATGATTGTGGGACTAAGGTTTACGAGACAGTTCACGTTACGGAAGATCAAGTCAAGATGTGGACTGGGTGTTATTATGTGTTGGGTGAAGGCGGTGCGTTGAAACGCTGGACCGGTACAGAGAAAAACTTAGTGGGTCGTGACATTAAGTTCAGAACCCCTAATGTTTGTGTTACTAAAGAAGGTAACTACTGTAAGGTATGTGTGGGTGACGCGCTCTCAGACGCCGCTGACGCACTTTCAATGGAATGTTCTGACATTGCTACTGGATTCATGCTACAGCGTATGAAAGGCATGCACACAAGCTCCATGTCGGTCAAGAACTTCACTTTGTCAGAACTCTTCGAATAAACCTAACAGCGATTATATGGCACTTTGGTGTCTTTTTCTTTCTGATGGTTCCTTCACCTAATGTTTGGTAGGGATGTTTGGGGGCAGGCAGCGCCCCCTCTTTTTTTCAGAAAAAAAAATAAGAACAGTTATAACTCCGTACTCCCTGAGGAGTACGGAGTTATATATGCATTCGTTATTTAAAGATAAATACGAAACCGCCATTCTGACCAGTGGTCCAAGTGAAGTCACGAGGTACCGCAAAGTCTTGGTTAGCTAGAACGTTGATTTGGTCTGAGTTATCTGGGTTGCTTAGGAAAGCGTCAGTTACCAGTTCAAACAGATCTAGGATGTCTGCCGTTAGTGATTTAAGCATCGATTGATGTTCTTCTTCAGTACGGTCTTCAGGACATTCACCTAGTACACGTTCAGCGAACTCTTCAATACGAGTCTCGTTGTCTTGCTCTGGATCGTAGTCTTCACCTTCTTCAATAGGCGGAGGACCAGCTAGATCGGTACGATGTTTGTTAGCCAGTTCTTCTAACACCATGAGGAAGAAAGCAGTTTGAGTGTCGTAAGTTAGAATTTCGTTAACTTTAGTTAGTGCTGATGGTTCGCCCATTAGGTTGTATTGCATGGGATGGTTCCTTTTTTAATTATGAGTTGATTAACGATAGTGGAGAATTTACTAACAATATAATGTTAGCGTAGTTTTGCGATGTTTGAATCGAATGTATCTCTCCCATACCGTGTAAAGTAGTCAGGGTGTTGACGGAGTCGTAGTTTTGTGGACTAGTGATTAAGTCTTCCAAGAAAGAGTTTAATCCACCGTAAGTTTCATCGAAAGCATTACTGTAGGACTCGGGTCCGTTCATGCCTTCGTATTCATCCATAACGGTACTGACGACGCCGGATAAAATGGTTGGTTGGTACGAACCATACACAAAGATGTCGTGTAGTGCGATCTCTATGGTGCGCAAATAACACTCATGTGAAATGTGTTCGTTATTGGGTAACAAATAAAAGAAAGGTACCGTTAGGTACCTTGGGTTGTTGGTTGATTCCATAAGGCAGCTCCAGGTGGGTTAAGTACGATTCGCACTAACCCCCATTGATCTGAGATTTTTACTACTTCGACGTCTTTTACATTAAGCATATAAACTGAGCGAAGTTCTTGGTGGTCCCCCAACACGATGTTAAGTAGATCTTTAGCGTTATCCAGAGTTTCGAAGTATCGGTTCTCTATATCCGCTAGGACGGCATAATCACTTATGTCCTCGTGGTATCTCGGGTCGTAGAGCTCCAAGACTGAATCTACCGCTATTCCTAGATCGTCATGAATCTCTTCCGGGTTCATTTTAGTGGAAATTAATAACGAACAAAGATGATCTAAAACAGCATCGAAAGCATCGTCGGGGTAACCCCATTGATTGTCAATGTTTACAAAAATACTTTTGGGGGTATTATCCTTGAACGTCATTGAGGTTCCTATTGAGGTTGAAAGGTTAACGATATGAACTGCTTAGCGACCTTGAAGTCACTTAGTTCATAGTCTTCCGAATAATTGCGAATTAACTGCTCTCCAAACAAACGACCTTCTTCTTCGGTCTTAAGCAAAGCATGGAGGCTTTCCAATAACTCTGCTTTCCAGTCAGGAACTACATCGTGAATGATCTTTGACTCTGTGGCGTTTGGATGGTCTTCAAGGAATAAATTAGCTAAAAGCTTTAATGAGTTGTCTTCCTTGAATAACGAATAATACGTTACGTTGATTGAAAGGTTTAAATTAATTTTTCTGTTCTGTTCTGACATGTTCGTTCTCCTGTAAACACTTAGATAATATCGACCTGAAATTACTTCAGGTCGATATTAGTTGGCTAAGTAATGTGGTGGAAGGAATTAATGTTGCGGTGAGATTTAGATTTCACAGCAAATAGTTGTTTGCGTTTTTGGTGGTACTCTTTCTGTTTAGGAATCGAGCTACACACAAAGTACACAAATTTAGGACTATCACCCGGGTAGTTCTTCAACGGTCGCGTACGACCTAACATCTGGTCGTTGCGTTGTCTAGATGAACAAGCGTATGGACTGAATGCTACCGCCAAGTCTGGGATGTCTTTACCGGTACCACAAGACTGAGGTGTGGTAAAGACGACTTGGTGTTCCATGTAGGACATTTCCGTCTCTTTGTTCTTAGACTCCGTATTAGTGAACTTCCAGATATCCATATCCGGATACGCTTCCTCAAAGTCCTCTTTCATCCGAGTTGCCATTTCCACGGTACTGAAGAACCACAGACACTTCTGACCTTCCTTATGGTCATTCACGTAGAATTCTTCAAAAGCTTGTTTACACAAGTCTAGGTACTGGGAATACAACTTAGGTGATTTGAGTATGGCTTGTTCATACTTAACATGAGAGTAACCGCCAAACCCTTTGGTGTTGATACGGTATTTCTGCATGTCGATATAGTGATGGTACGCTACTACATCGATGAACTTTTTATACTCAGGTTCTTTGAGTCGCATTGCAGGTGGATAAACGTAACGATAGATGTCGTTAACGAATGGATCATCAGCCTTTAATGTAGCAGAGAGTGCAATGGTTTTCTCAAAGTTACCAAACAACATGGACATGTAAACACGATAGATATCTTCGTGTGCTTCATCCATGATACGAAGACCAATCTCCATGTCTGAGAAAACGTCATCTAGACACGGAATGTCTTCTTCACGCTCACGCTTGAGGTAGGTATCGTAACGAGTTAACGGGAGTATAATAATCTTTGGATCAGCTTTACCTTCTTTAATAGTCTCGGCAGCTTCCTCAATCTTACCATTCCCCACCAACATGATATCCTCGGGGTCCAACTCCACCGACTGACCTAACGACTCAAACCAGATAGACACGTAACGAGGCAAACACGTAATGAGTGTTCGCTTATTCGTGTTCACCATGGTGTGGGTCGCCATAAAGGTCTTCCCGTCGCCTGTCTGGGCGTTGTTAACCTTTACTGGACCATCGGCTAGTTGATACTCACACCAGTCTTCCTGATGCGGTCTAGGAGCTCCCCATCCCTCTTTCCATTTAAACTCAACGTCTTTCCCTTTAATAACCGGTTCGTCTTTTATCTTGACACGAGATTGCTTGTAACCGACCCCTTCCATAAACTGAATGAAGTCATCAAGTAAACCCGCGGAGATGCGAAACTCACTACGGTCATTATTCAAACGAGCAAAAGAATGAGTAACTACGGTACGTTTTTGTCGGGTCCCCGGAATGGGAACCTGACCTAAACGGTATAAGCGCCGACGACAAAACGGCATAATGACGTCTTGAACAAACGGCGCTTTGTAGTCTGTTATTCTTAGGTAAGTCCCGCCCTTCCACACGGTCACAGTAGAGCGCATGTCACCTCCTAGTTAACAGAGTTAGTAAAGAAACACTCCATTGCCGTTGCCTGACGTTCTTTCACATAAAACGTAGACGGGGACTCAATCACTTTGTTTTGACCTTGGTAGATCAACAAAGAACCGAAACCACGATTCTCTATCGCGTTCTTAAACGGAATAAAGTAACGAGGCTCATCCCCCACCGGCAACCTATACAATCCCTCGTTAGGAGCCACGGCGGTGGTACTGTGGAGTAGTGTTTCGATGTGGACCATGTTGATGTTTTTGAACTTACGGTTAATCAGTAACCAGAAGTCTACCATAACTTGACCGAAGAACTCTGGTGTAACCTGAGTATCACGCCAAGCTTTATTACGACGAGACAGTGCCAAGAACGATTCAATCTCACTGCGGTACTTATCCAAATCCTCATACACATAAGGTAGGCTAAGTAGTGGGTAGTCTGGATCGAAATCCGTAACATCGATTTCGATGTACTTCTTGGTTTTCTCCCAACCTTTAGTCATGGTGTACTCAATGAACTCTTTAGACATACGAGCTTGTCTAGAGCTGACCTGTGTATCCAGGTGAACGGTGGTTTCCGTTTTAGTCCCAGGTAACATAGGGTCTTCCATTTCGTACGTTAAGGTTAACGTTGGGAAGCACGTCAATTGATCATCTTGAACCTCATCCAGGTTTTCCATAGAGCGTAAGTCGGTTAACTCACTCACCATAGAGACAGGCAACTGGATACGAGTCGAACATTTAATCATCTCTGGCTTCAAGAAAATATCGTCACCATTGGTAGTGATGTATTCGTGATCACCCGCCATGACAGAGAAAGGCACAGCTTGTACGTGTCGCATGAAGTGTTTAGTAGACAACATGCCTTGACCGATAGGTTCCGCCACCGCAGTACCACTTAACATCCCCGGGTTGGCTGACTTACGCATAATGACGTTGTAAGGCACGGACATACGCATTTGACCGTAACATACAGCACACGGTGCTTTCTCATTACGACAAAACTGAATTGAACGAATGTGAATGGTTTCACCCACTTTCAACTCTTTGACGCGTTCTCTCGTAATCAGGTGGATGTTACCATCCTCGTCATGATAATACTTACCTTGTAGTGCGTTGATCAGTTCCTTAGACTTTAGGTTAACTGGGATAACCGTGTTAGTCCCACAGTCAGTGTAGTGATCAATGTCCTTGACTGGTGAAGTAGTCAAGTGCAACTTACGGTGGAACCACTCCGAGTCTTCCAGTGCTTTACCGTTCGATACCAACGCTTTACCTGCCGAACGAGATTCCGCTAAGATATCCGCTAGGTTAGTGATACCTTCGGCAAATGATGGTTCGATAGGGTTTGGCATGATTCGGTTGTTCAAGTCGAAACATGCACCACGAGAGATAAAGGTTTGGAAACCTTGGTTAATGGACACCGCGCCAGTACGCGCTTGCATAATGAACGTTGAGAAGTCTAGAGTGGATTCTCGCAATACGGCTTGCTTGAATTCTTCTTCAGCTTCATCGTAGGTCAATTTACCAGCTCTTAGTCGGCTACGGATGTCAGCAATCTTAGGATGATTAAAGACCTCCATAACGTCTTCTGCGGTCGCAGAGATTACCCCGGGAGAACCGAGGTAAACTAAGATGTTATTCATCTTAAAATGCCACACATAAACGATCTGTTTGATCAAGTCCGCTTCCACGGGGTCGTTTACATGAGACATTAAGATATCTAACATATACTGTAATGGACGCTGCAACGTTGCATCATTGTAAACCTTACAATGAATGATCTCCTTGGTAGAGTAAGGAATGTTCAGGTGTCCGTATCGACGATGGAGTTCCAAACCATACCAAGTCATGATAAGGTCGTAAGTATTACTAACTAAGGATTCCCCGTTATCATCGACCACTGTGACCTTACTGAGATCTTTACGCCATCCGATAACTTGGTGTTCCGATAAATTAGCGAATTCACGAAGAGAGATCGTTTTCATTTTCAGTCCTTAATTCATAACCAGCGTCAGTTAACATATTCATACTTAGTTGGAGAGCACGGTTGGCTTTATACTCTTCACGTTTCACTACCTCAGGGACACCAAATGGGTCGTCACTACGGACGATGCGTTTGATAGCCATGCGAGAAGCTTCCGGTGAGTTAGCTAAAGTCAACATACGAGCGGTTTCTTCACCACCCTCATGGGATACCGCAATACGTCCTTCGGTTTCACCCGTGTTACGGTCCACCTTACTACGATAGTATTTGTTGTACTTATCGTTAGCGTTTAGCTTGGCAGGGAGACCATATAAGTTACGTTTAGGGAAAGACTCAGAAGACATTTCCGTACCGAACTTGTCCAACAGTAAATAATACATGCTACTGATGATCACTGGTTCCAATGTGGTTTCGCGCTCACCCAACTCGTTAGTGTACGTTACGCGAGTTGGTTTCCAATCACCATACTGTTCAGAAAGACGACGAATCACCTCCACACCAACGACTTCTGAATCACTTCGGCGTTGAATAGAGATCATCCCTTCTTTCTTAATGTAATCCACGTGCTCGAAGATGAACTGGTCGTCTGTCTTACCTACCCCTTCTACTATTTTGTGGAACTCCGGTGAAGTAGTTTCATAGAACCTCAGTAGTTCTTTGTAAGCTTGGCGATAATCACCTTGCTCACGCAGAGCCATAACCTTATCGTAAACGTTCAGGTTAATGAAGTTAATCGAAGCTTCCATCAAAGATGCGTAGATTTGACGACGGAACGCTGGTGTGTTGTTGATGATGATTTCAGCTTTACGACCGTACTCATCCACCGGAGCGTCTTCCAGTTTAAACGTTTGAACAATTACCGACTTACCACCATTCAAATCTGACAACTTGAATCGAACTTTTCCAGGGACATCTTCTTTTAATGTCACTTTTACGTTCCAGTCCAATAGAGACTTGTTACGGTGGGTACGTTTGGTGAAATTAGGTTTGTTAACCGCGTAATCTTTGGTGACGTTGCCGAAGGCTTGATAGATGAACGCTAGTAATTCACGAGTGAATGGTAGTTTCTCTTCACTGTTGTATTTCTTGATCTGTTGGAAGTACCAGATCTTCAAGGAATACCACATGTTGTTGTCTTCGGTCTCATAGCGCTCTAGGAGCTTAGTATGAGCGTAGCTAGGCTTTTCCACACGACGGTTGTTAGAACGGTCTTTAAGACGCTCTGAACGCACCTCAATGTTCTTAACCACGGAACCCGGTGGAGCATAGAACTTCACATCGTAAAGTAGGTCCGGTTTCATCAACGCTTTCTTCGTTAAAGAAGAAAGTGCGGAATTACCATCACGGCGACGGAACGCCATAACAAGACCATCTTCACGGACTTGCTCACCGTTCTCTGGGAACGCCTTAGGATTATCTAGTGTACCGTAAAGGTTCACTGGAATGTATTCCGCTTCATTCCAACTAAACTTACGAACGTGTTCAAACATCACCATTAGACGCTCTAGGTAATCTTCACGTACCATGATGCCGTCTTCTTCGGTTGCTGGCAATGTCATACCCGCTACCATGGTTTCTAAGCCAAACTTCCATTCACCAGTTTCGCTGATGCCCGGGGACTTAGCAAAGACTTCACCCTTAGCATAAGTCGCACCTTTACGTAAACGGTTTAACATCTGTTTATCGTAGGTGTATTCAAAGCCCACATAGAAGTTATGCGTGTGATACTTAGGTAGATGAAGCACATCGTAACGCTGCATGTCAGCATCAAAGTACACAACATGGATGGTTCCCCAGTCATCCGTTTTGGCGTCATTGGAATTAATGGACTTACGGTAAACAACCAGTTCCACTTCCATGTTGCAAGGCGCAACGATTTTACGAGCGTGGTCCCCATACTGGCGCTCGAAACCAGAAGTAATACGACGGTTAGTAATCCCCTTAGCACGACACGACTTAGGGATCATGTTACCAGACATATATTTACGTGCAGCCGACACGTTGTGAGTACCCACGCCTAGGTTGATGGCGATGGATCCCACTTCCGGTAAGATTTGATTATCAATTTTATGGATTTTCATTGGACTACCTTTGATGTCACTTAGGTTGGTTCACACTCAGGTAATATAGAACTCAATTAGGATAGACAAATGGCGATTGATCTACCACCGGCTATGGATCAGTTTTTTACTGACGAATATAAAACAATGATCCGTTCCAATAAAGAGTACTTGTTATCGATAGCAGGCAAGTACCCTATTCAAGATCTAAGCTTCCTTCACGCTCATCGTTATGATTTCTATCGCGTGCTATGGGAGAGTTTCAATGTCCCACAACATCTGCACTGGACTGTGGCGTTCCTTAATGACGTAGAGGATCCGTCACAGTATGTAGGCGATATGAAGGAGGTACTAATTATTGACACCGCCGTGGTAAATAAGTTAGTACAGCGCATGAACATTAAACGTTAAAAATTAAAAAGTAATTCGTACCCACTCCCTTAATTGGGAGTGGGTGCGTTTATTAAGGCATCAAGTTTTCTTTATCCAAATCGAAACAGATGAACGTTTCTTTAAGTTCGGTATTGTAACCTAAACGTGGATAACAGCGGAAAGAAACCTTAGGGTCATCAATCCAACGCTGAGTAATCTCAGCTTGCGGGCCATGGGGAACGAAGTCGATATGGATGCCGGAACGACCCAGTCGGATGTTAGTGATACGGAAACCGATACGGGACTCCTTTAAAGAGAAGTGACCACGAATGAGTTGTTTGTACCCTTTCACACCTTCGAGTGTCGCTTTGTACATATGAAACTCTAGAGGAGGTCTTGCACCTATTTCACCGACTACTTCACCTTGAGCAAGTTCTTCTTTTACTTTACTAACTATCTCGTCGATAGTAACATCTTTAAAGCTAGTGAATTCAGATGCCACCACTCCGTATACAGTCCATCCTTTTTCTGGAACTTCTTCATCGACCAAAGATGGGCGGTAAAGTGGTTTGTTGGGAGAACGATCAACAGCTTTGTTGTGTTCTAAATATTCACCGACATCGAATTTCTCGTGTTTCATTAATTCGAGTTGGTAGCGTTCTAAGTCCTTAGGACTCATATTTTGTAGTTCTTCTGAACTCAGCTTTTTAAACATGTTGTGGTCTCCGAAAAGTTAATTAAATAAAAGCCCGGGAGTCCTAAGACCCCCGGATAATGTTTTACCAAGTTGTAGCTGACTCAGTTACCGGATGGTAGCTAGGCGTAACTGTTTCGTAGCTAGTAGGTTGTTGCTGGATAGCAGGGTTCATGTGACCGCTTAGCATTGCTGCGTATTGAGCTTGGTTCATGCCGTAACCGTAGTTCATCATGCCGTTCATCATGCCCATGTTAGGTGTCATGCTTGACTCTCGGCTTAGGAAGTTACCCTGACGAGTGTAACGGATTTGAGCAGGGCCATTAGGAGATTGAATGGTGTGAACATAATGACCAGTTGCAGGGTCTTGTGTAACACCCACCCAAGTCTCGCCCGGTAATAGGGAGGCTTGCACCAATGCGGCGTAACCATTGCTCACATCGCCCATGGTTTGTTCTGTTGTGGTTGCACCTACGTGGTTGGTGGGAGTAACGTTCGCAGTGGTGTTGGTTGTTGTAGACGTTTGGTTCATTAGGCCGCTCACCATCTGTTGATTCTGGATTTCAGCTTTCACTGATTCAGAACCGCTAGATTGAGAGTTGTACGGCATAGGTGGAACTTGTTTGTAGATGACGTCAATGTCTTCCAACATAGTAGTGAATGACGTATCAATTTCGTAAACACCTACTTTATCAAACTCCGCACGGAATGTGTTTTGTAGGTTGTTCATGTCACTGATCAGTGATACGTAAGTGTTCACCAGTACAGAGAAACGTGCTGCTTCTGCTGAAGTTTGTTCTTGTTCGTACGCCAACGGATCTTCTACACCCGGCAATACAAAACGGAAGATTTCTTCAGCTACTACTAACGCACCGCGAGAGAACTCTTTACCAAGAATCTTCACTGGCTTATTGGCTGCTTCACCTTCAGTACGAGTTAGACGACGCACGAGTTCGTTGTAGAACGGGAAGATAGGTTTACAGCTATAGTAAATCTTGTCACCTGTCAATTTACTACGACCACCACGTTTGATATCGAAGTGTACAAAACGACGGTCTAGGTTGTCGTCTTCCATCTCTACTGCCATGTGGTCGAACAGAACCGCTACTTCTTTACGGTGTGCTGCTTTCGCCGCTTTAATAACCTCAATGCGCTCTAGCAAGTCATTACGCAGACCACGTTTAGCTTTCTTGTTTGCGATGTCAAACAACACTGGAGCAAACTTCTTAAAGTGTGTCAGTAGTTGCAGACCTGCCAGTTTACGGATGATACGGAAGATTTCCGTTTCTTTAGAAATGATTGACTCACAACCCGGGTGGAAGAACACTTTATCAGAAGTATCAGTTTCCAGTGCTTCGTTGAATGGCAAGTAAACATCCATACCGTCCAACGTGATAGGGTAAGAGTTACCGTCGAGCTCTAATTGCAGTTTGCCCATGTCGTCATGGTTTGTATTCCAAGCACGAGTGATGGCTACGTACAATTTATTTAATTCATTCATCAGGAAATTTCCTTTAATATTGATCAATATTGATAGTGAGTTTAACCGTGGGTTTGACGTGCACTTCTCCCCCACGGCATGAGGTTTACTGGAAGTTCATGTATTCTTTCAGGTTACTGTAGAAACCGGTAACAGATTGGTTCAGACCTTGGTTGCTTACTAAGGTAGGGTCAAAACGGTTACCCGCCATAGTACCGAACACCTCTGTGTGCGGCTTATCACGTTCGCCGTTAATAGTGACGGTGATGTGTGATTCACCAAACAATGAAAGCTGTAGTTCAATGTCCACAATCATGCGGTCGTGGATAACAGGTGCGTTGTACTTGGAGTAGAATTGGTAGATTAAGTTTTCTACTGCCGCGGTAGCGTTGTACTGCCAATCTGGGTCTTTGTTAACTAATGGTGCTGATTGACCTAACTGGTACATGACTGGTAGGTCGTTTACTAACACCTGACCACCATCTTGCTGTACATCGTTAGTCGCACGGATGTGGATGTAAGAAAGGCGGTTAGCGTCCATTACCGCATTACCGATGTTGTTAAGTTCAGATGCAATGAGGGTTTGGAAGTTAGCACCACCCATTGTGTCTGAATCGTAACGATGGTCAACCACGTTAAAGGCACTTTGGTCAGTCAAAGTAACGTTAGTCACTTGTCCGAAGTTTTCAAATACCGTTGCAATCTCTATCATAGAGAAACCACGGAAGTTGCACATATTAACGTGACCTAGTTGACGGCGCATTACACGAATGAATGGGTTGTCTTCTAGAGATACTTCTTTAATAGTACTCATGCCAGTAGCTGACGAGATAGCTTCAAAACGGTCACCACGCATTTCGTTCTCAAACGATGCCATGGTAGCCGCACCTAGAATCTTAGCCGCGTAATCCACAGTAGAGGCGTTGTTCGCTTTAGAGATGTTCATACCCGCTGTTGCCAGCATGCCACCAGAAGAACCCCCAAAGCCGTCAAGCATGCCCGCAGGTTGATCGTCTTCATCAAATGCTGCAAGTGCTGATGCCGAGTTGATTACATCCATTGGGCGGATGGTGTGTAGACCGTCATTGCCACCAACGTAGTTAGGGTCGTTCATCAAGTAAGTGCCTGACTGACTCATTTGACGAGTTTCCATTGGGAACCCAGTGTGGTCTGTTGCCATGCTGGTTTCTACCATCCACATACGAACAGGAACAAACATCGCGTCTTCTGGTAGCGCACCACCAGTTTGTGCAGGAGAACCGCCGTACATGTAGCCGTAAACTGTTAAGCTTTGCTGCATGATTGGAGAAGCGCCTTCGATAGCGAACTCTAGGCTAGCTAGACCGCGTGCTGTCGCCCAGCCGTCTTCAACGTTAGCTACACCGCCAGCTTGAGTTGCAACGCCACCTGAACGAGATGCGATATCATGTAGGTCAGTTGGTGCCACACGGTTAGTGTTACCTAGTCGACCCGCAAGTAGTTGGTTTGCATCACCCGCTGATAGATTCAAAGAGTGAGCACGCAAGTAGTGGTCTTGGTACATGCTAGATAGACCAATAGTTGCTTGAGTAAGAGTTAGAGTAGCCATGGATGGGTTTCCTTAATTCGTTTAAACGTTTAATGATAATAAAAAGGCGAAGTGATTAAGAACTCACTTCTTTAACTAGGTTTAGGAACTCAGTCTTGAGACTGCGGTCCAGTTCGACTTCAAACAGGTCACCTTGGTCAGCATTACGCATAATCTCAGGGTCACCTAACATACCCGGTTCAATGATTGAAGACCATTGCCCATTACCGAGTCCACGTAGGAAGTCGTTAGCAGAGATGACCGCTTCGTTGTCAGTACTTAATCCTGACTGCCCGCGATACACTGCACAAATCGATTCCAACATTTCTTTTTCACTGGTGTCTAATGAGAAAATCTCGTCAGTCAAACTACGAGGTTGTGACTCATCGTAAACCGTACAGATCAATGTTGCTAACTTAGGATACCCCATCTCGTGAAGTTTTACAGTAGCTAACGACATTGCTGCCATCAATTGATAGTGGTCCAGTGATAAATAGATGTTGTAAGAGATGTCTTCTTGTAACGTCAATTGGAGTAGAGTATAGATGTGTGGTTGTAACTCAAAGTCCCAATTACTTGGGATTTGGTCATACACCCATTCTACTAAATCTGGACGTTGGATACGAAGACCTTCACAAGGGTATTTAAAGCGATCGTGTGTTTTCGGGTTGTCCTCACAATCAAACAGTCCCATTGAGAAAAACTCAGCATGGGCTTCTTCATCCGCCGAACTGACTTCTTCTTTAAGGAAGTAGATTTCGTAAAGACTGCGCTTTTCATTCATCTCGTCTTTTGTAGTGAGTTTCTTCTCACGAATACGAGATGATGGTGCAGAGAACTGCTTGGCAACTGAATATAAAGATTTAGCGATGTTCTTACTGTTATCCAGTGAAGGGATGTGTGTTGAACCCAAGCGACTGAACAATGCTGAGTAGAACGCGTGATTCACGTATGAGTCTTCTGAGATCAACGATAGTTGAAGTGAATTCACTCCGTTAGTTGAATAGAAGTAATTCATGTAGTTGCGAATCTTAATCCAGCCATGATGATTAGTAAACGCATCGAAGTCTTTAAACAACCCAGAGGTCACCACTTCTTTGTACTCGTCACCTGTAATCTCTTTAGCTTTTTGCATCATGCCCGAAATGATCGGAAAACTAGGACGCATTAGTAAAGCGAGTTCAGCGACTTGTTCATACTCAGTAGGGTTAATGGTTTGTTCCGCATGGTATTCACCACGAGCTACAGTTTCTCGTAAACCTTTAGGTGGCGCACAAACACCAGACTGTTTCAAGTAATACGAGTAGTTACGCAAATCTACATGTTTGTATAATTCACGCACTAAAGGAATCAGACGATCTACGATGAAACGATAGTCACGATGGTTACGTAGTAGTTCATCATCCTTTCCTAGGGTTTCTCCGTAATCTGGTTCCAGTATTGCCTTAACGCGTTTGAATACATCGAACATCTTATCCAGACGTGATTCAGGTACCGACTGGAAATATTCATTCACATGAATAAAGAGGTCACCTTCAGAATCACCACAATGGATCTTACTGTGAGCGGCGAAGTTAATCGTCTCCCCTTTATGAGTTACCGCTATCCCTTTGAACTGGGAACGAGTCTTATTGGTAATGTGGAATTCCATGATTTATCTCCTATGGATTACCCTAAGATAATGTAGGTTTGAAATAATTTAACGACAGCATAAGAGGAAGAGGAGCCGAAGCCCCTCTTCGGAATTACTTATTAGGAAGTAAATTAGAAGTCGATGTCGTCGAAGTTATCACCGCCACCGCCGTTGTTATTGTTGTTGCCCCAGCCGCCGTTACCGCCGCCGTTACCGTTACCACCACCATTGTTGTTGTTCCAGTTGCCGTTGTTCTTAGGCTTAGGTGGTTGGTACACTTCCATGTCTTTAGTGTTAAGGATACCACCCATGCGTTTCACGTAAGAACGCACCCACATTTGAGACATCTTGCCTTCACGAGTTACCCACTCACCGTTTTCAAAGAAACGCAGTTCAGAGTGACCCGGAGCAGTGAACGTAAACAGTACTTTGTAATCACCACGAGTGTAACCCATCGAGATAACGCCGTTTTGATCACGGATAACAGTAAACTGACCTTGAGCGATAGGTTGGTCTGAAAGCTTAGACTGACCGTTTTGACGAACGAATGCGTGCTTCTTAACGGTGTACTGACCTTTAGTGAACTTCTCATCGTTCGCTGCTTCTAGCAGTAGTTCGAAGATCATGTTACGGTCAGAAGGGTCCATTTCACATTCTTTCTTTTTGTAAGCTTGCTGATCGTTAGGGTTGTAACGTTTGTCATCCGCTTTGAAAAGAATCTTGCCGTTGTTAGCAATTTCCCAAAGCATCTGACCAGGGAACTTAGCACCTTCCACTGGCTGTGAGGTAGTTGGGTGTACTGCGTAGAAATCGTTCAGTGGAGTTTTAACACGTGCGTTGCCGTTTGGTTGAGACATAAAAGGTTCCTGCCTTAAAAATTTGAATTAGTTAAAAAGTGTCTTTTGTACTAATAATAGTACACCAAGGTTAGGACTTACCAGAAAAGTAATAGTCCGTCTTTATCAATACCTGTCAAGTAAGTATTGATAGAACTACGACATCGTTGAGGGGTAGTCGCTGATGTCCATCCTGCTTTAACAGCAAGATCACGAACCAACTTCTTAATCGCTTGGTTTTGTCCTAGGAAGTTGACTGACTTATCTCCGAAGACTTGGATTGTCATTCGGTTAAGGGGGATGTTGTAATTGGCTTGCTCACCACCAGTGAGTTTCGTGTTCCATAACAAGTAAGGTTTCACTACACCAGAGTGAGTCTCCAATAATGATAAACGTCCCCAACCATCCGTTAAAGTCAAATCCACCGGGTGGTGGGTGATAACCAAACCTTTACCTTTAAAGGTAGGCATCCCACAATCGGTGTTGGTGACTAACTCTTTATGGTCTTTGATGAAAGCTTTGGCTACTTTCTCATATAGACTTTGCAGAGCTTTCTGTTTCTCAGTCGTAGCCTTCCAGATAGAAGCGTGAGGAAACTTTTGTGCCAATGACTTATACGTAGGATAATAAATTTCGATGTTCATCGTAGAACGCGGGGAGATCACCGTGAGTGCTCTGGCTATCTCTTTGATGTCCTCCAGCACCGCTTTCTTCAATGCATCCACATCATTAATTTGTGGATCGTCTTTAGAGTACGCACCATGTGCATTTCGTATTAAGGTGCGTAAGTTAATCAAAAATGAGTCGGCGTTAGGAATGGCATGTTTACCCTCCTCTCCCTCAAAGGCTTGTGCGGTGCCAATCGACATCGCATATACTTCACCTAAGTCTCTCATAAGAATTCCTCCAACAATTCCAACGAACCTTCCATCATGTTCTGATCAGTCATTTCCTCAATCATGAACTGGCGGAGATGTTCAGAAAAGTTATCTTTAGTTAAGGACACCCCTTCGTAAGTTAAATCATTAACTGTGTCAGGAGAAATCATTTTCTCCATTTGTGATGAGGTATCAATATCGAAGAAATAATCAACGTAGGTGGCTTTGAGGTACTCCGCTACACCTTTGATTAACGCCCCATTCTTACCACGTATTTGAATACGACTTTTAGGGATCGGATTCTTCAACTTTATCAACCGATTGACTTTATCCAACAAATCTTCGTTAGTGTCATCCGGATGTTGTAACACACGGTAGTAAGGCAGGGCGTTTTTATTCTCCCAAAACTTAGTATCACACCAATCACTTTCTGGATCCCACCAGAATTCGTAACCGCCTTTGGCATGTTCTTCGCCATGATTGAGTCGGTCAAAAGAACCACTGACTCGTATCTTTCCGTATTCGGAAGGTTTGTGAACATGCCCCGCAAACAAATGACGCCTTACGATAGACTGCCAGCGGGTTTCAGAATGTGAGTGTTTACTAAACTTCAGGGGAATCTGGTATTCAAAAGCACCGTGGAAAAAGACGTAGTCTACTTCTTTCTTTCCGTTGGCGCTTAGAATCTCTAAGGTCTTGTCCCAAATGACATCTGGAGACAAACTACCCATATTGTCCGGCACATAGAAGACGTCAATACCTAATGCTTCGATGTATTCGTAAGAGAGCTCTTTCACCCATTTAAGGTCTAACCCATCGGGACATTGAACAACAAAGTTCTCAGGCTGTTCACGGTCGTGTGAGGACGTACCTTCAAGCACCCTCACAATCACGTTGTGCTCCAAACATTCCAATAAGAACTTTCTAATCCAGTGTTGGGTTAATCGCATGTCTGGATGAGAAGCGTCGACCAAACGCTCATAAAAGTCTCCACCGAATACAACGATGTCCACTTCTTCTAAATTATGACTGCGGGTCAAAAACTGACTTGAATTGTACAGTATGTGACTAGTCGGTGTTTTACTATGTAGGTTATGTTGGTCACTGAACCATAACCCGAAAAAGCGGTTGTCTTGCATAGTTATTATTCGCCAATCTAATTAGTTTTCAAATGGATCAAAGTCCTCGCTGTTAGATGGACCTTCTAGTGACAAATCACCTGGGTTTTCGACTGGCTCGTACTCTGGTGGTGTGAATTCACCGTCCGTTAGAATTTCCATGAACGTCAATTGGTGATCGCTCAATTTATGCTTGTTATGGATTGCGGTAAAGACGCTCTCCGCCATATCCCAGTCAAGCTTGATCGCCGGGTTAAGTCCATAAACATCACGACAGTAAATCATAGAACGCTTCACGTATGGGATTACGTTGTACTTAGCGTAGAACCAACCAGGAACCAAATCTGTCAACGTGATGGATTCATCCGACACGTAAGTTTTAATCAGGTTCGACGTATTGGTGATGATTTCTTGAGCACGATGGGAGTCACCGGTCTCTTCTGCTGAAGATGCGTTAGTGTAAGACTTATGAGCTAGGTCTAACACGTACTGTTCTTCTGGTGTGAACTGAGCGCGTGACAACGGTGGGATAACAAAGATAGGTTCACCTGCGTCGTCAGTGATTACTACGCCACGTTGGTGACCGTGTGTGATCTTACCCCAAGCACTCGCATCAAAGTAGTTAGTCTTGCCGACATACCCCAAAGCGAATTGATCTAACCAACGGTGAACAAACGCACTCTCCTTGATACGAGTATCCGAGATGATGTAACTGCCGTTAGGATCTTGGAGTGTCATTTGACCGTCGATGTTGACGAGTTTAAGTTCACCTATCCAACCAAAGTCTTCTTTTAGACGAGCTTTGTGTTTATCGCTGCTAACTTGAACGCGTTCGATATAACGGTACTCGTCATTTTCAGCAATCTCAACGGCGTCTTCATCACCATCGACATCTTCTTCAGAATCTTGCTCTGTTTCAATATCCGATTTCTCTACTATGGTTTCTTCGACCTGTTCTACGTTTTCAGCAACAGATTCATTTTCTTTTTTAATTTCTTGCTCTTGCATTTAAGCGTCCTTCATTGATAAGTTTGAAAGTCTCACCTGACACCTGAACAGAAGTACCTAAATCGTACCATTGGTTATCATGGTGAACAGAAACTTGTACATAAAGATGGAAACGACCGTCACGTTCGTTCGTAAATCCCTCGGTGGTAGTTTGCACTTCCACACGCTGGAATAGTTCTTCAAAATGGTTCTTTAACGCAGCTTGGACGTCGTCCGCCACTCGTTGCTGGTTACCTTGAGCTTCTTTAAGAATCCACTCAAAAGAATTGGTGTGGAGAATCGTCATCCCTTGACTGCGGCGTGCCGCGAACCAATAGGTGATATGGCGATCCATAGCGATCTCTGGAGCTTCTGTAATATGTCCTAACGTGGACATCGTTCCGACGATATAGTCTTTAGCCATAATAAAACCTAAAAAAATAAAGAGGGTTGGAGTTCCTCCTACCCGAAGGTAGGAGGAAGATAATTACCAGTTACCGTAAGTCAGGCTGACGTATGCGCTCACTAGCATTAGGACAGTGAACACTCCATTAGAACGGTACCAAGGTGCTTTAGTTTCAATGTTTTTAGGTTGAACGTTTACGTAATCTTTCATCAGGAAGTCCTCGATATAAATTTATTAATTCATTTTACACCTAGACTATATAGATTTGAAAAAGACTGTATGTTAATTCTTACCTACTGATAAAATTGGACTTTCCTTAGATTCCACATAGATGCAACAGTTCATGAAATACTGTTTACGACCGTGTTCGTCTAATACTTGTTCACCGTCACACAGCACAGGTCGTTTAACACGCTTAAACTTAAATTCAAACGTTGGGACCTTGGACGTCAATAATAACTGACCTATACTGATACGCTTCGTGCATCCACCTAATGTGATAGTGGGGTTATCCGTGTCAGCCGGATAGATTAACGAAGTGAGGTTTCCATCTTTATCATAACTAAAGTTAGTGAGTTTGAGAACCGCGTGTTTTGGGTTAATGCGGTCATCCAAAGGTTCACCGAACTCCACCAATAAGAAACGCTTCTTTTCTGGACGCTTCTTTAGGGTACGGAGGAGTTTTATTACAGACAAATCTATTTCGTCTTTTCGAAAGACAACCAAACGTCTTCTATTAACTATACGTACAGAATTCATAATACTCCTGAGAAGAAAAAGAGGGGATTACTCCCCTCCTGCTTTTCCAGCGTTTTCTTCTTCCTGCGCTGATTTACGAAGTTCACCATCACTGCTAGTAAAGTCAAACAGACTATTCGCTAGATGGTGGTTAACGGCAGTACGAGTAGTTGCTAGGTCGTAACGTTCACGAACGCTCAGACCGGTTCCTGCAACCGAATCGTAGTAGTGCTTAGTTCGAGCCACATTACGATCTTCGACTTGATCTAATTGCAGTAGACCGTGCATTTGTCGACGATAGTAAATGTTGTCTTCACCAGTACCAGAACACCAGTCGCTAAACTGACCTTCCCAACCGTTAAGTTCCCCTTCATCATACAACTCCATCACATTAGGCATAGCCATGATGTAGTCACGCATGAAACCTTGGGATGCTTGCAGTGATTCCATGGATGTCGCGATACCGATATCGTAGTAACCGATATAATGGTCTTCGGCTCCACCGCGGATACGACTTGCTAAATCCCAAGCTCTCGAGTTAACAAAGTTCTTAAACGAGTTCATGAAGTTGTCGGCTCCTTGACCTAACCAACCTCCCACGTTCTGAACTTGTTCAAAGTTCATCTGGACCATGTTCGCATAAGACTGTATCTGGTTGTCATGCACAGTCCCTGATGTACCGATAGAGAAAGCTTGACATGCATTCATTATTTGAACTCCAGTTTACGCATTACGTTGTTGATGTTCATCAAGTTAGTCGACGGTTGTTTATAATGTCGACTGATTGAGAACGGTTTGTTTTCATCAAATACCGATTGGTGACCGAATGCGCCGTAGCTCACTGCCTTAGACCTTAAGTCAGGCAAGAAGAACAGCGTCATCTGGTCACCATCGAACATCTACACCAAAGGGGGGAGCGATTAACTCCCATGTGAGTTTGATGACCCTCACACTGTAGATAGACTATATCATCTCCATATCTTCTCAGACTTAGGAGTTTCCCCACTTCCCCTAGATATCTCTACCTAAGGTACTCCGCGCTACCGGATAGTCGTTGAACCTTTTCCCACTTAAGCAGGACTTGGCTGCTGATTACCCCTTGTTAATATCCCTTAGCGTTATTGGTTAGCTTAGGACAGGTTCACTATTGTTTCTGAGTTTCCTCACCATACAGGTTGTGAACTTTTGTGGGTGTTCCAGCAATTCAGGGAAATACACATTAGGGATTTCTCGCCTAATGGGACAGTATCTTTAACTTTAATGACGGGTAAGCGTTAAAGTTAGTGCTATCAGCGTTGAAATTGCTCACAGACAGTATTGGAAGACCAATAGATTGGTCACCCAGATCACGTTTAATTCGGGCAAAGAACGTACGTCGTGACAAGTACTGGATTGATGGCATACGACCAGCTTTACAGACTAAGTCGTTACGTTCTTCATGGTAACGGAAGAAAGCATCAATATCTGGATCGAGGTAATGTGCCGCTTTAGAAATCTTAGTCAATGCCGCCATTGGGGAATATCCCTTGCGATACAGATGAGATAAGATTTGCTTCTCTAATTGAGATAGAGCCATAATCCAAGGAACTTCTATCATTCCTGGGTTATGGATGCCTGTCTTAGAGGTGATTACTGAACGACCCGTCATAGGTAGAGAACCGGAGGCGACTAACTTACGCGCTGCACCAGGTTTAGGGAACAAAAAGTCCTTTAGGTGTTGCGAGTTTTGGGAAGCCAGTGCCACGATGCCTTTACCTACCCTTGCCACGGATTCATGTATGTCGAACTCATTCACCTGATACAAATCGGTATTGTCTTTGGTGTCTGCGATAGACATGTAAGTGGAATCCATTTTTAACTGACTGCTAGACGCGTAACGCTCCTTTCCTGATTTCTCAATTACTGTTGAGAGTTTGTTAGGGACAGGTAAGTAGTTAGTGAACACCGTATCTTTGAAATCCATGTATCCTAACATGATCTCTTTGGCATCTGCGTTCTTTAAAGCGGTCAGCGTACGACCCTCACCTAATAGAAAGTGATCCATGATAGTGTCAGCATGAACAACAAACTCGTTTAGGTCCAAACGGGTGATTAAACGTTTTAAGTGACTTTGTAACTCTCGTAGTTTCTCAGAGCTATTTGAGTTAATTTTACGACGATACCCTGGATCGATGATGTAAGTAATGATCTCGATCTTTGGGGAAGCCGTGGCGATCTTCTGCAAAAAGGTTTTGTAGAAGGCCGGGTTAATGAATGAGTGCACACCAGTGGGTAATCGCAACCACACCTTAGTGGATAGTTCAGTATCCACTAGACGTTCAACCTGGTTACCACAGTTACGACACACTCTCCCTGAACCAATTAGGTGGTTACCCTTTAGTGGCTTGTCACAACCACATGAAGCGATGGTTTCAAAAGTATCCGCATCGAAGTCCATACGGATGAGTTTCTCTAAACGCTCTCGATCTTCTTCTAAGCAGAAGTCAAAGTCGTTTAAATAGATAGGTTGGGATTTCGAAGTATCATGTGCAAAATTGAAATCTCGGAAATCCGGATAGAGCGGAGCGTAGTAGCTCTGATCATCAAATAGCTTTTGCCCTAGCTGTTCTTGATAACGCTCGAACTGCTTAATTGGCAGAAGGTCTTCGAAAGACTCAGCGGCTAGTACCTCTACTGCAACATCACGTTCAGGGGTCGACATTACAGAAACTCCTTACTTTAATAAAAAATTAAAAAACGATATAAAGGAGTGAGGAGCCGTAGCCCCTCACCCTTAGAACTCACTACCGAGGTAGATTACGCGTAAGTAATGCCTGAGCTGTTACCTACAATGCCGCCGCTGTTAGTCATGTACGCACCAGAAGCACCAGCTGCTGCTTGTACAGCGAACTCAACTGATGGAGCGTAGATAGCAACGTTAGAAGCAAACGTACCCATAGTACCAGATGCATTAAGGTTACCAAGTTTATCCATACATTGACCTAGGAATACTGCAAACTCTGGAGACACGTAGTGACGACGTGAGGTACCAGTGATGTTTACATCATCGTTGATTAGTGTAGGAAGCATGGTAGTCATGCGGTAGCGACGCACAGCTTCTGGTGTTTGGCCACCGTCACCGTATACCGCTTGTAGGTACTGAACCATTGGAGTAGTGTCAGTTGGACATAGACGGCTTAGGAACATCTCGTCTACTTCTTGTAGAGAGTGTAGATGGCCGTTGTGTTTGAATGTACCAACTGGGCTGATGATTGCAGATGGACATAGAACTTGTTTCTCTAGAGTCCAACCTTTACCAGATTGCTTGTTCTCTGCAATGCGACGAGACGCTTCACCGCCAGTGATCGCATCGATCATCTTAACGATAACCAGTTTGTTTTCAGTAGCAGCTTCGCTGTTACCGCTTAGGTTTAGTAGGAAGTTGTGTAGTGCAGCTTCGTTACCAAATTCTACTAAGTCGATAGCGTACGATGCACGCTCAGCGATGTTACGACGAATCCAAGAAGAAGTGAAGTCCATGTCTTTTAGACGAGCTTCTGTAATCTTCAGTTTTTCGTCACGCTTAGGTAGAGCACCTGCAACCATGTCGTCAATACGACGTTCGATGTCAGCTAGGTTACCACGAGCACCAATCTTAGCCATACGTAGAGGCTCAGTGAATAGGTGGTTGTGGTTCACTGTCATGTTAGCGTATAGCGCCATCAACCAAGATGCGATACCAGAGTTGTTACCCATTTGTGCTTGAGCACGAGAAGTTTCCATCACTACAACCGCTTGCAGTGGGTGGTAACCGTGTGGGTACGCGTCGTTGGAGTTCATCATTGGGTTGAACAATGGTTGTACTTGACGGTTTTGTAGTTGCGCAGTGTAAACCGCAAAAGGAACACCAACTAGTAGAACGTTAGAGTAAGCATTCACGATACCGCGAGCTGCATCTGCGTTGTACTGTTGACCTTCTTTTGGTGCAGTTTGTAGCTGAACCAACATGTTCGCACCAGATGGTACGCCGTCGATAGTGATAGGAGCACCAGACTGAGTTTTGATAGACTCGATACGAGCAGTCGCACACTTAGTCGGACCGTACGCGTTTTTATCGATTTGACCTTTGTTGTCGATGAACGGAGTTTTCAGTTCCGTACCAGTCTTAACCATAGTCTTAGCTAGAGTAGTCTTCATACCACGTTCCCACTCTTCTAGGATAACGTTAGATAGAAGGTCTGCCATACCGATCTCTTTGTTTTCAGGAGTTTGGTAAGACTCTAGGTCGATAACGCGAGACGTGATTAGTTGCACGTCGTTTACACCGTCGTTAGCGTAACGAAGTTTCATTGATTCGATGATGTTACGAACCACTTCTTTACTCATGTAACGGTTTGGTGCTTGTTTGATTTGCACTTTGCTAGGTACGTTTTGACCCATAGTGCCGTTAGTGTGAATCTCTTCCAGCTGGATAGCGATTTCACGGTTAGAGAACAACACTGGTGCAATGATCAGCGTGTTACCCACACGACGTGCAAGAATGATACCCGGCAATACTGGAGACAGGTTAGTGTCCATTGAGATGATTTCTTGCGGGATGATTTGCTGTAGTGCAGGGTTGATAGATGACTTATCTTTCTCTTCACGGAAGTCATTCAACTTCTTAACGATATCGTTCACAACAGGAACGCTACGACCACCGGCCATCATTGAGTTCATACCAAGAACGTTAGCGAAGTCTAGTAGAGATTGGTTTTTGTTTGATGACATTTTTTCTGCTCCTTGTTGTGCAGCTTTGTGATTGGTTGGATTTTGCGATTGTGGGTTTGCAGGTGATTGATCATTGTCACCTACGTTGTCCCAGTCATTTTTACCAGAGATCATATTCGATCCTTTATTACGGGTTTCAATATTTAATAACGTTATTAAACATCTAGGTATTTAGTTAATACCACTTGCTTAACACCTAGGTTATATAGGACTGAAAATATTTAGGAATGCAGAAAACCTCTCGATTTTATGTCTTAAATATTTCAATACCGGTCCCATCCACTCCAACCGCAAGGTCGGAGAAAGTTTTATTTACATATAATAGGTATTCAGTTTATGCAAACATTATTCACGGGATTGAGTTCGATGAGTAATGCGTCTTATAGTTACACTAATATAAGTAACTTAATTCGCATGTGTCGATTCAACCAAGAACAATTTAAGGAACGGGTGCTAGATACCAGTTACCGTTTATCAAATGAACATCCATTAGTTCAACTCGTTGAGTTTATGCAAATAGACCCGTCTTGGACGTCTGAAGAATTAGAGCAAGTTATTAGTCTTAAAAAGGAACGCTGGGCTAGTTCAGTAAAAGCAGTTGGTGTTTACGGCTCAGGGCGACTTCACCAAAATGCACTATATATGCAAGGCTTTCGTGAGCTACTAATATCTTTGCCACCGCAGTTTCCTTTTACAGATTATCTCGCCACTAATACTGAAGACTTGTGTCCCTTTATTCCAGTGTACAGTGATTCAACAGATTTAGACTTCCGTCCGGTCAAAGATAAACCTTCCAATGACCCTGACGGTAAATTTGCGATCATCGGGATAGATTTCAGTGCCTTAGCTGTGGCTTACTGGCGTTACCTCAAAGATGCGAACACCTACGGGTTTGACCCTAAACCTCATCTATGGTTACCTAAGTTTCCGTTAATGAATGCCCAGTTACTCGGTAATCGATTGGTGGTACTCAACACACTCTACGAACACATAGTGACCGGGAAAGAGTTCAAAGACTTAGTAAGCGTACCGCGCACCACTTACGCCATTAACTCTGTTGAGCGTTTGTTAGAGCGCACCATAGAGAAATACGATGAACTCTTAAACCGTAAACCTATGCGCAACTTGGATGCTTTAGTCTATGACTTGGAAGTGTACGATACATTACCTACCCCGTTGGATAATCCAGTGGTATGGAAGAACCCAGAACAATACGAACTTTATCTGAAGTCTCGTTGGGTTTGGAATTTCTCGTATATGAAAGTCCTTACGGTTTTATTTCATTACAACCGAGTCACTAATACCAAGAACGGGTATTTGCAGAGCCACGTTAAACGTTGGTTGCAACAAGACACACGTTTGTCCACTCAACAGATAAAGAATCCATTATTGGAAAAACGTTTCTTAGCGATGAGAACCGAACTTGAAAAACGAGTATAAAGAAAAGTAGCTCCGTACGGGATTACCCGTACGGAGTTATTAGTGTTCATCACTGATTAGTCGAGTGATCTTTTCGTTCACAATAAAGAGACCTAAAGACTCAAGTACTGCATAAACACACTTCAAGTTTTGTTTGATGATGGAACGAATATCTGCTGCTTGGATGATTTCCTTAGGGATACCTTGCGCACCCAGACATTCTTCTGGAACGTAAATGGTGGTTAGTTTCGTAGTATCTTTAAGGTGGTCTTCTGCTGCCGACTTCATTTCTGGCTCAAGAGTTTCTATCCATTCCGTAATACCTGCTTTGTTCAACGTCTTAGCATTTACTTTGATTGCAGTGTACGGTAGTTCAGGAGCGCGACCATATTTCTTAGAGAACAGTTTCTCCCAAAGCACGTGATACTGGTAAACAGACGATTCGGGCTTAGAGTAGATTTCCGCATCTTTAATGGTAGATTTGGTCAACCAAGTCCAATCACCGTCTTCAATATCCTTGATGATTTCTCGTTCTAGCTCGGCGGCACGGTAAAGAACATCTGCGGCATCGAGTTGTCGGTGTTCGTGAATTGCGTCTAACACTTCCCGCATTAACTTGTGCGCAAAGGACTTAATGTTAGCCGCTATCTTAGCGGAACGTAAGTGCACCCCTTTGATTTCCATTTCAACTTCTTTGTTCATCACACCCTCTACCATCAACTGAGTGGCGTAGTAGTGTTTTGACATCGTCGTTGTTACGTAAGCCCCGAACAAATACTCATTCTTCATGTTCAAGCGATACAAGAAACGTTTCGCTACGTTCATGTTTTCTGAGAACTGCGCGTGTTGGTGTACCGCAATCATACGGATGAAGTAAGTAAGTACACCGTTGGTTCTTAGCGATGTAGCTCGGTCTTTGGTGTATTGGTCTACAACAGTATCTACGGTGTAGATAGACGAGTCCGTGTCGGAAGTCAATACTACTTCACGAATCATGTCTTTGATGTTGTAAACACCAGATGGTGGGATTTCTTGCTTAAGGAAAATCTCGATGAAATCAAACCACTTTTGTTCACACTCTAAATGCCAAGCGTTAAGGTGGTTGATTTGTAACTTACTGGCTTTACCAACGATCTTTGAAACACAAAGGATGTATCGGTCACCAGTGTCCGGTTTAGGATAATCCTCAGCTTTAGCACCTTCCGGTATTTCCGGTACTTTAGAGAAGTCGTCGAGTAATTCGTATAACGTTTTCTGGTTCGTTACACGGAGACCTTCCAAGTCCAACACACAAAGTACAGCGGTTAGTTCCACGGGACGGAATGTGTTGATCAGTTCTTCGATAGTCTGCATACGAACCGCGTTACGCCAGTATCGACCTGTAGAGTGACGAATCATGTTCATGACTTCATCTACAGTAGCGTGTCGCATACCTAGTTTATCCATCACCTCCTGCATACGTTTTAAGTCAGTATACTGGACGGTAGCGATGATGTTTTGCAGGGTATTTTCAAAGGTGTTGTAAAGTCGATTACCTGCTAGGAATTTCTCGTTACAGATGTTAGCAGTAGACGTAAGACCACGACACGTTGAGGTCATGGAAGTGTGTCCCGACTTATTAACTAGCGGCGTACCATTAGACGACATAGCACCAGACTGAGCGTTGTTAAAGATCTTCAGTGCGTTCTGGATAACGTCGTAAGTTTTCTCCGCCCATTTATCTCCACTGTCTTTAGCGTCCTGTCGTTTGTTTTTGTAAAGTTTACGAAGTTTAAGGAATCGCTCAGTACCGATGGAGTTAACGGATTGTTCTTCTTCTGAGTTCTTATAACCAACTAGTGATGGACTTAGGTGGTAGTTATTACTGTGTACGTTTTTAAAGAACTCGCTGGCGGACATGACTTTGAGTTCACGGTCGCCGAATTTGTTTTTCTCTAAGACCTTGAACTTACGGTCTTGGTATTCGCCTTTGTTAGGACGAAAGTGTTTCTTTATAATTTTTTCTGCTTGCTCAACGGTCACCTTGAAACGTTTCTGTACGTAGGTGATCATCTGATCGTGATAGTGCTTCACGATGTTTCTATCAGAATGATAATCCGGATCCACAAAAGGAGACAACATCGGTTGTATCATTGTATCACTCCAAAGTAAAATATTTTAATTGTGCTAAATCATTTACCTCGGAGTTGGGACTTACACCAAGGTTTTAGTTAACTTTATAATATGGTTATGGATTTCTTCATTTCGGGTATCCAAGTCCTTTTGCTTTTGAATGTTGCCCTCTTTCTCTTTTTGGAGTTTATCGATGGTGAGCTGTGTTACATCGTTTAAACTCATTGGGAGGGAATAACCTTCCGATAGAAATGATTTTCGTTTCTTACGTTCTTCGAAATTACTGTAACTGTACTCACACTTATAAGCGTTCGAGGGACAGAACAAAGTGAGTTTATTAGTGCTCAACACTAATGGTTTTGAGAGATCTCGACAACGTGGGCAAAACCAATCTTGGGTCAGGTCTAAGTGTTTAAATGGACCAGTGTAAGGTTTGAAACTTACCGTAGGATATAAAGCGTTCCAGACTTCACATTGTTCAATGTTGTATTGAAGTTCTTGTTCAGGATTAGCGTTCATAAATCACCAAAAAAAAATAAGATTGTAGAAACTACCCTACCCATGACGGGTAGGGTAGGAAGTTTACTCTTTATCACTG